TACCTGGCCGTTTGGCCAGGTAGTGTATGCTCTTTCATTATTGAATCACCAAGCATTGTAGCCGGATGGAAGATTGTAAATCATATCCAATCCTGCCAAAAGTTTTGCGGAACTGTTCGTGCCGGTCGCAGCTGCTCCAGAGAGCATCGGATAGAAAGTCGTAGCATTGCTGTATGTCGTAGTCTGAAACGACGGTTGTGCAACGCCATTGCGATAAAATCGCAATGTTTTCGCATCCATGTCGAGCGCGACCCCAATTACATCTCCGATCCACGAATACGTACCGTAGGCAAAACGGGTTGCATTCCCATAGAGCAGATATGAATTGCTGGTGCCATACGAATACCACAACAGCTCGTCTGCGCTTTGCCACGGATGCGACAGATTTGTCGTAGCAGGAGCAATGCCAATGCCAGGTGTGTAACCCGTACTACCGCTTTCAATGGCGAGGATCTTGGCTTCGAAATACCACTTGCCGGAAGAACGACCGATCGTTCCTCGGACTGCGCCACCGATCGTCGAATCAAAGGTGACGGTTTTGTTGTCAGTTGACAGAGTCACTCCACTGGAGTACTTGTCGTTCGGATTGAGTAGAAGACTCGATGACTGCTTGACATAAGTCTTCTTCATGAGCATAGCTGCTTGCATAACGGACCTTACACGAGATATCCGGTAGGTGGGGTAAAACTGCCGGTATAAAGGGCGGTATTCCAGAGCGCCCATTCGGCAACATAACAAGTCACGGCAGACGGGTCGATGTACATGCCTGTCAGACCAGTGAGGTCCGACGCATCCGTATAGGAAGGATAGGCGTATGTCGTGCCCGTGCCATTAGCGAGATTGCGCTGAACGCCATTGACGTAAAACGTCACAGTGTTACTTCTGCGCTGCCAGGTATAAAGATGCCAGCCGGATGCGACATCATCGCGCGTGAAAACGTCATCCCAGCAAGTACCGACGGTATTGGGGTTTAAACATGGCTGCAGACGGTTACCGAAACCGATATCACCGATCCGTAGCTGCGTTCCCTGAGCGGAACCTGGGAACTGGGCAAGAATCACATACCCGCTCGTTCCGCCACCCAACATCAGACGAAGAGAGAAAGTGAAGTCGGTGACGCCATGAGCCTTGCCATCGGCAAACATGTTTGTGTCTTTTCCGTTAAGGACTTTTGAATATCCCGTAACGGCCTGCGGAGGCGTAACCAGCTGAGAAGCAGACTTGGTAGCGGTGACCGATACTGTTCCCGTACTTACGTTTTGATCGTAATTATAGCCTGCGAATGGCGGCTGAGCCGGCACGTATGCAGACGCTTTCTTCTTCAAAAGCATCGAAGCTTGCATGAAGTTCTCGCATAATTTTTTAATTTGAAGATCACAGTATCGACCACCTACCTAGGCTTTCGCCTAGGTAGGATGGATTCGATCAATACGTATCGTAGATCATTCGCGTATTTTTCTTGTTGGTCATGAAGATGCCAAACGTTTCCAGCACGTGGTAATAAGCGCCACAACAGTCACGCACAATTTTTCGTGCATTCGAACCAACCAGAATCTCATCCGGGATACCGGACAACTGGATGATACTGACAGGAACGTAAATCGTCGTCATGTACTTGCGACCAATGCGAGCACATTCGGCTTCAATATCCTTCACGAGATCCTTGTTCTGGATCTGCTCAAGATACGTCTGCCATTCCGAAACGTTGTTGATTTCCAGAGAAACTTTCAACGACGTATAAGGCGGTTCATCGACTTGACCATAGATCTTGCCGAATGTACGGTTCCAGAAAATGTGGTTCCAATACGGGGTTCGGTCAGGATCTTTGATTTTGTACGCATCCGCTTTTTTCAGGTGAGCGCCTCGGAAGTAATCGGTGTTACCCGATTTAACGTCTTCATAAATCGACCATTCCTTATCGGCGACCATGTCGACAATCTCGTTGAGATTCAGACCCCTGCCATCGACAATAGCTTGCATGCTATCAAGCAGGAAATCTTTTACTTCCTTCACGATCGACCCAGGCGTTGCCGAGGAGATCATGTTTGCTCCTTTCAGTTCAAGGTCCGGTTCACGGAACACGTTACCTTCTTGAGCCGTCTTCATGGCGTAGTAATGCTTAGCCATCGAAGTCGGACAGAAAAGCTTGAACTTGTATTCGTTCTTCATCTGCACATCAAAGTAGCGATCCGGATGAAAGCCGTAATTCGCAGACATCATTGCATGCAGGTGAGCAGACGTTTGTGCGGCAAGATACACCACGACGTCTGAAGTCGCTTCCATGTCGTCCGAAAAGCCAATCGTACCAAAGACACGACCAACCCATTCCTGGACGGTGAACAGAGTCGAATCAGTATCGCCACCGAGAACCGAACGACGAAGACTGTACGGGAAATTACCCGTGGAAGCAGGCATGTTGCCAGAAAGCCAGAATGCATCAATAATCGGCTGAATACCAACCAGCGTGTTGTTGATGTTCTTAGCCGTGTTCGCGAGAACGCCGTAATTATGCTCGGATTCCTTCATGATGTCCTTAGGCTTCTTGCCCATGGAGAAGGAACGGCAGATCTGACGCGAAAGGTTGACGGTATCTTCCGAAACCGACTTCATGATGAACTTCGCTTCTTCAAGCGGCATCGATTCATTCGGCATGACGATCAGCTTATTGAGCAGAGCCACAACGAAATCGCGATTGTGCTTGTAGAGATGATAGAAGTCACCAACGTAAACAAATGCAGCACGCTCAAGCGGCTTCATCGTTTCGATGAAATCCCACACGACCTTCATGTGCTGATTCGAACGGAAGTACAGCAGACGACTGCGATCGATACACTCGATCACATCTTGCACTGTCGGCCAATGCAGCTGGAATTCACGCATCGCAACTTCGACCTTATCCAGATCGGTAATTGCGCAAATCGACACGAGGTTGTTCAGAATCGTATCGACGTCCATGTAGTGGCGATTGCCTTCGATGAACTTTTCGTTGTTGGCGTTTCCGTATGCAGTCGTGTTTCGACAGTTAGTCGTGAGCGACGAATGCGAAGTCGGATTAAATAGAGCCGTCGACGGAGTGAGCGATGCCCCGGAGAGAGAGTTGTTGGTGGTCTTGGCATTGTTCTGTCCGAGATCCTTAAACACATAGAGAACGGTGTCTCCAGCATTCTTGGCATCGAACATCTGGTCTTTCAGGACGGCCCGTTTTTCGATGTTATCCATCGTGTAAAGCGCCAGCAATGACTGCTTTACATCGGGCGAGCAATACGACGTAAACGTCGGCGACATCGATTCGTTATTGGCCGAGACTTCTGCCAGATAACGCGACATCGTGGTTTCTTTGAGCTCCCGATCGGCAAAGTTCTCGCGGTGCAGGAACGTCACTTTGGGATCCTTGAATTCGAACAGACCGCCGGGTTTCATATTGGCGATGACAAATTCACGGGCAGCTTGGAGACTGATACCTTTCTTTTTGGAAAGGAACAGAGAAGCTTGGTCTACGTAGCCATTGAGCACTTTCGTGTCACGACTGTAGTCCTCTCGTTCTTTACGGAAAACAACTGTCTGCATATATTTCCGTTCCTTTTGTTGACAGCAAAAAAAGATGAAATCCCGTAAAGAAATCCGAAGATCACTTTACGGGACGGATTCAAACTATGCATGGACCTGACAAAAAAATATCAGGTCTCAGCTTTAGGTGGTGCCGAACGCGATCTGGAAGTTCACGAATCCGGCTTGCTTGAGCATGACCGAAAGACGTGCCAGATCCGACGTCGAAACGCTCGGGATGGTGATGACTGCCGTGCTGACTTGCACTTCCTGGATGGACGACGGATCGATCCAGGGTTCACCGATGACGGTAATGGAGCCGTCCGGCTTTTTGATCCGGTAGTAGTTATACTGACGCGGATCGTTCGGGAATCCCGTGGGCAGGTTCCCCGACGAGACGACAGCAGCGTGCGTGGGCTGGATATCGCCTTGCAGCATGACTGCGGTTTCATACGGGAAATAACCCAGGATTTCAATTCGTCTGAAAGAAGTACCCAGGACATTCGGAGCATACGTCTCGAAGTCATAGATCTTCTTGTTGTCCATTGCTTGTGACATTGGAGTCCGCCTTTATCTGATCGGGTTTTCGAATCTTTTCACCACAATAGAGCGGTTATTCCGATTCGACTCAGGCGCATACTCGAAGCCATCGCCGGCATACAAGCCGTGCGCGCGCAACTGACCAGCAATGTTTTTAACGAGAAGAAAAAAAGATTCCAGGAACCGCTGGAGGAATCTCGGGTCGGGCTCCAGATGGTCACGATAGAAATTCCCCAACTTATGCAGCTGGGGTTCTTCGTGAACATCTTCGAGCTCGAAAATGATGATGTCAAAGACCAGGTTCACCACCTCGGTCAAGACGTATTCAGGTACTTTTACCGACGATCCGACTTCTTCACAAAAATCGCGAAGCGCATGCCGGAGGTCTACAATTATCCGCTCAGACATTCCCCTTCACCATGTTGATCGATTTCGGATTCATCGAAGATCTTGATAACAATATTCATACCTACAAATCCTTCGAATTTCAAAACAGGATTCTTGGTATCCAAGATCCCCAACTCTTTCAAATATGCCGCGAGCGATACAGCGAACTCGTAAGCCTGCTGGCCAACGTTCGTCACTTCATCGTCATCGAGCATCCCCGTGTCGGCCATTTCCTGAGCCCAGCCCAGCCCGAATTCCAGTAAGTCGAAAAAGACGTTACGCTGCTTTTCCTGTTTGTGCTTCCTGGGATCGAAATACTCATCTACCGACAACCACATGACCATGGTCACCAGCATCTGCATCAAGGCTTTCTGGTGCTCTTCTTCGCGGAAGCAGCCTTCAAAGAAGCTTTTCCACTTCTCGATCCGATCTTTAGTCGGAACTATGTATTTTTGCATGTTAACGATTCGCCGATAGGTGTCTCATAACCATTGCCGAACGATCGATTGATTTTTATTCAATCACTTCAAACTTCAGCGACATGAAACTGTCACTTGGAATGAAGCTGACATGCTGATGAATGTATCCAGCACGTTGGAGTTCGCGAAGGATGTGCGCACGAATCTTCATAAAGAAGTCCATGATGCGCATCTGCTGCCCAACAGTAAATGGCTTAACTTCCTGATGACCCTGGAACCAGTAGTCACCGTAAACCATTCTTCTGATGTACGCGCGATCTTCGCCATCGCCCCTTATGCCTTCACACAAGTTATCCAAGGTCTCTGCATAATCGATGAGCCCAAACTCCAGTGTGAAGAACTCCCGGAACATTTTCAGAATTTGGATCTTATCGATCAAGACCAGTTTCATCAGAACCTCAGTCGCATTTTCAAAGCATGAGCGCTCGACCACTCAAGACTACGTTCATCAACCGCGTAATCGCCATGGACTTCGCGGATAACCGACATCGTAGCACGTACCATATCGTCTATGATCGCACCGATCTTGGTCGCTTCGCGAATCTCATAATCTTCGACCGAATAGTTGCGATTGTAAGTTACGTTGGAAAAGTACGACGACTCCTCTTCACGCCTTACCCAATCAGCCATCGCATCTGTCAGGTCCCTAAAGATCTGAATGTCGCGTGAGGTTATATCTACATCACGCTGAGTCGCCATGACACACGACTCGATAAAACCCTCCAGTTCATGAGGATAGAAGTAAAGCAGATCCTTGGCGGGACCCACTTCTTCAAATACTTTTCGAAAGTCCACCAGGTAGGTTCGCTCTCCCATGTAACGATTCTCCTGGATAACAGACACAGCTGTACCGCCGAAATCAAATCGGCAAATACGACTCCTGACTGCCGTTTCGACTACAGTTGATCGACGGGTCTCAACTTGCACCAGTCTAGAAAAAGTAGCCTCGTTGTTCTTCGTATCGGTCTGGAACATCGATGATCAGCTCCAATCTCTCGGTCACCCAGTACATGTCTTCAGGCAATTCCGCCGCAATGTTCGGAAAATACGCCAGGACTTCAGCCAGTACCAGATACTCCAATTCTTTTTTTACAAAGTCAGCTTCGCCATTGATCATGCAATCAAGGTTAAGCGACAGATCCAGTTCTTCCTGAAGTTGGCTATCGTCCGACGTGAGATCGAAGACTTTCTCTACGATACGCGGAATGATTTCCTTAATGTGACAGGACGAATACGTTTTACCTTTTTCTACTGCCCGTCTAACGTACCAATTAACTGGACGATGAAGGCTTACGCAATAACGACCGCCTTCGTAAGGGGGCTTTGGATAAACGGGATCGTCATCATCAAATGGTCTCATGCCGGTTAGCGATCTTTTCTTGTTCCGCTTTCGTCCACTGGATGACGCGCCAGTCCGAATACTCTTCGATCATGAGCGTGCGCAGATCGCGAGATTGCGTGAGGCGATGCAGGACGAAACGGTTCGGATTCATGTACTCGGTCGTCAGAGCCAGCAGTTGCTTGAGGACATCATCCAACATGCCCGATGCTTGCTTGTTCGCCGGATCGTTCAAATCGTAACGAAGCTCTTCCCGAAGTTCCGCTTCAATGTCGAAACCGATCAGTTCACGCAGATTCATGAGGTGAATATGCCAGTCGGTATCTTCGCCGTAAACCCAGGCGCGTCGACGATTGACAATTCCTTCCATGATCGTAATGACGATCGTTCTGACCAGATGCGTAAGTGCCGGTTTTGTAAAATTGTATTCCTGGATGCTCGGCAACATCTGGAAAATGTTCATGATCGCACTGATGTGCTCTCTCGGGTCGATGATGGTGATCTTGAACGGGATATCGGAAATCACCGACGTATCCATCCAATACTGCCCATCTGCCGTCTTTGTGAATTCGGGCTCTTTCACCTAAACTCTTCCTTTTTCAAAAATGCCTCTAAAAGCTGCAAAATGACCCCGTAGTGCATTTGATTAGTGTGGGATATAAGAATATACCTACTGGTATTCCAAAGCCTTCAGAGAGCTTAAAATTTAAATAGAAAAATGTCGACAGCAAAAGAGACTATCCAGGACCCCCTTTCGGAGATCCTGGATTCAGCCCAGTTGCTTAGAACACGAGACCGTTGCTGGTCTTCTTCGTGTTGCCGTTGGACAGCTTGTTCTTCACGACACGCGCACCTTCACGCGTTTCGTAATCCGCCAACTGCTTGCGCAGGTTCTTCATGACGGAGTCGAGGAACCCGTCGGCCACGACGAAATGCAGCGGGAACTTCATGTCCTTGTCTGCATCCGGATGTACCGGCACGCCGACCCGTTGGAACTCGACCGGACGATCGAGCTTCGTGTTGTTCAGGTCGTTGTTCAACGTAGCCACCGTCATCAGGTTGGCATCCGAACCGAGGTTCAGCTTTTCCCGATGGATCGACAGCACGCCGACTTGAGGTGCGAACGACGTGACGTTTTCCGGATGGAACACGTTGATCAGGTCGCGCGCATCCAGGTTCTTGTTCTGGCCACTGAATAGCACGGTCAGGCATGAGACTGCCAGATGCACCTTCGCGTCGACTTGCTCGATCGTGCCGTCGAGACCGTTTTGCAGGTATTGCACCACGACCGACTTCTCGCGCGTCTCGACGATCCCTTCGTACGACTCCATCGTACCGATGGTGTTCAGGATGTAGTTCTTGGTGTCGTCGCCGCCGACCGCGAACACGATTGCGGTCTTGCCCTGCGCGAGTGCTTCCGATGCGATCGACGGACCCATCACCGAACCCGAACCACCGGTGGTGGAATGGATGATGATGTTGACGTCTGCCAGCGGGAATTGCTGGAGCATCTCGCCCGTGTACTTGACGATGTCCGGGCCGTTGTAGCGCCGCACACCGCCCGAACCGTTGGCTTCCGGCAGTTGGTAGAAGTGCTCCGACGGCACGCCGAAGGTAGATGCTTTGGAGGTGTCCATGTACACCGGATCGAGTTCAGCGTAGCCGGCCTGACGGTTGCCACGTTCCGGTTCGAAGTACTTGCCGATGCCGATGCCTGCGCCACCGCAGCAGAAAATGCGAATCTTGTTGCCCAGCGTGTTGGTATTGTTCAGTTCCGACATGTCAGTTCTCACTGTGAAATTTTAAAAGGTTAAATCAATTCCGAAATTGAATTCGTTATTGATTCACGTTTGTAATATATCGTTGAATTTCGTTTAAACAAGGACTCCTTATGCATTCAGGATCGGCCATTGAGAAGGCCATCACGGAGATCAAGTTCATCATCCCTGAGGAAATCCTCGATCTCGTCTTTCTCAAGAAAGCATACTTCTATCGTGACCGGCCAACCAACCTGGATCGCGAAATCATCAAGAAGGTAATCGCCCCGCGCGTGCTGGTCGATTGCAGTTTGATCGGAGGTACAGACTATATCGTGCCCCTGATGGACATTTATCGGGAACTCACCGAGGAGTGGATGGCGGTCTATCGCATCCCCAAAGAGTTCACTGACAACCGTTCGATCATGTCGATTCTCGGCGTGATGTACATCAACCCCTACATGGTATCGGCGCCTGCCGGCAACAACATCTGCGGTTGGTCGCACATCATGGCGACCACTCAAGCGGTGCTGGAAGCCATGTCTCCCATCCCGAACTTCAGTTCGTCGGATGTGTCGCTGGAAGGTGAAAACACGATCGTCATTCGCGATGCACGTGTGCTGCCGTCATTCAGCTATGCTCGCGTGATTCTGTCGTACGACGATTACATGAGCAACATCAATCCGCGCTCCTATATCGCTTTCGCGAAGATGTGTGAACTGGCGGTCAAGTCATACATCTGGAAGAACCGCGTGATTCCTCTGGATCGTGGTGAACTGACTGCTGGCGTGACTCTCGGCGCCATCAAAGAAGTCATCGACGAATACAAAGACGCGGAACAGATGTATCAGGATTATCGCAAAGACGTCATGCGAAAAGTCCTGATGATGAACGACGAAGGGCGCAAACGTCGCATGATTACCCGCCTGGTTGGCGGCTATAAATAATGTGGACTCCTACTCTACCCGAAAGGGTAGAGTAGGTAGACCTTATGCCGGTTTGTTGTCCGGTGCATTCAGAACGACGGTCACGTGAGTATCGTCGAGCCAGCCTTCTCGTGCGACGTCGGAAATGTTCTTCAACATTTCGTCACCATCCGGCGGAAGATCTCCGGACGTGATTTTGTTGTTCACGTCCATCTCGATGATGCGGGTATAGAACAAAAAGAAAAATACCCAGATCATTCCGAGACACAGGACTGCCAGACCATCGCGCCAATGATGGTAGATGATCAAAGCGACCGCTGCGATGCCAGCCCAGAAAGTCAGCATCAACCACAGGACATGGTATCCCGGAGACGACCTGTACCACTCGTAGACGATCGAATGCTCCTGATACATGAGCTGATTCAGCATCAAGAAAAACGTTGCAGCGAATGTCACCCAAAACAAAATGCTAAGCGCCAACGCCATGATCCCACCTCAGTTTGTTATTAAACAACGAAAAAAAAATGCCAGATGATTAGTCTGGCATTTAAAAGCCCACGCTCCGGGGTCTAGTCGAGGGCGTGGGCTGGGCTAACGATTACAGCGATGCGTGTGCGAGGCCGTAGGGGATTTGGATACCCTTCTTGGCCTTCTCGATGACAGCTTCAGCCTTAGCGGCTGCATTGTCTTCATCGCGCATTGCCATGCGACGACCGAAAACAAATTCACGCACCAGCTTCTCTTCGCCGACCGTGAGGTTTTGGCGTTCGACGCGTGCGTTCACTGCTTCCCAATCGACTTCTTCAAACTTCTTACCCTCCATGAACTTATCGGAGAGGAACAGGCAGAATTCGACGACGGTGACTTGAGTATAGTTGCTCATGATGATGCTCCTGATAGAATGAAAATTACACAGAGGGTGTGAAGTTTGTTACTTGGCCAGCTGATCGGTGATGTACGCGACCAAGGGGACGACGACAAACAAAGCGAAGGCAATCGCGCAGATGCGATCCTTGCGCTTTGCTTTAACCGTATCGTTCGGATTTGCGAGAAGCTGTTGCTTAGTCATGATCTTTTCCTGTTGTTTGACTTTACTGCATTTTGGATGAATCGACTCTTAGTAGAGCGGAACGCGTTTGATGAAGTCGCCGAAGTTGATGATGACGAATTGTCCTTCGATCTTCACCGTGGTGTTGGGAGCGTAGCAGGTACCGAAGCCCTTTGCTTGCTTGACCTCACCGTCTTTCTTGAACCAGTACAGCTGGAAGTCTTGTTCGCACATCGAACCTTGTTGTCCGGCGATCAGGATAATCGGCTGGTTCCGATAAGTACCGTGCCAGACTACCTTGATATCGTCGAACGATTCTTCCATGTCGGTGACGTAATCCTTGTACTTCATGTACCAGGTGTTCGCCTGTTCGTCATGGTAGAACTGTACCGAGTCCACCGTTTTCTGGAGAACCGGTTTGGCATGTGCGTCACTGATGCCGCCCAGGATCAGGACCGCGAGTGTTGCTACGACCGCGATGATCCAGAACTTCCAGTTGTCGTTGATATAGTTGCGGACAGCTTGTTGCATTTTAAAATCTCCAGTTACAGCTTGTTAGAAAAGATTCGGATGGTTAGCCCGATACCGACGAATCAAACGACGCACTTCATTTTCCATTACGACTTCGACGCTGTTAGGCAATTCACGGAACTGCACATCGATCACGTTCTGTTCCGTGACTACCAACTGCTGTACTGGCTGAATTGCCTGGTACATCTTGATTGCCTTAGAAACATACTGCTGATCGAATGCCATGATAGCCTCCTTAAAAGGTTTGGCATCAAAGTTCTTTATCCAACTTCACCGCAGTTATATGTTTCTGAAAATATCTGGAATACGATATTTGACGGCATAAGCTGGGGATGGGTTTTACCCCATCCCCGAGCCTTAGGCAGCCAGCTTCAAACGTTTTGCATGGTTGCGACGTGAGAGTTCAAGAACAAATGCTTCCGGATCTTCCGGATTCTCCTTGAATGCATTCTCGACTTCACAGCCAGGAAGCTCCCATTCCTCACTATGCACGCTGAGGATAAACCGCCGGGCTTCCAGTTCCGTGAGTTCGTACATTTGCCGCATGTACGCTTCGATCTCAACGTTCGTGAGTTCGCCGATCAGATAGTCGTTATCGATACGCGATTTACGACGCACTGCTTCGTCGATATCCTCAGGATGATTCGTGGTCATGATAATGATCACGTTATCCAGGCCGACTACGCCATCGAACGCATTGAGCATGCCAGACATGGTGAGAGGGTTCATGCTGTCCGAAATTGCTTCGGACAGTTCCTTCTTTTTCTTACGGTCTTTGACCGCACCACCTGCCTGATCCACATCTTCCATCAGAACAATCGATCCCGGTTTGATCGTTGCCAAAGCTTCGATCAGCGAGTTATTCGAATGCTGCGACAGATCGATCAGATACACATCTTTTCGAAAGTGCGATGCGAGCAACTTTGCCAGCGTCGTCTTGCCGGTACCAGGAGGCCCGTAAAAGAGGAAGGACGTTTTGTACGTGAGTCCTTTTTTACGATACCAATCGCGACGATTCGTGAATTCGGTAATCTTTCCCAAGATGTCGCGCTTCTGGTCTTCGTTCATGCAAAACGTACTGATGTCTCGCATGGGAATCTTGCCCACTTCTTCCCAGGTCTTGTCGGAGCCAAACCGATGAATGAAGATCTCGTCGGAAGCACCTTTCTTTTCATTGAAGAGATCGACCAGATCGCGAAACACTGTCTGGTTCCAACCAAAAGTGCGAATGGTGATTTCTTCTTTCTGTTTTTCCGATCCAGCTGATTCCAGGTTTCCCTTGTTGAACCAGAAGAATTTTCGTTTGTACCAGAAGACGTGTGTGCCTTTACCCAATCCCAAGCGATAAGGCTTGTAGACGGATTCGTCGACAAACATGTCGTCCTTGTATTGCCGGAACATGAAAAAGCTCCGGCTGAAACGACTGTAGCCCGAAGTCATGAACCATTTGTCGAACATGTTGTACGCATCGGTATTGCCGTCATACCCAGCATTGTTCAGACGCATGGTCACAGTCGAGTAGCGAACCACCAGGTCCCAAAACTTCTTGGGAAGATCCTTAAGGTAGAACATCGCTCCGCCAATGATCGGCAGGAGTAAGGTAGCTACCAGTGGGTTGGCCTTTGTTGCTGCATCATAGTGGGAGACGATCCCATTGATCCAGTCCATGTTTTTATTCCCCGCAGAAGTATTGTCAAAATAAAGGTTGACCAAATAAAAAAAGATTCAGACCGAGACAGAGCATACTCTGGTACCCCTTTCAGGGTACCAGAGCTCTCTTTGTTCTTATTTGATTTTCGAAAGATCCAGATAGAACAGCATCTGGTTCGAGGTCTTCGGAAAAAATGCCTTGATCTTTCCGAGATAATCTTTCTTCTCTTGTCCGATCACCCTGGAGTAGAAACCTACTTCCAGAAGAACACCACTGAACGGTTCTTCCTCGATGTTCACAAGATTCTTGCGATCCATCAACATGCGGTAAACCATTGGGTGGAGTTTCTCCAGAACGATAACATTCTCTTCCAGATTGTTCTTCACAATCAAAGGCAGACTGATTTTGCCACCATGCAACTGATGGCCATTGGCATGACCCATGCCAAGACAGATTTGATTGTTGGCCGTGTTATAGCCAAACTCCGCAATGATCTCACGATCATCCTGGATAAAGCGGCTCATCACATCCATGCAACCGGACAGATCGCGCCGCAGGGTTTCCCGGAATTTTTGAATGCCCACGTCGTAAGGTGTTTCTTCCACAACACGGACTTCTCCTGCGATCGGTTGAGACTCGATTACAGGCTCTACAGTGCCTTTCCAGACCTCAGGCATGGCTACGTAGCGCCCGGGTACCGCCGTCGTCATAGGGAAGCCCTCAGTGACTGTGAAGGTGATTGTCTCGCCCTCAAAGTCGTCGAAGGAGCGGTCCCCGGCTGCCGCCATCTTTGGATCTGCATAACCTCTGGTCTTTCTCACGGATTTTACTCCTTATGGTCCATCATTGTAAAAGAGTACAACGAGAATTCACGATGGTTATATGTTTGTGAAACTTTCTGGAATCCCATCTCTTACACAGGATCAAACAGCATAGGTGAAAGACCCAAGACCGCTGACGCGATCTCGGGTTCTTTCGGGAGGGGATGAATGTGGGTTGTATATCCCTCCAGATCATGGAGGGATCACGTTAAAACTTTACACGCCTTCCACGGCGTGTCACTTTCTTTCTTTTCTTCTTTTCAAAACTTTAGACTTATTATTCTTATTATTGTAAATACGTTAGTATTTACAATACTAACGTTTATAATACTAATTATAAAATTCTCTCTACAAGGTTCTGATCACATTTAAAAAATTATATACTTCTGCCTACCAAGGCAGCAAAGTTCCTCGTAAAAAATCCCAAGATCGCACAGATCATCTGACATCCGTTCCCAACATTCTTTCGCAAAAGGACGACCTGACATGGGCCTCGTAGGCACGCTGCGCGAGATCGAAAAAACCTCGCCCGAAGAACTGAATCGTTACAACCCGAATCGACCCGTGATGGTCGATGGCTCTTTGTCCGAACTCGTGACGCAGGCACTGAATGTCGCCTACACGAAAAAGGACATGACCTCGGGTGAGCCGTATTACGGCCATCAAAACGCAACGGGAGAACCGCCTCCCGGCGCAGGCAACTTGCCCAACATCCAGACGCCGGACGAACCGCGTCGGGATCCGACTCTGGTCAAACCTTCGCTCGAAGGCATGCAGCAAATGCAGGCTGGTGAAATCGCCGCCGCTGCGACCATCCTCGAAGATGCGATCAACGTCCACGACGGCCAGCATCACCCGGTTGAAGATCAGCCGCTCATGGTCTATGCCATTCCCGAAGATGGCAAGGTGACCGAAGAAATGAACTCGACCATCGACATGTACGGTGATTCGGGTGCGGTGGATCCGGCAAACTTCGTGTTTGTTTTCACCGACAAGAACGATACGGTAGGAAGCATCGATTACCGCTGTGTCGATCTGAACCAGAAGGTGAAAGATTACGAATCCAAGGGCGCTCGTGTGTACCAGAGCCTGGAATCGTTCTTCACCGCCTACCCCGACTTGCGTCGTAAATAACGGAGTATCCCGTGCGCATCGAACCAACTAAATCCTTCGTCGAAGCATTCAGCGTTTTGCCCATGCTGAAGAGTCTGGATGAATTCTATCCTGACCTGTCGTACTGGTACGTCAATACCGTAGTGCCTGGATTGGTGCTCGGAAAAGATGTCCTGCTGCTTGCGAAGGAAGCTGGTCGTATCGTCGGTATTGCCTTGGGCAAGAACGGCGAAGAGAAGAAGTTGCGATGCGTGCGAGTGATTCCGGAATTCCAGAACACGGGATGTGGCCTGAAGTTAATCGAGCGCATGTTCGATGAACTCGAAACCGAAACACCGCATTGTACGGTGGCCGAGGAAATGCTCGGCCTCTACAGTCGTGCGTTCGTGAACCGTTATGGGTTCCGTTTGAATTCGGTGGATAAAGGCCGCTATCGTCCCGCGAAGCTGGAGTATGCTTTCAACTGAGGACGACGCATGGACGGTCAGATCAAGAAAGTCATGGATGCAGAGTTCGACCACTTGCCGATCGACAAGAGGTTGCTGGACCGCATCCTGAAGTACGAAAAGGACTTCATCAACAAGAACGAAGATCACATCACCTTTTTTGGTGGGCACCTCATGGGGGTGCAGATCGTTCGTTTCGATCCTCGTGATCGGGCTTACTGGTTCGATGAAGTTCTCGAAATCAATGAGCAGGCTTTGCAAGAGCCGCTCTACGCACTGCGCGATCCGCACCGCCCGAAAGAACCGCTGATCGATCCGGACTTCAACGTCCGTAGCGACATCATGAACATCACGTGCGCCTACCTGGTGCATCGGTTTCTGACGGCGAACAATCTGCCTCACGACAAACAACGTGAAGGTGCGGAAGCGGTTGTGCGCATCATGCTGTACAAGTTCCTGACTTCGCTGCTCTGGAACTACTTCAAGTACCCAGCCAATCCTGCGGTGGCGGAAGCCACCTACAACGCTTTGTCGTTGAAATTCGGCCTGAAGAAAAACGGGAACTGGAAAAAATATCTGGATGAGCGCGCTCACGTGACAGTGGAGCCTGGCGCTATCCATTACAAGAACCTCGTTTCCATGAAGGACGATGAGGACTTCTTGTATTTCATCGGCGATACGCAAGGTCGTATTCGTGGTACGGTGAAATCGATTTACGCGATTTTCGATCGCATGAACAAAGCCGGTATCAAAATCGTTTCTGCATCTTCGGTGATGGAATACGATGGCGAGATGATTCTGAAGGACAAGAGTCGGACGTACCAAACGGAGATCCGTTACATCGCAGATGTGATTGGAGATCGTGGTTCGTTCATCAAGCCCGAACTCCTGAAAATCATTGAAAAGTCGGTACCGACTGCCAACCCCGACATGTTGTTGAAGACTCTTCAGTGGATGTCCGACAACGCGGGTTACGGCAAAGACGATATCGTGAACCAGTTGACGACCAAGACGGTTATCTACTCGTTCAACTATCTCGCACAAAACCCGAGCCTGATTAAAGGCAAGCGCGACATCTCTGGCGTGCTTTTCCGTTTGCGTGGTTCGTTCATGGCCTCTCGTTCTTCGGACGAAGATCTCATGCAATTGCGTGAGATGGCTGAACTGATTGCAGGCTATGCGACGGGTTCCAAAAATGATACGGTGAAGAAGTCGATTCGGACAGCGGTGTTGTTGTACATCATTGGCCGGATCATGGCGAAAGATTACTACAGTTAAGGAGTAATCATGACGCGTGAGTTGGTCACTGTCGACGAACTGAACCTCCTCCAGATGGACCAGTACACGGAACTTCTGGAGGAGTCCCGCGATGAGCCGATGTTCTATGGCAAAGCGTTGGATCCCAAACGTCCTCGTCAAATCGTCCTAGACGAAGAAGACAACGTGGTGGGTGCTTTCGAATTCACCAGAACGTACTGGGAAGGCACTTACTACTGGAGAGCCAATCGTCCCTATGTCCTGAAGAAATATCGTGGACGAGGTTTGATGGTTCCGGCTCTTCGATTCTGGTTCTTGAATCGCCGCCCGGCTTTGGCCTGGATCGATGAAGAAAACATTGCATCCATCCGGCTTTTCTTTTCGCTGGGGTTTTCGAAAGACAAGCCTGGTGTGATGCATGGAAAGCAGGGACATTTCTACGTCCTTCATTAAACGCCATCACACAAAAAGGTTAGGCACCAAAAATGGCAACCCTCAAGTCGAAGCAGTCGATGACTTCCAACCAAAAAGTTCGTGACGCACTCACGAACTCGGCCGCTACCATTTCGGTTGGCGAGCCCACTCTCATGTCGCGCAACGGTGCCCCGAAGAGCTCCGTCAAGGTGCAAATCGGAAAGCGCGGTATGGAGAAAGTAAAAAAATAAACAAAGGGTCGGTTTTATCTTTTGGACCGTAACCTGGATTTTGCAAAATGTCGAACCGTCACAAAGGCCAGCATCTGATGCAGGCAAGCCTGAAACAACACCAGCATCATCAAGTGAAAGATCTCTTCATCGTCACGGAATCGGAGCATCGTGGGAAGCACGTCACGAGCACGGTTCACGTGAAGGTGGGTCGTCATGGCGTGGAGCACGTCAAGAAGTAAGCAGCATAGATCCCCACTACCAGCCTCACGGCTGGTAGTGGGACTATGTCCGTCAATAAACAGTAGAGCCAGAATCCACCACTTTACGGTAAACACCGTCAAGCAGATTCTTCTCGCTTCCTTTTTGGTAGCCGATTCGTTTTTCTTCCCGGGTCTTCTTGATCATGTCCGAGACGCTAAACGTTTCGCCTTCCTCTTCAACGACACGAGAAACCAGAGCACCAATCTCGGCTTCCAGTCGCATCTGTACGAAGTGGTCTTGTGTGCTAGCCAGTTTCTGAACCAGAGCCTGGATGTCTTCACGCAGCTGTCGTTGCTGGATTTCAAAATGGGACATCTCACGCAGACTCTTCTTCACCAGCGTAGAGATCATCACCTGAGTATGGTCGATGCCGTAGTAGGACAAGTTCTGACCGAACATTGCCAGGTAGCATGCAAGCAGCCATGCCACACAACCGTCATCATGCTGACCCTTCGGATGGTCAACGCGACCATTCTTGACTTCAAGAGCCAGGATCTGATCGATGGTTTTGATATCGTTAACGCGATCCATGCCATGGCGAACAGCGTTCTGAAGAACCTGACCATAGAGGATCGAACGGGCGTTCTCGCCAGAGCCTGACGTATTGTAGCCGAAGTAGGATTTGTACTTGGTGTAAAGATCACCCAGCACGTATTTATCAGCCCGGCGGATTTCTTCCAGGATATCGCGGTATTTATCGGGATCCTGAACGATTCGGTTAAAGAGTCGCTTGAATGCATTCTGACCAGTCATGCGGAACTTCAGACACAATTGGTCGATGATCGCAGGTCCGGTGTTCTTGCATTCGATCACGGCTACAAGCTTTGGCCACTTCATGAGAATGTCGTAAAGCCACAGCGAGTAATCGATGATGTTGGTCATGTTCACGTAACACGTACCAATGACTTCGAGAGTGGTCAGATCGACATACTGCATGCCAATCTCGTCCTTACCCTGTGCTTGGGAAGGATCAATACCAAGTGCAATGTTGCCTTCTTCCATGATCTGGTCACGGACTTTCAGGCTAACATACCACTTTGTGAGATATCGTGTTTTCGGATCGATCTCAGCAATGAAATCTTCCCGTTGATTTTCGCGAAGCGTGTTCAGTTGTTCGGTAGACAGAGGAGATCCGCGGCCACCAGAAGTCCAGATGTTGAAATAATCTCGATCGGCTTCTTCGCCGCTAATCATTGCCTTCTTGATGTTCTCGTAATGCTGTTGATCCGAGATACCAAGCATGCGGTGGCTGAACGTGCAGTTGATGGCGAAACCGTTCTGGCTGGTGGCTTCGATCATCTTCTTCAGGTCAGCATGATTCTTCGCATCGTAAATCTGATCAGTGAACGGGAACGAGTTCGTCAGAATTTCGTAAGCATAAGAACCATCACGGTCGTCTTTCTTACCGGCGGTAGTCGCCAGGATAATTCCGTGGTGTGCGTTGTTTTCACGAGCGGAAACGAATGCCGCGTTGGTTGTCGACAGAATCGTCGTCAACGTAGCTTTCAACCAGGAGATGTACGCAAATTCGTCAATCCGGATGTTGGCGGAAGTAAAGCCTCGGCCCACCTTGTAGGCGCCCTTCTCATCCATCCGAGGAACGTGCGTCTCGTACTTGTTCTCAAGAGCGGACAAGTAGATGTATTCCTGGTTGTTCGGATCCTTCTTCGGAATCGATCGCCTCAGATACGGAGGTAAGACTTCCTCGTATTCCTTCAGACGCTCAATGTCGTTACGACGCAGCTGGTCTTCCTTCGTCAGCAAGTGAATGGACGAGTGAACCAAACCGAAGTTGAGTAGGTAGCGGTCAAGTGATGCGATATTAACCGACTTACCAGTCTGACGAGGTTGAATCAGGAATGTCGTGATGTGGTTGAAGTAACTCCACCACAGAGCCAGGTTCCCGCGGTTAGCTAAAACAGGACTCGGCTGCATTGCGCCCTGAACAGGGATGCGTGCAATCTCACGGAAGTAGTACCAGGGGTTATCGAAACACTCCTGGGTAATCATCCCCTTGTATTCGAAGGAGAGCATAGGGTCGAACGGATCGACGCCTACCAGATGTTTGTTGTGAAGCGCGAGGGGCCAGAGGTTATTCTGGATCCCCATGTCTTCAAGGATGTAACAGATATCGACGAAGGACCGATTGCGAGTGTCCAGATCGATAGTCGCATCCGGATAGCGCAGCCAATCCTCTTGGAAAAGAATCATAGAGGAATCCTAGCATAGGGTCATAAGGTTAGTGACTGACTGGGCTTTCGCCCAGTCAGTCTATCGCTTAATTACCAGCTGGACACCTGCTGGATCGGTACGCCGGCTTGGCCGAGTACCAGGTCGTCGGTCGGACCTTGCTTGACAAACGTGAGGAACCACGTCTGGTCTTGCAGGACCGGGAAGTTGACGGTGAACTTCGCATTCCAGTAGTCCGCGATCGCCAGACGAATCGAATTCGTCGACGAGCCATCGCTGAAGATGACGTGATCGGGTACGACCGGATCGCTTTCCAACTGCGGGTTGGTCAGCGGACGAGTGTTGTAGTAGAACGCCTGCAACCAATTCTCCAGCGAGCCGTAGCCCGACTGCATGTTGATTTCACACAGGTTCTGGTTGATGAACTTCGACTTGACCACGTTGAGATCTCCGTATTCCGGGGTCTGATTCGGATCGAACGCGATCTTCCACAACGTGCTGGCGCCGTCGAAATTCTGACCCGACTTGAGCAGGGTGATGCCGACAGTTTGCACGAAGCGATATGCGCGCCAGTTGCCGTTGACCTTGGACAGATCGATAGCAACCGTGAGGTTTTGTTTGACACCGTAAAGCGTCGGATCCAGTGCCGGACTGTTCGCACCCAGTTCGACCAGACCCGTAACGTCGTAAACGATGTTGCGGTCCAGGTTGAGCATGAACCAGCGCAGGCGATAGCCGCGGATCGGGTCTTGCCAGATCGGGTACGGATACAGCTTGACTGTGAGCTGGTTTTCCACGTCCACGACGAGCACGTCGATGTCTTGCATGATGAAGCGCCCCAGGCCCACCGCACCACCCATATACGAGACTTCTCCCGCCATTAGGTTATACTTGAGTTTGAACGTCGCATGCTGACCTGCTTGAGTCGGCGCGAATTCACGCATACCCAGCAATTCGAAACGCGTACCGTCGACGTTCAGCTTCTTCGAGCCGCCCGAGTTGTAACTCACAACGCCGAGCAGGTTCATCGAGTTCAACGTCAGGTTCAGCGGCACTTCCAGGCGGTTCGGCACGATCGAGCTCATGAGCGGGCCTTCCATGGCGATGCCGGTGACCGCTGCAATCGACTGATCGGTCGATGCCGTGAACGAAGTAACCACAGCTCGCAGGTCCTTCGACGACAGGATTGCTCCGGTGTCGTCGAAGAGCACCACGTACAGGAATTCGCCATTGGCGACGTCCGTCGTGGTATAGGCCGTCGGGATGTAGTACTGAGCCTTGTTGATGCCATTGGGCATGACACCCAACTGCAACGGGATCTGGGTGCCGATCGGCAGCCCGGATTGATCCAGCACGAGGCTGATGATTTCTTCGACGCCGTTGATGGGGTTGCCGCGATATACACGCGCAGTCGACGCATTGCGTGCATTGACGTAGCAGCGCGCATCGACTTGCAGACGATGCGGTGTCACCGACTTGTCGATGAAGCAGCGGAACGCATCCTTGGTTTGACCCAGGAGCACGTCTTCTGCATCCATATCGGCGATCGGTTTGGGCGTCACGCGTACCAACGTCGGAATCCACAGATCCGACAGCGCGGTCACCTTGTAGGTGATCATGTAATCGGTATCTTCGACGTAGTCGTTGATCTTCGGGATATAGCGGCCTGCTGCCTCACCACCCAGGTAGATCTCGGACTTTGCCCAAGTCTTCCAAAGCGGATTCGTGTCCCAGTTCTTGATCGGAATGGCACCGTCACTACCCCACGGCAGCGGGGTAGTCGGTACCGAGACCGTTGTCGTATCGGCCATGGAAATTTACCTTTAGGTGATAGCTTTCAAACGAAGGAAGTGGTTCAGTACTACCTTACCCTTCATGTAGACGTTGGTCACCCACTGAAGGAACTGGTAGTAGTAGATGTCGATGTCAATCACGTTCTCCAGGAAATGCGGATGGATGATGACGTAATTGGGATCGACAGCATTTACTGTCTGTGTCGGATCAAACGCGAGCAGCCATTCGTAAGGAGCGCAGATTTGCTTCACGAAGTTTGCGTCGTATTGGACCTTCAACTGATTGATGTCAATCGTACCGGCCAGGCAGTCATACATGATCTTGCACAGGAACGGCGTGAAGACGGGATACAGATCCGGAATCACATCCGGTCCACTCGGGACAGGTTCCGGCAGTTTGGCAGAGAGGTAATCACTCACTGCTTTGTCGATTGCACGAGCATCATCGCGCCAGCTGTAGGTGTCGCCATCAGTCAGCGAACGCATCGGCACGATCATGTCACGTACCGAATAAGGCTCGCCGTTTTGACCATCGGGAACTGCCACCAGCGCATCGTTTTCCGAGAACAACAGATCGTCGCGATGACGCAGCCGACCGTCTACGAGGATACGCAGCACGCGATCGTCTCGCAGGTTGAAGATCGAATTGCGACTAAGCAGGTCGTACTTCAGGAAGCCGTTGTCTTCCGGCAGCTGTCGCGTGAGATCGCTCTTGCAGAAGCCCGACATACGCACGGCGATCTGCTGTGCGGTATTGGCGGGATCGACCAGATATTTTTTATTGCAGATCACGACCTTCGGCCATTGGACGAAATAATCGAGACCTTCCGTGAGTCCGCGTGCGTTCAGCATGAGGTCCAGTTCGCCACCAGGTACGTCCATTACCTGACTGCCTGCGACACCGTTTCTTGTCACGATCTTGGTAAGATCGAACGAGATCACGCCATCGGGGAACATTTCGGTGATCATGTACCCGATTGCGTTCTTATCCGAACGAACAAGGGTGGTGAAGTTGTTCATGTTGATGAGCCACGTGAGCTTGCCACCAACGATTGCGTACTGGCCGGAGTTGGTCACATCCTTCCAGTTGTTCTGGCTGATACCACCGATCTTGTCGCAGACATACATGCGATAGTTCAGTGTGGGATCGAGCGTCTGAGTCTGAGTGTCGTAGACCTCATCGAGCGACTGCGACACATGGCCGTAGATTGCTTCGACGAGCGTACACGTCTGGTTTTGCACGACGTATTGCGTACCGACATCGTGGAGATACCAGCCCAGCAACAGACCGTCCTGGTCGTATTCGTAACACGTGCAGTTTTCGTACATGCCTTGCGGCAGGTTCACCATCTTCACGCCGTTGATCGTCACGACTTTCAGAGGGGTGTCGCCCAGTACTTTTGACACTGCGTTGTAGCCCAGAGCCGATTGCACCAGGCTTCGGGTGATCAACTGATCGTTCGGCTGATTGTTTTGCGTGCTGTTGGTCAAACGCATGATCTGCGTATAGGCCGCTGCTTCCAGCGTTGCAGCTTGCCAATTGGTGACCGTGGCGTTATCGCCGATCATCGCAGGCAAGAAATCGCTTTCATGCAGCTTGTACAGCTCGTGGATGCGGTTTTTCTCGTACACCAGAGGACGGTCGTAACCGCTTTCACGGATCAGAGCCAGCACCTTGCATTGTTGGGGATCGGTCCATCCAGGTTTGCCGTCCACGAACGAATTGATGAGCTGCACGCTCATCGAGTAATCCTTGTGCGTCACCATGCGCATCGCCGAAGCGGTGTTCTTGTGATGATATACGCCATTGGGCTTTGCCGGAGCAGCAGGACGCTGAATCAGGAACAGATCTACGTCATCCTGATACTCGATTCGATTCATCGTGTCCGGGTAATGGAGCAGATACTTACGCTCACTATCCAGAGTCGAATCGAACGTAGGCAGGTTGTTGATGTCGTATTCGACGACCTTAGTCACCGACGCATCGTAGAACCATTCCACCAGGTCACCGACCTTACAGGTCAGCGGACTGATTTCTTCTGCCCAGTAGCCATTGATGATGGCGTAGCAGTAGCCGGACTTGGCACGATACTGGTTGAAGACCGTTTGCATGTTCAGGATGTCCTGAGACATCAGCGGAGACATGCCACCTGCTTTGATCGTTTCGGGCAGACTCTTACTACGAGCCGATTCCCAGTACGCATTCGTGTACACTCGGAAAAAGATATCTTCCGTGTTGTAATTCACATTCAGCAGTTTGTCTTCTTTCTTGGTGGCGATGACGAGGTTTTTCGATTTCGTCACCATGTAGTAGGTTTCGAACTTCGGAAGCAGCACGCCTTTTTCGGTATACGCTTCAGCAACCATTCCCATCTTGTTGCACACGTCCAGGAAGCTCACCCATTGGTTCTGCACCGGGAAAAACCCGAAGTAGTCCGGATGGATTTGACCGACCTGATAGACGTGCCAGTAATGCGTGTTGTCCGGAAGGTAGAGCTGGAGCCAGTCCAATTCCAACTTCACGTACTCACCGCCATATTGGCTGATCCGCTTGGGACGGGCACGGAACTGTTTGTCCTGCCTCGGTGAGCACCAAATGTTCTCTAGTGCATAGTTAACAAGGTAATCCATTTTTCGACGCCATAAAAAGAGGTTTCCCTACCCACCGGGATTGCCGGCAGGTAGGGTATCGAGCTTTCTTACGACTTCAACGTTGCGGTGATTTGCAGCAGGAAGTCGTTCGCCGTGTTTTTCGCCGGTACACGTTCGATCATCTTGGAGAGTTGCGAACGCGTGTAGGCACGTTCCGACATCGCAGCCGTGATCATGGCCAGGAAGGTCGGGACATGTTCGACGGAACACGCAACGATCTCGTGCGAATTGGCGCCGAACCAAGTCGAGTTGAGAATCGGGTACAACACGATGGAACTGAAACCCTTCAGGCGGATGTTGCCGATGACATCTTCCAGACGATCACAATAGTCCGTGATGTTCTTCACGTACTCCTGACCATCGAGCACTTGCATGATGGTTTCGATGCTGATGCGAGTCGCTTTGGCGATGCCTTGGCAGATCTTCAGGTAGTCCTTTTCATCCGGCTTTTCGGAGTTGTCGAAAAGCGAATAATAGAACCACGCCGAGAAGATCGCGAGCTTGTACTGATCCTCTGGTTCCAGGCCGAAACGTTTACTGATGTTTTCACTCAGCCAGGAGGAATAAACACTCGCCGGAAGAGCACTCATCGAGCGGAACAGCGACGGCGGTTCCGTGCGCCAGATGTGTTCCAGACCAGCACGCGCCAAAAGCAGATTGTAGTCAGCCTGCGAATTGATCTTCAATTCACCGCTCTGACGGTTTCGAGTCACGAAGTGACGGGCATCGACATACAGACCATCGTATGGATGCTTTTCGATATAGAGAGGGTGAGAAAAAGCAGGGATGTCGACGGGCCAATCCGAGCTGTCTTCAATGACAGTGTAGCCGTCGGGATTTTTTGCAAGATAATTTGATACCGTTGCTTTTACGAGTGCCGCTTCAGTCGGCTCGGTGTGGTATCGGCGGCCGAAAGTGGTGTCGTACGCTGAATAAAAAATCGGCATTTTTTGCCACCTCTAAACATGTATTTTTTTATTGCCGTAGCCCGACAATAAAGGAATTGGTTTCGAAATAAACGTCATATCATGAACTCATTTTCTAAGGAAGGCTGACGATGGCAACTGCCAACTTCAACTCGATGCCTCAGAACGTCAATTACGGGGCACGAGACAAATCCGTTCCGGATCCGATCCTGGCCGCGAAGCAGTATGCCACGCATCTGCCGCTCTGGTTCATCCTGGCACAAAAAGGTCCTTCGACGCGTGTCGTCGCAGATGGTCCGACGCGCGAACAGCTCTTCGGTTCCATCTCGTTCGATCCGAGCTCGAAGTATTTCACCCACGCAACGCAATTCGCGAATCAGGCGAACAGCAAGGGCAATCAAGGTATCTATCAGCGCGTGATCCCGGCAGACGCCAAGATCGCGATGATGCGCCTGTGGCTCGATGTGCTGCCCACGCAGATTCCCGAGTACAAGCGTGGCTCCGACGGCAAGTACCTGCTCGACAACGTGGGCAATCCGCAGCCGACGGGCACGAAAGTCCCGGGCTACATCCTGAAGTTCGTGAAGACCCCGATCGACGGCACCCTGCCCAACGGCGGTGAATTCGGTCAAGCGTCGCAGATGGTTGGCGACCAGGTCGACGCGACTTCCGGCACACAATCGACGCGTTACCCGTTCCTGGATGTTCCGGTTACGTTCGCTGGCTTGTACGGCGACGACCTGGGCTTCCGTGCGTGGGCGCCGGTTGCAGGCTCGCGCGTCGTCCCCGACGCAGAACTGCTGGAAACGAACAAGGCGTATCCGTTCGTCTTCGCCTGCCTGGATCGTTCGAGCGACACCGTTCAAAACGTCCAGACCGTGCAAGGCACGCAAGAAGTCACCTGCGTGTTCCGTCGTGGCCAAGTGAAGGCGTCGGTGGGCAACCAAGACGTCACGTTCGAATCGCGCTTCTACGATTCGTACAACGATCGTGAACGTACGGGCCTCGCGCCGCTGTACGGTCCGTTCGATCAAGTGCATCTGTACTACGACAACCTCGTGACGGTGCTCAAGATGTTGTACACGGCCGAGCAACCGCTCATCGACGCGTTCAGCGACTTCGATGGCTCGGGCTTCACGGCTACCGACGAAGGCGAAATCTTCCGTTTCAACTTCATCGGCGGCAAGAGCTCGAACGGCGTGCCGTACCATTCGTTCCTCATCAACCGCAACGACGCGAACGCTGAAGCAATGAGCGACATCTCGACGGTGTGGGCTGAAGGCGGCGCCGATGGCGACATCTCGCTGGGCAACTTCAACCGTCTGGTTCAGGCGGAACTGGAGAAGTACGGCGACATCAACCAGGAAGTCGCAGACGACCGTCTGGGCAACCCGCAGAGCATCTGGTGGGATTCGGGTTTCGACTCGGACTGCAAGATGGCTGCTGCCAACGTGATCGGTGTCCGTAAGGACATGCAGATCGTCTGGTGCCTGCAAGATGCACAAGCAGCCCAGCCTCTGACCGCCGACGAAGAATCGTCGATGGCGATCGCGCTGTTCACGCGCGCCCAGCAGATGCCGGAATCTTCGGAATACGGCACGGCTTCAATCCGCGCCATGATCGTCGCAAGCGACGGCATCCTGATCGGCTCGACGAACCGCAAGCGCTTGCCGCTGTCGCTGGAAATCCTGTCGAAGTCGGCGGAATACATGGGTGCTGGTAACGGCCTGTGGAAGTCGGCATTCGCGTTCTCGCACGGCACGCGTGCAGAAGTGACGCTGTTCCGTGACGTCAACGTCACGTGGCGGCCGATCGCTGCTCGTCAGCGCGACTGGGCAAACGGCATGGTCTACGTCCAGAAGAAGGACATGGATACGCTGTTCTTCCCGGGCCTGCGCACCGTGTACCCGGTGGATCAGTCGATCTTCACGTCGTTCATCACGTCGTGTGTGCTCGTCGACCTGCAAAAGGTTGCCGATCGCGTGTGGTCGGAGTTCTCGGGTGCGGATGAGTACTCGAACGAGCAGTTCAAGAAGTACGTCGAGCAAGAGTTCGCGAAGAAGATCGAAGGCAAGTACGACAACCGCGTCACCGTGGTTCCGACTGTCTCGTTCTCCGCAGTGGACGAGTTCAACGGCTTCTCGTGGACGCTCAACGTCGACCTCGGCGCCGACAACATGAAGACCGTTCAGTACACCGTGCTGACGGGCTACCGCCAAGAAAACATGCCGTCCGCCAACTAAAGCGAGGTAAGAAAACATGACGCGTTTGTCCGACTCGATGGTCCTGCCGGGGGTAGGTATCTCCAGCAACGTGGGCCGTCGCATGAGCAATCCCAACTACGGTGGGGTGATGGGCTGGTCGCCCAACCCGACTCAGTGGGTCAACAAAACCGGTTACGTTCGCCGTAACCTCATCCCGATCGTCCTGCGTGCGCCGGCTGGCTTTGCCTACCTGCCCAACCCGGACGACTGGTACGCAGCCACGCGTTCGATTTTCGAAACGCACCCGATCAGCATCGAAGGTCTGAACTCGACGCTGACGGTGGCTGCATCCGACACCCCGTACGGTGGTGCTGGTGAACAGTTCCAGGATCCGACGAACGTCACGCGTGAGCGTACGAGCCCGTCGTTCACGCTGCCCGACCTCTACGGAGCGCCGGTCAATGCGTACCTGGAATCGTGGATCCAGTACCTCATCATGGATCCGGAAACGAAGACGGCCCTCGTGAACACGCTGGGTGGTCAAGTCCCGCCGGACATGATGGCGGACATTTACACGATGGACATGCTCTTCATCGAGCCGGATCCGCAACAGAGCACGGTCATCCGTGCCTGGATCGTGTACAACATGTTCCCGCTCTCGGGTGGCGAAACCACTGGCCGTCGCGACATCACGACGGACATGGAACAGATCCGCTACACCATCCCGATGGCTGGCTTCGCGCAAGTCGGTACGGGTGTGAAGGCGTTCGCGCAATCCGTCCTCGACGGCATGCGTATCGCCGGTGCGAATCCGTACCACCGTCGTACGTACCTGGAAGGCATCGACGCCGACATCCTCCGTGCTCGCACGGGCTTCGGCAACCAGATCCAGGAACTGTCCGACAACCAAGTCGTGGTGTAAACCACTTCAAGAAGCAAAAAAAAATACCACCGGTCCCGAAAGGGGCTGGTGGTATTTTTGCCGTCGAATTACGACGGGAAGTTTTGCACGCCGACCATGACGTAGTTCGTTTGACCGTCGATGACGGCCGCGTTGCTACCGACTTGGTTGGACACGAGCAGGTAGACGTAGGTCAGCTGACCGTTGATCGTACCCTTGTAAGCCTTGTAGTGAACGATGGAACCGTCGACCGTCTTGCCCGCCGATTGGAAGGCTTGGAAGATGTTGGTATCGCTTTCGCCGTTCGAGTATTGAACGTTACCCGAAGCGTCGAACGTAGCCGTGTCCTTGATCACGCAATCCTGGTACTCGGTGAACTGCTTGCCAGCGAGTTCCGTCGGATCGGTGACTTCGGTCAGATCGCTCGAAGCGAAAACGTACTGACCCATCGACTGGCCGTTGTTGTTGGCACACAGCATGCCGACGCGGTTGCCCAGCGTGGACACGACGCCCGTGAACGAACCTGCATCGGTGAACGACGTCACGTTGCCGTTAGCGTCGATCTGGGCCTTAGCCGTGAGCGAACCGCGATTCGGATCCGTGATTGCGATGCCGAACGTGTCGTCCAGGTTGATGGCCGAACCGATGGTGAAGTTCGTCAGTTGCGGGGTCGTGAAAGCAACTGCGGAGAACGCCTGTTTGGTGAGCGAGGTGTCCGCCGAAGCCGTTTTCGCCGAAGCGTCTGCCTGAGTCAGGCCGGCGGCCGTGAGGGCCGTTGCGTACTGATCGAGCAGTGCATCGTTCGTGTCGCCCTTGACTGCGCCGAATTGCGAGTTGATCGGGTTGAAACCGTCAGCCAGCTTCAGTTGACCAGGCAGGGTGCCGATCGCAGCCTTGACCTTCACGAGCGAAATTGCCAGCTTGTCCGAGGTGATGTTCCCGGAAAGCGAGCCAGCAGTGGCGCTGTTGAAGAAGTCCGTCGGCGCTTGACCAGCCATTGCGCTGACCATCAGGTCCGTGAGCGGCGTCACGTTGGCCGTACCCGGAGCCGGAGCCACGGAATACAGAGGCGTTTGGAGGGCCTTGCCGTTCGCTTGGCCGCCTTGGACCTGTACGACGCACGGATAGTCGTCTGCGTTGCCGTAAACCGTATACGAGCCGTTTTCAGCGGTCGTAGCGGTATGGCTGTCGCCCGATGCGCACTTGAACGTCACGGTACCACCGACGATCGGCGAACCGATCGCTGCGACACCGCTGTTTGCGACTTGAGGTTGTTGTTGAGCACCACCGTTGCTGGTGGAATCCCCGCCACCGCCACCGCCACATGCGGCGAGTGCCAGTGCCATTGCCGTAACGGCTGCGAGCTTGAAAGTGTTTTTCATCTTCGGTCCTTGATTTATTAAAAGAAAAATGGGCCCACCCTCGCAGGCCCGTTGTAAAAAGAGGTTTACTGCGACTGCTTAGGAATGCTGCTTATGTTGCTGTTGATCGTGGTGACGGCGCTGATCGCGACGTTCTTCACGACGGTTCTGACCAGACGCACGAAACGCACGTTGCATCTGGTTCTCGCCGAGCTCGGCGACCTGGCTGCCTTCCGGAGCACCAGCGGCTTCGACGATGTGTGCCGGAGCCGATACGTTTTCCGTACGACCTTCCAGCGGATCGAGCGTGTCGTGAGGCTGACCGGTCTTTTCCTTCTTGCCTGCCGGCTTGTGGCCGGTATGCCACAGCCAACGTGCGCCCGGCTGGCTTTCCTCGATGACCATGGTCGCCGGTTCCTTGTCGTCTTCGGCTTCCGGATTCCACGGACGGAAATTGAAGATCCGGTCCAGGATCCGGAAGTCTGCGATGACGGCCTGGTTGATGTTCAGCTCACGCAGCGTATGCTCGCTGGTGGCCTTGATGCCGTAGAAGTTCAGCCACGGGCCGATCGCGTAATACACGGCGATCAGATCCTGTTCGTGCGCCTTGACGAAGTACCAGCGGTTTTCGAACGGATCATTGATCACGACGAACTTGCCTTCGTCGAGCAGACGGGCGTAGTACGTTGCCAGTGCCGGCACTTTCATCGTGATGCGGTCGTCACTGCCTGAGGCACCTTCGTCATGCACGCTCGCATAGGCGGTCATGAGCATGTCGAGGCTCAGGTCTTTGGGGTTGAGTTCGTCCGTACGCAGGACTTGCTTGATACGCTTGATGAGGTAACCGTTCGTGTTTTGCATGATGTTCTCCGAAAAGGAATTTTTGCCAAAAAAGATTTGATTGTAGAGCTGAAGCTGGAAACACAGAGACCCACACATAGATCCTGAGCCTTGCGGCTCAGGATCTATGCTGGGCGGTGCGGCTTACGAGCCGAACGCCGACGTGAACGTCACGCCGATTGCTTCACGGACCTTTGCCAGGTCGCCGCGCGAGTTCTTCGCGCCGTACGTCGCGTACTTGACGGTCGTCGAACCGTAGACGTCCTTCTCGCCGTCGACGCGGAAGTTGCCCGTTTCCTTGTCCAGGACACGGTTGGGCACGCGCGAGTGACGCTCGAACGCGATGTCGAGCGAGCCGCGGCCGATCTCGAACGAGCCCGAGGCCGTGCCGAGATCCTTGTTGTCGCGCATTGCGCGTTCGACCGCACGCGAACCGGCGTGCGTGATGCCGGCGATGAAGTCGCTGCGGTAGTTGTCGTCTTCGATCATGCGATCGACGTCGCGGCCGTCTTCGGTTGCGATCGTGCGGAATACGGTCTTCTGGACTTCTTCGTCGAAGTTGCCCTTGCTGTCGACCTTGCCGTCGAGGTGCGAGAAGATGCGATCCGAGAGGGATTGGATCTTGGCCGGCAGTTTGAACTGTTCGCTCATCGCGATATTTCCTTTTTGAAAAGTTTGAAGCGTTAACGTTAACTACATTTTTCGGACAGCAGCCGCTAGCTTAGCTGCGCCCACCATAGCGGTGATTGGACTTGTTATAACCCCCACCGCCCTGATACTGCTTCGGACGATCGTACGATTTCTTCTCGAACGTCCGAGGTGCCGGAGCTTCGTAGATCGGCGCATTCACGTCGACTTGCGGAGCCACGTAAGGCTTTGCCTGGTTCAGGTTGTACTTCGTGATGAACTTCGCCTTGAAACCTTGCGAGAGTACCGGACCGTTCTCAGGCATGAAAACGAGAACGTACTTGCCTTCGCGCTGCGTGACGATCGGCTTGCGGAACTTCTCGCGCCAATCTGCCGGCAGCTGCGATTGATCGAACGACAATTCGTGGAACGTCGAATTGGGCTCGATGTACGTTTCGTTCGATTTACCGATGGCCTTTTCGAGACCTTCGATACTGTATTCAATATCCAGGAACTTGATTGTCCCGGACTTCGCACCATTGGTCATTTGATCCTCAATTGTAAAATTGACCTTGTGACTATCTCTAAAGCAGAGAGGTCGCCATTATTTTTTTACGAGTTTGAAACGGGATTATCAAAGTTTACTCAGGAAACTCACTGTGGTTATATATTGATGAAAATAAATAGAAAGCATATTCTACCAGGGCTTGTGGCCCTGGTAGAATAGCATGCTTGATTACAGCTTGGGGGTGTTCAGCAGTTCGAAGAAGTTGCGCTTGGCTTGTGGCGTGTCGCGCACTTCCCAGCCCATGGCACCCATGAGCGCTTGGAGCGGAACGGAGACCGATTCGTTCGAACCAGGACGCTGACGGATGTTGCGTGCCGATTGACGAATCGCGCCTTGCGAGAAGATCTTCGTTGCATGACCTTCCAGCGACGGCGAATCGTACTTCGTGGCCACAGCAATGCCGGGCTCGTTCACGTAGTCGAAAGTCACGACGTGCTTCATCTCCTTGATGATCCGCCCGCCCACGCGATGGGGCAGCGAGAAACAGCGAATCGAGAAGCACACGTTTTCGTTGCCGTTGTTGATCTGCTTGTCCAGCGCATCACCATACGGACCGGACGGGCTGACGTCGGACATGATGCCGACGATCGGTTTACCGTTCGCGTCCTTGTAGCGATCGAAGTCCAGGTAGATCTTCATGTGATGGCAGCAGGTCGACTTTTCGTCGATGCGCAGGAGACGTTCGACGAACTTGTCGTCCGACTGACCCGTCTCCTGGTTGGGGTGGCCGTACTCACCACGCAAGACGCCCTTCTCGGCCATGCGAACCAAATCGCTGGCTTCATTGAAGAACTTCTTGCCGTAGTTGTAGTCGTAGAACTCACCCTTGTTGTTTGTCATGTTCAGGGCACCCACGATCATACCGTAGTAACCCTTATCATTCTTCTTGAGCGTGCCTACCGCGTTCTTACCGTTCAGAACTTGGCAGCTAAACTCCACGGCGCCTTGCATTTTGTTTGCCTCTTTGCGAAAATTACATACGGAGATATTCTTCGATTTGCTCGACGCGCTCCGACGGATTGTTCAGGGCACTGTTAATGCCTCGCGCCATGTACGAACCCGCGATACGGGTCAGAGTCGAGCTGGCCGAGTACTCGATGGTACGAATCGAAGTCGGCACAGATTCTTTTTCAGTGAGGTCGGCGACCGTCTTAACTTCATGACGGAAATACTTCGACCGGTCTTTCGCAAGACGCGTGTTGGTGGCGACGATCAGTTCAGTGATTTCGCTCTGTTCCGTAATGCGCGTCCCGGCGTGCTTGACTGCCGATTCGAACACTTTGCAACGGTCCAGGTAATTCATGAACCAGGGCACACGTGCCTTTGCGATGATCTCGGTGAAGATGTGGTAAACGAGACCACTGTTCATCACCAGGTCCATGCTCGGACACACGACCGTATTTTTGTCGAAGTTGTAGAGGACGTAAATGTCCCCATCGACGTCTACTTCCGAAATGGAAGTCGGCGTCAGCGGAATGAATGCATTCGTCATGGTGATGAAGTAGCGGTTTCCCACAATCCATGCACAAATGCCAATCGTCTTGTTCTCGGAACCGATCGTCGCGAGCTTCACCTCGACGAAGCGCTTGGGGATCATGATCGAGCAAGCATCTGCTGCCATGAGAGCCCCATTCTTCGTCGTAACGAAACTACGCTTCGCGACATCAGGGTCACGAGTTAGTTTCGTGACGTCCATTACGCGACTTCGATCTGGTCAGCAAACCAGCAGGCGACGTAGTTCAGCACCGCGATGTTCAGCGCGTCTTCCTTGCTGATGTCTTCGTTCAGCGACATCGCTTCGTTCACGCCGCGCAGGATTTCGATTGCGTCGGTGTGATTGAACAGCGTCAGGCACACGGCCTTCATCGCCAGGATGTCGACGTCCTTCAGTTCCGGGTTGTACACGTGGGAGACGAACTCTTCCGTGTTGTCCAGAATGCGGTTTGCGTTTGCACGCACCACTTCGTCGTCGCTCGTGCGCACGTACTGGCGAACGAAGTCGGAGATCGCACGACGCACCGAAATCAGCATACCGCTTTCGGCGTTCTGCTTGGCGATCGTGACGTTGTACTCCCACGCCTTCTTGTACTTCTCGGTGCCGGCGACGATGTCGTCGAGGAACGTCTTTTTGTCGCCCGAAATTGCAGCGCCCAGGATGACTTCGACGTCACCGCCTTCATCCATGTAGCGGTCGTAAACCGCCTTGTTGACGTAGACGGTCTTGTCGTCGACCTTCTCGATCAGCTTGCCGATCTTGGTTTGCTGGTCGCGGTATGCGAGCGCGATGTTCAGCGCTTGGCCCGAAACTTCTTGCAGGCCCTTGAGTGCGAACGTGTACTTCGAACCCGACAGACCGTTGGCGCCTGTACCCATCGGAACGCCGTCGCCGCCGATGAGCAGACGCGTCGCGAACAGGTAGGTCGCGAAATTGCGTGCCGTGCCCTTGAGGCGATCCGCACGGAAATCGTCGTACGTCTTGAAACCCGCGTTGCGATGCGAGAACACGACGTCCCAGACTTCGCGAACGAGCTGGATGCCTTCGTTGGCGATGAATTGATCGATTGCCGAATCGTAGGCTTCTGCGCCGATCTTCAGCAGACCGACGAGCTCTTCGTCCGTCATGTCCGGATAGTCGAGCACGAGTTCCTGGTTCGATTGCGGTTGCAGGTTCGCAAACGCTTCGAGCTGGCTGATGATTGCCGGTACGTCGAACAGCGGTGAACCCGTGATCATCTCGACCGAGTAGCTGCGAATGCCACAGCGTTCGTCGAGGTTCATGACTTCCTTGATCTTGTTGTGCAGTTCATGCACGGCCGGGATCACGACGGTCGTGGCGAATGCCACGTGGCCTGCGAGCGCGGTGCCCAGAGCCGACGAAGCCGATTCCATGTAGACGTCGTGCAGGTGTTCCTGCACTTCGCCGTTCACGATCTGCGTTTCGTTGTTCTGGTAGAGCGAAGCCGGCATGGCGTCGATTTCGCTCAGGCATTCGATCTTGTTGCCCCACACACGCGTGGCCGCGAGTGCTTCAGCGATGGGCGAACCCGCCTTCGGACGCAGCGTCACGCCCTTGTCAGCCAGGATGGCAACGAGGTCTTTGGCGGAGTTCAGTGCTTCGAGTGTCAGCATGATGTTCGATTCCTTTTACGAAGCGGAGACGTTCGGATTCACGGCGCCGCTCTGATGCTTGCCTTCGCGCACGGACTTGTCGAACTGACCGCCGGCCAGGTTGCGAATGCGCGCTTCGAGGTTCTTGTGGACCTTCATCATGAACAGACGGTACACGTTGTCACGCGAAGCGGGTTGACCGAAGTAGTTGCGCACGTTCTCGTTGGTCATCATCGATGCCACCGTGTTGCGCGTCAGTTCGGCGCCATTGGCCAGAATGGCCATATTGGTTTCGGGCGAGGATTGCGCCATGATTGTTTCCTGTTAAAAAAGATGCTGATTTCTCGACAGACATAAATGGGTGAGGACTCGCCTCACCCATTTTTCGTTTCGGATTACGAGTCGTATGCAGCCACTACAAGCTCTGCACCCTTCATCAAAATGGCAGTTGTCGTGCCAACGATGTCAGGCGAATTCACAATACGACGTGCAATCGACGTGTAGCTGAACCGACCAAGGATTTTGGTACCGTCCTCGGCTTTCATGGGTTCCTTGATGACCTTGCCGATAATCGACTTCAGCTGGTTCACCAATACGATCTTGTCACCCACGCCCGCAGGCTCCGGCCCAGTGATGTAGATACGGATAGCAATCGAGTCCAGAGGAATCGAATTCCCCTTAACCTTAAAGCCTTCGTCCACTTCACCAGTGACTACCGTCTTGTTGGCCGACTTCCGACGATGTGCAATTTCGCGATCGCTTTGGTTGACAATCTTCCGAATCGACTCGGACATGTCTTCCTTATCGCCGCGATAGAACACCTCGATGCGTTCAACAACGCCGTCGTATTTCGCTTTGGGAGCTTGAGAGCCGAGGGCTTTCAAACTATCAATGTCTGCTTCATCGTACAGATCAAGACCAGAGGTGATCTCATCCTGAATGATACACAGAACATCGTCGTATTTGACCGCATCGCCGGTCTTGATCAAGCGTGCAATAGCCTGCTTGAACGACACGATGATGGTTCGTTGTTTTGTCTGTTCCGTCATCAGCATGTCTGCAAGTTCTTGCGAGATCACGCTTGCATCTTCAATCACGTCAGCAGGTTCGCACAAAGCGAAGTGAGCGTAAGTGCCATTGCACCACACTACCTGACGCGGGTTCAGAGTGTCAGGCTTGAAGAATCCCTTGTTGAAGGTAATTGCGTCGCCTTCGGTAAACTTCGTACCCACTTTGAGATTGGTGACGAGGGTATGCGGAATCGTCATGCCGGCGTTTTCGCCGTATTGACGTCCCAGCGGGTAACCCTTGGTCGTTCCGTCGGCATACTGAACAGTAATGCCGTGATCGCTGATTTCCTTGACCACGCCCTTTTGCTTGGCCGTCACTGCGAAGAGTTCAGAAGTACGATGAGGAATCACCGACTCGTAACCCGTACGCAGGATGTTTTCCATTTGGCCGGTCACAGCCACGCCATGCGAGTGCTGAATGGAAATAAAACCCATCCGCTTCATGTCGTCGCGTGTCGCACCAGGAGATGCCAGAACGCTCGACGAGAAGATGGAACTCATTCCGAGATCCTTATCCTTCGGCGGCACAGGCATACCAAGCGTGTTGGTCAGCTGAGGATTCGGAGCCAGATAGGTGTTGATACCCACTTCGCCCGAGTCCTTCGTTGCTTCGGAAATAATACCGATGTCGTTCTTGCCATATTCACGAGTGGCGGCAGTCATGGTGTCTTTCGAACGACCACCTGCGCCGGTGAACGTGACTTCTTCACGCTGTTTGAGGTTCTCGATCGGGTTGATGTCCTTGACCACGATAATGCTGGGGTCTTCCGCAAGGGATTGCCAGATGGCAAAAGGTTTCATTTCGATCGGATAACGGGATTTGCCCGGACGACCATTGTGGTTGCGCATGGCCTGTACCAGTTCCTGATACACGGCACCAGCGATTCGTTCGTAACCCTTGATGCGCATTTCGCTCATGTCGAGTTCCGGACGATGCATGTCGTCCATGAGCAATTCGGTCGCAAAGACCAGAATACCCATGAAGTCTGTCGGCTGGTTCAGCTGGAGCAGGACTTCCTTGGTGATCGGGTCGACAAACATGTCGCGAGCCAGCGTGATTTCACGCAGCACCCGAGTACCACCACCCGTCGTATCCAGAACGTTTTGGTAAACGCCCGGCTGATCGAAGTCCGTGATCGAGAAACTACGGATCACGCGACGGAATTCCTGGAAGCCGCCCAGAAGCAGACAAGCAAGCCGATCGTTCTTGGAGAACAGCAACGTTTCGTCACTGAACACCAAAGCCACTTCGTCAGGCTGTTGTTGAGTACGAGTACCAACAGGCACTCGACGGGTCTTGATCTTCAGACGCTTGATGAGTTCCGTCAGACCGTAATCCCAGGCGAGGATCATGCCAATCGGCACGTATTTCCCGGCCATCTTGATCTCGACGAATTCAGTCGGCATGCCCGACATATCGAGCCCGAGGATTTCTTCCATCTCCCCCAAAGGTTTGACAGTTTCACCATGGATCAGGTAGAAGCTATCGCCTTCGTAGTAGATGATCTTGCGTTTGTCGGAAATCGCAATCGGAACAAAACCCTTATCGATCCAGGGCTTCACGATTTCCATGTTGAAGTTTTCATCGATCTTCGACAGATCGAGATGGAATACGAACTTTTCGTTTTCCGTCGACTTCAGCGTGAACTCTTTGATCTGGTGCGCAAGCGCCGACACAGAACGCGGAGCCTTGACATCCATGTGGAAAACATTTGCCGTCTTGATGTCCGTCACCGTCTCGATCGAATTGTCGAAACCAAGCGACATGACTTCATTGATTAGCCACTGCTGGTAATCATTGACTGCTTTACGGCTGCGATAAATGAAGAACTTACCGTAGTAGCTGGTGATGGCAACACGGTTCGGCGCCACCTTACGGATCGGAAAGTCGCCGCGCTGATTACGCATGGCATACTTCACCCCGTTGGCGGTGTACGTACCGTCTTCGTTGATTTCCGGAATCGGGAAACGCAGAGTCGTCGGCGCACCTTCGACCGGCACCACACGGGCCGTGAAGTTATGGTTCACGCCCTGAATCGTTTCAGTCCTTTCGACTTCCACGTGATCGAGCATGACGCCTGCGCTTTGAATATGCGTGATCATCTTGAGCACATGCTTGGGTAGCGTATGCTTGATGTATGTTTGTTGGCTCTTTTCGATGGACGAATACAGCATCGATTCATCCACGACAGTAGCGTTAGGCGCCACGACGTGTTTGGTATCGATTTTGATTTCATCCGGATGGATTTCCATCGCTTCGACGAGCGTGCCTTTCCCACCGAACGGATTGGGAATGGCTTTGTACTTCTCAGTCAGGCCCGACAGACGACGATACTCGGCAGCGGTCAGAAGACCAGCTTCAGCCAACAGACCAATGCGGTCTTTCGTCTTATGTTCGTAGGGACGCGTATCGTCCACTGCCAGAGGCAACACTTCACCAGTCAGCGGATTGACGACGTCCTTCGAAACTTCAGAACTGTTGATCTTTTCGAGTTCGGCGAGGTCCGCATCGATCATTGCGTCGACTTCGTCTGTGATTTCGAACCTGGAGGAATCTTCATCCTCGTGTGCAACGGTGCGCTGGGCTTCGCGAAGCAATTGCTCGCTAGATTTCACCTCGGGCCCGTTTAAGCTCGGCGATGAGACCGTTGAGTCCGCCAGGTCGACGTCTTTTTTTACTGCGATTTCCTCTTCGTCTTCTGCTTGAGGTAACGTGCGACCTTCTTCGTCTTCTTCGGAAAGATCTTCCTGCGCTTCCTTACCCATCGGAGACTCGGTCTTCTGAGCAGCGATGTCTTTGGGAGACGCGAGCTTGTCTTGCATGGGCTTGTCGGCATCGATCGCAGTAACCGAGCGCGCTGCCATCAACACCATGTACATGCGCAGAATGTACTTCTGCAACTGCTTGTTGTTGTACGACACACCGTCGAGTTTGCGAACATCCTTCGCTTGCACCTTACCCGACTTGATGTCAGCTTTCATCTGAGTCTGGTAGGCTTCATTGGCGGACTTCTGCCAGTAATAAAGCTTTTCCAGATTCACCGCGATCCACTGATTCGAATCTTCGATGATGATGTTGATGTAGCGGTAGTTCTTCTTCTCGATACGGTCGAAAATGCACTTCGGCTTTTCCTGACCTTCTTCCGGCTCTGCGAGGAACTTCCAGAGTTCCAGCAGGAAACGCGCGCCGTCGTTGTGGAAGATCTTCAGCGAGTTCTGATCCATGTTCTTCATGGCATTGTTCAGACGGCTGATAGCAGGCAATACTTCAGGCGTCTTCACAATGAGCCACTGGTTTCGCTGGGAAACTTCAGCAGCACGATTCATCTCGCTGGTGACCAGATGCATCAGGTCGAACCATGCATTGTAATCCGCATACAACGAACGGATGTATTTGTAGTTGTGGTGAACGATCGCGTAGTTGGCAACCACCAACGTCTTCGGATCCTTCGGCATCTTTTCGATGTCCAGCAACTTTCGAAAACGTCGGTTGCGAACAAAGTAGCCGCGCAGAATCGGGTTCGAGTCAAACGTCACACGCCGAGGATCATTCGGCGGATCGATCAGCTTGAGCGGCGTATAGATCAGGATCGGTTTGTTGATGCCTTTGAAGAGCGGGTGATCCGAACCCGGCCCGACATCGATCTTACTGTCTGCAACGTAATGCAGAAGCGAGTTTTGCGGCAACTCCATGTCCTGAGCCACCGAGATGATTGGGGCAACCAATTGGCCGCCCTTACGAATCATCCTCGCCCTCTCAAAATTCTGATAAAGAAGGTTCATGAAAAGTCCCTATTAGCGGGTCATGTTGAAACAGACGAGCTTCGCCGTGTCAACCACCGCAGAAGCGATCAGTCGTCCCTTCGGATCGACATAAGCAATTTTCTTTTTGAAGAGATCGTTGACCTCTTTAACGCCCTCGTCAGTGTAGAGCGCATTGGCCGAAGACGTATCGCCGTCGAAGTCTGCATTGAGCAGAGCGAGACGAATCATGTTCGGACAGATGGTGTTGATGAAGGCTTCGCCACGAATCGGGAAAGACATCACATAGTCGTCTTCGACTTTTTCCCAGTTTTCGTTCAACACCCAGCGTTTTTCGCTGTTGGTGGTCGTTTTGATGTAGCCGATCGAAGGATAGATCGAACCCAGAGATGCAACGGGATACCGCGTCACAAACAATGGGAGGGTACTCAATTTTTTTACAACGGACAGATAAATCAGTTCTGCATAAGTCGCAGGGCTGACATTGTTCTTGTCCAGATTGTCGGGCAGCTCACCGATGTCTTGCAGCAGACGAACAGTCATGTCCGGGCCGCGATAGACCAAGGCCAGATAGTGGTTACCCACCATAGCCGGTTTGTGGCGCATCTCGACGTTTTGGAAGAGCGCGAAGAGTTTGTCGATCCCTTCGTCGCTGAAGAACTTGTCCCAGTCGTCCGGCTTCAGCTGAACATTCTCTTGCTTGAGCGTGTTCTTGTTTACCAGTTTGACAGGCGAGCCCGGTCCGTTGTGAACCCGGCTGAGGAAGTTGTTTTTGAACTCAAAGATAGCCACAGGGCGGCAGGCCCGGATAGCTTGGTAGAGACCGTAGACGGTGTGGTTCGGACCGATGTTGCCGGGGTCGCCAAGTTCAGTGATCCCTTCGTCCAGAGGCGAGATGACATTTCGTGTCCCATCCGCAATGTGACGAGAAGCCCATTTGCCCAGCACCAGCTTGCGTTTGCCGGAGATCAGGTTCTTCAGGCTTTCGTAGATTTCATTGAACGTCATCTGCAGCTTAAAGCGCGCAGCATCCGACACGTCTCGATCCGCAGCTTTACCGTCGCCAGGGATCGTGTTAGCGATCGACAAAAGCTTACGGTAGATCTTGTTGATTTCGTCTTCTTCGTTTCGACCATCGTCACCGATTTCCAGATCCCGCATGGCAGCCGGAATCACCATGACCTTATCGGTCAGGGCCACGTGCTTGTAGTTGACGATGAGCTTCTGGGCTTCCATCTTTTCCGGCGACTTGGTCGGCTGGAACTTGATGTCTTTCCAATGCTGCATGAAGTAACGAAAGCCGGTCTTCCCGTTGATGGGATCGCTCGGCATGAAGTCGCCTTCTTTATCGTCCCAGAGGGCATAACCCTTACCAGCGACGATGTCCATGTACAGGCGTTTGTTGCCAACGAGGGCATCGAAATACGCCGGGTGGAACACGGTCGTTTTGATGTTGATGTAGCTGAACTTTTCAGTTCGCATTTCCTCGCCGACTTTACCGAAAATCAGCGTGGAAAACAATCCATCGGGGTGAAAATTGATCCCGGAATTGTCGAAGATATCCAGCGCCGAGATGGGGCGCAGCGTCTTCAGACGTTCATCCTTTGGATCAAGAATCTTGATATTAAAAGGTACATTGATTGGCTTCACACTGAATCCTTAACGGAGAAATCGCGGTGGCTTCTAAAAAGAAACGCGGAGGGCGCGACGATTTCAATTGGGACGACGATCTTGACTTCGACATTCCGGACTTCGGGGGTGATAACCCCGAAGCCGTGAAGAAGGATCGTAAACCGATTGCGACTGGCGTAAAGTCAGCGGCGGCAGGCTTTGGCAAGACGTTCACCTCTGAGGCACGTCTGCGCAAGACCCTGACGAAATCATTGCCCAAAGAGTACGAAGAACCGATCTCGAAAGCATTCGAGATCAAAGATGGGGTTCGGGATCTATACAATACCAGTACGACCCAAGCCAACGAAATTACTCGTGAGACCAAACGTTCAGTCGGGCGGATCGCACGAAACCTGGAGTCTGCACTCCCCAAAAAGCTGGCTGAAAAGCTCAAAGCGTGGGGTGATTCCGCTGATTCGGACACCGTAGGTTCCCAATCAAAAAGCGAGATCGAGCAGGGCACGATCGACACGGCTTTTGCATCGATTTTTGCACAGACGCAGCAGGCTCAGGCTGACAATGAAAAGAAGCGTGACGCCCGTCAGGTCATTCAGGACCAGATCGATCAAAAGCGTCACAAAGACATGACGTCCATTCTGGGATCAATCGACAACTCGTTGCTGCAGTTGGCGACATTCCAGGATAAGATCCAGACCAACTATTTGAAGAAGTCCTTGGAGCTTCAGTTCCGTTCGTACTTTGTACAGAACGACATGCTTCAGCTTCAGGCGAAGTTCTTCGAAGAGTTCAAGACAGATCTGCAAGCGATCACCAAGAACACTGGTCTTCCTGACTATGTCAAGAAGGCACCGAAAGAAGCGCTGCTTGAGCACTTGCGGGAAAAGACATTCGACTCCCTCGCCAACTCGATTTCGAAACGGCGTAGTCAATGGCTGTCTGGCGTTTTCAAGAAAGCGCAAGGAAAACTTACCGACACGTTGGGTGGTTTGCGTGAAGGTCTGTCGATGGTTCTCGATACGGTCGAGAGCGGCTCCAGCATGTATGGTTCCGGCTTTGGTCCGTCTGCTGAAGAACTGATCGGTGATGCTGCCGGTGGGTTCGCGGGTAACAAAGCTCAGGATTGGATCGCGAAGAAGATCCGGGCCCAGATGCTCAAGAATCCGAAAGCCGTGAAGTATGGCAACAAGCTTTCTCAGATCTTTGGCAACCTGCCGCAGTTTGTGGGCAATGAGATCGAGAACGGCAAGTACGCCGACAAGCTTCCGGAATGGCTCAAGGACATTCTGAAACCCGAAACAGAATCAGCTGGTATCCGTACTAACCGCGAAGTCGATCTCGATCGTGCTGCGCAGTGGTCGGATAAGAACTCCCGTTCGCTGAACATCGTCATTCCTGAACTCCTTTCGAAGATCCATCACGAGCTGTATGTGACTCGTACCGGAGACGTGAAGTCTGCGCCTCTGAGTTACGACTACGAAAAGGGCAAGTTCGTTTCACAAAAAGATCGCCAGAATCAACTGGCAAACACGATCGTGTCCGGTCGTGCGAAAGACGCAACAAAGCATCAGATCGACTCCATCTTCAAGGAAATCGATCCTGAGGGCAACATCGATACGAAAGCACGTCAGGCCATCGCGGAAGGAATTTACGGCGCTAACAAGCGCAACGTTTATTTCAACCGTGAGAACATGCTTTCGTACGGGGTACTCGGCGACCATCCTGAAGCAAGAAAGAAATTCGAGGAATACCTCGATAAGGATAAGTCGGGTGCGCACGAACGTCGACTTGCCAAAATGTTCGGTAACGTCGGTGCGTACAACGGCGAAGTCAAAGACGTGATTCAGACACTCATCGATCAGGGTCGCCACGGCGAACTTGCTGACATGGGTATTCTCGATCTGAAAAATGGTCGGATCAATCTGGACATGATCCGTCGGATGGAACTGGGCGGTGGCTGGGAACAAGCAGCCGCCGAATCTGGCGCCAATCCGATTGTCGGACCAGGCGGGGCATTTGGCCCTCAGCTGCCTCACGGATTCAATCCGAATGGCGGTGGTCCTCGTCCGAAACTGTTTGGTCCGAAGAACCAGCGCGGGTTCATTAACCTCGGCGCACTCTTTGGCGGAAATAAAGCAAAGCCTCAAGTTGGCGACAAGATGATTCCTGGCAATGCCGGGGACATTAGCGAAGTCAGCAAAATGTTCCGTGAAGTCATTGACTCATTGAACAAGGTCGCGAAGTCGGGTGAACTCGGCGGTAGCGGCATCAAGGGTATTGAGAAAGCAATCGAAAAGGCTAGCGGTAAATCCGAACTGGCCGAAATCCGTGACATTTTGAAACGGATCGAAGAAAAGGGTATCGTTGGTGTCAACATGACGCCTGAGATGCTCGAAGAATATTTCAAAGGTAAACTCAACAATGTTACCGGCTACTTCGGCAAAGGCGGTCAGGCGCTTAAGTCGGGTGCTGGAAAGCTTGGCAAGTTTGCCTGGGACAGCATTAAAGGTTCGTATAACCGTACTCGCGCTATCGGCAAGAGTATCGGTAAGGCTGTCTTCGGTGCTGGTCAGGGAGCATTTAACTGGCTGGCTGAACAAAAAGACAAGTTCGATCTCTACATCGGAAACGAAGTAGAACCCCGTTTGAGCAAGGCCAAACTCGAAGCGGGTCGATATATCGACGAAGCCACTGGCAAAGTCATTACGAAGTTTGAGGATATCAAAGGTGCGGTGAAAGATCTCGACACCGGAGAGATTGTCCTCAAAGCTTCCGAGGTCAAAGATGCGATCTTGAAAAACTTCGAGACCGGTAAGTCGGTGCTGTTGCGCTTGACCAGCTGGGGTAAGAAGTCGATCAAAACCGCCATGGACTCGATCAAGAAAACCGCGGACAAACTGATGAACTTCTCCAAGTCGACCTACGGGATGGCTTGGGCAGGTCTGAAGAAAGCTTACGAGCGCTTCACGGACGGTCCGCAAGATGTGTACTTGAAGGATAACTACGAAACACCGGTTCTCCTCAAGCGCATTATGGTTCAAGGATTGTATTTCGATAAGGACACTCTGGATCCGATCACGAAAGTGAGTCAGATCAAGGGACCGGTAATCGATAACGAAGAAAACGTCCTGATCACGAAGGAAGATCTGCACAACGGTCTTTACGACAAGAATGGTCAGGAAATCAAAACGGGTTTTGATAAGATTACCCAGTACATCGGGAACTCGATCAAGAACTCCATCAACACTTACAAGAAGATTCTGGGTAAGGGTAAAGACCTTGGCATGCGTGCCATGGCCTGGCTCAAAGGCTTGTTTGGCTTCGACTCCCCCTTCACGGTCTTCTCCAGTCGCACGAATGATATCCTCACGGCAATCTACGCATTGCTGAACGACCGCATGCCTGGTGAACGCTCACCTGATCTGGATTCCATGATCGGCAAGAATCCCAGCGGCGGTGGCACAGGTGCTACGGTAAAGCAGGCCGGCAAAGCAGCAGGAGCCTTCAAAGAAGGTTTCATGAAGCGCTGGCGCCGTGGCAAAGATCAAGCTCAAGCCAAGTACGATGAACTCAAGGATCGACTCCCTGGCGACATCGAACGGGCAAAGAAAGCTGGGGGCGAACTCCGGCGTGATGCAAAAGACAAAATCGACGAATGGAAGGATCAGCATTGGGATCCGGCCGAACAGCAAGTACGTGAACGACTCGGTCTCGGTAAGGACCGCGTGGTAGACGGCTTGCATGCTGTCGTAGACACTCTGCGTGAGCGTCTGCCGAAAATGAAAGCTAAGGTAGAGGGCGATATTGACGGCGATGGAATTCGCGAAGGTTCCATCGATGACATCCGCAAGAAGCGCGCTGCTGCCAAGCAAGAGAAAGAAACCGAAAAGAAGGAAGCGGCTGCTGTTGCTGAAAAGGGCAGTGAGAAAGGTGCGTTTGCCGCACTGGCCAATTTCTTCAAAAAGAAAAAAGATGGTGACGACGAGGATAAGGATAAAGATCATTCCATCCTCGGCGATGTCGCTGACGCTGTAGAAGGCGAAGGCGGTGGAAAGGGTAAGAAGCGCGGCCGTATCGGTCGTGGCTGGGATAAGCTCAAAGGCAAGTTAACGCCCAAGGGTAAAGGACTGGGCTCGCGCATGTTGCGCGGAGCAGGTCGCCTGGCAATGGGAGTTGGTAAGCTTGGTCTGAAGGGCGCTGGACTTCTTCTGGGTGGTGGTTTGCTTAGCGCGGAAACGCTGCTTGGCGGATTGTCGCTCGTGGGTTCGGCACTCGGTATGGCGGGTACCGCTCTTGGCGCAATTATCTCTTCTCCGGTGACGGTACCGCTGCTTATTGCAGCCGGTGTGGGTGCAGCTGGTTACTTCGCGTACAAGTGGCTCACGAAACCTGATCCTCAACCAATCGAAAAAGTACGTCTCGTGCAGTACGGCTTCAAAGCCGGAGACATTGAAGCGTATAAGAAAATGAAGAGCATGGAGCAGCTTGTAAAAGATGCTGTCGTGTTCAAGGGTGAGAATGCTGAGTTCGATCCCAAGAAGGTCAATCTCCAAGAGGCGATGAAACTGTATGGCCTGAATCCCACGGATTCGGATCATGCCAAGAAGTTCGTTGACTGGTTCGCTAATCGCTTCCGTCCGATCTACTTGCAACATCGCGCCCTGATCAAAACCAGTCAGTCTCCGAAACCCTTGGAAGACGTCGATTCGAACAAGCCTGATTTCAAGAAGTCCTATTTGGATCAGTGTTTGTTCCCGGGTGGTCACTACTCGGTTACGACGAACCCCTTCAAGGATCAGGCTTACCTTTACACTTCCCAATACACGGTCGAGAAGCAAATCAAGGCCGCGCAGGAAGAAGTCGCGAAGGAAGGCACGAAAAAGGACGACAAGACTAAACCTGACGTGCCTGCTGGCTCCGCAGCTGCTGCTGCGATGGCTAAAAACGAAGCGGCAAAGAAGGCTCTGGAAAAGGAACAGACGAAAGACAAGACCAGCACGGTTGGCGTTCCGAAGTTGGATCCGAACCATGATCCTGATAAGGTCTCTGCCTTCAAGCGATTGATTGCGGCTACTACCGGTGCTAATGCAGCGCCTGGTGGTCCGGGGCGAGCACCGGGTGATCCGATCAGTGGTCCCGCGGGTCCCAAGGGCGAAAGCTCCCAGGGAAGCGCTAAGTTCGACGCTGGTGGTCTGAACGTCAAACAACCTGGCAATGGTACTGGTGGCGACATCAATGCCGTGCCTATCCCGAAGGGGAACGGTAACTGGGCGGCCCTCAAGGACACCATTGTTACTGCCTCCAAGATGGCGGGTGTGGATCCGAAACTCTCTGCTGCGATTACTGCGGTCGAGTCTGGTTTCGATTACACTGCCCGACCGATGGATAAGAAAACTGGCCGACTGTTCTCGTCTGCCAAGGGTCTGAACCAGTTCATCGATGGTACGTGGAATACCATGATGAGCAAGTATGCCAAAAAGTACGGGATCGACCCGTCGACTTCGGCAATGGACCCGAGAGCTAACGCACTGATGGGTGCGGAGTTCATCAAGGAAAACATGGCAGGGCTGAAGCAAGCGGTCAAGCGTGATCTGACTGCTACTGACGTCTACATTGCCCACTTCATGGGTCTGGGTGGAGCGCGTAAATTCCTCACCGCAGATCCTAACTCAGCTGGCGCATCACTCTTCCCGGATGCAGCCAAGGCGAATCCCTGGATTTATTTCAAGGATCCGAAGACCATGACTCAGCCCAAGACCTTGGGTGAGATCTATGGAGACTTCACGCAAAAGCTGTCGAAGAAACTTCAGACAGCAGGCTACTCGGATTCCGACATTGCGGGCATTGGTGCTGATCCGGCCAAGACCAAAGCGGAAAACGAAAAGCTGCAAGCATCTCAAGGTGCTGGTCCTTCGGGATCTGGTGCTGGTGGTACGGTCAATCCGGGTGCCCCTGTGGCATCTCCGAAACCGACTACTCCCAACTCAATTGCGAATAACCCGAATGTGGGTCCTGTACCTTCCGCGTATCAGCAGGAGACGAAGGCGCCTAAGGCCGCCGGGCTGGTGGATTCGCCCCGTCCGTCCTACGATCCGAGTGCAGGTGGTGGTGCTCCTGTCATGGCAGCGAGCCCTGCTCCTTCGCAGAGTCAGTTTGTTCGTCAGAACACACAACTCAACGCTGGCGATTCCTTGGACATCATGAAGCAAAGTCTCAAGGAAGAGCAGACGCACACTGGTCTTCTCCAGCGAATCGCTGATGGCATCGATAAGCTCAATTCCAGGTTCGATAAGAACATGGGAGTGACGCAAGCCGATGCCACTCCGCCTGCACCTGATGAGAAGAACAACTACGGTAAGAACTCTACTCCGATGACGGCGCCGTCCATTGGATTCCGTAGGGCGCTTGCTGGGTCATAAGCGAAAGATACACGAGGGGCCTAGGCCCCTCGTGTATTAATATGATTCGTATAATTTCTAACAGGAGTAGCGATGGGTGTAACCACTCGCGACGTAAAATGGTTGCGCAAGTCGTTTCTGCTCGCCACTGACAATCTCGATGATCAGTCGCTGCAAGAGTTCGGCTATACCGATACCATTGCTCGTCCTTTCGACACGAGCCCCGGGGGCAATGAGGTAATCAATCCTCTTCCTCAATTCACACGGCATTGCGACATCAAAATCAAGACGCCGCTCATGAACACTTTTGGTATTGGTCGCTGGTACGATGAAACGTACGGCCAGTACTCGCAGAAAATCTACATGCGCTTTGGTGTGCCCGAATTCACGCCGATGACGCAGTTCTTCACGGGCTTCTACAGCTATGAGGCATCGCTCCTGGCACGTACCGGACGTGCTACTCCTGGTATCGCTTACTATCTTGGCCGCGGTATTGGTCTTGCTGTAACGATCTTCAACATTCCGCTTCTGCTGACCTCGGTGGTCATGGAAGCCTACAAGTTTTTCGTGCAAAAGCAAAGCTCGAAGTTTTACTACTTCAAGCCCGCTATGCATCTGTACTGGAACGCAGTCACCACGCTTGTGAACCACTACTGCGTAAACCGAGGCATCATCCCACGGATGTTCACTTCGGATCAAAACCAGGAGATGGCTGGTGAGAACACTTACTCGCAAAGTGATCTCGCGCGTTTCGCCCAAGTGTTGGAGATCTTTGACGAGAATGGTCAGATCGACATGTACCGCTATGCTTCGCTGGCACATCGCCGCAAGAAAGCGTTCATGAATCGACTGAAGGACATGCTCGATGTTTCGAACCTGGACTTCAGCTCTCTGCATAACCAATTCCGCTCTGCTTTGAATCAGCAAACACAGCCCGTACAAGGCCGCGCGTTCAAAGAGTATATGGAGCTGTGGCTCAGCTCCACTCAGGGCAATGCGGGCTCTTCTAGCACGAATTCGGATGGTTCCCAGGGCGAGTCTGTGGCTGACACCCAGATTAACACGGTGGATCCCAACGATCGCGACAGTCTCTGGAAGCTTTTGCAAACGGAATGGGATGACGGTTCGGCATTTATTTGCTGCCGGGTGAATTCCACCGGTGAAGTCTCCGAGTCGTTTTCCAGTTCGACAGCCAAGTCGGAAATCGAAGACAAGATCAATGGGATGGCATCCCAAGCTCGTAAGACCAGTTTCAATTTCTCTGGCGGTAATCTCGCTGGCGTGTTGTCTGGTGTGACTGGAGCAATTGGTGACTTCGTAGGCGGTGTAGCCGACCAGTTCAACATTGCAGGTCTTGCTGTGTTGGGTGGTGCGGCGTTCGTCGACATCCCGGAACACTGGGAGCAGTCCTCGGCATCTTTGCCTCAGCAAACGTACACGATGACGCTGATTGCGCCTTACGGTAATCCGCTCTCGCAGCTGTTCCAGATGTACATCCCGCTGTTCATGATTCTGGCAGGCGCCTTGCCTCGTTCGACTGGTAAGCAGTCGTATACGGCTCCGCCTCTGGTACAGCTGTTCGACAAGGGCAAGCAACAGACGCGTTTGGGTATCATCGATTCGGTTCAGGTTCGCCGCGGTATCACGAACTTGCCGTTCAACAAACACATGCAAGCGATGGGTATTGAAGTGACCTTCTCCGTGAAGGATCTCTCCTCCATCATGCACATGCCGATCTCGGAAGGTTTTTCGCTGAATCCGACTAAAGGCATCTTCGATGAAGACACGACGTTCTCGGACTACATGGGCACGCTCGCAGGTCTGGACATCGATGACCAGATCTATTCGTTCCGCAAATTCGCATTGAACGTAACCCGTTGGGCTTCCAACTGGCGTAGCTGGACGTCGAGCTCCCACATGGCTTCGTATCTGGGTAACGGAACGCCTTTGCGTTTCGTCTCCATGCTGTACAAGGGTATCGATCCTTAAACAAAAAAAGATGGCATATACTCCTGGGCGAAAGCCCAGGAGTATATGTTCGTTCATTGTGGAAACTGCACTCTCGGGTCAGAATCGCGCATCTGCACGTTCGAACCCACAGCCACTGATTGAGGATAACGACGTTTGATTTCGTCATCCACAGTGAACGGTCCTTTAAGAACCGACAGAGCAGCATAGGTTTTATCCACCGCCGAGGTCGACGTCAGACTGCCAGTCGTGAAGATGTTCTTCACCTGAGTGGACGCATTGAGCAGAGACGACAGATCTCGGAATGTCGAATTCGAACTGATGGGAGTCCACGAGGACGTATTCCAGTTCGGGTCGATTTTCTGATAAGCGCCCTGATACTGAACGAACTGACCGTTCGAACCGGAAATGTCCGCCGGGGTATAAGACGTCTTGTCATTTCTGGCCAGTTGCTTGACTGCATCGGGCTTGAGCATGCCGACTGCACCCGAGCCCATGTAGTCGACCATGGAAGCAACGGACGACAAATCGCCACGCTTGATGGCACCTGGCAGAGAACCAGTTGCGACCGTATAGATCAGCGAAGACTGGTTGGCGATATTCGAGGAACTTTTGATCGTGTCAGCAACCACGCTAAAAGCGCCCTGGATGCCCTGTGCGCCGGCTTCGCCTACGAGTGAGGTGAAGACACCACCCAAGGCTCCGTTGGCGCTCAGAGCGACGCTGGTGCGTCCTGCGACGGCATTGAGGGTATTCGCAATACTGCGCAGGTCAGACAGATTGCCGGTTTGGACCGTACGAACGATCCCGTTGACTGTTGTGTAGACTTGCGAAGCTTTTCGAATGAGACCAGTTACGGCATTGACGTCGCTCTTAACGGCAGCAATGGCGGATTGACTACCACTCACGATTCCGTTAACCAGCGATTTGGCCTTTGCGTATTCGTCCGAAAAAGCCGAAGAAATTTTGTCCGTCAGCGACTCAGTGTCGAGACTCAGTGCGCCATCGGTAGCGCTTTTCAGGACATTGCCCGAAGTGAATTTGCTCAAGAAACCGAACTTGTCGGACAGATCAAAACCCGTGAGGTTCAGATCCTGAAAACTGTTAACGACCGAGGAATCAGTCTTCTGATAGACATCCTCGACAACAGTTTTCTCATCCGGTGTCCGGCTAAAAATGCTTTTAGCTAAAGTCGGCATCGCATCACCAGAAAAAAATATAGGTCACAACATAAGCAGATTCCTGACACTGTAGCCCGAAGGCTACAGTGTCAGTATCCATATTATTTCTCTTGAATGGGAGTAAAGTTCATGTCGCGAAACTTCACGAACTCATGGTGCTTTTCACCCCGAAGGATGTCGCGCACGTCATTCAAGATGCCGATGTACAGACTGCTATGGCTCGGACGGATGGGGAGTCTGTCTTCGCCTTGCAGGTAATAATGGTCGAACGGCAAATCGTTTTCGGCCATCATCTGCGCATAGTGGCTGTTGGTCTGGAGCTTGAGAATCGTCGCATCGATAATCAACTCACGAAACTTATCGCACGAATACTTCTGCGACAGTCGCATGAAATTGATTGCCTGATGAGGCTCCATGTTCCGAATCGAATCCCGCGAACCACCGGTATTCAGATAGCACCACATGTTCTGCACGGTCCGGAAATGCCCGAGCAGAGGATGATGGATCGGCTCACCAACGTTGTACGACAACGAGAGCAGTCGACCGAGTTTGGTCTTCGCTTTCATTTGCGTATTGATGTGGGTGAAACCGTCTTCACGCGGATCGGGACGCACAGTCAAATCACTCATTGCTTTCTCCGGATTCTTTCTTTTTCTTGTGGCCGAGCAGCTGGCGCATCAGGTTCTTCAGTTTGCCTTCCTTCTTGCCTTGGAGGAACTCGTTGACTTGCGCGATGAGTTCGGTCTCGCTGTCTTCTTCGCCCAGGCTCAAGAGAACATCAGGCGTGAGAGGATACCGAATCTTACCGACAATACGACGACCATCAGGCATCTTCCAGATCGTCAGTAATTCGATCTCTTCAACGCCTGCCACCACTGCCGCTTTAACGAAAGTCGATACCGACATACCTTCGTCTTCGGGAAATACTTGATTCGTGACATTGCCACGAGCCGACGTCCGGCCTTCCGGAGTCTGGGCAATGCCATTGCGTGGGTCATTCACGTACTTCTTCAGTAGCGAATCCCAGCGTTCCAAGGACAGTATGCCTAGTCCTCGAAACAGAAATCTGTGGGTCAGATACCAGAGGATGTTTTGCGGGCGACGAGGAAAATCGAAGTTCCCCATCTTTGTTAATTCCATCTGGCTGTTGACGCGTCTTGTGACGCGACTATCTTCTTTTCGTGCCATTTGATAGGCTCCAAACTGTGATATGGTTGACCATACCGGTTAAGATGACTTTGGTCATGTGCCAAAGTGTTTAAGTAAAGCTTCGAGGAATTCCGTCAGCGTCTGCGTGTAGCGATACAGCTGCCGATGGTTGTATTCCATTGAGCCATAAAGCTCCTTGTCGGAATCCTTCATGTACTCGTAGTAGGTGTCGATCAATTCGATTGCTCGTTGGATCTTCACCCCAGCGTCGTCCACGTAAAAGCCTTCGTGAACAAAGAGGAAGTCATCGAAACGAACCGTCTTGATGTTCCTCACAAAGAAAAGTCCTTGCTCGATATGCGTTCTTTCTTTTAAGTGGTCATTGACCTCCAGTAGTGATTTGATGAAATCCGGCAGGTTATCTGAGAAGTTTTCAATCTTCCCCAGAGATGCCGGCGACTCAGTCAGTCGAATTTCGGTCATCCCAATACGTGTCAGTGCGAGCTTCAATTGCACATAAACGTTCTCGGGATTGGCGATCTCCGCTTCTTCCTTTACGGGTTCCTGATCTTTCTTGGACCGCAAAAAGCCGAACAGTCGCTGTATCATGTGATCATCATTCAATGGATTTTCCAGACATAGATCCAAATAGTAATATATGTCTGAGCTGTTTTAAAGGAGAAACAATCGTGTCCTCTTTGACACCTGAAAAGATCGAGGAAAGCTTTCAGGACCTCGACTACACCACGGGCGTACGTAAGCAGATCGTGACTGCACTGCTGCCGGATGCTCTAGGAAGCAAAGATCCTGAGCTCGCTCGAACTGTCATGCAGGGCCTCGACGGCATCGATAAAGTTGCCCTTGGTCGTCTCAAGCTCAACGAGAAAGCCAAGGAAAACGAAACCCGTGCTGACGAAGCCGCGGCAATGGCACAATATCTGGTCACTTTGTCTGACCGCCGCCAACGCGAAGGAAAGCCCGAAGTACAGCAAAACGAAACCGCAGGTCGTAAGCTGCCGGCAGAAAGCCGACCCGCTTACGATCCGTCGATTCGCGATGCATCGGCAGGAAACGAGAACACGGCCGAATTCACCGAACGTGTGGAAGCCCAGAACGGGAAGCGTTAATTCTTGTTCCGGAATCCGTCCAGTTTCCGATCCAGTTCATCAATCGTGATGTGTCTGGTAGTGTCGACTGCGTCGTTCGCCAGAATCCGCTCGTCCGGATAGACGATAGAGAAGTTTTCAACGTTGATGAACTTAAGGCAAATCCTGGGAGCCACTGCGGCTTCCAGGAGTGCCAAGCTATTTATGCCGCGTTTTAGCGCTTCGATAGCATCTTCGTTTTCGTCAGGATTGACGTTGAAGTAAACCATCGGACCGATCAGGATCAGGTGAGGCTTGGGTTCCTTGATCAGTGCATTGCCTTGAGTGTTCAGGTAATGATGATAATCGTACATGATCATCATTACGTAATTTTCGGCACAAAAACCCGGAGTGAGTTCTTCCAGCGGTTTGCTGAAAACATTCACGCCAATGATGCCTCTTAGCTTCAGGTAGATGTGAGAACGCAACGCAGCCTTCTCTTCTTCCGAGAAGTCGTACGGCCAGACATTCACGTCCAGTTGAGGCTTCTGATGGTTGGGGAGTTCATGCGCAATGGACTCCTTCATCAGTTCCGCTACCTGAGGATAGAGGAACTGGAAGATGTTCGTATGCAAGGATTCCATGAGCGTTTCCATCTCATGCTTGCCGTACATCTCGTCGTATTCTTTTTTGTCGATCCCTTCGAAAAAGTCACCCTTGCGCTGGTGATAACCTTTCTGAACGATCTTGGTAGCAGCTTCAGGATTCAGACGCTTAATGACACCATAGCGTGCATCCAGAAGCGAATGGATGTCGATGTAGAAGCCTTTCATTTTTCGAGTGCGTCCGCCAGAATGGAAGGATTACCGTACGTGTAAAACACGACCAGCATCACGAGGTGACGGTTATTCCTCAGGATGCTTGTGATCGCTCCCGGCTCCGGAATACGATCGGCGTATTGCTTGGGCAAGAACGAAAGCTTCTCGTCTTTGCATTCCTTCGTATTGAAGGAATGAGCCAGATGTTCGATCAACTGATCGTAATCTTCCTTCGGCAGCGTAAAGCGCGAATGGAACAAAGCAGTCAGCGTGTAAACCAGGTTCAGATGCAACGTATCCTTGAAGATCAGATCCTGGATGTTTTGCAACGAATCTTCCGTGAACACGAGCCAGCCCTGCGTTTGCAGAAGAACGTCAGCGAGGAACTGTGCTTCATTGTTCCGATTGTCGCCCGAAGTTGCCAGGTTCACGAAGTAATGCGCCATCGCTTCGTCGATTGCGTTTTGTGCAACCTTGGTGATATCTGCCATTTCAGTCATAAAGACTCCGACAAAAGTTACGACAGACAGACTGGGCAATGCCCAGTCTGTCACACAAGATGGCTCACAGCGTGTTGTCGTAGTGCATGCCAAAAAGAATGTTTCGCAGCGAACGGGTCGAACCGACCTCACCCGCATAGGGTTCGAGCGCTTTCATCGAAGCGCCACCAGTCTTCAGAATCTGTTGATTCATGAGACGATTGCCTTTCACGTCGCCCCCGCGCCAGTGCATGAATTCTTCAATGGTCTTCTTCAGACCGAAAGCTTTCAGCAAAGACAATTCGGGATAACTGATCTTGGATCCCTTGCTATCGCCAGTGACCTGACCAGTAAAGTCGTCGATCGAGTGGTTGTTTTCCGGAATGGAAATCTTCTCGACCAGCAGCTGTGCCTGACGTCGTACCGGGAACGGTAGAATCAGATACGCATTCGGCGTCAGGAACCAGTCGCCCGATTCATCCTGATACCAGATGTGCTGGAAGAATTCGATCCCATACTTCGGGCCCAGGACGTTGATGTTTCGCATCACATCCAGAGCGTATTTGCTGCCCGGCGGATCGATATACACCAGGGCGCCTTCTTTGTTTCTCATGCGCTCAATCCAATTATGGAACTGAGCGTCATTCAGGTACTTGGGACTCTTGGGGTCGAAAAGCTGTTGGTACAGAGCCACGTTCGGATTGCCAGGGGCAATCGAATCGATGATCTCCAGACACACCTTCTCGGCCGCCTTACGGTTACGTGGCATAGGCTATTCCGGTACACGAATCATGCGGAGTTTGATCTGCTTTTCGTTGCAGCGTTCCATCATATCTTTGGTACCGGGAGAGTGACCATCCCAGAACCCCAGACCATGGCTCGAAACATTTGCCATTTCCTGGTTGCGCATGAAGCCGGCCAGAGCGTTGTACTCCTTGCCTTGACCGTTCTTCTTGATGCGGGCACCAGGCACGTCGATGTTGTTCCAGTCGGCAGGGCATTCATGCCAGCGCCAACCTTTAGCCTTACACCAGTCCACGATCAATTTGTCGGGACCTTCGAAGGCCATACCGGATACAAACACGGTGTTTTCGGGGGTAAGTGCCCAGTCACTGATAAAGCCGATGAGGCATGCTTCAAAAGTTTCTTGGTCTTTATATTTCCGACTGCCAAAAACGACAACTACGTTTTTGAACTTTCGCAATTCGTCACGTCGGATTGGACGAATCGGCTTGCCATCGCTCATGAGTTCCGCAATCCTTAAAAGCCCCGAAAATCGATAGTTCTTCTCAATATATCGAGGCATAAAAAGGAGAGCGGAACCAATCCGCTCTCCGGGTTTACATCCAGTAAGGCTTGTACTTGTCCACACGCATGCGCATCAAGTCCAACGTCGAAAGGAACGGAACGGGGTGATCGTCGTTGTTGACCGTCCACCAGCCGCGGGTGCCACCCAGGATCTGATCCCAGTCGTAACCCTTTTCCTTGACGCCCTGGAAGAGTTCTTCTGCCGTGCAAAGCAGACCTTGCGAACGAAGCTCCGGCATGAGCCGGGTCATCTGCATGAGTTCCATCGTGATCGTGAGAGCCCGTTGCAGCATCAGGTCTTCATCGATCTTGGTGCGAACCTTCGTACGCGAGAGTTTCACGTCAGGGCGAAGAACCAGTTGGTAGTTCTGATCGTTGCCCGACAAACCGAAACGATCCGGGTGCGTCAGCAGATTATAGAACTCAGACATCGAGGGCAGTACGCCCTGCTTCTGCGAAACGACCAGTTGCATCGGAATGCCGGACGGACCAGCCTTGCCGCGCAGCTCGACCATCGACAGCACGTTCAGGTCGGTGTCGCCTGCATGCGAGTCGTATTCGTCGCGCGGGAAACGCGGCGTCTTGTCCTTCGTGAGCAATTTCTCCAGATGGTACATCTGAAGGATCGAGTTCATGATGTAACTGAACTTGTCAGTCACACCCTTCATCTTGACGTTGCCCTGGATGTGTGTGAGCTTCTTCTTTTCCGGGTTGTACGGATCCATGTTGAAGATCGGACCAACCTGTGCCGTCATCGAGTAGTAGTGCGCGGCCTTATGCAGAAGCGGCGGGTACTCGGACAGCAGACGCAGCTTGTTGATGCCCTGACGCATGAACATCGTGTTCTGGCCGGATTCGCCGAGCTTGTTGTCTTCCTGCATCTTCATGACGTCCTTCGTCACGAAGTCGGTAAACGAATCGAGCAGGCCGAAAGTCGGAATGATGGTTTCCATCAGTTCCGACAGACTGCCCTTCTTCAGGAAAGGCAGCTTGCCGCGCATTTCCTTGTCTTTCTTCGACTCCTCGAATTTCATTTCGAGCCAGTCTTTGGTGGTGTCGTAGTACTCGTCACCCGTGTAATGCACACGGTTGGTCACGACGAAGCGTTCCGTCTCGACGATGTCTTCACCACCGAATTCACGAATCTGGTTACCCAGGTCCGTCACACGCGCTGCCTGCGTGTTCATTTCCGTTTCGTACATCGAACCGGTCGAGTGCTGAACCCGGCTCATGGCCGACAGCGTCTTATACAGAGCGACGGTTGTTTTGTACAGGTTACCGCCACCGACGTAACCATTGAGGACGGCCAGACCACCATTCAAAACGGCTTCGCCGTGAATTCCGTAGTACCAACGGCCGACGGGAATATCCATCCCGCCACCAACGTTATACATTGCTGCCAAATGCTCTGCTTTGGCATAGGGTTGCTTCAAGGGCATGAATGCTCTCCAATCATTTGAAATGAAGAATGCGTGAGTCAAATTATGGGTTAAACCATTAAAAATTATGATTTGACTCTTTAGTTTTTATCCTTAGCGAGAAAAGCATGGACCACATTTTCCAGTCGAACATCTACTCGGATCGGGATCCGGATCAGAACATGGTCCAGATGAACTCGTTGTTTCTCAACCTGGTCTCGCAGTCCGCCTATTGCGATTGCCAGTCGCAGCCGCTGAAGCAGTATTTCGGCGACTTCTACACGAAGGCACGCTTTTCGGTGGAGAACACGTTCGACAAGTTCCTCTCCTCGGCTCCGATCGAGTTGCGTCCGGCAAAGCTCTTCGAGCGTTTCCTGGACACGCATCCGTATGCGGACATCATCCAGTATCGCGCTGAGATCCCCGAAGGACTCATCGTGCCGTACCTCGAATACCTCAAGGTACTCATGCCGGCTCAGGAGTCGGCCAACAGCATCGTGAAGGACGTGATCGATCCTTTCAGCCAGTTCGTCTCGAAGATGATCTCGGACGAAGTCTTCCGCAATCAGGCTGGCCATCAGATCAAGGAGTTCGCTAAACTTGAACCGGAATACGTCAAGATCAACAAGGAATTCGCCAAGTGCTTCGGCAAGAACGACTTCCGTGCTTCGGCGGCATTCGGTGAAGTGGTCAGGCGCAACGGCGACTGGCGTGCGGTGTTTTCGGAAACGGCGGAACTGAAGAAGCTGTATCAGGCTTTCCCGGCAGCCGATCTCACCAAGAAGCTCAACCGCCTGTACGAAATGCTCGACGAACTCGTCGATCAGATCAAGCTCGATCACTACGCACAGGTCGAAAAAGAAGTCACGCAACTGCTGGGCAACGGCATGTATTTCGTGGCCAAGATGGTTGAACTGGCAGCCCTCACGACGTTCCGTTCGCGTACGTTCATCGAAGCGATCAACACCACGATCAAGAACATCGAAGAACTGCCGACGGTGACGGGTCGTGCAGGTGTCGGTGCTGCGGGCGATGGCTTCATCGCTCACGATCACCAATTCCGTTAATCGGAAGCAAAAAAAATAAAGCTCTGACTACACTGGTGGCCTAGGCCACCAGTGTAGTATGTCTCTTAATTATCGGCGAGTTGTAGCGGACGCTCATGCACGAAATCAGATAACATCTGTTCGCGACGAATTTGAGCGCGTGCCAACTTGACCTTACGCACGTAGCGTGGGTCACCAGGGTTATACATGGCAATGGCGCGGTCCATCGTTTTATAACGGTCCAAGTTACGACGGATAAGTGTGGCGCCAAATCGAACGTTCGTACAAGCGTGGAACAAGTCTTTCGCGTATATCTTTTTCTTCCTCAGTTCAGCCAGGTGAATGGAATTGATTTGCATGAGCCCGTAACTCACCGAGCCATTTCGATCGCGATGGATGGCCTTCGGGTTGTTGTTACTTTCGACCTTGACGATGGCCCTCAGGTCCATTTCATTCAGGTCGTTCTGTTTCGCGATGTCGGCAATGCAATCCGCAAAGGCGAAATTGCAAATGCACAAAAGGAGTGTGAGTAAGAATAGACGCATTGTTTTCCTTGTTATTACTGCTGGTTGTAAAAAACTGCTGACACAAACATCATCCTACTCCCTTGTGGGGAGTAGGATGTGTCCGTTGTTTTTCTTCATCCGTGTTGAGGCTGAAACAACTGTTCGCGCTTTTCGAGCAGATCGCGTACTTCGATGACCACTCTGAAGATCTCGTCGTAAACGAGCCAGCATGGCATCATCACTACGATTTGACGAGCGACGCGCGTCATGTCGTGGTCAGACTTCTCGCTGAGTTGAACTGGGCACACAAGGTCTTCCACGGGACGTTTGCCCCAGATCTTGTCTGCACAGGCGATCGGCAACTCCATTGCGTGCGGATCCACGTTCGTGATCTTGAACTCTTCTTGAATTCGCAGCAGGATTGATCGATCGAGTTCCTTTGACCCAGCTATCTTCGCAGACAGTGAGGAAAGGAACATGAGGCGTTTCATGCGTTGGGGTAAGAGGTGGAACAAAACCCGCAATGTGCGGGTCTGGAATCTCTTATTCGACAGTTTCATGGCTGATATAAAACCTGCGAACAATAAAGTTAGTCATCCCCTACGCGGCTTTTTTCGTTCTCGCCTGCTTCGCCTTGTTCAGGCGTACATTTGAGTAGTAACCGCAGTAGGCACCTACGTCATCACCTGCTTCGATGACGGTGAAGTAACGGAACACACCCGGAGACTCTTCCCACGTAAGAAGCGTAACCTTCGGATTCGTTTCTTCGATCCTCTTAAGACCATTGCGATCGGCTATATCAATGCCGAAAGAGAGGATCGTGGGCAGCGTGAGTTCCACGCCGTTTGAGTCCCGGTAGAGGGCGTCTACCTCGATCGAAGCTACCCCTGGCTTGATCGACGCCTTCAGTTTCGTTACAGGAATATCCTTGTTCTTCTTTTTCGTGATCGACGTCTCATATAAATGAGGCGTCAGATCCGTCACCGCGTATCGGCTGACCGAGGAGTCTTGACTCAACCACTCGTCCAGACGAGCCGCCACAGCGTTCATGGCAAGCACGGCCTCCAAGGATTTCTTCGGTGGATCGACCACTTCCGTGACGACCTGTTTGTCTACGGAAGAAAGATTGTTGTTATAGCTGTTGGGCTGGTACAAGGCCCACTTACCGTATTCGGTGAACTGCTTGAACACGTTGGCCTTGAAGAAAGCGCTCAGATGAGCAACGACCATTTCGTCTTTGTGATCGCCCAGTTCAGCATGATGGGTAATCAAGGTCTCCAGAGACGCAATGGGTTCCTTCGTTTGGATGACAGAGTAAGAGGTATCACTCAGTCGTTTACCGAACAGACCCAGATCCTTGTCGATGGCGCCCATGAAGTAGCGGCCCGCATCACGATCGGAACCAGTTCCGTTGAAGAAGAGCTTCTGATGGCAGATGAGTGGATGCTTGTCCACCTCTGCGGCCTTCCAGTAACCCTGTGCTTCGGATTTGTGAGTTTGTTCGGGAATCATGCCAGCAAGGGTCATGTTCTTGCCGAGGTTGGCATTCTGGTCTGCCAGCTGGTTACCCAGGAAGATCGAGTGGCCCGGCATCCATTCTGCACGGATGTCGAAGTCCTTCAACTCACCCTTGAGTTTCCAGAGGTGCTGCCACAACTCTTTGTTTTTGATTTCCTGACCATCGCGACGTCGCCAGTTGTTCTTCGCCCAGAGGGGGAGGACTTTGTTGAAGCCGTCGAGGGTATACTCGCTATCCAGCCAGAGGTGGATTGTGCGGATGTTTTCACGCTGGCAATATTCCAGTGCCTTGATGAGGGCAGTGATTTCACCAGCATTGTTGGTCGAAGGACCCATCGGGCCAAAAGCGTCGATGTAGAACAGCGGAGTGACTTCCATCGACTCCATGTGCCGATCCAGGATCGACATCGTGCCTTCTTTCAGTTTCGCTTCGTCCAGGAACTCGTAAGGATCTTCACCCTTACGGAAGGCGTCGAGCATTGCTTTGTCGACGTAGCCTTCGTTGGTTACGTAGAAGTCGGGGTTACCGCTTCCTTTCTTGGGAGGCTCATTCGAATACGCGTAACCATGAATGCCCCAACCACCTTCACCGGGATTGGGCACGCATGATCCGTCCGTATGCAAAATGATAGCATCGATTTTAAGATCGCTCATGAGTTTTCTCTAGGTGGCATTAGACACTGTATCAGCGCTATGCCTAAGTTTTTATCGACATTGTTCCACGCGTTGTCTGGTTTTGACAATCACGTTAACCAAGAGGTCGATGTATTTGTTTTGTCTATCCATGTAATCCTGGATATATGCATCGAGACTTCCGTCATCAACTGACAGAGTCTTTAACTTCTGTCGATCGATCTGAGGGCGACGTGGGAACCTGGGCATGTTCTCCTGATCACACATGTCAACCATCATACGGTTCTGATGAGTAATATATTCTTGATTTTTGTCAGGTTCTGTTTTCTTCGGTTGACTCGCACACGCAGCCAAGAACACGAAGAGAACCCCCGTCGTAAGTTTCTTCATCTCTCGTTTCCGGCAAAATAACCCCGGGTACGGGACTCAGTGAAGAGCCCCGTATTCCCTTAGTCGTCGTACTTATTGAAGAAATCCTGGTAGGATTTCCTCCGTTTGTCAGCAGCTGATTGAGAAGCTGTCTGGTCGGAACCAGATGCTCCTTCTGCTGCCTTTCGGTGAGGCGGGACATGCGTTTTAAAAGCAGTCACGACATTGTGTTCTGCTGGTTCCGGAATACGACCGGGGATTTCCGCAGGGTTCACACACGTGACTGGGTTCAAAGTCGGTCGGGCCGCCAACTTCCCTTCCAGTTCTTTGATTCTTTCTTCCATCCGATGGACATTAGCTGCTTCCACGGATTTCTCTAGTTTGATATGTTCCTGGGATAACTGATAGAATCTAGGGATGATCAGGAAGAGCGCGAAGATCAATCCCGAGACAAAAAAGAGCAGGAACACTCTTTTCCTTTGAGTCCTCATCCCTTCTTTCAGGGTGATCCCACCCAGAACCAGTTCTTTTAAGAACGGCCAGATGAGCCTGAAGATGTAAAAAGCTGATGACATGCCGAGGACCTCTTATCCATTTTATGACGGTTCCGTGTTCCTCATGTATTTTACCACTTATGGTGGAAAAATTCTAACAATTTTTGATCGGCTGTAAAAAAGGTGAGCCATGAACGTAATCAAAGGCTTTGCTGTCTATCGCTCGTTCGTCAATAACGCACCTGGTGTTGTTGCCGACATCGGCGAGTTGGCACCTCTGGGTTATACCTTCGCCAAGGAACCCAGGGTCTATTCCTCGCTGACATATCCCACATTATCACTGGTCCACTTTCCCTCGAAAGGCAGTGGCGTCGGCTTCGACGCGGCCATTCCGGACGACCAGCGCGACCACATTTTGCAGGTCGCAAACCTGATTTACCAGAAGTCGCTCAGCAATACGTCGGTGATCGCACCGGGCGAATTCGCCCAGTACATTATCGACCAGATGGGTGCAGCCGTTGCAAACGTGACGGTCGGCGGACAAGTGGTGTCGGGCAATCGCTCGATCGTGGAATGGATCCAGTGGAACAATACCGCGGTCGACAATACGAACATCAACAAGTTGTGGTTCGTCAACTCGTCGTTTCTCGGCCAGTTCGACGAATACGACTTCACGGTCATTCCGCCTTTCACGCCGGTGTCGCAATTCTTCGGCCAGCCGGCTGATGTGAAAACGCTGCTCGCATCGCGCAACTACAACCAGCAAACGCAGGCTGTGGACGACGCGCGCGCAGGTACGTCCGAGACGTTCCTCTGGGGCAACGAGTACAACTACGTGAACCCGGTGAACGCCAACGACAAGACGCCTGCAAAGTTCGCAGTGCTCGGTTATGGCGAAGCGGCCAACAACATCGATCTGATCAAGCAGGCGATCGTCGATTACCTGCTCGGCAACTCCACGCAAACGCGGGATCAGTGGAAGGCAATTCTCCCTGACCTTTTTTTGCGAACGGAGGTGATGCTCTTCCCCCAGTGGGGAACGATGGCAATTGAAAACGTGGCGGGCGGTAACAACGGCATCTATTCGCCGATCCAGTTGCTGCAAGCTGTTCTCACGCAAGTGCAGAACGACGCGACTGGTTACGATCCCACGTATGTGCAGGGTAACGCTCAGATCTGGACGTTCCCGTACATGTCGATTTCCATCGCATCGATCGGTAGTTCGGAAAACCGTGACGGCAAGACGAAGCTCTCGGACTGGTTCCCGGATTACTTCTTCACGCCGAATACGTCGGCCGACTTCAACCGCATGTCGCTCGACACCCAGGGCTGGTTCAACATGCTCATGGCGATGCTCCCCATCGCTCGTGACATGACCAGTGGTTCGACGATTCCCAACGGCTACACGCGCGTGATTCGCGGCACCAAGATGTATCTGGCCAAGAGTTACGATGACGTGCAGTTCCTGATCCAAGCACAGGCGGCACCGTAATGGCTGAACTCCTCCCTTCGATCGGGGCTTCGGGCGATTGGACGCTCAAGCCCCCTTTTGACACCAAATACACTGCCGGTCTCGCCTACAGCTGTCGAGCGATCAACAAGATCAGCTCGTTGGTGGCAACCGGCGTCGACGTATTCAATACGTTCTATGTTCCGAACGATTTGACGGTCGATAAGTACAACGCAGATGTTGCGGCCGACCTTTCGATGGTGACGTTACAGTCCTCGTCTGGTCAGGTCCTCATCCTGCCGTCGACTTACTTGTCCGGCTGGCCGAGTGCGGATTCCGTACCTTATGTGGTTATGGGCATGGTGATCAATTTGGGAGCGATCCCGAACACACTCGATCCGACGTTCCTGACCCCTAAGGTGGCTGCGGTCATCAAAGCGGCCTTGGGACACGACCCGGACATCCAATACGCTACGTTGTCGGAGACGACCAACAAGACGTGGGATGACCACACGGCACTTGAAAACCTGCGCTTGGCGAATATCACGGATGACAATTCGGATTACATCAAGCGCCTGAATGCTGAATCGGATCTGGCCGCAGCACAGGCACAGATCGCAGCATTGCAACAATTCATCATTCAATCGGGTCTGACCGTACCGAGCGCATAACGAAAACAGACACTACTGGAGGCGTGAGCCTCCAGTAGTGATCTTGTGACTTTATCTATGGATTAATCATGTCTCCTTACGCGAAGCTATCGGGAGTGTGGAAACACGTCTCGCAAATATTCATCAAGCAGGCTGGTGCCTGGAAGCAAGTCAAGCAAGGCTGGATTAAATCAGGCGGGATCTGGAAACAGTTCTACGCATGGGCTACGACCGTTGCCATTCCTACTGTCATGTATGTGGTCAGTTCCAACAATGGTGGAACTGAAACAGCCATGGCTACCCTCTCTACGCCTTATCCCGATCACGGAGGTTTCATTTCCAGTATTGGGATGGACACTCAATACAATTCCGGAACCGGCAATACGGATTCTTGGTCTTATGAGTTACAGTTTCAAACATCTCAGCCTGCGCCCACATGGACAGGTAACTTCAAGGTCACGAATTTGAATACCGGTGTTTCCGTTATTCTGGCTGCCAATACTGCTTATGACTGGCGCACAGTCGTCGTTAATCCTGGAAGCGTGGGATTCCCAGCGAACCCGTACGAAGGATGGATCCGACAAGGCGCAACTGATACGTTCCGATTCGAAGAAGCTTAAAGAACCATGCAAACATTACTAAAAAAATCAGGGGTATGGAAAAACGTAAGTCAGTTGTTTATCAAGGAGGGTGGAGTCTGGAAACAGGCAAAACAGGGATGGGTTAAGGTAGGCGGTGTGTGGAAACAATTCTACACCGCATATACTCCCGTTCAAGCAACTGGGCAGGTTGCTTCTTACCAGAAATCTGCATACAACAATAGCGTTGAAAACGCAGTCTCGCTGCTCAAACCTCAAGGCACTCTATTCAATGGTTTTGCCTTGTCGTATATCGTGATGGGAATCACGTGGGACAGCACTTCTAAAAACAGTATCGTGAATTATGCCTTCGGGCTTTATTTCGATACCACCGGTCCTCAACCGACAGGTATTGGAAACATCAAGGTAACCAACTTGACTACTGGTGTCGCGATGGTTCTTTCGCCAGAACCCACGTCATCGGCATGGCTGTGGAGTTACTATTGGCCGAACAACACGGGTCAGAATTATCCGGATAACCCGTATGATGCCTGGCTGCGAAACGTCACGACCGATTTGTACCAGTTCGATCCAGCATAAAGACATAGACTACAGACGGCGCAAGCCGTCTGTAGTCGTATGTTTAACTGATCACCACATGCTCGTTGTAGACGATGTTCGTTGGCAACAAGACATTGTCCTTACTCAGGACGCACGTCTGCGCCAAAGATGACAAAGCGCCATGGTTCGATTCATAGTGAGACACCATGTAGATCTGACCGTAGGCTTGCTCATCCAGCAGTTTCTTAACGAAGTAAATAGCATTCTGACGATGAGCGTCGTCGAACGCTGCTTCGAACTCGTCCAGAAAGAGCGGCAAGTGTCCCAGCCCAAGCTGTCGTAGAGCACACATCCGGAACGAAAAGTTGAACATCGCCAACATCGATTCCGAACCCTCCACCACATCCCGGTTCGGTTTGCCTTCCCGATTCTTCCAGAAAGGAAACTTGTAGTCCATCTCCGCGGTACCATCTTCCATCTGGAAGGGCAGGAGTTCGAGGGGATAGGACCATACGGAATTGATGACCTTGTTCATCCGCATCACGAAGACGTTGATAAACCGATGCAGCCCTTCGGCTATGGCGCCATTCGTTGGGGATAGAGCGATGTGGGCCGCTTTCGCGATCCGCTCGTTCATATGTGCTTCCTCCAGCTGACGCATGAGTTCGTCCACGATTGACTGCTGCTGTGTAGCCGCATTCAGCGCGTCTTCTTTTCGTGCCAGCTGGGTCTGCAAAGACATGATAAGGTACCATAGCAACTCCTGGTATCTTGAGTACACGTAGTCCTTCGCGTACTTGGTTTGCATGTGAACGTTATTCAGCAACTGCTCGTTCAGCTTGGCATTGCGATCGAACGCCGAGATCAGATTCTCCGAGCGGATCAAGTCTTCTGCTAGCGTTCGGAGTTTCTGTGTCTGAATCCCCATCGTTTCTTCGATATGGGCCAGATCCTTCTCGATGGTTTCGAGCGTATCTGCATCCAGATTCTTTTTGAGCGCGATCTGCTCGTTAGCGTGGCCGACGATTTTGTACAGCTTCTGGATTTCGATATGGTGGTCGATATCCGAAAGAACCGTATGCAGATCGTGAACGACAGTCTTCGGGAACAGCAGAAGACGATTGTTCTGGCAAATCTCATTGAAGTAAGGAGCGAGCATGGGAACCGAACGCATCAGACCAGTCACAGCACGAAACTGTTGACCGTAGATTGTCAGATCGCCAAGATACTTACCCTTTTCATTCATGAGCTTTTCAAGCTCGTTAGCCCGATCAGTCATCCGTTTAACCAGTGCTTCGGCTTTTACGAGATCTTCTTCGCTAGCCTGGGCAATCCAGGTATGGTGGCAATTCGGACATTCGATCGAATCTTTCTGAACGTGTTCTCGTCTATGAGCGATATCGCTGCTCAGACGCTCTATGCGGCTCGTGAGCGGGATGAATTCATTTTTGTAGGCGTTGTATGCCTGCTGAGCTTCTTCTTCCTTAGCGGCCGTATAAAGGCCGTCATTGACGGGTAGTTCGGTCAGCTTATCAACGAGTTCGCCATAGACAGAATCCAGAGCGAGTGCGGCTTGCTGGGCATCTTCAGGCGCGATGTTCCGAAACACCAGGTAGTTCTCTTTGAACGCAATCTGGTCTTGGGCATCTTTAACTTTCTTTTCCAGTTCGCCAATCGACTCCGTACCTGCTTTGATCAGCATGTCGTACTTTTTCTTGATGCGGGAATGATCCGCAAACAAGTGCTGAGACAGTTGTTGGGTCGAATGGATCTGGATCTTGATCGTATCGCGTGCATCCACCAATTGCTCACGAGTCTCGTAACCACATGACTCCAACATGGAGTTGTTCAGTCGATCGACTTCGTTACAGTTGGTTTGCAACATTTGCTGCACGCCATTCAGCTGCGTCAGGACATCGTCAGACTTGTCGGCCTGGGCATTGCGCATGCCATAGATTTCCTGAATCAGCTTTTTGATCTCGCTAGTTTCTTCCTTCATCTGCGAGACTACATCTTTATCGACGAGTTTATTGGTCTCATCGACCAGTCGTTTCTGCAAACGCTTGATCATGCCTTGCGCGTCGCGATGCTGATCCTGGAGTTTACGATATGCGTTCATCGCATACGTGAAGTCCGTGTCAGCCAGTCGAATCATCCAGTAACGACGACGACTCGGGCTCATGTCGGTCAGTTTCTCATAACCGAGAGCCAGATTCCGGATCTCGTCGGTTACGCCGAAATGTTCCAGACACAATGCGCGACACATTTCGATTTTGAATCCATCGTTCAATTCAATGCCATCGACGATGAATTCGTATTTCGGTTTATTCCCATCGAATGTGGAAATGATCTGGTATTGTTTTCCGTTATAGGTGCATTGGAAGTCACACTTCCCGCCCACACCGAAATCGTCTTTATTGGCAGGCAGCGGCCAGAGCATGTGCATGAACGAACTCTTGCCTGCGCCATTGGTGCCAAGGATTGTCTGGAGAGCATAAGCGGTGTCAGGAGTAAACAGAATCCGACTACCGGTCAGGCTCATGCGAATATAGTTCACGAGTTCAACGCTCGTGACAATCATCATCTTGCTCATTCAGTCCTCTAGTTGGACAGGGTACAGATAATACGACTTAGTGATAAATTTTTAGGAAACGCTATGGCAGAGAACAATGCTCCGGCTTCTCCGGGCACTCCCGATACGTCGGCTTCGAAGTTCCATTTCTATTCCTTCGGTCAGGTAGCCGCGAACAAACCTCGTCATGAAGGCAATGGTCCCTGCATGATGCTGGAAGTGTTCCCGCAGGAAAAATTCACAATGTCGGCTGGTGAAATCACCGACAACGTGGAGACGATCAATGTTAAAGGCCAAGACGCTACTGGCAAGGCTTACGAAGGCAAGATCGAAACCAAGCCTTCGATCACCTGCATGTGGCTGCCCATCGGAGAACCCAACCGAGTTACTCCCCCAGACGTACGACGCGGTGAGCAGGTCATCATTTACCGATATGCCGACACCCAGTATTACTTCTGGTCATCCGCTTTCAACAACCTTATTCGGAAACTGGAAACGGTAACGCACTGGTATTCAGGTATTCCCGAAGACGGCAAAAATGCTCCGACGGATAAGACATCCGATAACGGTTACATCGTCGAAGTATCGACCCACGACAAACATATCCTGATCACGACTTCCAAACTCAATGGCGAGAAATGCCGCTACACGGTAGCGCTCGACACGGCAAACGGGAAGTTCAATCTGGAAGACGATCTGGGTAACGAACTCGAACTCGATTCAGTAGCAGGCGTGTTGACGGCTACGACCGAAAACCAGATCATTCACAATACGAAGAAGTTCACCTCGAACTGTGAAGAATTTGAAGTGAATGCTTCCAAGAGCGTACAGTTCAATACGCCCAAGACCGGAATGTCTCAGGACATGCAGGTTGATGGTAACTCGCTTCAAAAGGGTTTCGCCAACTTTACCACTGGCATTGGTGGCGGTGGATCAGGCGACACCACCGCAGATCTGGAGTTCAAGGGCAACGTCACACAGACGGGCAACTGGACGACCAATGGCGCACAGACCGTCAACGGAGAACTCGCCGTTCATGGTACGGGTACTTTCGACGGCAACGTCAACGCGCCAAACATCTAAACATAAAGCACAGACTACAGAGTGGGCGCGAGCCCACTCTGTATGTCCTTATGATACCTGGATCTGGATTTCTTCTTCGATGAGTTTCAGGAACATGGCGTCACCCAACGTTCCCGCTTTACCCATCCACATCTGGTTGTCGACTGCCACACGGTCAGCATAACCAACCGTATTGAACAGATAATTCCGTTTGAAGGTGTCGTGGCAACGCAGCATCCAGCCACCGGCTTCGTATTGCTTCCAGTAGACTTCGTGTTTGCCTTCACCCGTAACCAGAGGCCACTTGGGTTCTTCCCACGACATGAAAGTGTGAGGAACCGTTTGCTTTTCCGGATAGGTCTTCTCGACCACGATGGTGTTCGCATCGAGCAACACCATGAACGATTGACTCATGGTGAAGTACTTGGTCAGGAAATCCTGACTCTTGAAGTTCTGAGCGATCACCCAGTTCGGGTTATCCGTCTGATGCTGGATATTGAAATCGTCGAAGTCCAGATACGGCTCGGACTCGAAGTACTTCTCCAGGAACGGATACTTGAACGTCTTGAACGTGAAGATGTTCGTGTTGGTGAGCAGACACTGATTGCCGCCAGGCAGCAACATGTAGCCACCCAGAATCAGAATCGGTGTCTTGGTCGTCAGATCGGTATCGGCGAACTTGACATGGACTTTGTCGACGAGACCCGTGTCCGTATTCAGGTCGAATGCCAGCATGTCTTGCGTAATCGGCACGATGTCAAACGTACCGAACGTACCGAACGAAAGCAGACCCAGCTGGTTGCTGCCAGATTTCAGACGCGACTTGTTGCCGTCGACGATATAGAAGCCTTTCGAATCTGCAGCAGTGTTGTGGTAAAAGCCATTGACGTTGGCTAACACTTTCTGACGGAAACCCAGATAGTCGTAACCGACCTGATCTGCGGGATTGTCAGGCTTCACCACGACGTGCGGACGGAGTTCCTGAGGCAAGTCGACACCAGCACCGACATTGTAGTCGATGGAGTCTGCCCAGAAACCAGCTTCCCACAAATCGCTGAAAATAGCGTTGTTTCGCACGATCACCGGACTACCTACGGTAGTCGGTAAAGTTTTATTGCCGATCGCGGTCAGATAGTCTGAAATCGTACCCGCATTGGTCTGGATCGCTGCTGCAACATCGTCCAGGTTAAGTGTCAGTTCAGTGTCGGTGATTCCGTCCGTCAGGACAACATAAACCTGTCGGTATTTGGTCAGGAGGGTACTGGTAGGAGTCGCCGAAATGTCGACTTCTGCCCAGCGTTGGTTGGTGCCGGGTGCAACGGCGAGTGCTCGAACGAATGTGTACATAGAAACCTCACTCTTGACCGAGGGGGGTCAAGAATAATATGACCTCAAAATTAGGTTTTATCTTATTTAACCGGAGAATGCAGTATGTCCGATCCCGTAACTAGCTATCCGGTAGATTACACCGGTCAGGCGGCTAGCAATCGAATCGTGGATGAACAGATCGTTATCCTCCCTCCGGGTGATCGTCTGTTCCAATTCACAATGCCGCTTTTCGCGCCGTTTTTCGAGGAAGGTCACTCCCTCAAGCTGCGCGACATCAATAACAACGTCACACCATTAACGTTGGGCGTTGACTATTATCTCAGCCACAAGTTCATGGATGCCTCCTTGGCGACCATGCACCCGATCTGGGGTTCGGTCAGCTTCCTGAAACCGATCAGCGGCGTGCTGCTGATGACGTACCAGACCCTCGGTGGAATCTGGACGATCGATCAGGCCACGATCACCGAAATCCTGATGAACACGACTCAGAACCCGCGTATCACTACGTGGGAACAGGTCGTGGAACGTCCGGTCGACTTCCCTGTGATCGACCACCCGTGGAACCTCGCAGACATGGTCGGCATGTCCGAGATCTACACGGTGCTGGAGAACTTCTACCAGGCATATCTCCTGTCGCTGGATCCGAACGGCGGCGGTGGCGGTTCTTCGATCATCCTCGACCACATCAACAACAAGAACAACCCGCACAGTGTGACGGCGGCTCAAACGGGCGCCTACAGCACGCTCCAGATCGACACGATGCTGGGCGGCTATGTCACGACGTCAGGCACTGCTGCGAATTCGACTCTCTTCAATGGCAAGTCCTATGCCCAGATGCTCGTGGACGTAGCAGCCGTGAAGGTGGCGAATGCCACTCATGCTGACGTTGCCGATAACGCAACCAATGCAAACTCGGCCACGAATGCAGCAGCGCTTGGTGGTAAGTCGCTGGCTCAGCTGATGACCGATGTGGCAAACACGAAGGTCGCCAATGCTGCTCATGCCGACACTGCAGACAATGCGACGACGGCTGGTACGGCAACGGATTCGAATCAGTTGGGTGGTCAGACACTGACGCAGGTTCTGGCGGCTGCTCAACAGCAAAAAGCGGCCGATACGTTCCTGTTCAACGGCAAGTCGTATGCCGATGCAGCAGCTGACATCCTGACGGGTAAGGCTGCCGACTCGGACAAACTCGCCGGACAAACGCTTACGCAGATCATCGCCACGCTCCAACAAGCAACTGGTGATGCGACGACCCTGAGTGGTAAAACCCTCGACCAGATCATGGCCGACGTGGTTAACACGAAGGTCAACAACGCAACGAATGCCGATACGGCAACCAATGCGCTTGCGCTCGGCGGCCAGTCTCTCTCGCAGATTCTGGCATCGGTAGCAGGCGTGGTTCCGGATCTGTCGCACAATTCGGAAGCGGTTTACGGCTACACGTTCGACCAGCTGGTCACGGCTATCGTTCAGAGCAACACGTACGCGTCGCAACTCGACTATCTGTGCGTGGATCTGGACATTGAACACGGCACTGTCATCACGTCGAACAATGGTGGTACGGCAGATGCCAACTATCATTACCTGTACGTGGGTTCTTTCCCGATTCCCACGACGGGCCCGACGAACAACTTCTACGATCCGACGATCGAACAGGTTGGTTCGTCCTTCGACATGTTCCTGTACTACGCGAACCAGATTCAACGGATCCGTGTGGACGTGAACGTCGACGCAAATCAGATCATCGGCGTGAATTCCTACAGCGATGAAGGCAATCTGAACGGATCGGTTTCGATCGGTGTCCGTAACGATCCTTCGACGCTTAAGTCTTCGGATGGCACGAAGACGGGTCTGTACAAGGAAGTCTGGCTGAAGTTCAAGACCAGTAACAGCCTGCAACGAGTTGGTATTTACCAATTCGTCAAGAACAGCTTCGTGCTGGACGAAAGCGAAACGTTGAGCCTGTACGACTCGACTGACGTTCGTTTGAACACGGTCAACTGGGGTCAGCCTAGCTTCACGGCTAACGAGAACTTGCTTCAGTCGAACATCACGGCTGAGACGACGAATCGTACCAATGCCGATACGGCGATCCGTACGGATACGCAAGCAGCGCTCGACGCGCTGGCGGCTGAAATCAACTCCCTGACGGCAACGCCGGCTGCTTAATCTGAGGAATCATGTCTGACGTTAACATCACTCCCGTCTCTCATGTTTTCGATGAAACCGGCACTCTGGCCGAGAACTACATCGAGAACGAACAACGAGATCTGGCGCAACGGAATGTCCGTGCGCTTTGCACCCGATACGGCAGTTTCTTTGTCGACTCGGTCAAGCTGCGCGATGCCAACGGCAATCCGTTGGTACCGTCGCAATACCAATTCGGTCTGTTTGCCGAAGACCTCACCGCGAAGACCGGTAAGGAAATCGCTGGCGCGGTGATCATCACCGATGCCACGGTGATCGCTCCTGTGTTCATCGATTATCAGTGCGTGGGCGGCCCGTGGGGCGCGACCAATGAGCAGATCATCGATCTGTTCACGCAACTGACGACCGACGATCGTCCTGTGGCGTGGCCGAACATTCTGGGTAAACCGGATGGTTACAAGCCTGCTCACCACTTCCAGGACATCGGTGACCTGTTCGGTGCGGAATACATCGTTCAGGCACTGGAGCGCTTGGGCAATGCCTACTTGATGGGCGACAATGCGTCGCACGATGAAATCCTTCGCCAGATCGACCAACTGCGTCAGGACATGAATCAGGGCTTGACTGACCTGAGCAATGCACTGAAGGCATACGCCGATGCAGGTGACGCTCGTGTCCAGGCTAACCTGGATAACGAAGCGCAGATTCGTGCGAACGCTGATACGACTCTGCAAGGCAACATCAACAACGAAGCGACGGCGCGTCAAAATGCCGATGCGACGTTGCAGACGAACATCAACAACGCCATCACGCATGCGGACAATGGTGACGCTGCTTTGCAGCAGAACATCAATGCCGAAGCAACTGCTCGTCAAAACGCAGACACCGCTCTGCAGACGAACATCAACTCCGTGAACACCGCCCTCACCGCCCACGTGAATGCGACGGGTAACGTTCACAACCTGACGCCGGCTCAGCTGGGTGTGTACACGACCGCTCAGGTCGATGCACTCATCAATAGCGTCAACGCAAACCTTGGCAATTACGTCAAGAAGAATACGGCAGAAGAACTCTCGCTGACCAACAGTGGTGGTGTTCTGTACGCATTCGTCTCTGGTGCATGGCGTGCTGTGTGGCCGCCCCAGTGGCAGTAGGATTTAGCGACAATAATATTTTACATATACTACAGTTACTATAGACTAGGACTGTAGAGGTGTGAAATGTTGCAAGTTGCCCAAGATGTAAATCTCAGTCTGTGGGATGCAGCCGGATTTTTCCGGCTGCTTGACTGCTGGCAGAATGATGAAATCGAAACCTATCGGCAGTATAACGATTCTCTCATGGGGACTCGTTATACTTTCCGAGAAATAAACCGCCGAGAAGATACGGCTGGTGTTTACATTCTTTATTTCCGTCAAAATGGTAAGTTCTACATTGGAAGCGCGCGAAGTCTTATGCGGCGCTTAGCCGATCATGAATCAAAGATACGCAACGGAAAACACCCCAATGCTAAACTTCTCAATGCCTACAAAAATAATTACGATCGTTTACCGGATGTATTCTATATCTTAACGGATAGCGATCCACTTGCCCGTCAAGTCGAACAAAGATTAATTGACCTCGTTTTCATGGACGCATGTTGCCTGAATCAGAGGACAATGGTCGAAGAGTATCGTCCTGCTACAGAAGACACTCGAAAGAAACTTCAAGAAGGCGCCAAGCGTCAGTGGGGTGATCCTGACTTCAAGAAGAAAATCTCCGAGATCTATGCAGATCCGAAACACAAAGCGAAGCGAATTGCCAATGGCAAGAAGCTCACGGAAGATCCTGAGTACATGAAGAAGCTCTCAGATGCCTCTAAGAAGCTCTGGGAAGATCCAGAATACGCCGAAAAGATCCGTCAGTCCGGTTCTGCAGTCTGGAAGGAAGAAGGCTTCAAAGAGCGCCATAAAGCCGCTATGCAGGCTAAACATTCTGATCCCGAATATCGCGCAAATGCGACTCGCGGATTAGCTGCGTCGAATGCCGCTAGACAGAAACCAGTTACGATCGGCGGAGTCCAATATCCTCATGCAAAAGCAGCTGCACAAGCGCTAGGCATGAGTGAAACTTCGGTACGGCGCAAATGCGACAAATAAAAAGGGATAGCTCGGGAAGATATGGTGACACCATATACGGAGGTAACATGAAACGAAAAGTTCACCAATCGGTCGAATGGAATCGTATCGTTCCCAACACCATCACGGCGGAGGATCTTCTTCTTCCCGAGCTTCTCACTCAAGATCATCTGTTCGAACAGGGTCTTGTTTTCACGATCGATGCTGAAGGTCGAGATCACCGCCATTCTAATGTTTACGATTTCGTGAACAAAAAGGCCGGCCGTTCGATCAAGATCGAAGGCATCGAGCGTCTTAATCGCACGATGTGGGACTTCTGCAACCTGATCGTGAATGGCCCGATCAATAAACCGTTGCCCTTCTCGTGCCATCTGTTTATTGCAGGCCAAAATGACGCAAGCTTTCCGGATCACACCGATCCGGACGGCGTATTCCTCTATGTCGTCGAAGGCACGAAAACGATGATCGTAGAAGGAACGACGTATACGTTGGAAAAAGATCAAACGCTCTACATTCCGCCTGGCACGGTTCATCGTGCTGAGAACCGTGAAGCGTCCGTGATGCTTTCAATCGGTTTCGATGACTTCTTGGTGGAGAAATTCTAAAATGCATCGCACGGTATATATCAAAACAACGGAAGCGTGCAATCTGAACTGCAAGCATTGCTTTACCGGGGGCAGTCAACCGAAGCGTGAATTCCTCGACGTGGAAAGGACGATCGACTGGGTTCGACGTCTGTTTGAACACTTGAGTTTCGAGGATCACACGCATTTCGAACTCCACGGCGGCGAGCCGTTCCTCTTGCCTGTGAAACAACTGAAGGAACTGACCAAGGGTATTCGTACCTGGGGTCCGGTCAAGCACTCGATTGGTGCGACCACGAATCTGGTTTACAAGTTGACGGATGAACTGCTCTGGTTCATCCGCAACGATCTGGAAAGCATCGGTACGTCCTGGGATCCGGATATCCGGTTCAAGAACGACAAGCAATACCAGCTGTGGTGGGAGAACATGAAGACCATCACGAAACATTGTGATGTCACGTTGAACGTGAGCGTCTCCCGCGCTTTGGTGAACATGAACATCAGCGACCTGCTGATGTATCTGCGCGACACCGGTGCTTCGAAGGTTCAGTTCGAACGCATCACCCAGAACGGCAACGCGAAGAAGAACCTCACCCTATTCCCGTCGAATGCAGAAATCAACGACTGGTATCTGCGCCTGCACAACGCGTCCGAGAAGCTGAATGCTCGCGACTGGTTCTACAATGCAGCACTGGAAGACGTGTATGCAAAATTCGAAAATGGCAATGCTTGCTCTGGCACGTTCTGTCGGAATTGCGAAGAGACCATCTTTACGCTCAACGCGGACGGCAGCATTGGGGGTTGCGCCAATTCGGCGCCAGAAGAATCCTTTGGACACATCGACATGGACATCGGAGAACTCTTCGATACCACCGGACGAATCGATAACATTGTTAAAGAGCGCGTGCGCAACGAGCAGTGTTACGTTTGCCCTGTGGCCGCTCATTGCGGTGGTGATTGCCACCGACTGGCTTGGGAAGGCGATGTGTGTGCAGCACCCCGGCAGCTGATGAAGAAGCTCGCTGGCTTGCCGATCGACACTCCCGAAGTCCAACCGAAACGTATCATTCCCATCATGGCGGTTTAAGGAAATATGAGTACATATCGCACAGACGTCGATGCCGTGGCCCAGGCATACGTACGGAACAACGTGAACGGGGCAATCAACCCCTATCGCTCGGATTGGGCGCCGGGCTATGTGAACATGGGTCTGGTGGGTTGGATCTCGCAAGATCCGAATCCGGCTCATCCGTCGTGGAACGGCGAATTGAGCACCAACGGCAATACCATGATGACCAATCAGGTACGCCAGGCCATGATCGATCTGGGCGTGTATTACGCATGGATTGCCAAGGGCCACTACGGTCTGCAAACGTCGAACCAGAGCGGCGCTCAGCCTTTGCAGTATGAAGGCTATGGCTACTTCGTGTTCAACGGCGCAGCACCTGGTGCAGGCGATCATTCGAACCGGGTGTATAGCGACCTGCAAACTGCTGGTACCATGAACGGCACGATCCAATATGCCCAGCTGACGAACTTCTACCAGTTCTGCTGGAACATCATCTGGAACCGTAAAGACGACCTGCTGGTCGATCTGACGGTATGCCATTCGTCCTGCCATTCGTCCTGCCACGGCAGCCGTGGTCGTCGTTAAGGAGTCGTCATGATCAATCTTTTCGATCGAGTCTATCTCCGCCACGACAACGTGCTTGCGCGGGGTGAAGGTCAGCTGAAACTGATCATCAGCCCGAAGGTGAAGGAAGTCACTTACGTGATGGATCCGCTGCAACAGCAACAGGCGGGCATCATGGGCGTTTACGACTGCCTGTCCGATTGCGATCACTACATGGGTGGTCGCGATGCGCTCTGGCTGTCGCTCGCAACCAAGAAGGCCAAGGTCGTCATCATCGCAGATCGTTTCGTGGCGGCCGAGCTGCTGATCCAGTACTGGAAGGCAATCTTCAAGGAAACCACGGCCGACAGTCTGTACGCTCTGTACCAGATCGCGGTGAACAACGAGAACCTGCATACGCACCGTCCGACGGAAAAGCGTACGCACCTGGCGTCTCCCAATTCGACCGATGGTCACATCGAGAAGCTGACGGCTGAAGAATTCCAGACGCTGTACGACAAGCTGTCGCCGGCTATGCTGGACTTCTCGTCGGATGCGGCTCTGAAGTCGATTCCGTTCGAATATCTGCTCATGTCGTATCTGGCAGATCCGTCCGAAGACCTCGTGAAGCGCGTCTTCTTCCAGAAGCTCGACGCAATCATGCGTTCGAACATCGTCGCGAAGCTGATCGGTGGGCGTGAAGAACTCATGTTCGAGACGCACAACTACTACCTGCTGGAAAACGGCGGGCAAGAGCACCTGATCACCGATCCGGTGGCGCACCTGACGAACAGTCCGATCCTCTCGTGGGTGATGGACGAAGCGTTCGTGTATGGCAACGAAGACGAGATCCTGAAGAAGTATTCGCTCGATCAGATCAAGTTCTTCTTCGAACAGATCAAGCGTCTCGTACTCGAAGACGAATCGATCCTCGTGGCCATCGACTGCGTGAAGAACAAGCAGTACGCAAAGCTGATCGAATACGACATCGGTGACCATCAAGGCAACTTCTTCGGCACCGGTGCGTTCGTGAACAAGATCAACGGCCTGTTGGTCTCGTACATGTATCAGCTGAAACGTCTGAACATGATGGACAAGCTCGCGCTGTACGAACTGAAGTAAATCCATGTGCTGCTCGGTACCTTCGGGTACCGAGTGGTCTCTTTTTTTCTATTGGTCACACTTCTGTTTTGACCTATCCCACTGAGGAAAACGAAATGAGTGAAGAGAAGAAACATCCGTTGAATTTCGGCAATATGGAAATGAAGCCCGAACTCGAACCCGCTCTCGAGATCGCGCGTGCGCCGATCGAAGATGTGCCGAACGATCCCTTGCTCGAAAATCTGGGCGCGCCGATCGATTATCAGTCGCCGAGAGAAATCGTTCAAGCTGAAAACGTCGGCGATGGCTGGGTCGCAGAACTCCCGCCCGAGCAGCAGACCCCGGTCCAGCAGCCCGGCATCCCCGAAGACAAGCTGCGCGAAACGGTTGTACCGTTTCCGACCGACATGATCCGCCAGTACTTCAGCGACAAGGATCTGTTCTTCATCGCGAACTACAGCGAGTCGAAGCTCAAGGGCGCGCAGTTCCTGACGTACCTGTCGAACATCAACATCCCGTCGGATGTGAAGTTCAATACGCCGATCGGATACGCCGAGTATGCCGAGATCATGAAGGCGTACATGGAATCGATCAACATCGTCAACTGCGCTGGTCTGCACGTCATGGCAGCTGAAATGCTGCTCGTCGCCAAGGGCCTGCCGTACGATCGTTCGCCGTACGCTCTGCCGATCGACGAGAAGGTGATCCTCATGTTCATCGAGGAACACTACGAGATGGTGCAAAAGTGGCTGCACTTCATCGACTCGACGCAAGTCTACGCGCTGCGTTCGATCAAGGCGCTGAATGATCACTTCAAGCCGGAAGAACATTTCCCGGTGGTGGAAGATCGCTGCTTCGTCGGCGCGAACATCGCCCAGCTGTTCCGCATCCCGCAGTTCATCGCCCTGTACTTCGTGATCGAAAACGCGACGTACAAGTTGTCGTACTTCCGAGATCAGTTCGAAGAATACATGTTCAAGAACGAAACGCTCGCGAAGTACTTCCAGTCGCCGAACAACTTCGCTGCGCTGTATTTCATGCACTACGCGTCGGGCCTGTTCAAGCCGGAAGACATCAACCACGGTCTGTTCAAGATCGGCGTGTTCGATCCGAACAGCGAGGCTTTCGTGAAGGAAGCATATGCCGCAACCATTCAAATCTGATTCGAACTCTTCGATGACGATGGGTGAGGCATCCCAATACCACCTGAGTTTGAACTTGGAGTGGTTGTCGGGTTGCCAATTCAGCTGTAAAGGCTGTCACGTCAATAAGGTAACGGGCGTTCCATACACCATGACGGAGTATGTCAAGCTTAATACTTGGCTCTCCAGCATGACGTATGAAGGGAATTACCTGCCGACGATTGTCTTCCTCGGCCCGGTGGATTTCCTGGTGGCAGACAACACCTATCGTCTTCTGAAGAACGAACTTACGTGGGGCACATTCTCACAGTTCAAGCGCCTGTCTCTGCAGACGACGTTCCTGAACATGGATCGTGCTTACGAGATCGCTCAGGTTCTGAAGCAGCATTATCGGAACCTGGAACTCGAACTCAACTTCATCGTTGAGCCGGAACAGATCAACAACGAAAAGTATCTGAATCGCATTAAGGAGAACCGCGATCGGATGCTGGATTATCTGCAGTGGGATAAGCACATCGCGTCTTTCGCCATCATGAACGTCTACGAGTACGATCGGGTGAAGAAGAACGACGTGAAAGCAATCCTCTCGGATTACCAGGCAATGCACGCCAAGATCAAAGAGAAGTTCGATTCCACCATCGACTTCAATTTCTCGATGACCCGTAATCCCTGGTGGGATAACGAAGACATCAAGGAAGCCGTGCAGAGCGTGAGTCGAATCTTCGACGGTGGCGTCGATCATGAGTTCAACCAGACCATCCGATTCTCCTTCGGCAAGCTGGAAGACTCAGCGATCGAAAAGCATTACAACTGGCATCAGGGCAATCTGTATGTGTCGCCCATGATTTACGAACGCATCGCTTCTTTCAATCCGAAACTGCGTGTTCCTTTGGGACCGTTGGGTGGCGTGAGAGAAACTGAGGAGTTCGAACGCCGGTTGCTGCTGGATCAGTATCATAACTCCGAAACCAAAACCGAGTGCAATCGTTGCCGATATCAAGCCTCTTGTATCGAACGCAATGTCCTGACGTTTATGGACATGCACGAGATCAAGGACTGCATCATCGCCCGTAAAGCTCTCGATGCCATCAACGTCATTTGAGACGCATATGGACTGGCCGCGGCCAGTCCATATGTACATGCGAGGTAATTATGAACAACGAAATTCTGAATCAGATGCTCTCGTCCAAAGTCCAGGACAGCACGGAAATCGAACACCATCTGTTCGAGTACTGCAACCTGAACTGTTCGTTCTGCGGTCAGGACCATGACTCGAAGGTCGGCATGGAATCGATCATCGAGAAAGCCCACAAGACCGTGGACTTCATCTTCCGTTCGAAGAAGAAGAAACACACCATCAACGTGATGGGTGGTGAGATCTTCAACGACAAGGTCGAGACGAATGTCTTTCTCGACTACTACAAGTTCTACGAAATCATCGAAAAAGTCTGTCGCGATCTGAAGGTGGAATTCCAGATCAACTGGGTCACGAACCTGATCTTCAAAGAGAATCGTGAGATGGTGCATTGGCTCATGGAGAAAACCAAAGCCCATGCCAAGATCTCCACCTCGTATGACTTTGCGGGTCGTGGTCTGGACCTGAATCGTACTCTGACGTTCAGGTATAACCTGAGTCTCTACAAAGAGTACATCGGTGTCGTCGGCTTCGTTCTGACGAAACCGTCGATTCGTAAACTCCTGAAGGATTCGGATTCGTTCTTCCAGAATGAACTGTATCCGAACTTCCCGTTGTATTTCGATTGGTACGTGCCGGAGAAATCTTCCGAAAAGATGATGCCGTCGGAGCAAGAGATGCTCGACGCGCTGCTTTATGTCGCGGAGAAATATCCGAACATCGAACCGGTCAAATCCATGCTGGAGAACGAGCACAACAAGATGACGTGCTTCAGCTTGAACAAGACGACTATCCTGCCCGACGGTAAGGAAGTCACATGTCGCTATCTTGAATACGACAAAGAAAAATTTATAAACGATATCGATTATTCGAGCAATGCAAACATTGTCCAATCCCACCTCGATCGAAACGAATGCTATTCGTGTAATCACTTTGACCGCTGCCAGTTTCGGTGTTTTGTGCAAGCTGACTGGGCGGAACTCGAACGGCTGCCCACCTGTTTCATCCGAACCTTCTTCGACAAGACTGTCGGGAGGTAAATGTGCCGGAATTCATTCCGCTGAAAGGTAAAGTATTTGGTCGTTGGACAGTTATCGACGACGGAACAAGATCAAAAAACGGCCATATGTGGAAATGCCGCTGCGAATGCGGTAATACTGGTGTAGTTAACGGGAAAGACCTTCGCAGAGGCCATTCGCAAAGCTGTGGGTGCATTATTGCCGAAATAATGAAAACACAGAAGTTCGCGGCCACTCACGGAATGCATACTTTTCCAGAACACCGAATCTGGCTAAATATGAGGTATCGGTGTCGTAGTCCGAAATGTTCGGCCTGGAAAGATTACGGAGGCCGTGGAATCAAAGTCTGCGAGGAATGGGACAAGTCTTTTGAAGCTTTCATCAGAGACATGGGACGACGACCTTCTGAACAGCATTCTATCGACCGCATCGATAATGACGGGAATTATGAACCCGGTAATTGTCGATGGGCTACTCTGCAAGAGCAGGCCAAAAATCGTCGTACGACGGTAATGATCGAATACAAAGGCGAAACTCGATCGATGTCAGAATGGGCACGTCTTTACGGTATTTCCAAATCGATGCTTAGCAAGCGTCTTTCCGCGGGCCTTCCTTTTGAATTGGCGCTTCTTAAACCAAGCATCCGCCAGCCTCGTCTTAACAAAATCACTGACTAAACTGCATCATGAAAATCATTCTTATCGCAGCTGAAGCAGCGAACAAGGTCATCGGCAACGACGGTAAGATGCCGTGGCATATTCCCGAAGATCTTCAGGGTTTCAAAAATACCACGATGGGTTCTGCCATCATCATGGGTCGTAAGACCTGGGACTCCTTCGGTGGTCGTCCTCTGCCTGGTCGCAAGAACATCATCGTCTCGCGTCAGCTCGATGCAGGTTGGACAGCACCGGAGGGCGCATTCCGCGTTCACAGTTTTAAATCGGCAATCAAAAGCCTGATTGCGGCCGGTTACGATCACTGTTTCGTGATTGGTGGTGAACAGCTGTATCGAGCAGCCATGCCGTGGGCTTCGATGATCATGCTCACGAAGCTCTACAAGTCCTACGAAGGCGATGCGCGCTTTCCGGACATCAGCCCGCTCGAATGGCGCATGACGGCCTCGGCGCAATTTTTCGAGGCTTCCCAACCGTACTCGGTACAGACTTACTATCCGATCAGCGAACGCGACGTCGTTAAGTGGGTCGACCTCATCAAGGACTGATATGGACATCATCCTGACTGCTTTGATTTACAACGACAACACCATCGGCGCGAAGGGTGAGCGTCCCGACTTTGTCGGACAGCATGCTTCGTACATTAGCGATCTCAGACATCGCTTTGTGCTGATCGGACGTAAAACGTTCGAGGCCATGGGCAAGCCGAAACTCGGTACGCGTACGTTTGTCTTTTCGCGTAACCACGAATACCAGTCCGAAGGCGTAACGACGATCCTCGATCTGGCGGCTTTCATCAAGATCGCAGCTGAAGCTGGTGAATCGGAAGTCGTCGTATTCGGTGGCGCACAGACGTTCCATGCGACGATGCCTTGGGCGGACAAACTGTGTATTACCTGGGTTCATCGGAATCGCGAAGGCGAGATGAAGTTCCCTCAGTTTCCGCCGCATTTCCACTGCCCTGCGTGGGATACCCAGGAATATGACGTCGATGGTGTCTTGCTCGAATCCATGACGTATTACCGGTGGAACGACGTACCGTTCCCGAGCGAAACTCTGGAAGACCAAGCAATGCTGGTCGCCAAGGACTATGCTCGTCGCCTTACCGGCAAACGACCGCTTATCTGAAATTCATTATGAGCCATCCTTCACTGATCATCAAACCGACTGAAGCGTGCAATTTTAAATGCACCTTCTGTTCGTCGACGGATATCCAAGGCGATTCTCCTAACCTCGACGTCGAGTACATCAAGTTGTACCTGGAGCGTTTCCCGAAGACTCCGACGATCATCGTGAATGGTGGGGATCCGCTCATGATGAAACCCGAGTACTATTGGGAGATCATCAAGATCATTGAGAGTATGGGCTTGAAGACCACGCTCTCATTTACAAGCAATCTGTGGGCTTTCTACAAGAAGCCTGAGATGTGGGTGGACTTGTTTCGCCATCCGCTTGTAGGGGTCTCTACGAGCTTCCAATACGGTAATTCACGGCTTAAGGGCGACCTCACTCCGTTTACCGAGGAAGAGTTCTGGAAAGTGTCCGATCTGATGCTGGAAAAGGTCGGTTATCGCCCACCTTTCATTGCAGTCATTACAAAAGAAAATGAGGATACCAGTATCCAGACTGTCGAGCTTGCTAAACGCATGGGTGTTGTCTGTAAGCTCAACTATGCAATGGCCTCCGGACCCAAGACAACGTTCAAAGGCATTACGATCGGCAACGCCGATTCCACCTACGTCCTTGCGGATATCTACGAAAAGTATATCAAGATCGCCGAAGCGGGACTCGCGCCGTGGGAACATAACACGCAAGTCATGATGAAACGACTGGCAGGTCAGCAAAATCAGATCTGTCCTCAGGCTCGTCATTGTGATGAGGGGATTCGCTCTTTGCAGCCTGGTGGAAAGTACTATAGCTGCGGAGCATTCGGAGACGACGGATTATATCCTATCGACTTCGCTAATGAGATGGCAGGCGGCTTTGAAACTCCACTTCGCCATCAACCGGAATTGCAGTCACTCAAGTTCTCATGCTTCGAGTGCCCCATGTTTGAAATCTGCAACGGGTGCCGTAAGACCACGCACGATCTTAAACGTCTTGACCTGGTGGAAGTCCACTGCTCCAAGATGAAGACGCTGGCTCCGAAAATCATCGATCTGAATGGGCTTACCGGAAAAGTATATCCGACGCCCTATGTCAAGGAGACATAATGGAACTGCTCCAACCTTGGAAAACGAGTATCGGGAAAATGTCGGTTCTCGATTTGCTGGATATCGACTCGATGCTCAACGAAGTCATGCAGCACCCGAAAGTCATGGAGAACCCGGTCAACGGGTCTCTACGCATCAAGTACGAGGAGTTTCCGATCTGCTCGGAAGCTCTGGAGAAGGTTCTCAAGCCTATCGTCGAAGCGTACATCATCAACGTCGGCGGCCGACCGGCTAAAAACCTAGCCTGGAGCAGTTGGTTTCACATCTGCTTGCATGGTAACGGATTGATTCCGCACTACCATGACGAGGCATTGAATTCGGTTCTGTATTTTACCACGTCGAAGGCTAATCTGGTGCTACGCGACCCTCTGGCTTCTCAAGCTCGACAGTGGCCGCAAGAAATGCGAAAGGTGATGCACGCCGACCAACAGTTTCATCCAGTCAAGGGCGATCTCCTGGTGTTTCCGGGATATGTCGACCATTATGTCATGGCAGATGAACCGGACTTCCGGATTTCCATGGCAACGGACTGGATCTTCCGATAGGAAAGTTATGCTCGCGAATGAATCTGGGATTCTGAACGTTTCTCTGAATCCAACGTACTATTGTAATTTCCGGTGCGATTTCTGTTACCTGACGAAGAAGCAACTCAATACCCAGAACTACTTGCCGATCGAAGGTATTCGCAAGAAGCTCAAGGAGATCCTGGATTCGGGTCACCAGATCGGCCATGTGGATTTGTACGGCGGTGAGATCATGCTCCTGCCCAACGAGTACATCAAGGCCATCGGTGATCTGATGGAAGAATTCAAGGTCGAGGATTGTGAGATCATCACGAACCTCTCGGCCTACAAGAAAGACATCATCGAAGACCCGCGTTTCGGTATCTCGGTGAGTTACGATTTTGAGTATCGCGCACAGCCCGAACACGTGTGGCAGAACATGCTCAAGATCCCACGGGCCTTTACTGTCCTGACGCTCGGTATTCCCGAGATCGTCAAGATGGATCCGGCTGAGTTGGTCGAACGAATCAACTTGCTGGAGAACTGCAAAGCCTGGGAGATCAAGCCTTACAGCAAGAACCAGGCTAACCAGCTGGCTGTGACGGATCTGGAATTTGAAGAATTCGTCAAGAAGATCATCGAGTATCCGAACAAGAACTTCGAGTTCCTGAACGAGACGAAGTTGCGAACCATTAAGTTCCGCGACTACAACGCGTTCTCGGATAACCACGTCTACATCACACCCAAGGGTCATTTCGGTGTGTTGGAGTTCGATGAGAACGATCGCGAGTTTTTCCTCGAACTGAAGACCATGGACGATTACGTCAATTGGACTCAGGAAGAGAAGATTCGTGTGATGTCCAATCCGACCTGCGGTGGCTGCGAATACATGGGTAAGTGTGCGTCCGAACATTTGCGTGATGTCCAATCCATGGATAACAGCTGCAATGGCTTTTACAATTTGATTCAGTGGTACGAGGCAAGGCCATGATCGAATACAAACACCCGTGGATCACCCCCATCGGACAGACGTCTTTCTTCACGGCTGTCCAGCATGAGAAGCTGCTTGACGAAGTCATGCAGCATCCCGAAATCATGGCAGAGATCAAGGTTGGGTCTTTGCGGATCTCGGATCGCAAAAAAGAATTCCCCAAACTGGCGTCGTTTATCGAAAACGTACTCAAGCCCCATGCGAAGTACTTCATCCAGGACTTCTACGACCATCGGCCTGAAGATCTGAGGTGGTCGGCGTGGGTGCATGCCTGCATCAATGGCGCTGGGCTCGTTCCCCATTACCACATGGGCGACGAGCATATGGCGTCGATCCTGTATCTCACCGAGTCCAAAGCGAATTTGGTCTTGCGCAATCCCATGGCGAACATGATGCGTAACTGGCCTCAGGAAATCCTGAAAGGTCACTACGCTGACGTTCAGGTGAATCCGCGCGTAGGCGACTTCGTGATCTTCCCGACCTTCATTGATCATTACGTGATGGCTGCAGAACCGGACTTCCGCATCTCAATCGCAATCGACTGGTGTTTCGAATGACTTTCAAGCCTCTCACTCAAAAAGACCTTGACGACCTCAAGGATTTGACGAAACTCTATCCCGTGTCCATGCACGAGATTCGTCCGAATATCGATCGCAAGCCGTTCAATCCGGATGAATTCCTCGGTGATTATTTCACCAAGGGGTTTTACGCCTTCGATGCGACGACGATCATGAAGGACATCGAGATCCAACGCTTCGAGCCGGTGAAGGTGGTTCACGAGGACAACTGCTTCCATGCAGAAGGTCACGAGTTCCACTCCGACTACATGCGTCTGTCGATCGAACAGTTGAAGCGCGACATTCGTCGCATCTTGCACATGTTCCCGCACAAGTCCGCGTTCGACTTTTACGCTGAAGCCGTGAACGACCACGTGCAGCACTGGCACAGCGACGCGCAATACGCTCTGCCCGGTCAGAACGCAACCATCAACTGCTTTTTCGACAGCACGTCGGAAGACATCGGCGGGCGCTTCGACATGGCATCGTACTCGGCCGAGATCATCGGCACGAAGAACCTGCCCGGCGTTTTCACGTCGATCTATCCGCAGCGTTACGAAATTCTCATCTTCAACCAGAATCGAAACTTCCTGCATAAAGCAGTGAAGAACAAGGTTCCGCGTCGAATGGTTTCGTTCGCATGCGAGTTCGACGACATCAACCCCATTCTCCCGAACTGGCAAGCATGATCGATACTGGCGAATTCATCACCGACTATCTGACTAAAGGTCATTTCCGATTCGACGCTTCGGAGGTCCTCTCCAAGTTCGATATCGCGGCCTTTGGGACGATCAAGAAAACGGACGCAACATTCAGCACGGAAGACCCGGAAGAGCGCTACGAGGCTTATACGCCCGCGCAAAGGGTACTCCTGAAGCAATTGTCGGCGGACATCTCCGAAACGTATTTCAAAGAGCTCAACCACGAGCTTCGTTTCAACGACATGTGGGCGTCCGCGAACCCCTACACCTATACCTGGCATAACGACACGCTACGTTGTTGGCCGGGTTTCAATAGCAATGTGAATTGCTATTTCGACGACATGGATCCTTCGATCGGCGGATCGCTGCAAATGCATCCGACCGTGGAAGACTACGATTCGATCATGGACGACAGTCCGCTGATCACGGAAACTTTCCCGCGCAAGTTCGACATCATCGTCATCAACCAGAACAGCAACTGGCTGCATCGTGTCCGTCATACGGAATACAAGCGAACCATGCTTGCCTTCGCAGCCGGCTTCTTCGATTTCAATCCGGTTATCTGACCATGAAAGAATGGAAGATGTGGCAACAGGTCTACAATGACCTCGTTCAGGATCACAGCGATGCTCGACACAAACACCAGTTCATCATCAGCAACACGCCCGTCGAAGATGCTATCGAATATGTCACTATCCAGGCAGCAGTGGGACGCTATCCGGGAAAAAGTCGTATCGTTGCTATCATCTATGCGCGATGTATTGCGGATCATTACGGAGAGGATTTCTTTGAAGTTCTCGACGATCCTGACCTCCTTCATGGTCAAGATGAGTTCTTCGTGCCGTACTCCGAAGACAAAGAAACCTACGATGCGATCCTTGCCCGTCTCCAAGACATCCCTGATTGGATTAAGGGGGGTTGGGCACCGAAGACGGTTGAGTACTTCCACCTGGAGTGTACTGAAGAGGGCGTAAAGTCGATCAATTAGTTCAAATTTTATAGAACTGGTCGGCTGTTCAGAAAAATATAGTGTCGTTTTGACACCTGGAGAGTCCGTGGCTTAATTCTTTTAAGTAAGGTACTCTATGGGTTTTGATTTAACAAATTTGAATGCATCGCTGGCTACTTTGACGCAGTGGGTCAAGACCGGCCTGGCGAAAAAAGCGGATGCTGCCGCAACAACGTCAGCCATTAACTCAATCAACCAGAAACTCTCCAGTGGCATCGTTGGTGCTTTGCCTGGTCTGACCATCGAGCTTGGCCATTCCAGCCAGGCCAACGGCGGCAGAGGTATCGATAAAGGAAGTTACTACCAGCTGGATTTCAATGTTGGTACGAACTACTATAACGGCATCGAGGCGGTCTCGAACCCTGACGGAACGCTCACTCTGCCCAATGGGTACTATCTTGTAATCGGTAGCGCGAAAGTCGTCGCCGATAGTCAAGATACGTTCCAGATTCCGCAGCAAGTTACGCTTGCAGCAGGGCAGAACTATGATTTTCCGGGCATATACCAGTATGCTGTACAGGCACTTCCTCAACCGCCACAGTCTTCTGGTTCTGAAACCGGGGCAATCGGCTTCATCCAGATTGGCGGAGCCATGCCATTTGCTTCGAGTGATCCTGTGTGGCTTGGTTTTTCTAAAGTCACTGGTTCCGTGAATTCGGTAATCTTGCGACTGCAAGGTTACATCAGCTTCGTTAAATTTGGCTGAGGATTGAGACTATGGGTTTTGACCTGACAAACCTGAATGCCGCATTCACCACCCTCACGACGTGGGTGAAGAATGGTCTGGCTAAGAAGGCTGACGCAACTGCGACTTCGAACGCACTGGCCACCAAAGCCAATGCAACCGATCTCGCAACCACCAACACAAATCTGTCGAACCTCACGACCACCGTGGGTACGAAGGCAGATGCAACGGCAACCAACACTGCACTGGCAGGCAAACAGAATACCGTGCTCACTGGCACAGCTGTTCCTGCCAATACCGTCGGTGTCGACGGTGACGTGTTCTTGCTGACCGACAGCTAAAACGCAGACGACTCATACACACCTGGGCGCAAGCCCAGGTGTGTATGGTTTATGCCGTCAAACGTACAGATACCACTTGTTTTCGAAGATGTATCCACGAACGAAGATTGCTGCGTTCGGGTCACCTTTTGTCGTACCATCCGGCCACGTGTAATCCACACCGACATAGTTTTCGTAAGCCGCGGTAAAGCCTGCTTGACCGATCAACATGTAAGCACCGCGATAAGCCATGGCCTGGCCGTAAACAGAAGACGTACCACCTACACGGTACACAGCTGCTTCAAGTCCTGCGTCCGTGTGACCACCTTGAGGTTCATCGTAACTGATGAGCGTGAACAGAGTTCCGGTAACCAACGCATTCAGTGCATTCGTCAGTCCAGCAATCTGCCCAGTCGCAGTTCCTAATGATTCCCCATAGAGGTCAAATGTTTGATTGGTCAGGACGTTGCCGTACTTGTCGTAGGTTGTTAGCGTGTAACTTCGCCCCGCTACCCAACCATGAACTCCGTCTCGCCAGACTCCTGCATCTGCTGCCGGATAAACAGTCTGTTCCAGACCCAATGCGTAAAACAGGAAGTTATGCAGACCATACACCTGCATCCACGTTCCATTCTTTTTGATGTAGACAGACCGGACTGTTTTCCAGACTCCTGCTGCCTTTGCGTAGACGTTACTGACGTGGTGAAAAGCACCACTGAACTTGGCAAAAATCGTCATGTTAGTTAGGATACGATCCCGTAGTCGGGGTGAAGGCCGACGTGTATTGACACGTCTTGTAGATTCGTAGTCGGTCCAAATAGCCGTTGAAGCCAGCGTAAGTCGAACCGCCGCTGAGACGAGCGTCGTTATAGCCGGCGATGTTCAATGCGCTGCCGAAACCGACTGCGCTGGTATACGTCGTTTGTCCAGCCACTGCACCATTAACAAACAGATACAGCGTGCTACCTGAGCGACCCATCGCAAAGTGATTCCAGGAATTGTTCGTTACCGCAATACTCCCGGTAATGAAAGCGGTATCCGTGGTACCACTGGGTGTGCGCAGTGCCAGTTTCAGATTATCGAGGTGCCATCGCCACACGCCACCAGTCGCTGAATAAGAACCATACGACAGTAGGGAATTAAAACCACCGGTATAAACCGTATTGCCTTGACCCAAACAGTAACCCCAGGCTTCCATCCAGAAGTCACCAGTAAACGTCAGATCAGAAGTAAGTGGTGTCGATAGATACGCACTGGCGCCTGCCGATACCTGTTGTTGTAAAAGAGACTGCGTTCCGTTTTTGAACTGTCCGGTGTTTTGGCCAATACTGCCGCCACTACCTACCAGGTTAAAAGTCCGAGTTCCTAAAACCAGATCTTTGAATCCAGCGGTATCGAAGTCCATTGCAAGCACGAGATTGGGATCTGAGCTTGAAGCCTTCTTTTTTAAGAGCATTGAGTCTTGCATGGTATTCTCTGGTAAATGATCATAAAATCTTGTGACTTTAACGCATTAAGGATTAGCCATGCAGGCAGCAATGCTCCTCAATAAAAAGAAGCAAAATGGGAATACGGTCTTACTGATGCATTTTGATGGAACAGAAGGTGGGACTGTATTTACCGATGCCGCTAAGCCTTCTCGGACATTTACGCCGACTGGTGCTACCACCACGGCTGCCCAAACGAAGTTTGGAGGAACGTCTCTCTATATCGACGGCCTGGCTGGCAGCCGGCTCTTGACGCCAGATTCGACTGAACTCAAACTCATGACCGAATGGACTATTGAGTTCTGGACGTATCAATTGACCATTGGTTCGAATACGTGGCTCTATGGTAAGAACACGTCTGGTTCTGCTTCGTGCCTGAAGACATATAACGGCACGCTCTACATGGAACCGGATAATGGCGCCCAACTCACGGTCGCCACAAGTGTTATGAAAGCGAACCAATGGCAACATTACGCCATGGTTAACCATAGTGGCTGGTGGTATCTGTATATCGACGGGGTTCAGCAAATCGCGGCGGCAAATGCTTCTTCGATGGGCAATAACGTTGCTTCGTTGGTGCTCGGCGGCTCGGCTTTTGATACGTCCACCTCGAAAGGTTACTACCAGGAATTTCGAATTTCGAAAGTTGCTCGATATCTTTCGGCCTTCACTCCTCCCGCATCTCGATTTACATTGGACTAATCGAATACCAGCGGCGAATGGACGAACTTCACTGCACCTGGACCGTCCAATACGGTCGACTAAACGATAATTTGTAACACACTACGGAGAAGAACATGAATTACGATCCGATTTACACCGCGGGGATTCAAAAGGCGATCAACGAAAAGGCCGGCCAGAATCTCAAGCCGGATGGTCAGTTCGGCCCGATGTCGGTAGCAGCGTTGCGCACCTGCCAGGCAAAGCTGGGTTGCCCTGTCACCGGCGTTTACGACGCAGCGACTTCCGCTCTGCTCGATCCGTTCATCAAACAGAAGTATCTGACGATGGCGTCGTTCGAACAAGCTGCGCAAGCACTTGGCGTGACGCCCGCACACATTCGTACCGTGTGTGATGTGGAAGCACAAGGTGCAGGTTTCCTGCCCGACGGTCGCGTGAAGATTCTCTTCGAGCGTCACTGGTTCCGCTCGTCACTCATCGCCCGCAAGGTCCCGAACTTCCAGCAACTGGCTGCTGCCAACCCCGACATCATCGGTGATCAAGGTGGTTACGTCGGCGGCGCTGGAGAATATCCGCGTCTGGCACGGGCAATCAAGATCGACCCGTACTCCGCGTACTACTCGGCTTCCTATGGTCTTTTTCAGATCATGGGCTTCAACTGCTCGTACGCAGGCTACGCTCAGCCGGTGGATTTGTACAACGCCTGTCAGCTGTCGGAAACGAACCAGCTGCTTGCGTTCGTCAGCTTCATCAAGAACTACCGCAACGGTGTTCTCTGGCGCGCGCTTAAGGCTCAGGACTGGGTGACGTTCGCTCTGAACTACAACGGTCCGGCCTACAAGCAAAACCAGTACGACACGAAGCTCGCCAACAGCTTTGCAAAGTACACCAAAAACATTCTCGCTTTCTAAGCGGACATACTCCCATACTCCTACCCTTGCGGGTAGGAGTATGGAGAGTCTTTCGTTAAAACGGCAGGGTGCTTGACAGACGAACCATTACGCCACTGGTTTCGTCAAAGCGAAGATCGCCTCTACGCATCACGCCAGCATTGGGCTGGCAGAACTCGATGATTTTACCGTCGGCCATTTTCACGTCGTAATACGACTTGATATAACCATTGCCGTCCCAGGGACGCCAATCGAAATAATCGTAACGGTGCTTGAACCGTCCGCTTTCTTCAAACGAACGGATCTTTTCATCATCGAAGGCTTTCTTCGCGTCGTCAGGTTTCAGAAAGGACATTACCGGGCGAACTGGGAAGTCCGAATCTGAGCGAGGGACATCTGCAAGATGGAACGACCTTGCGATGCAACGTGACCACGAGAGATGGCGACCAATTCCTGCGTCATCATCTCCAGAGTCCGCTGGATCATGAAGGCGTCGTGCTGGCGAATGATTTCCTTCGCCTTAGCCCTCGTTACCCCCTTTTCCTGCATTGTCATCTTGATCAGGGTTTCCGTCGTCGGTCGCCCCGGCGCCTTCTTTACCCGATCCGTCGCCGCCTTGATCATCTCCGGCGTTGGGCGGATTGTCGTCTGCTCCGCCAGCGTCGTCACTTGCGCCAGTGCCTGCTGCTCCGGCGTTATCGTCGTCGGTTCCACCATTGGCTCCGTTGTCGTTTTGCTTGTTCTCACCGTCTTCATCGGTCGCACCCGCGCCGCCGGTGTCGCCGTAGTCGACGAGAGGTTGGTTGGTGTTCGGCGTGAGGAACATCGTCTCGTACATCTGCTTGATCTTCTCTTCGGCTTCCGGAGTTTGAAGACCTTCGGAGCCGTCGAGCATTTCGACGAATTCCATCGGCAATGCCGGCAGTTCCTTGCCACGCGGCCACTTTTCCAGGTCGATCTTGACCCAGTCGTGATACATCTCGCCCGGCTTCGGGAAGCAATCGACTTCCCAGTTCAGATCGCTACCTTCGATCGGGAAGATGTAGCGGTCCTTCAGCATGCCGGCGTCGCCGAAATACTTGAAGATGTTGAACTGGTCGAGCGAAGATTGTTCGGGCGTTTCAGCGCAGCTGCCGCGCATACCGATGTCCAGCTTTGTCGTGAGAACGTACGAAACAGCAGCACCCGGTTCACGCAGGTTGGTTGACTTGCGAACACGAATCGAGCCGGATCCAGCGTTCTTGTCGGTCTTCGGAATCTTGACCGACCACTGCTCCTGGCGTTCTGCGCCAGCTGCACGTTCGAGCCAGCCGAAGTCTTTAACGCGCACGTACAACACGCGTTCGATTTCAGCCGATGTACGACCGGACGCGTCGTCCGCTTCGTTCGAGATCTGGCCTTTGAGATGCTTGATCTCGACAGCCTGGAACGATTCGGCGATCAGGGTTCTGGGTCCGAAACTCATATGTTTGCTCCTTGCTTAACCAGGCAGGAAGATCTTCACCATTTCGATGATACCGTCGATGAATTTCTCCAGCAGCTTGGTTTCAGGTAAAGGTTTTCCGAGGATGAATGAAAGAAAATAGGTGAAGAAGATGAGAAAGAGAAGAACGATCAGCGCCGTCACGGCTTTACGCACGAACGGGTTCTTCAGACGCTCTTTCATTTCCTCATCCTCTCGGTCAATGTCGAGAGCATTCTCGACGCGATCCAGAAGATCATCGGTGGAGCTATGCTCTTTTCCCTTGGGTTCTTCTGCCATGGTAGCCTTGACTACCGGTTCAGTTGCTTGCGCTTCCATCGGTCTGCGCCTTCTTGTTCAGCTCGTCGACCTTTTTGACGACGTCAGCCTTCCATTGTCGCAGACCTGCTTTGTCGGCGTGTTCCTTACCGATCACGTTCAGGAGATCCGTGGTGTATTGCGTCCACATGTCTTCCTTGGCGTCGCAAGACAGCTTGCTGTATTCCACCGACGTGTAAGGCGGGGGAGGAGCCGAGTTGTCCTGAAGCAGGTTATCGTTGGGGGTCATGATCGCATATTTGTCGCGGTACTGAACTGTCGAACAGCCGCTCAAGCTGATCGCTGCGATCGTCGCAATCAGCAAAATCTTCTTCTTCATTTTTGAGGTCCCTCGCCTTGTGCTTCACTCGCAGCAGACGCGCCTTGGGCGACAGCCGCTCTTGCTTTGCATTGGTCATTGGAAGGCTCCACGTTGCAGTACGTATCCCACACGCTATCCATGCGGGCCACGGCGAGTTGCTCGGTCTGTTGGACCGGATCTTTCACCGTCTGCTTGATCGTAGTTTCCTTCTTCTGCAACACATTGCGAACGACCACAGCTGAAGCTGCCAGATCGTCTTTCTTTTCGGTAGCGGTCGTTTGAGCCGCTTCGTTGGCTTTTGCGCCAGTATCGGCCACGACGAGATTCTGCTTCTCTTCGTGAACCTGTTCTTTCTGGACAGCGATGACCTGCTGGTCCTTGATGTGTAGCTTGAACAGGTAATACGCACCTGCACAGATGAGGATCACCACCCCGATGATCGCTCCATAGACAGCCCACTTCACCCCTTTGACAGCAGGCACGGCGTCTTCGACTGCTTCTTCAATTCCCATGATTGAGCTCTCTTTGTAAGGAACAATACGTGACGGCAAGCGAGTCGACCGCATTGTTATCCATGGCGTCTATATCACCTACCAGAACATCCATGATCTCAGGTATTTTTTTAATTGCTTCAGTCATGGCGTGTTTATCACCGCTATTACCCTTGACGCCAACAGCGTTCTTGATGCTCGAAGGATCGATCTTCTCCAAGCTCATGTAAGGGTTATAAGCATGAACTTCCTGTTCCGTCATATACAGACACTCCGCAAGCGGAATGACTGCCCCTGGTCTCTTCGGGTTAATAAACGGATGTTCGGAAGCGATGGCCATTGGTCTCTCTTTTTTAAAGAGATCGCGCAGGAACATCTTAAACGCCTGAAGCTTCAGAAAGCGCAGGTTCTGGTATTGGAAGTGAGGGTTGCGTTTGGCGATCTTTTCCAGATTCAGACAGACCGCAGTAGCGCGAACGATTTTCTTCTCGGGAACGTCATAGTGGATAAGACCAACCCCGGGAAACGATGTCCCGGGGTCGATGCCTACAAACTTGACAATACCATCCCCATCATGCGGGATGTGAAGCATGAAGCTTACGCGTTGACGCCTTCCAGCTGGAAGAGCGGCTCGCTGATACCCAGTTCCAGGTTGTCTGCGAGCGATTGGTTGATGTAGTCGAGCGGATACATCGCCTGAACGAACGATGCGATCTGCACACCGACTGCTTCCGTGAACGGGAAGGTGCCCGTTTGCGACTGGGCTTGGATGACCTGATCAGCGCCGGTACACAGAGCCAGTTCCGATACGATCGCGCGATCTGCACGCTGGGTGATGATCTGCGATGCTGCGCGGATTTCCGAGATGTCGAAGTCGTCCAACGGCAACGAGATGATCGTCGACGCCAGTACCGAGTAGCCCGCCAGCAGGTTCGTGCCGCTTTCGGTCAGATCCGTCGGAGTCGGGTTCAGCGTCGATTCGTCCGGCACCACATCGGTCACCGTGGACGAGCCGTCGTCGAGCGTCTGCTTCAGGAACAGGTCGGTGTCGGCTTGCGAGAAGTCCACCCGCTTGAGCCAGTAAGCCCAGTAGGGCGTACCGTTGTACTCGACTTGCTGACGCAGCGCGTAGCGCGAACGGCGTTCGGCCGGCAGATCGTTGTCGAGCAGACGCAGCGAGAACGGCATGTGGTTGAACAACGCACCGTCGTTCGACTTGTGTTGGAGGATCGTCGGGTACGTTTGGCCGTCGGCGCCCGTGCTCATGCCCAAACCACCACGGCCGAGAGCGATGTAGCCGAGCTTGGTATAGGCACCAGCGCCGGGGTATTGCTGCGGCAAGACATTGAACTTCTCGTTCAGCGTCGTGTAGCGCAGCCATTTGTAAGCTGCGCCTCGGACCATTGCGGATTGCAGTGCCGAAAACCACAGCGTGCGGGTAACGTGTTCCATGAGTGACCTGTCAAAGGGTTAGGTTACGATTCAAACAATGAGGTTTTTTGATCATCGGTCAGGACCATGTAATAGTCCATACCGAGAACCGGTTGAAGCGGTGTGCCAGATGTGTCCGGCGGATTGACGAGGGAAAATTCGATCCGGCTCAAGTTGTAATGATGCTTGAAGATCATCCCGCGCGTAGGTTCGTGAGGACCGTTTTGCAGATCCATGTAGATGTAGCCTCGACCACTCACCTTATGCGAAAGCACTTCGCTAAAGATGTTGATCGCAAAGCTGTCCTGGTTGACGGCAGTGACTTCCTGGTCGAGCACTTCCACAGCGCCAATGCGCATGTATTCGTGACCCTCGGCCGAAATCTGCTGATCGCCCACACGCACGCTGGGCATGTCAGTCATGATGGTTTCATCGTCTGCCATTTGCGTCACCACTTGGATGGTGTAGCTGGACAAATCCATCAAAGCCGAAGCCATTGCTTTCTGGATATTCCTCAGACTCGGGGAAGTCACAAGTGTCTGACCCAAAGCGCCGGCTACCAGATTCGCGTAAAGCGTGTCGAATTCATCTCGACTCAGGGTATCGAAGTTCAAGTTAAGGCCGAGTAGCCATTCCTTGTAAGTCGTCCCCTCAGGCTGCAATCGAACATACGCGTCGCCGTAAAAGCGTTCCACGTACTTATAGACTTCTGCCCGATCCTGCATACCTTCCTGATACGCCACGAGGTTGCGTTGGAAGTTTGCGGATTTGTGGATGGTTTTCGTTGCAGTGTAAAACGCATCGATCGAAATCATCGGTTGCGCTTCCACTACAAATGTCTTGGCGGTATTCCAGGAGAAGGAATCGACGTAATTCATGTCGACACCCTTTTTCAAGTCAGCATCCGCTGGAATCGGATAACGCTGCACCCGCTGAGCGCCCAGCAACGGAATCACTTCCGGATCGACATTGAACGACTTGTACATAGCGTAGGTCGCCAGAATGTAGGCGTCCTTAACCGAGAGCACAATGCGTTCGGAAGTCTTGGGGTTCTCGACATTTACGATCGCCGAATACAAGCCCTTGGAAGCGTAATACAGCCAGTGCGCCACCTGAACATCTTCGAGCTTATACGTAAGTGCCCCAGTGTAATCGACCATCGCTGATTCCAGGAGCTTCGTCTGTACCACATTGGACGGGCTATCCTTGAGGAACTGCGTGATGTCAGGAGTGGAGTAAGCGATCTCATCGCTGTTCTCCGGTGCCGAAGGAACTTCCTTGGCAAGGAATGTCGGAGTGTCGATGTATTCCGGAGCACCAGCAGATGGAATTGACGTGGTGTCTGTCCGTTTGAAAGTGATATCGGCATAAACATTCTCCGTCACATTGGTGGTATCGTGACGCATTGTGTAATCTGCCAGCGGCATGTTGCGCTTGGTCAGCAATGCGTCGACCAGTTTGTCGAGCGTGTCGTTGGCACCCGGATGCCTTTGGTAATACAGGATGTTCCGGTAGAAGTGCATCGACTGCTCCAACGTCATGAACTGGTAGTACTGACCCAGGTTCGAGTTGGAAGCCAGATATTGCTCGACGTAGAAGCTGTGGGCTTCGATCGTCTTGTGGCGTTTCAAGCGTTCCGTCAGGATCAGCGGTACGAGGTTCATGTAGTACATCGACAACACGACACCATAGTACAAACTGTCCGAAATCGTATACTGTTCGTTGTAATAACGCTTGAAATAGATGGTTGTCCAGTCCTGCAAAGAGTTCACGAGCGTGTACTCGTTGGACTCAATTGCATTCACCGGGTAGCCCAGTATTGTATGGTCAGGGGCGGCTATTGCAGTCGCCTTATCAACCGGATAGAGTATCCCGAGAATGACATCTTCCTGAGTAGGATACTTGGCGAGCAACTCGCCATATTGCCGCGTACCGAACTGGTAATCGCGCGCCGTGTTCTTGTGAATCAGGAGGTTTGCCGGAGTAAAGTCGATCACTTCCAGGTTATCGGAAGAGATGACTTGCATCACGGTGTCTGTCGGATGGTATTCACCAGCCAGATTCATGTAGTACTTCCATGTTTCCGGCTTATCCGCGTCTGTTTCGTATTCTTGGAATTGGAGTAGTCTGTCGTTCACGCGCTGTGCAACATACTCGGACTTGATGATCAGCGTCTGAGCCAGTTTAAGCACGCTATTGAGATAGACCTGAAATGAATTATCGCTCACGGTAGGTATCCATGTCATCCAGCGTTAAAATCGTCGAAAACGTCGCGAACGTTTCGAACGGCAGGAAACTGCCTGTTCTGGAATTCGTTCGCAATTACAAGCCGCTCGCGGCCGCGATCAGTAAGGCTACGCCTGGCACTGACCGCGTGACCAGAGACCCCCAGGGTAACCGTAAAATCAGTTCCCCTGATTACGCCTCGATGATCAGTGTTCACCGCACGATCAGCCGTCGTAATAAAGATGCAAAAATGACTCTTCAGATGTTGCCAGATTTGAAGCTGGCCCTGGAGATGGTCATTTCTCTGATCATGTCGCCGAAGGATATGTTCAGTGATGAGGTTTTGATTCTCTCGGATTCGTCGGAACTGCTGCCCGCGTCGTTGATGTCTTCGATGCTGCAAGTCACGACCGACTACTTCAAGAAGAATCACAACCTGACGGAATTCCTCCAGCACATGCTCGAAGAGGTTCTCGGCCAACAAGGCGCATTGCCTGTGGCTGTGATTCCCGAAAACGCGCTGGACGATCTCATCAACAACTACAACGCCAATCTCTCGCTGGAAAAGTTCTCCACGGAGTTTGACGTCGAGCGAAATATCCCCCATCCCCTCAGTTTGCTGGGAGCACCAGACTATCTGACGGCCCGACAAAATAATACACCGGCTCAAGCTGGTGGTCGTGCTAACCGCATGAAGTTTGGTTCGCAGGTGTCGTTTGACCTGCAGTCTTTCGAATCGTATCGTTCGACTTCGATGAACGCCAATAAGGCAACGACGGCCAACGCCGGCATTGCTTTCTCGAAGCTCTTCAACGATAAACTCAAGGACGAAGACAAAAACAAGCCCTGGATGTTTAAACCCGCGGGCATGTCGGCCTTGCCTGGTTCGGAAGGTGATGGTAACGAAATCAGTGCTGACAATCTGGTATTCGTGACCGACAACTTCTCCATCCTGAAGTTGCCCAACTGGAAAGAACGTGCTCGTGGTTCACGGGTTAGTGAAGTCCTCAAGGGCCGAGGTTACAACAAGCTGCAAGCTTCGCTTGAGTCGATGACGCTCAAGCTCTCGCAAAAACAAAAAGAAATCATCAAAGCCGATGCGGAAAAGGGTGGTCGACAACTCGCCGATAGCGAGGTCGAAAGTCTGCTCTTCAAGAATCGCCGCTTTGCTCATACGCCGGTGGCTTCGATCCGCACCAACGGAAACCTGAAGCGTAACTCCATCGGCGAACCCATGATCAAAGAATTCGATACGGCATGTTTCATTCCCGTGTCGATTGAGGGCGACCCGACTCGTAAGCTCGGTGGTTTCATCATGCTGGACGAAGAGGGTTATCCTCTCACCACGCATACGCCGGATCCTGAAGAGATCGTTGACTTGTCCACCTACGCTGGAGGTTCTGGCAACTTTATCTCCAGCATGAATGATCGTTCGAACTCGATCATGAATGGTAAGGACTGCAATGGCGTCCCCCAATACATGCTCAAGAAGTTTTTCACGCGTGCATTCGCAGAAATGGTCGAGAAGGATCTGATCGACCGTGTGAAGAATGGTCAGTACGACAACGGTGTCCAGCTGGCCTCGAACGAAGACTTCTACTGGCTGATGCTCACCCGCTGTATGAAGGGTCAGCGCACTCACTTGCTTTGGCTGCCCAACGAGTTCCTGGTGTACTTTGCCATGGACTACGACGAAATGGGTTTTGGCAAGAGCTTGCTCGATGACATCCGCAACATCACCAGTATGCGCATCATGCTGATGGTCTCGGGTATCGCAGCATCGCTCAAGAACTCCATTGGCCGCACCAAGGTGACAGTGAAACTGGATGAAGAAGATCCGGATGCCGAAAAATCGATCGAAGACATTCAGGATGAAATCCTGAAGAGCCGGATGAACCCGATTCCGTTCGGCATCAACAACGTGGCAGACATCAGCAAGTATCTGCAACGTTCGTGCTACGAATTCGAAATCTCGGGATCGAATGCGATTCCGGACATGCAAGTTCAGTTCGAACAATACAATTCGCAGTATCCGAAGCCCGATGAAGATCTCCAGAACCAGCTGAAGGAACTGTCGATCCATCATTTCGGTCTGACGAAGGACATGATCGACGCGGCAGAAGGTGTGGACTTTGCCATTCAGGCAGCCACGAATAACCTGATGACCATGAAACGCGTGCAGCGTTGGCAACGTAAGGTCGAGCCGCAAGCATCCGAATACATTCGCAAGATCGCCATTAACAGCGAATCCCAAATCAATGACCTGCGTGATCTGGTACGAAACAACTTCGACCAGCTGCAAGTCGAAAAGATCAAGCGTTATTTTGGTCTTGAAGACGACAAGATGCTGGAAGACGAAGACTTCAAAAAGCTCGTCACCGAACAGTGTCTGAACGTCTTCCTGAACAACCTCGTGGTGGAACTCCCGTCTCCGGCTTCTGCAACTCTGGAAGCTCAGAAGCAGCAGTTCGACGACGCAGCCGAGTTCTACAAGAATGCACTGGAGTACATCGTGAACGAATCGTTCTTCGATGCTTCGGTCCAAGGCGAAGAAATGTCCAACCACGTGGACATGATCAAAAACATTCTCTTGTCGCACTTCATGCGCGAATACATGGCGAAGAATGCAATCCTTCCGGAACTTGCAGACCTCACCACGATCGGCGAAGATGGCAAGATCGCAGTCAACATCATGGATTCCTTGGAGCAACACATCAAGGCTCTGGGTATGTCGACTGGCAACTTCTTCAAGCGTTTCAAACAGTTCGCTGCTCTGCAATCGGCTCTCATGCAGGACGTGGCCGATAGCACGACCGAAGGCGAAACCGACACTGGTGGCGGTAGCAGTGGTGGTGACGACTTTGGTGGCGGTGGTGGCACTGACGACGACATTCCTGGTCTGGATGATATTCCGGACGAAACGGAAGAAGACACCGATACGACTACGTCGGATACAGACACCGGGACTGGCGATCAAAACGCTAACCCGGATGAAAACGAAGACGAAGACGAAAATCAGTAAACGAAAGCAAAGATGCCATGGAGAGGCGCAAGCCTCTCCATGGGTTTATGCCGTCAACTCGGTGTGAAGTTACTCGTGTACTTGGCAAGACCGACCGTGAGGATCGTACGATCGAAGTGTCCATTGATCGATCCGTAGTTAGCCGAGTAGTTGCCTTGATACATACAGCCAATGGCGACTACTCCTGTCGTATCGAACGTGAGATTTGTTTTCGTCGTCTCGGTACCAATAGCTTTCTGAATACCATTGAGAAAGAGACGATAAGTATTACCTGCTCGACAACATGCCATATGGAACCATGCAGCAGCAGGCACCGATCCATCGGTTTGTACAATGTTAAAGAGATTCGGTCCGGACTGACTATTGCCGATACCAAACCAGAGATTCGCTCCACCATAAACGTGGAAGTTTGCATAGAGACTACTCCCTGCACTCACCCCCATATTCAGGAACCGACCGTTGTCGTTCGCGATTGTTGGCAAGTAGCAATAGGTCTCGAAGGTATAGTCCTGAAGACCCGGCATGAGATCAGGATAGCGCGCATAGTCGTAATACAGACCAGCCGCGCCCTGAGAGCCGTAAAACAGACCAGACGTACTGCCGTACTTGGCCGGCAGACTGTTATCGATTGTGGTCTTGGGAAAAATCGTTTTAGGGGTTCGGCCACCGCTGGAATCGATGAAGTTCTGGCTGCCAGGTGTTCCCTCATATTCCAGCTGAAGAATACCGTTTCCACCGCTCTTCTTTTTATAGAGGAGTAAAGAATTGAGCATAAAAGCCTTACGGTAACTGAGAAATACGAATGTTTTTAACCCAGCCATTCAGAGCGCCTGTATTGGCCGAAGTAGCACCAACTCGGGTAAACGTATCGCCACCAGTATCGAATGCTCCAGCGCCCTGCGTCACGCTTTTTGTTACGTTAGTAACATATACGCCCGTGGCATCCTTACGAATGCTGTAACGCTGCATCGTCAAGTCGTTGGTCAGTGTAGGCATGATACGCCTATAACTACCACCAGACGTCGTCTGAAAATACATCGGGTATGTAGCCGGATACTGGTTCAAAGAGAATGCAGAACCGGCGTGAGGAGAAGTTGGATAATCGCCAGTCCCGACGACAAATCCATTGGTCGTTGTATCGGTCGTTGCCAACTCGCATTCGATCAGGTAACGCATCGAATTCAAAGCAAGTACCGATGGGTTAATAAATACGACCCCGGCATTGAAACGATAACAAATTCCAAACGTAGGGTGGTCGACATATCCGTCGGCAACACTCGGAGAACCAAACGTGCTGCGCGTCAGATTTCGACCAGCAACGGTTTCATAAATTACCTGACTGCCAACAGTACCTGTAGTCAAATCGAGATTGAAAATGGGGGTACCTTCACCAGATGGCCATGGACCTCCCGCCTTCTTTTTCAAAAGAAGATCTTCCAGCATTTCTTATAAACCCTGTCTATAGATTGTCACAGGATTTACTCCCTTGCAATAGCTTCTCGTAATACCTGAATGTCTTTCTCGTCCTTCTCACGATTCAAAGGCAGCTTCAGTTCCAGAATGCTTTTGAGTGATTGGACAGGATAACCGTTGATCACTCGATCGCATTCATGTTTGGTGTCGCGTGCATCGATTACGCCACCCACTACCCACATGACGTGCGGTTTATCCTTTACTGCCATTTTGCAATAGACTCGCGTCATGACCATCTGGCGGCAGACTTCAGTCGGTACGTACAGATCGATATCTGCGGTCTCCAGTCTAAGACCACGTAACACCATGGCAGATCCGCCCAATACCTGGATCTGGTTACGTTCGAGCTTCATGTGCCAAATGAACTCGCTGAGTTTCTCCAATACCTGGCTTCTATTAAGCATTTTTCACTCCGACAAAGCAAAAAAAATAGATGGGTCGAAGCCCATCTATTCGTCAGAAGTTCTCGATGACTTCAGGGACGAAGTCAATGAGATTGAGTCCGAGCTTCATGGCTTTCTCAAGCTTGGAAGCACTGGGTTCTTTACCCACCAGCAGAAACTCCGCCTTCTTACTGACGGACGGCAAGAGATTGCCGCCACGTGCTTCAATGAATGCCTTGATGTCGTCTCGACTCATGTTCTCGAACGATCCGGTAATCGCAAAGTTGCGACCCTTTAGCGTTTGAGGAGTCGTGAGTTCACCAGACTGCTTGGCAAACCTGAGATGCTTCAAGAGCTTCTGAATGCTATCCCAGTTTTCACGGAAGTACGTATAGATCGACTTGGCAGTTTCTTCGCCGATACCGTCGATCTTCATCAGTTCCTCCACACTCATCTCACGAATGAGATCCATGTTGAAGGTCTTACGGCAGAGATCCTTAGCCGTCTCTTCACCCACGTGTCGGATACCCAACGCATAGATGAAACGCTGAGGCGTGGTGTCACGCGCAGCTTCGATCGCTTCGAGTAGATTGCGAATCGACTTCTCACCCATTCCTTCCAGTTCATGCAAATGGTCGGAATTGAGTTCGAACAGATCTGCCAGTTCACGAATGAAACGAAGCTCGATCAGTTCTTCGATCGTCTTTTCACCCATGCCGACGATGTTCAATGCCTTACGACCCACGGCATGTGTGAACATGCCAAACTTCTGAGCCGGACATTTCAAACCACCGGTACACCGATAGATCTTGCCATCTTCTTCCTTGGCGATATCGCTGCCGCATTCCGGACAATGATGGGGCATGTGAAAGTGCGTCTCGTTACCGGTACGCTCTTTTTCCAGCGGATGAACAATCTCTGGAACCACATCGCCTGCACGTCGGACAACGACCTTATCGCCGATTCGCAGATCTTTACGCCGGATCTCGTCTTCGTTATGCAGTGTTGCGTTGGAAACCCACACACCGCCTACGAAAACGGGCTCTAAGCGGCCCACTGGAGTAATGGCCCCCGTTCTACCTACTTGAACATCGATCGCCTCCAGCGTCGTTACAGCCTCTTCTGCGGGGAACTTCCATGCGATCATGAAACGCGGTGCTCTGGCTACGAAACCGACGATGTTCTGTGCGGCACGATAGTTCAGCTTGATGACAAAACCATCAATAGCAAACCGCAGGCCAGGGCGCATTTCCTTGATGTGGTTGTAAATACCAATCAACTCGTGGATGTCGTTCGCTACCCAACGGAACTCTTCGTTGGTGTTGAACCCCCATTCTTCGAATACTTCCAGAATACCGAAGTGCGTATCGGGCATCCAGCCGACAATGGATTCCTCGAACCAGCCATAACCGTAGCACATGAATTCCAGACCACGGTCTTTGGCCTTTTGCTCATCCAGCGTACGCAGCATGCCGGCAGCCGCATTGCGAGGATTGCTATAGATTCTTTCGCCCAGTGTAGCTTGCCTAATATTTGCCGCATCGAATGCATTAGTCGGCAATACGACTTCGCCACGGATTTCGATCTCGTCTAGTCCGTTCGCTTCGAAATGCAGCGGTACGTTCTTGACATAGCGGATGGTGTGCATGACGTCTTCGCCAACATAACCATCGCCACGAGTCACTGCATGTTCGAGAAAGAGGCGATTGCCTTTACGCTTGTACTGGAGATCGACAGACAAGCCATCGAACTTCAATTCACACGTATAGAACGGCACCATACGACTGAAATCTTTACCCGTAGTCGTCGGATTGGCGCGTAACGCCTGATGCAAACGCTTGTCCCATTCCCTGAACTCATCCTCACTGAACACATTGTTCAGTGAGAGCATGGGACCCTTATGCTCTACCTTTTTAAATTTGCTCGAAGGAGCGGTTCCCACCCGAAGCGTGGGGCTTTCCGGATCCATATGTTCCGGATACTTCTTTTCGAGTTCCTGTAACTCTCGTACAAGACCATCGTACTCGTTGTCGGTGATCTCCGGTTCGTCTAGCCCATGATACTGATTGTCGTGGTGCAGAATGAGAGAGACAAGCTCTTTCATTCTGTTAATATCCTTATCCATTTTCATCTCACTGAGGGACGGTCATAGCAATGATATATTCGTGAAAAAATAACAGACACAATAAGCACAGTGGATACAGCTAGGCCGAAGCCTAGCTGTATCGGGTCTGCTTATGCCTGAATCATGAGCGTTTGAGCGACGTCATACAAATCCGCCCAAATCCGAACAGACGCGTAGACTGCCTCATGCCTGTTCATTTCACTACCATTCTGACCAACGCCGCTCAGGATGGTCTGCACTACGTGCGGAACCAGCACCTGCAACTGGGGAAGATGAGCGCCTTTGAAGTTCCCATGCATCCATTTCACCAGGACCGAAGCGGCCTTGATATACATCTCCAGATTTTCAAGAGAACTGTTCGATGCCTTGAGCAATTCTTTCAACTTGATCATGCGTTGTTGGCGATGTACGAGTCCGACGTCCGTGCTTTCGGAGCAAAGATGAATGTATTCGCCAGCATAAGCGGCGCGTTCATTCATCATTACCACCATTTCTTCCTTGAAAGAATTGATGGCTTCCTGAAGCATGTCGGAATTCGTCAACACCATTCCACCGGCGATGTTGTCCATGCAGACCTCTTAAACGGAGACGAGCAGGCTGCCGCCCAGACCGTCGACGCCCTTGGCGTTCGGGATGTTCAGACCGCTGTCCAGCATGCCGGGACCATCCTGACGCTGATTGGCCGGATCTTGCGCAGCCTTTTTCGCAGCGACTTCTTCCACGGGGTTGGCGTTCGGATACAGAACCGGCACGTATTGCATCATGTCGCGAATGATCGAGACGGCGAAGACTTCTTCGATCGTCGTCTTTTGCAGATCCTTGCCGGTATCGATGATCGTTTCGTACGCCAGCTTGATCTGGCCGCGCACGTTCGGCAGGTTGTCCAGGAGATCGATCTTCTCGCTGTACGTGATCAGCACGGTAGCCGAGGCGATCAGATCGGCGAAACGCTTGATCTCCATGTCGTGTTGCTGGAGCTTCTGCGCTTGGGCGTGCAGTTCCTGCTGATTCGGCTGCACGATGACGCTCGACTGCATCTTGCAGAACTTCACGAGTTCTTCGGCACGGCGGTTGATCCAGTCACGCATGCGGCCCTGATACGTCAGGCGAGCCATTTCGAGGTTCTTGACTTGTTCTTGCGTGAGATGCTTATTTTCGGACATTTTCAATTCCTTGCTTTTCAAGCTGCTTATAGCGCTTGGTGAGTTTTCGAGAAAGACGACCCAGAACAGCCACCCAATGCTCTTCCGGGACAATTTCAAACATGTACTGCACGGCATAGCGATGCTGGGTGAACATCGCCTGCCGGGTCATTGCTTCGTGAAACGGGAAGCGACGCAGAACGACATCTTCCTGATTGCCGTTATGCAACTGCGTCATGGTGACGTCGTGATCGGCAATCCCGCCAATGAGTCCTCGCGTCATCACGCCTCCTTAATGCAGAACCTTCTTCGGTTCTTCTTCCTTCGCCGACGCAGCGATCTCGTCGAGCGGCTTGGTCCCGAATTCGCTCTTCTTTTGCAGCCGGTCGTTGTTGAACGGCAGGCCGTTGAGGAGGAAGTCGATCAGCTGATCACGGATCTGAGCCACCAGGTATTCGCGCGAGAAACCGCGCAAGTTGTCCTGATTGCCGTAGTGCGATGCCAGTTCGGCGATACGCGATTCCAGCTCAGCCGGAGTACGAGCAGCCAGCTTGTGTTTCGGGATGACGAAACTGGTCTGGTCATACGCTTCATTCATGTACCAGTTGGTGTATGGGTACAGATTGAAGTAGATCATGTCACGAGACCAGTGTACCGGATTCTCGTTCATCATCTCGGCGAACCGCTCCATGTACTGCGAGCAGTTCAGGATGATCAGAGCTCGGACACGGCGCAGTTCCGAGTTGATCATCTTGTCGGTCGGGTACTTCGGGTCGGTCGTCTCGCCATCTTCCGTCAGATACGCCTGCTTCAGGAAGCTTTGAAACGCCGCTTCTGCATGCTGCGCCATCTGGTCTGCCGAGCGTTGCCCGAACGCCAGCAATGTTGCCGTATGACGCGCCCCGCCTGCACGGTTCTGGAGGTAATTCTTCTTCTCCCACCAGAAGCGAGTGCGCATCTGTTCCAGACTGAAGACGGCTTTTTCTTCCAGCGTCCCGTTCATCGGGTACTGGTCTTCGTTGTCCATGTCTTGGAAAAACATCAGGCTTTCCTATTCGATATAGTTTTCAAAAGGGAATTCATGGATTTCATGAGATTCCACCAACGTGGCCTTATCCTTAGCGATTGCGACTTGGCCATCTGGATACACGATGTGTTCTTCGGAATCGTAGATTGCGATGTGAAACCCAAACTGGCGCAAATGCACCAGACTGTTCACCGCACTCCACAACGTCAACGCATCGACAAACGCAAAGATGTGTTGACCGTACGTCGTCGGAGGAGCATTGAAGTCCCCCGGCTCGGCCAAACACACCATCGCATCAGACGCAAACCGCCCAGGTCCGCAATCATGCGTGAACGGACCTTTTTTGCTTTCCGGATGTTCTATCCGGAATACGCGCCGCTTTGCATACTCGGTTTCAATTCGGGCAGGCTTGGCGGTTGCACGGGCAACGGTTCGGCTGTAAGTTCCTTTGACTCTTCCAGCTGCTCGACGCGCAGCGCGGTTCTGATCCATGAATGATTATCCTCGCCCACGATGAAGACCTGTCCCGGCTGCGTATAGCGGGCGGTAGAATCGCTGATGTCGACGGCAATACTCGACGAAAGCAATTGAAACCGCAAGCCGTTCTCGGATTCCATCAGTGGAGTGAGTTGGTTCAACACACGAATTTCCTCGATGGGACGCTCGTAGAGTCTGGCCAACTGGTAACGGTTTTGGCTCATCAACTCGTACCGCAATTGAAGGACATGCAGGATCTCACCCTTGTCCTCCGTCTTGTGGAACTTCCAGACGTAGTTGTAAAGCTTTTCAAGAAACGAGTTGTCTTCAGCATACAAGCCGAAAGGCAAGCCCGTCAGTTCCCGTTGCTGCGGACTCAAGTCCAGCATGTTGATGTAACGGGTATTTTCCATGGCGTGCTCCTTTAGTAGACCACACCATCAGGAATGAATTGCGGTATCCATCAGAATCAGGTCCGCGATTCCGTTCAACTCGACCAACGTGATCTTTTCATTCCGGTCCCGACCTCTGATGACGTCGAGACACAGACCCTTGCCCCCGGCTTTAACTCTAGCCGCATCCACTGCTTGCTGAATGGTGTATTTTTTGTCCAGCTGCTCATGGATGGTCCAGATAAGTGTTGCCATTATCCTAGCTCCTGTTTTTGAGCGATAGTGAGGCGACGGCCAGCCTCCTCACTATCACGACGACTGTTTTTAAATTACAGCTTCTTACTGCTTGTCGCGAAACTTCTTCAGAGCAGCCGCCAACACAGATCCTGCCGGCGGTGGGTTTTCAAGAAGGTCTTGAAGTTTCTCCATTTCTTCGGGTTTGACCTTGATCGCCGATTGAATCATCCCTTCGACCAACGTCGGCAGCTTCTTACCGACTTCGGGACGGCTGGGCCGAGCCTGCTTGGCCATTTCAGCCATCACTCGATACGAAAAGTAGCCCAGATGGAACCAGATCGCCAGTGCATCCCAGGCCGCATTGTGTTGAACAGCTTCCTTCAACTTCGTCGGATACGCGTCGACGTAGTCGATCTTGAACGTCACGTTGCGCATTTGCCCGATGCGCTTGCCTTCTCCCAGATGAAGAATACGTGAGATGTATTCGACATCCGTCGGAAAGTCCATGTGGATAATGAAGTCCGAGTAGACAGTGTCGTGGCTGTGAGACGTCGACTTCATCACGTACTCAAGCCAGGTGCCCCAGCCGATACCTTGGGCATTCAGGTCGGTTGCCATCGTACCGGGCGGCACGTCCAGCAACAGCGGTACCACGTTTTCCTTCACCCATTCGTTTTCGACTGCATCTGCTGCTTTGCTGTCGAAAGCGTAGTACACACCGCCCATCTTGTTCGTGATGCCGACGGACAAGAGAGTTTTGGTCGTGTCGTCGAATTCGCAGTCGACGAAGAGTTCAACAGGCTGACGGAAGCGACCCGGGTGATGAACCAGCTGCCCGTCAATGGTGAGGTAGGCCCAAGCAAAAACGTTCTTGAAGTCTACCGGGATGAAAACCGCGGTCTCGATTGCTCCGTCGATCCCGTACTTCACCGGCGCGTTGGCCGAGAACTCGAAGCCGCCTTCGCGCACGATTTCCAGGAAGACGATCTCGTTGCTGATCTCGCCATCGCGGTTCATGGCGTGGTTCACGAGCATGCCTTCGGTATAACCCATACGCCCGTTGATCTGCACGACGATCGGTACTTCCAGAGGAGGCCATTCGTCGAGCACGACTTCATTCATGTTCATGCCGTCGGCGCACTTGATGACTGCCCATTCACGCTGGAGTTGCCAGACTTCGAACAGGTTTGCAGGGATCTTGCCTGGCACATACAGGCCGTGCGTGATGCCGGTCGGTTTGTTCTTCGGGAAGACTGCCGGATTCTTGAAATCCAGCTTCGGCACCGGTTGATCCGCGTGTTCTTCGCCTGTGGTCGGATCCTTCCGGGGAACGAATGTCAGACATGCTTCTGCTCGGGGCTGGGAGCCCAGCTCTTTTATTGCGTGTTTTGCGTCTTTAATCATTGTAAAAAAATTCCAGGTGAAGAGACGTAGGTGGGTTGCCCCACCTACGCTCAGTTGTTACAGGGAACTTGCTTGCTCGTCGAGTGCCGACTTGATGATGTCGACGTCTTCGTCCGAGAGATAGCCCTCGTTACGCAGCTTGTCGACCAGATCACCCCAGAAGAACGTCGGCGCAGCGTTGGCCTTGCCGGAGATCTGCACGACTGCGACGCCGAACTGCTTGTGGTCGATCAGGTAATCGATCGCCAGACCGCCATGTGTGTCCAGAGCGTCACGATACTGGTTGTCGATCAGATCGACTTCTTCGTGGGTCATGACGTCGTCCGGCAGGAGCACCGATACGGTACCCGACGGAGTGAAGTCCGACTTCTGAAGGAATTCCAGCATCGCTTCGCGATCTTCACCCTTGCGACCCGTGAAGATGAACACAGCATGCCCGTTCTTCTTGAGGGCTTTCAACGTCGCGACAGCGAACGGCGATTCCGGACCGATTGCAGCCGGGCGTTGATCTTCGACGATGGTACCGTCGAACGTGACGACGAACACGGCCGGAATTTCTTCCTGTCCGCCATCGTCTTCGATCTCCGGATCGATCGCATGCATGTCGATTTCCATCTGCGCGTCTTTGCGGCCGACATGCTGGAATTCTTCACCGAAGTTTTCGACGCACCAGTCGAACAGATGCTTGTCGGTTTCACCCTTCTGGACCGCCACGTTGTGGTACGCCGTGACTTCCGCCTGCTTGAACTTCACCATCGCGTCGACGTACTCATCGTCCGGCAGGGCGTCGATGCCCTCCAGCTGCTGGAGTGCCGGGATGTTCACGCCCTGGTTCTGGACCATCCATTCGTCGAACGAGAGTGACGAACCGCTGCGCGTATGCGCGTCTTCGAGTGCTTCGCGATGTTGGTTGATCGTGTTACGCACGAGCCGGCGGCTGTCGCGATTGGTGAGCGGAATGTCCTTCAGGTGGATCTTCGGCTTCACGGGTTCCGCATCGGCTTCGATCGGATCGCCGTTGGGCGACCAATGAATGCCGTTCCAGTACCACATCGGATGCGTCTGCTTGTACTCCTCCTGGTCGATCTTGACGATCCGCTCGTTGACGGCGAGCGCCTCGATCTCGATCTCGTTGGCCAGCACCATGAAACGCAGCCATGGCATGTTTTCTTCGTTGACCCACATGTCGTCTTGGCCGTCGAAGATCGCCGTCAGCACAGCGCTGTTCAGCGCGATGGCGTCGGCGAAACGCTCTTCGCCTTCCAGACCGGTTTCAGCCTTGAGTGCCACGTAGGTCAGCAGACCGTTGGCCGAGATGTAGAACTCGCGCGGTTGTTCGGCCGGGAACAGACGTTTCAGATCGCGCTTCGGGATGACGATGGTCGCGACCTTGTTCTTGAAATCGGGCTCCTGTGCCAGCACGCCGACGTGCTGTTGGATTTTCGAATGGTATTCCAGGCCGTAGCCCGGACGGAAAACTTGAGCCTTTGCGTAAGTGATCGGAGTTTTCATGGTTTACTCGGTTTCGTTATAAAGAGCGAAGTTAACACGGAGAGGATCGCGTTGAGTTTTGGCCAACTCATAGTGCGTAATCACAGTTCCTGCGAAGTCGATGCGGTCGATAGCCTTTTGATCAAACCGCATGAACGTCATTTGGTAAAACGTTTTCTCGGGAACGTCCTCGAACCCGAATGCACGCCTCTTGACGTCGTTGACGTCATCCTTGGAAAAGAGCAGCAGGCCCATCGTATTTTGAAACAACGCGATGAAGCACGACTGATCTTCCGTGATTTCCAGCAGGGGTGTTTGCATGGAAGCCTTGACTACTTCGGTAACCTCCGCAAAACATTGCGTGTAGAAATAAGGATAAACATCCCTTTCCTCCACTGTGAGTTCGTGATTCAGGTAACGAATAAAGAACCCAACATCGTCAGCTACGATCTCCCTGAGGATTTGAAAATCGACGAACAAGTCGTCCTTGTGATTCCAGGTGATCGGATCTCCATATCCTTCACCCAGAAATGCTTCGGGATGAGGAATGTTTTTCAGATCCCGCTCGGCTTTGCGAGTTTGTTCCTCGATCACCCGTTTGGCGAAAATCGCCGCGAGCTTGCTGTCGTTGGGATAGTTGACCAACTTTCCCCAGATTGCTTTCATTTTGCCGATCATTTTTAGCCCTTGTATTGCTTGAGTTGTTCTGGCAACTCGTATTGGAAATGTCCGTTCTTCACGCCGGTAATGCGAATATGGGAATCCGCCATCGCACAGTGAAAGAGCCCGAAGTTGTGGTTCAACCATTCGTAAAACACATCTTCAGCCACACGCTGTGCAACATACTCCGCTCCTTGTCCGCCATTGCGAAACGCCAGTTCGCTGAGTTTGCCACGCAATGCCAGTTGGAGTTCCCTTACTGCTTGGGCTTTCTTCTTCTCCGTCTTATCAATGCGAGTCTGAATCTGCGACTGCCTGTAACGGAAGTTTTTGTTTTTCTGACGAAGCCGATAACCGACGAGTCCGGTAATTCCTGCCGCAGCTGCACCTCCCATGCTAACTGCAATCAGCAACGCGCTCATATCTACCTCATTTTAAAAGTTGAATGGTTTTTATAAACTTCGGTTGGGAAGTTCTAGAGGATGATATATTCTTATAATAAAATACAAGAAAGCATAAGTCATAATCTACCTAGCCGTGAGGCTAGGTAGATTATGGTCGTCTTGTTACAGATCGAAGTCGAAGGTCTTGCCCTTGTCGTCACGCGTCACAGTGTTCACCATGTACGCAACCGGCGGAGCTTCTTGCGGAGAAGCTTGCGTCTTGCGCAGGTTCACACGGCTATTCATGTACGGCAGCGGATTGTCTTCCACCATCGGGAAGTTCACGTCGTCCCGGATGCCAAGGAACGATGCGACATCCGTACCGCCGAAGTAGTTGAAGCGTTTGAGCGACGAAGGCGACATGCCGGTATGCTCATGGCCGTCGTCGTGCATCACATCCACCCAGCGGTCTTCGCCAGCAATTGCTTCATTGAGCATCGCGACGATCAGGTGCCGGTTGTTCTTGAATGCTTCACGTCCGCGATCGGTTGCCATCAGCGAAGCGATGTTGGCCTTGCCGAACGGAACGTGGATCTCCACCTCGTCCTGTGCGATGCGCTGCACTGCATCGCCGATCGGCTGGAACAGGTTCATCGCGCAGATGCCGAACGTCACAGCAAACGACGGCATGAACTGGCAACGCTCCATGATCAGCAGTGCGACGATATACAGGAAGATCGCATCGTAGATCTCGTAACGTTCACGCTCGGTGAGCGGATACGTTTTCGAATCGTACTGGTACAGAGCCCAGCGATGCGAAGCGCAGTACGCACGACCGAATACTTCGGCGACGGTCTTCAGACGCAGGTGGGCGTCCGAATCGTTCTTGAACTGTTCCATCGCAGCGACCGGATCGTCGAACGACTGACGAACGATTTCTGCGTAGGTGCGTGCATGGATCGACTCGTTGTCCGAGATGCGCTGGTAACCCGTCCAGACTTCAGACGAGGAGCACACGCCCGACATGATGCCTGCGATGGTCGAGGAGGCCACAGAATCCGTTTCCCACTGCCAGGCGAGGGTACGGATCATGTCCTTCGCGATGAGCGGGTCTACGGTCTTGAATTCCACGCGACAGAGCTCGAATACGAACTCTTTTTCAGTCCAGTCCTGCCCGCGCAGCTTTTCGTAAAGCTTGTTCTGCTCGGGGTACTGGCTGTTGATAGTGTCCAGCAGACCACGCGGCTGGCCAAGAATGATCGGAGTCTTTTCATAATCCGTCTTTGCGGCATTGAAAATGGCTTGGTTAATGGTCATTTTGAAATTTGAGCCTATAGAGGATGTTGAAACAGGGACTACAGAATAGTCCCTGTCCCTTTCTTTTTTACAGCGAACAGCCTTCGCATTCCATGTGACCATCGCCACCCGTCTGTTCAGTCTGGAACGTGATACCTTCCAAGCCTGCGAGTTCGTCAGAAGTACCCAGCAGATTGCCAGGCGCACTTTCGATTGCCGGCGCGATTTCGTGGACCGACTTCGAGATCTTCATCGTGTCGTCCGAACCAGGCATGAGCGTGTTGACGTAATAGCGCGTCTTCACACCCTTTTTGACGCGGTCGAGTTCCGCTTCCACGATTTCCGTCGACGAAACTTCCAGACGGTTCGTGAAGTCGAGATACCAGTCAGCCGAAGCCGATTGGTCGCAGAACTTCTGGCCGATGGCGTAGAGACTGTTCTGCTCGGGCAGAGTCAGTTCCCACATGCGTTGGTACAGGTACGCAGGATCGTCACCGTACGGTGCAGCCCAGCGCAACATGTTGTTCGCATCACCCTTGAGCAACACGAGTTCGCGAATGCCGTAGATGCTGTTCGTAGCACCCAGAGCCTTCGACGAGCTTTCGCCCGGCATGAAGTTGATCAGGCAGCTGTGTGCCAGACCACCATTTGCCTTGATGCGTTCGGACACTTCGTCCCAGTCGTACTGGTATTCGAAGTTTGCCAACTGGTCGACTTCCTTCCGATACGACTTGAGAGGCGTCCAACCATCGGGCCACTTCGTACGACCGATCCACGGAGCCAAACCGCGCTCTTTGGAGATCTGAAGCGAAGCTTCGATTGCGAAGTACAGATGTCGCTCGAACACGCGATGCAGTTCTTGCAGACCTTCGGTCGAGTTGAACTTCAGGCGCTTGCGGGCCATGTGAGTCGCCAGACCCATCATACCAACGCCGGCATTCATCCGAGCTTTCGCCGTGACGCCGATGTGGGGCATGATGTACTCGTTGTGCAGGATGCAGTAATCGATCATCTTGTACGCGTAGTACATGACGTCACGATATTCGTCATCCGACATTTCTTCCGTGATGTTGGTCGCAGCCAACGAACACAGGGCGACTTCCGGTTCCTTCTTGACAGCAAGGATTTTCTTCACGACCAATTCGTCGTGACCCCAGTCGATGTAATGATCGCCTGCTTTCAGAGTCTGCGCGACGATACGACCGCCGCCGGGCTTCGGCAAGATCTTCGAAGCGTTGTAACGCACCTCCGCTTCGCGCCCGTCCGGATAAACCACCAAGGCTCGAACATAGCCGACTTCGACAGACGAATACAGATCCAGCATCGCGTTTTTGCCGTCGTACGGCTCGGTCGGCTCCGACACTTCCAGACACTGACCGGTCACGACACCATTGAACATGGCCTTGTGGCGCTTCGGTTCATTGAAGCAAAACACCGAGTTCTCGACACCCAGATCTTCCACGTCCAGAATCTGGCAGTGAATGTTGATCGCAGGTTGTTCGTGATGCTCGAACGGTGCCAGTTCCATCCCCGGCTTCAGTTCGTGCGTACGCTTCTCGACTTCGACGCCATTTTCCATGACGTACCACTTGTGGTAGGCGGTACAGTCCAGGAAACCCCGTCCAGCGCTCGTATAGACTCGCAGGAGCTTCTCGCACTTGCTGGTCTGACGCACGGTAACCCGCGACCATTCGAAGCCGTTCCAGACCTCGACTTGGCGATCGTGGAACTCCGAGATCGCGCGATGGCCGTATTCCTTCGTGACGATGATGGTGCCAGGAGCGACACACAGATTCGACGAATGGATCGGATCCAGGAACGGCGTGTTGCGGTTCATCTCGTCGATGGAAGCCGCATAGATCGTGCCGGTCTGGATGCCTTGCTGAACGGCATGAACGACCAGTTCACGAGCCGGCGTATAGGTCTTCTTGAAGTTCGGATCGTTCTCGTACTTCTCGTAGATCTTCGCGAACAGGTTGATGTCCGGGCCGTAGAAGGCTTCGTGCAGATCCGGAGCGGTCTTGATGTTCCACGTGAAGACTTCTTCATCCTTGGCCATCTTCATGGTCAGGAAACGGTTCGACATGTACGCGTAATGCGCATCACGGTTACGAGCCGTGTCGGAAGCACGCGTATCGCGCAGACCTGCGATGACCTTGGCTTCCGGATCGAACAGGTTGAAGTACATCGTACCTGCGCCACCACGACCGCCTTGCAGGTTTGCACGGATGTTCTTGCCAAACGCGGCAATATACGGCAACTTGCCGCGATGGAGGAAACGACCCTTTTGGACAGGATCGCCGATGGAACGCGTCATCAGGTTCGTGCCGATACCTGCGGACTGTGTCGTCATCATGTATGTGATGTGGTCTCCGACTGCCAGACTCCAGCGGCTGTCACCAACCGCGATCAGGCAGCAGCTTGCATACCCCTTGTGGTACGTGCCCAGGTTGTTGTAATTGGGCGTCGGCGCGCTCAGGCGCTTGTTCGAGAAGTGCCGATAGATACGCAGCACATGTTCCAGGCGCGAACGCTTGCTCGGATCTTCGTTCACCAGCGGATAGCCCGGCATCGTTTCTTCGTTTTCTTCGAAGAGAGCCATGGCCATGCGCATGTAGATGAACTGCGGCGATTCGAATTCGGTCTTCGTCGAGAAATCCTGCAGCGCGTACTTGAAGCGCAGCTGGTCCATCGCGAAGTGCGGATACGTCAGATCGCGGTCGTGGTTGATTTCCGCTTCGATGATCGCCCACTCGTATTCCGAGTAATTGAGGCGCCGCATGAGGCCCGACTCATACAGCTGTTCTTGCACCGCACGCACGGTCGGCAACTCTTTGCTGCCGAAGACTTCGATGCGGTTGAGGACTGCGCGCAGGCGACCAGCCATCAGGTAATGCGACCACGTTTCACGTGACAGAAGGGTGTCGATGAGCTTCTGCATGAGTTGCTGCACCGTGACCTTCTTGGGGAGATCGCGAACCGTTTCCAGTGCGATGCTGGACCATTCGTCGGCATTGAAGCCGACTGCATCTTGCACCCAGTGGTTCAGCTTCTTGGCGTCGAATTTTTCTTCTTCGCCTTTGAGATTGATGACGGTTTCAATCATTGTTAGGTCCGTTTTTGTTAAGCGGTTGCTGAGTGAGCCTTCACGATCTTGGTGAAGTTCGTCGGCGTGAAGCCAGACATCCATTCACCATTATCGTTGATCACCGGCAGCTGTCGGAAACCCTGTTCGCGCAACATCTGAGCTTGATCCGGCTGCTCGGCGACGTTGATTTCCTGATATTCGATGGCTTTGATCGACAAAGCCTTCTTCAGGTTCTCGCAATTGGGGCACGAATTGCTGCTGTAGACGATAACAGGGCTCATTTTCAAATACTCCAAGGTACTACTTCAGTTAATCGAAGGTGGTGCTAAAAATTAACGCATTTCGAAAATTGCGAACATAGGTCCTTGCCCTCCAGACGACTCGAAGTTCGTCTGGAGTACGCATTTTTTGAAATGTGTTTTCTCTCTGTCCAGAGTATAAATGACCAAAAAAAATAAAATTATCAGAGTGGGGAAACCCACTCTGATACTATTACTGCCGGCCTCAAATGTACTTTTCGTAGTCGTAATTTCTCGGCGTTAGAGGCGTCACGATGCTCATCGTGATCTTGATCCGACAACCTTCACCTTGTTCTTTTTTGTTGTATTCGGCGACATCTTCACTGCTGGTCAGGTGGTCTCCGGAAGTCGTATACATTTGCATGTTGATGTGATTGCGCAGTTTGTTCTTTTTGATGTTGATGAACGTACCGTGCATGTAGTAGAACTTTTGCTTGACGACATCAAGTGCGGCGTAAAGCTTCAGATCATCCGGATCATTCGTCACCCAGACATTTGCCTGATAGAGAACCGTCATGTGCTGAACAGCATGACGAATCATCCATTCGCGCTGGTATTTAAGACCATGACACAGCTGAACAATGATCTGCGCTGCAATCTCCTCGATCTCGGGACCGAAATCAATCTTGTTGCGAGGAGATATGTGTTCGTTTGTGACGATTGCTTGTCGAAATTGTGCTGAGATGAGGCGCCTTGCTACGAAATAACGAACAGTTAACGAAACAAGACGAATAATGCCCGATGCAAAGAGCATGGAAGCACAGAACAGAATGAATTGCCCGAGTGTATTCATTTATTTTTACCTCATTGTCAAAAAAAGATGACCTAATCACCATGGGGTTTCCCCCATGGTGATTAGAGTCGATCCGTTACTGGATCATGCGCAGCAGGATTGCCTTGTCGTTCATGTACGAACGGCTGGCTTCGATGACACGCATGTCCGACGTCTGGATGTAGAAACGACCATACTGGTCGCCATCCTTGGTCAGCAGATCTTGAGCGAGATCGTGGAAGAACGGGTTCGTTTCCGAGAGCAGCTGCGATGCGACATCCGGCACCATGTCGAGGTCCAGATTGAAACCCACCTCGTTGAGGTAGATCATCTTCGTGGGCATCGACACGACGAACGGCTTCAGGCCGCTTGCGCCTTCAGGCAGTTGCGTCAGCACATAGATTTCCGCTTCCTGGTCGTAATGGAACAGGTTGCGGATTTCGCGCTCCTGATACGTGTTGATCGCATCGCGGTAGCCATCACCATACTTCTCGGTGATGTGTGCGAACAGCTCCAGCCAGTCGGACGAGAACGACGTGATCTTCAGCTTCGGGATCGACAGATGCTGACGCATGATGCGGTTCACAGCCTTCGTCAGATAACGATCCAGTTGCAGCCAGAGTTCCGGACGCAGCTTCTTCGACAGCATGCGAACCTTCTCGCACAGCTTCGTGAACGACGCCACTTGACGCAGTTCTTCAAGCAGCGCAGCTTCATCTTCCGTTGCGATGAACGAGTCGATGATCGATGCGCGGCCAACAGCGATTTCCACCGGATAGTAGAGATCGCCATTGGGTTGCTTGCGTTCTTGCGTGAAGCGACGATAGTTCAGACGCACCAGCACGTCCTTCAGGCCGTACGACATGAAGTTGTGTTCGGTGATGTCCATGCGGCTGTGATACGTTACCGTATCGTCCGTACCTTCGACGTTGAACGTCTCGGACGGAGTGAGCAACGCTTCGTGCAGCACGTTCAGGCGATTTGCCACCGCCGAACCATCGTCGAAACGAGTCCAGTCCTTCGGCGTCGTACCGAACGCCATCGACCCGTGAGCGTAGTAATCCACGATTTGATCCTTGTCGAGTACTCGCGGAATCACAACCTCGTGCTTCAGATCCATTTCGTACAGCAGATCCTGGTTGTGATTGATCACGAACGGATGCGGATGATCTTGGCTCGGCACCCACGCATCCAGATTTTGATAAGCCGAGAGAAGCGGGTTGCTGCCTTGAGCCCCCGCGACTTCTTCGCCACGGCTCATTTCGTTGGATGACATGTTGTTCCCTTCTTGTTGGGATTCACGAGCGAGAGCATCGGTGATATCATCATCCCGACGATCACGACCCGGCAGACGCTGAACGTGACTGCCGCGAGTTTCTGCTTGTTGACGGATCGACGTACCGCTTTCATAACGGTCGTCATCCCGACGACGCGTATCGCGGCGATCATCCCGATCGTCACGTTCTTCACGACGGCTGCTGGACGCGTTGTCATCGAAGCGATCGTCTTGGTCCGTATTGCCGAAACGATTTTCACGAGTCGACACGGTGCGACGCGGCGAACCGCTTACACCACCACGCACAGCACCGCGATCCCAACGATCCCGACGGGCACCGCGGTCACGATCCGAACCGAAACGCGCACCACGATCCCGATCGTCACGACGATCACGATCATCGCGGTCACGACCGCGCGGCACGTTGTTGCCGTTGCGACGATACGCTTCGACTGCTCGCTGATACTTGATGAACGTTTCGATCGCACGATCGATGTCGCGCTCGTTACGACGCTCGACATATTCCATCAGGTCCGGATACTGGTCGCACAGATATCCGATATGCAGCATGATCACATCCTCGACGCACGGCAGAACTGCGTCGCGCACGTCGCGGAACCGTCCTTCCTGCACTGCGATGTCGATCACATCACCGATCATCGCACAGATGTCTTCGAAATCGCGGTTGCGATAGTCGTTGTCCGACATCAGGTTGAAGTAGTGGATGCGCAACTCGTTGTCCTTCGCGCGCTCCTGAATCAAATCGATCGCGTTGTAGATGATGTCATCCATGACACGATCGATTTCGCGGACGGGGTGGGAGAACCGGACGGGGAGATCCCCACGACGAAGGTTTACTTCATGACCTTCGAGCCGCGTAGCAGAAAAATTGAGTCTAGCCATTTTCGAATTACCGCCCTTTAATTTTGTCTTGAGTACGTTTACGAATCGCCGCGAACACGGGGTTAGGATTCTCCGTCGTGATGAACTCAGGAGTCAACGTTGCCCACATGCCGAGACGGGTTCTTCCGGTCGGGGTCTTTTTCTGAATATTCAGATAGCCACCGATCTCTGCAATTGATTCGTCCAGGATTTTGGAAGACCCTTGCGACGAACTATCGCGTCTTGCGCCTTTCTTGCTGCTGCTGGTTTGCGGTACCAACAGAGAAGTCAGCTTCGTGGCCATGTTATCGCCGGGAATTGCAATCGACGATACACCAGGCCGCCCGTTAGTGATCTTGAAAATCGGTCCGGGCTTCAACTTCTTTTTGAAAATTTCCTCAATGGTCTTCTGCGTCAGAGGACGCTTCGGATCAGTAAGGCTACGACGATAAGCCGTGTGAATGGCGAAGTTCGTCTCGACGATCGCATGCGTGATGTCATACAGAACGTAGTTGAGAACTGAGAGTTCCTTGCCAAACATACTGCTGATCTTGTTCGAGTCCTGAAGAATCCAACTGTTGCAGTTCATGAGAACGTGCATGAAGAAGTCATAGGTACTCGTCACTTCGATCCCGATGGACTTGAGCTTTTGCTGCGTGATCAAGTCCATGTACTGATCGATACTCTTGAAGTGATCCCGCACCTTATCGTGCAGAAGCCCTTCATTCATATCGCCAGTCCAGAGAATGTGACCCATCAGAACACGCCACAACCAGAGGTTGTCGATGTCCTTCAGGATCATTCGTCGGGGGAAGTGGTCGATCAGATAGAACAGAGCACCGGTCAAGCTCTCTGCATGCTGATCGAATTGCTCACGACGGATCGCGACTCGGACCTTGCTCCTGACAAAGTCCATTCGAGGATTGCCCGATGGCGGAATGCCGCGTGTTTCACACACGACCCATTCCTCCGGTGGGAACCGCTCGACATCGATATCTTCGTTCGTTCCGAACACCGGCTCAATGCCGAGATACCGCTTGAACGTATCCGTCACGCCATACTTACAGAACAGATAGTGCGCAATGCACGTCTCCATCTTGATCGTAGGCTGCAGCTTCAACATGTCTTTGGTCTTATTGTAAATATTCGACCAGACGACGTTTACACTACGACTTCTTCCGTCAACCACAAATGCATAATCCAGCCGCCGGAAGATCAGCTTGATACACAACAACTGTGCGAATACGTTGTCATCGTCCGGCGAGATCACGATGTCTTGCAAGACAGGACTGATTGCGAACCGCGAACCAGCAATCGTGATCAATCCGCCTTTCGTGACGAAAGGCAGATACAGGAACCGCGGCGGAAGGTCCACGCCTTGGAACCTGAAGAAGAACTTCACAAGAAAGACATCCGAACGTGCCACATCAAACGCGGTCTTCGGTGCTTTCTTCAACTTGGTCTCGACTCGCTTGGAAGTTTTCGTAGGCGAACGCTTCTTTGCGCCTTCCCGATATTCATCGGGCGGCAGACAGCGCTCATAGCCGACATAAACCAATCCTTCGGGAAATTCCCGACTGATCGACTTCCATACTTGGTCGATGAACTTCAACGCCCGCGGAATGTGCGTTGTAGCAATCCCGCTTGCAATCGCATGATTGAATTTTGGAATGATGCGATTCCGGAGTTCAACGAATGTTGGGTCCATGCAATCTCCAGAAGTTATTCAATTTGAAAACAATCCTTTTAACGCCACGATGGCTGCCCCCGCACCCATCAGTACCGTTGGGATAAACTTCCACATCTCACTCGAATCCTTTCTTATCGTACTTCTTTCCTCGTAAAGGTCTTTCGTTCTTAACTGTTCAATCTTGGTCTCGTGATCCTCTCGGGCATACCTGCGACTGAGTTCATTTTCGAAATGCTTGGTTCTACGCTCTTCGTCTTCCAATTGCTGCTGGAGTCTGATATTGCGTTGTGCCAGTTCCAAGTTCTCCAGATCAAATCCGGCTTTCCGATCGGCATGTTCTGCCTGCTTCTTCTTGCCTTGTAGATCCAGATGTTTTAATTCATAACTGAGTTCAACTTCATGCTCAGGAGCGGTACGGGCCTCGGCGTAAGTCCTATACAACCACTTTGCTTCTGGCATTGCCTCAGGTGGGATATAATCGATGATGTCCTGGACGGGACCTTGAGCATCATCCACAAATCCCCGATACTTCAGATATACGCCGTCCCTTCTTAGCGCATTCTTAACAGTATCGATCCGCACGACTTTCCCAAGTAGCCGCATATACCTGGGTCCAATCACTTCACGATTATCGATGATCTCGACTGCTAGACCATTTTCTCCCAGGGTCCTCGTTCCCTTAGGCTGTCTGGTCATCGCCTCGTAACAGAATGGATGCAACGGTATATTATCCCGTCTTGTCGATAAGATTATATCTTTTTCGACCAGATAGAGAGTTCCACCATTGTCATTCATCGTCAAAGGCGTTACTTCATAGTCATACTTCATAGCTACGCTATGAGTCTGGTCGCGATAGCTCCGCAGAAACAGATCCTCGAATGCTCTCAGATCTTGACTCTTAGGACCTTCGTGACTTATTAGTCTATCCCGCACACTGTGCTTGATGTTATCAGACAAGTACATCTCTTCGCGAATCACGAATGCCTGACTTGTACGGGACTGCCGACTTGGTACATCCATCACAACACCATTTCTAAACCCCAACGTAATCGGTCGGCCCGAATAGTTGAGAAACTTGGTGTGGATGGAAACGTCACAGCTTTCGTTGACCGAATGCTGATGAGACGGAGACTCTTTTAGTGGAACCGACCAATGAACCGGTTCCATACCCCGGTCAGAATCCATCTTTTTACGGTCCTACGTTAATGGGCACATCATCTTCAAAACGTATAAGCAATTATCTAAAGACCTTGCTTATTCTTCTCAACTTCCGATTAATGATATATTGATGATTTTTCATTGAATCGTTATTCGACAGCATAAGCTCCATACTCCTACCCGTGAGGGTAGGAGTATGGTAGCAGTGCTTCTCGTTAAAGAGCAGCTGTACTAGCCTGCTCGTCCGCGACCTTAAGCAGCGGTCGTGGTGCTGGTCGAGCCGTTCGCCGTCGTGGTCGTCACGGTCGTCGAATCGACGAACGCAGTTGCGTTCGTGACCTTGATGCCGAGGACGGCCTGCTGCGACAGAGCCTCTTGGAGGTTCGTCACGGTGACGACGCCGAGGATCGGGCACAGCGGGATGTGGCGGAACGACGGGTGAACGATCAGTTCACGCGAGTGGCTGGTACGCGACAGGTTCAGCGCCGCGACGACTTCCGGCTTGTTCAGCATCATGCCGTGGTCGAGCGGGTGCGGAACGCCCGGGTTGGTGCTCGGGTAGCCCAGCGCGATGAAGATCTTGCCACGCACGCGGCTGTCCGGCGTCCATGCCTTCTCGTACTGGAAGTCGGGACCCATCGTGCGGGTATCACCTTCGACCATCAGGTACTGCGAGAGCACCATGTCGGTACCGAGCTTGACCACCGGCGTCTGAGCTTCCGTGCCTTCCAGCAGGTTGGCGGCGGCTTGCCAGTTCGACAGCTGCCACAGCTTGTACGCGACGATCTTGCAGGTGTCGGTCAGGATCGCGGTGATGTCCGAGTAGCGCTCGTGCTGAGCGGTCGTCGTGACAGCAGCCAACAGGTCGACTTCGACTTCTTGCAGGACCGGCTCGATCAGGTACGACGAGATGCCCATGATCTCCGGCTGACGGCCGATGATGTCCGAGCGCTTCGCGTACTGACGCAGCGAGTCGACTTCCGACAGCAGTTGCGTCACAGCCAGGTTCGACTGACGGACCTTGCACAGGTACGACAGAGCGGCTGCGTGCAGTGCGTCTTGTGCATCGCCGTTCGTGATCGGACGTTGCACCGACAGCGGGCTGCCGAGCGAAACGCCGTAGATCTGGCGATACGTGTTGAAGTCAGCCAGCTGGCCGAGTTCACGCAAGTTGCTGTTCACGCGACGAGCGTCGATGTCCACGCCGATGATCTTGCCGCCTTGCAGCAGGTTGACCATTGCAGCCTGACCAGCGTCGGCCACGTCCAGCGACACGCCGGCGGACGTCTTGATCGTGTTGACGACGATCGAGCCCGAGATGATTTCGTACGAGCTGTCCTGCAGGTTGATGTCACCGCGCACCGAGAACGACAGCCATGCCGTGTTCGCGTTGTCGCCTTGGAAAGCGGTCAGCAGCGTCGACGGGGCGTTGTTGAACAGCGTCGTTTGCGGGCCGACCATGGCCGAGTCCGTCGTGAACTGGAGGTCCATACGACGGGTTTGGCCTTGCAGCGCTTCCGTGAACTGGTTCAGCGGGCTGTTGGCCGTGTCGAAACGCACGACTTCCTTCGTGTTGCCGTCGGCCGACGTGAAGAGCACGTACACGCCCTTCAGCACCGCACCCGGGTCCAGCGCGTCGGTCTGGTCCAGCACGCCCTTGGCCAGCTGCGTGTCGGTCAGCGCGAGGCGGAACAGCGACGTACGGTAGTTCGTCTTCAGCGGCGCCGTCTGGATCGGTTCGCCGTCTTCGGTCGTTGCCGCGTACGGTGCGACCAGCGTCGGATCGACGAAGGCGTCGGCCGTCTGAGCGCGCACGACCGGGATGATCCGCAGCGTGTCGTTCTTCAGGATCGTCGCGTCGATTTCAGCGTTGACGATGTTGCGACGGTTGTAGTCCGTCAGGCGCTTTTCGAGTTCGAAACGCACTTGATCGTACACGGAGATCAGCGGAATCTCCATTTCGATCGCGTACTGGTCCGGCGACAGGTTGACCGTCTTGTAGAACATTTCGCCGAAGCGGTTCTGCGTGGCGGTCGCGAGCGCGAAAGCTGCCGTGAAGTTCAGCGTTTCGTCGTTCGGCTTCGTGTCGTACGCTTCCAGCGACTTCTCGCCGAGCTTGGCCGGATCGAGACCGCTGTGATCGGGGATGAACACGTCGAGCGGGCCGCGGCTCTTCAGGTTCTTCATCTCGCGGCGCGCTGCGAGGCTTTCCTTCGGGTTCATCGCCGTTGCCAGCGCGAAGGCGACTGCTTCGTGTTGCTGCGGGGTGATCTTGACGCCGAGCTTCGCACCGTCCATCTTGAAGAACGATTCGACGCTGGCTTTCACGCCGTCGAGCATGTCGTGAGCGGCTTTCTCGATGTCGGCACCGAACGACTCGTTCGAGACGAGCGCTTTGCCGATGCTGGGGTCGTTGTGAAGCGTGCCTTCCTTGCGGAGGCTTTCGACCATGGCGAACGCGGCGCCGGCCACGTTGACATGTTCCTGGTCCGCACGTTTTGCGAACTTCGAAGTGGAAACGAAAGACATGTTTATTACCTCTTATTCCTAGGAAAAAGGTTTTCTGGAAAAACGAAAACTGCGATTCTGTACAAAACCGGTTTTGGCAGTGATTACCACCAAATTATTGAGACTTTGTTTGCTTTATTTCAAGAGATCCAGTTCGGTCAGATACCACTCGAACCAGTTCGTCTTATGTACCACGTTCAGGTCGTAGTACATTTGCAGCTTCTCGATCACAGAACGCAGGAGTGTGAGTCGCAGCTCTTCTTTTCGATTGAATATCACCGGCGACAGAATTCCCTGATTGAGGGCCACAACAATCAGTTTGTTCGAAGCCGAATAAACGCTATAAGATTGATGAAGATCAACCTTGTTCGCTGCATCTTGCTTGAGGTGGTCGATGATGTACTGATTCACCAGCTTGACGCTGTATTCTTGATTGTCGGTGAGTTCCGACAGTTGGTTCTTCGCATACTTATCTGCCTCATTTCCGTTCTGGCTCTGACCCGCTTCTTCCGGGAAGAACCAAAGGTAACCAAGGCTCTTGGTATACCGGCGGGAACGATCGGCGATATGCGGAATCGTACCACCACACCAGAAGATGGACAAACCATCCTCGGAAAAGCGATCGAGCGCGACCAGTTGCTCTTGCGTGAACCACTGGCGCATCTTCTCGAAGTTGACCAGGTCTTCGATCTTGCCTTTCTTGGCAAGTTGCTTGTAGGCCCAGTCCGGGATCACGACTACCTGGTCGCCAGGGTGAACGTTCATGAAAAAGGACATGTTCGCGCCTTCATCCGGAGATTGAAAATAAAATAAAAAAGTTACTCGTTCTACTTTGAACGAAGCAACAAGAAAACCGACTAATTCCGCAGGTCTTACCAATGACCCCAAGATTACTTCTTCTTAAGATCATTACGCTCTTGCATCTCGAATCCCAAATCGAGGGAGAGAACGCAAGGTCTTCAGACTTAGCCACCAGCCTGCTCGCCACGGTCAAAATTCCTGAGGCCGATGTGGGCCTCATAGACAGTGAACGAGAGATCATTGGCTCGCTCTACAACATATGTCGTAAACTCGCCAACGCCGCTCCCGGCGACGACATGGATAAGTCGGACCTCCTTCAGGAAGTTCGGCTGCACTGCGGCACAGAGATCGATCTGTTCGAGTCCTTCAAAGAAGGAATCATTCTCGAACTATCACAAGATGGTCTCAAAAAGCGTGTTGGCCATATTCGTAAAGAGCTTAAAGGTTATCTTCATTACGAAGGAACCAAGAAGCGAATTATGGATGCGGCCCACATGCTGCGTTTCAAAGAGAATTCGATCGAGGACATGGATGCGTATCTCCGTGAATTCTCAACTGATATCGAATCGTCGCTGAGTAAATCGAGTAAGCAGGATGAAGCGATTCTCGGCACGATCGACATGCAGGATAAAGATACGGTCGTCAAAGCTGCTTGTGCAGTGTCAGATGAGCAATCGGGTGCCGGTAAGCTCAAGACGCATTTGCAAGATCTGAATGACATGATGAATGGCGGCATGCGCCGCGGTGAATTCATCTGTACGTCGGCTCTGCCACACAACAACAAGACCGGTTTCTCGTTGGACATCTTTGCAGGTGTCGCAGTCAACAACGATCCGTATCTGTTCGACGCGAAAAAGAAACCTCTGTTGCTTCGTATCTCGTTCGAAGATGACGTTGAAATGAACTTCAACCACCTCTATAAACACTTCTGGGAACAGGAGCATGGTGAGGTGGCAGTCATGGTCGGTAAGTCGGAAGACGAAATCGCCCAATACGTCATGGACAAGATGACAGCGCGCGGCTGGCACGTCCGTATGTACAAGGTCGATCCTTCGTTGTGGTCGATCTTCGATCTGTTTGCATTTGTGCGTGATCTGGAATCGCAGGGTTATGAAATTGCTCTGTGTATGCTCGACTACATGCGCAAGATGCCTACTACGGGTTGCGTACAAGGCATTGCAGGGGCTGACGTGCGTGACATGGCTCGTCGTTGCCGTAACTTCTTCAACGCCCGTAAAACGGCGTTTTACACTCCGCACCAGATCTCGACTCAGGCCAAGGAAATCCAACGCTCGGTTCCGAAAGACTTCGTCAAGATGCTGCCGGGTGGTGGTTACTACGACGGCTGTAAGAGTCTGGATGCCGAAATCGATCTGGAAATCTTCCAGCACATCGAGAAGCATAACGGCCATTCGTATTTGACGCTGCAGCGCGGCAAGCATCGTAACGCTCCGATTCTGCCGGAAGATCAGAAGTACCTCGTCTACCAATTCTACGACATCGGCGGCATTCCTCCGGACATCGGTGGGGAACGCAGCGGTCTGCGTAAGGTTGGTGGCAAGCGTGCATCGGAAGCTGAAACTGACTTCGACTGGCTGTAAAAAGCAAAAAAAAAATAAGAGTCCCTACTCCCGAAAGGGAGTAGGGTGCTCTGACTTTATGCCGGCATCAGCTCAGGCTTGAGTTCTATGACCAGATCCGAAAAGTCACGGGTCAGCACATACGACTCATCCGCTCTTTGCTCGACGATGTCCAGCGCCTTCAAGACCGACAAGGTGAGTTCCACACTCAGGCCAGACAGGCACTTTGCGAGGTACTCAGACTTGATGTCTTTCAGCATTGGTCCTTTGCCAAACATAATGATGCGAATGCATCGCAGCCTGTCGTCGTTCAGGTCAACCGAATGACCGTACTTGATTGCAAGCTCTGCTAGTCGACGGACTTCGGGATCATGCTTGTTCAGCATTGTCCGTTTCCTCTTTCGGCTTGGAGAACTCCACGATGATTTCCATCATGGAGTCGGTCAGGACGTAGCCCTTGTTCGTCGGATGAACCACGCCGGAGACGTGCAGCTGGAGCATCACGTCTTTGATGTTTTCGTACGGCATGTAGACCCGACCCTCACGCACTTTCTTGAGCATGAGGTTTTCGTTGATCGGCCCGTTATCGTTCTTGTAAAGCGTACGGACCACGAAGCCAGACACCGTGATGTTGGCATGGCCGTCGGGCAGGTGCAGGTTTTCAGCGATGGACTCTTCGGACTTGAAGCACGCCATTGCCATGGACTGGATACGACGGAAGCCCTTACCGTTTTTGTCGATTTTTAACATTTTTAACACTGACCTCTAAAATGAGTTCTTTAATTTCCGGTGTCAAGCTGTAAAGATTGACCGGATGCGAGTCCACCACACCATTTTCTATCAGATAGCGAAAAGCTTTCTTGATGTTGTAATCGGTGGCAGTTGCAAACTTATCTTTGCGAATATCACGCCCAAGATCGAAACAGTTATGTTTCTTATTGGGATCGACCAACATCCTCCTCACAAGCAGGATGTCTAAGCCTACTGGAACTACGCCTTCATCTGGAGCAAGGGTTGCAAGCTCACGCATGCGGACATTGCTCTTATCGAGTTTGGGTTTTTCGTTCAGCGTCGACATCACTACTCCTCAGTGATAGGTTGCTTCATTCTTGATACTTTCGAACACAACCCGCATTTCGGGATGCACTCGATAAAACACGCACGGCAGTTCCGTCTTCGTGGCGAAGATGCCATGCAGCAACATGTCGCGCAGCACATCCTCGACCATCTGGAGCGTATGCTTGCTGTCGTTTTGGTAGACCGTTCTGGCGATCCATTCCAACGTCAGCTGATAACCTTCCGGCATCAGAATGAAGTGATGGAAGATTCGCATCTTCGCATCCCAGTGCGGCTCGGGTTCTTTTGCAACGATGACTTTTTCGGCCAACTGGGTACGCCAGATTTGTTTTGCGCTCAGCATTTCCGGTCCTTATTCAAAAGCCTTCTGTTGTTTGAGGATGGTGTAAAGATCCATAGCTTCCTTCTTGGTCAGCTTGGACACACCAACATAGATGTGTTCGAGATCTTTCTGAGTCTCGAACAACCACAAAACGTTCTTGTAAAACTGATACAGGTCTTGAAGCGCAACCTTGTTGCCTTTGACCTGGATGTCCGTCGAGAACAGAAGATGTTTTCCACGCTCACCAGTATAGGTCGACATCAAAGACACGAATTCCAGCGTCGGTTGATACCGTATCTGCTGTTCGCCTGAGGCATCAGCGAGAGGTGTCCACTGACTCAAGACAGATGCCTGTAGGAGATCGCTGATAGCCGTTTCAATCTCCGTTGTGGAAAAGTTGGTCTTACCGCGAATCTTTTCCAAGACTCGAATCTTCGCATGTCCTTCTGGAAATCTGCTGGGCTCACAGACTACTTGAACAACGCATTCCTCAACCGTCAGATCCTGGCCTAGTTTCACCGGCGCGCAGGCGACTGCAGCTAGTTTCAGAATGGTTTTGTTGAATTTATCGAGTGCCATTTTTGCTCCAATAAAAGGAATTTTGAATTAGTGTTACGGAACGAACTTGGCGAGGCTGGACTTGACTTTACCCACGAAGTCTTTCGTGATTTCAAGCTTCTCGATTTCGTCGAGCGCCTCGTTCAGTTCAGTGATAGTCATCTCGTGCCCCTTGACTTTGTACGACACTTCGATGAACGACTTCAGAGGCGTGAAGAACAAAAGACAAGATGCTTTCTCGTAGAAGTCCAACATTTCGTCCATCGTCAGTAACAGACCCTTGTGCTCGAAAACCACCGGATCAACACGTCGAGCATATTGCCGATGATTCGCATCTCGCCAATCGACATTGTCTTCCGGTTTCAGGCAGAAGCTGTCAGAGAACTTGGACAGCCTGATGTCGGAGTGAAGATTCTTGAACACATCGTTCAGCCAATACTTCGTGCGGTTGTTGGGCGTTTGCGCCGACTTCAGAATGCCGTGGCGAGCTAGGTTCTTGGCTTCCTTACCAACGGTCGTCTGATGCACGTTCTTCAGCAGTCCCGCGATGTCTTTCGGGAACAGCTGGAATTCCGTACCAGCATTGTCCATGAATGCCTGGACGATACGAGCAGCCAGCGAGCTCGAAATGGTTTTGTCATGTGCGACCATGCCAGCTGCGAGAATGTACGGGTAGGAATTATTATCGGTCTTCATTTTGTAGCTCCGTGAAAAGAATTGTAAAAGTTACAACAGGGATTCACGAGAATTATATATTCGTGAAATAAACTGCATAGCACTACACTCTGGCTCACGCCAGAGTGTAGTGGAGCGCATTATGCTGCGATTTTAAAATTGCAAATCCGGTCGATCTCCAGTCGCGTACGCAAACGCAGACGCGACTCTTTGTGAAGACGAATGTGATTGATGGAGAAGATACGACGATCCACCAGATAACCTTCGGGCTTCACAAAGCGACTTTTCAGATAACCCCGTTGTTCGAGTGCTTCCAGGACATCCATGAGACCATCTGCGAGTAGTTTCCCCTGTGCATCGCGGATCATGTCCGAAGAAGTTTTCTCGACCCCGTAAGGAGCCAACAGAAGACTCATTACCAGCTCTTCCCGCCCCGTCAATTGATTTTGGTCTTGTTTCATTTTAAAAAGGTCTCTTATTCTCGTTATGCGACCCGTGCCGTGTTGTTCATGCTCTTCTGGTCACCGTGCCGGTTATGGCTGGTGAGACCATTGGGATGCATGTCGGATTTCTCCGCTTGTTTCATGTCCTGCCTGACCGCAGGGCTCAATGGGTTTTCGGCTTTGAAGCCGCCCCATTTCGTGGTGCCGTTTCCGGTTGATTCCATTTTTGTACCCGTCCTTACTGGTGAAAAACCACAGGATCAGTCCAAAAAAAAATAGTAGTCCGCCCCCGCAGGAGCGGACACAACAGTTACTTGTTCTTTTTACCCTTCGCCTTATCTGTGGTAAGGCGTTTATCTTCATCCATCAGCTTGCGTGCCTGCTCGGTCGTCATGTGATGTCGTTTGGCGATATCCGGGTTGTGGGCCGCGGCTTGAAAAAGCTTTCTCTGCTTTTCGTTGTACGGCATGGTACACCTCCTCAGTTGTAAAGAAAAAAGTGACCGAAAGCCTCCAAGCCTTCGGTCACACAAATGCCGACCTAAGGGGTCGACAGCCTCGTTACTTCTTCTTGACCTTGGGCTCGAAAGCCAGATCGAGTTCCTCGGTCCAGTTGTCCTTGATGAACTGCTTGGCGTACTGCTTGTCCCAAATCAGGACGTGTTCACGACGACACTTGGCGTACTTGCAATACATGTCGACCGATGCTTCGATGGTGTCCGTCAATCGCACACACATCGCCATCATAGCTTCCAGGTGATCGTAAGGACTCACAATAGCAAAGCCGTGTTTGCCAGTCAGAAGAGGCATCGAGCCAATCTTCTTGGTAACGACTTTCACGCGATTGAACTGGATGCCAGCCGGAACGTCCGCGAGCAACACGCCTTTCACGCCGGGAGCGATCGTGAGTTCGTCCACATCCGCTGCATTGAACATGCGGGACGGATTGAGCATCGGAATGGCTTGCAGGCCATGGTCGACGACAGGCAGGAAAAGACCATACGGCGTGATCAGATCAGCCAGGTCGAAGCCGTTGTACGAATCGTCACCGAAGCAGCCCGGATACATCGAGAACGCGATCTTCTCGCCGCGGATCAGGATGATGTTGTTCATTTGAATGCCATCCTTTTCAGTTGGTGACGATGGAAGATGCTGTACTCGCGCGAGACAGAATAAATCACATCCGACACGAGCGGTACGACCTGTTCCATGGGAACGTTTTCGCTTGCCGCAATGAATGCGGCGTAAGCGCCGGTGCCGTAGCATGCCGGAATGGAAGAGTCGAAACGCGTAAGCGAATGCGCCTGCTTACTCGCACCACGCGGCCGGAACGTTTCGTTGCGATCGTACATGCCGCCGATCAGGTGTGCGAAGTAGTTCGACTGCTTCGTCATTACCATAAAGTTCAGCTGGCTGCGTTCGTCGAACCAGTCCTGATGTTCCAGTTCCAGGGAATGCTTTTCGCCACGTGCAACGCGGAAGGTCTGGCGAATGATCTCTTCCAGTAGTTTCTTCTCGTCGTCGGTCAGCGTGGGACCGACAGACGCGAAAGCAAAAGTCTTGTCAGCCGATACGTGGATCTTTTTCGTCAGCACCGTTTGACCCACAGCGTGCGGCGCAGTCAGTACGCAACATTGATCAGCAATGAGCGTATCTTTGTATAAAACAATCAGCGACATAAAGGCTCCGTGACAGTAGAGGCGTGAGCCTCTACTGTCGATGGTTCTACGTTTTAAAAGGAAGCTGGATTACCAGCGTTCGCCCTTCTCGATCGAGCAGCCGGCCGGCGAATTGCCCTGGCGGCGGCCTGCGGTCGAACCGGACTTCTTCGCAGCGGGCAGTTGCACGACGACGTTGTCGTCGATCACGCCGAATTCGACGCTGTCGCCGAGCTTGAGCTTCGAGGAGATCGCTTCGACTGCCGGGCCTTCCAGCGTCGTCGGACCGTTGCTGTGCGAGACGATGATGGAGCTCTTCGAGATCGATTCGACGGTGCCCGTTGCGAGGGGATTCGATTGTGCAGCTTGCGTCATGACTTCTTGTCCTTGTGACAGAGTTGTGAAAGGGACTGCGGGTACTACAAAATACAAGTGGCCGATCAAAAATTACTGCTTGTTGGCCAACCGGATCTGCGTGGGTTTTTCCTTGTTGTCGACTTCGATCACGTCCCCGAACTCCAAGAAGGAAATGATCTTTTCGACCAGGTCGCCCGTGTGGCTCTGGATGAAACCGTCGTAATCGACGACGATTCGAATCGGCGAACTGACGCTGATGCCCGTGACCTTGCCGCGATGCCAGACGGTTTCTTCCTGAACGTTGACGTTAACGGGAGCCGGCATGGCATTGGCTTCGTCCACCAGCTTCGACGCAACGGCACGGGAAGACAACAGATCGGCAATGCCCCCGGTCTTTTCTTCATCCGGGATTCCGGATTCGAGCAGATACGAGCAGAGCTCGACCTTCAGACCCGTGATCTTCTTTTGGCGATCGGGATCGGTGGCAGAGATGTTGAACATCTCGTCGCGCACGTAGGTGTCGATTGCCTGCTTGACCATGCGAACACGATCGTGGCCTTGAATCTCGGAATGCAGAGCATCGACGCGTTCCATCGGCTGTTCAGTACGGAAACGATAGTTGCCCGAAACCTTGTCCTTGTAAATGAGATCCGGGACCAGATTTCGTTCACATACGCGAACCGTTGCGCCGATACACAGTTCCTGGAACTCGACTTCCCACGGCCGATCCTGGCGACCGGATTCGTATTCCTCCTGATTCCAGGTAACTGGGATACCCAGCGTCTTCAGCTTTTCGCAGATGATGCCGCACAGTGCTGATTTACCCACGCCAGTACGACCCTCTACGACGACACGAATGTCACCGCCATTCAGATAGTCGCGAGGAATGTCCGTACGGCCGAGGACTGCCAGCACCCATGCCGCAGCGCCGTCCCACACGATGCGCGCGTTCTTCGTGTCGTAGTGACCATACTCGTTCGGGTAATTCGGATGGTCCGCTTCGTAGCGCTGCACGTCCTTGATGAACGGCTGCTTACGAGCAAACGCTTCGAATGCCTTGTTATCGTCGACGACGACATCCGGCCCCATGTGAACGAGACCGTTCTGCCACTGATACGGTTCGACCTTGACGCCGTATTCCTTGCAGAGTTCGCGGGCGCGCTTGATTGCATCTGCTTCGGTCTTGCAATCCTTGCTGTGGATCGCCATGCCGTTCTCGTGACGCAGATACACGCCATAGCCGTCGGTGTCCGCATCGGCACCGTCGAACTGTACTTCGATCGAACCGTTTTCGAGTTCTTCGAACGGCGCGATTTGAATTGCGATAACTACGCCCAGATCTTTTTCCGACATGTTGTAACCTTTTTAAAAGAGCTATAGATATACACAGATGCCCTAGGGCATCTGTGTATTCAAACGACATGTTTAGTCGTTGGTTTACGCCTTAGTGCGCTTGGTCGCCGGCTTCTTCACCGGAACCTTTTTCGCAGCCGGCGTCTTCGTTGCGATCATGCCGCCGTCTTCGGTCAGCAGACGGACGCGGAAACCGAACTTCGCGGCGATCGCCTTGGCCTGGTCTTGATTCAGCTTCGTACCGGCGACAGCACGTTTGACGCCGACTTCCTTGGCCACGCGCAGCATCTTCTCCATGTCCGTCACACACATCGTGCGCGTCAGATCGACCAACTTGATCGTCACGGGGAGGTCGATAATGGCAGGCGGTTTCGCCTTGGTCAGGCGGTTCAGTGCCTCTTTCAGCGCGGGTTTGCGAACAGCCATGCCCGACAGGTCGATCGTCGACAGACTTGCGACGGGAGCGGCTGCTGCCGACGAATGAGCCGTAGCCGAACTGAGCGAAGCGTCGGGGCCCGAAGACAACGATGCGCCGCCCAAGGTGCTTGCCGTCTGATCCAGAGTACCGTTGGACTGCTTGGACGCTTGGAAGCCCGTGATGGCCGTTTTGAGGCTTTCTGCGAAGGTTCCTTGCTGTCCTTCCACCAGCGTCTTCGTGTCCTTGTAGATCACGATCACGACGACGCCACGCGGCCCCATTTCCATGTACTGGACACGATCCACGTTTTCCGGTTCGGAGTTCGCGGTACCTTCAGTGACACGAACGAGTTCCTGGCTCTTCGAGTCGTAGCCGACCCAGACAGCTTGCTTGCCGACCTTGTGCAGCCCGTCGGTTTGCGATGCCTTCGGATCTGGATCGCGAGTCGTGATATCGTGCTCGACGACCAGGTGGCGCTTCCAGTACGAGATCGGTTCCACGACAGGCGTGTTGCTGCCTTCTTCCGGTTCTTTCTGGACCGAACGGATGGTCGGCGGGAAGACTTCCGAAACCATCTTGCCCTTGATGAGATCGAACATCGCCAGGTAATGCGGCTCGTCGGGCTGACGAGCCTGACCGTGGAAGACCACCGGTTCGTTCGAGTTGAACGCGATGGCGTATTGCAGGTACGGCAGACCTGCGCCTTCTTCACGGCCGACGGTCGTGGTGAGCTTCAGACCTTGTTGCAGGCAGGCCGATGCCATGTCGGCTTGCATCTTCAGGATCGTGGCGTGTTGTGCGACGATTTCGAGGTTCGATTGATTTTTTACGAGGCTTTTCAAAATTATCTCCGTTTGGAGTTTTGGGATTGGAACGACAAGTCCGTCACATGGATAAACTTGTCGTAGAATTCGGATTCCCGAAGGATCTCCGATTGACCATCTTCGCGAATGACGATGAAATCGTACTCGTGACAGACCTGGATATTGTCACGCGCGAATTCGAACGTGATCTCTTTCATGAAACCACGCACGTTTCGCGCTCCGACTGCTTTCTGGAGAAAGAAGAAGGGGAGCTCGTCGGGATAGCCCCTGTACTGAAAAGCGTAGTACTTCTGTGTCGTCGTCGGCACGTGAGCGTACTTTAGCAGTTCGTCTTCTTCTTTCCGTGTGAGTCGACTTTCGCTGTCCATTATTCTCCCTTCAAAGATGGGACAGGTTGGTATTTGGCCAGATCCTTGGCGAGTATCAGGATCTGTCCGTTGAGGCCGTGCAGATAGTGCATCAGGAACACTGCGCACAAAAGCACGATTATGCCGAGAACGCTTGCGCGTCGACGGTAGAAAAGTTCGTTGCACAACATGATGATGCTGACGAGCAGCAACAGGCCCAGAGCGGTGATCGCCAAAAATGCTTGCATTTTATCCACTTCCTTTCTTTCTAGTAGCCAACTTATAAAGGCGTTCAGTTACATTTTACTGTCACTATTCAGGCTAGTAATATATCTCCAAAAAAGTCTAGCATAAGACATACAGGAGGCCGAAGCCTCCCGCATGTCAGAACAGATCTTCAGAGAACAACGGCGTGGCGCTAATGAGGAAGCCTTTATCTTCCTTATCTCGATCTCGGATGATCCCGCCCATTTGCGTTTCCATGGGATGGAACATCTTCGATGAAGAACGCGTCAGCATTACCTGCATTTCCGGCGTGTCGACAATCATCTTGTTCTCCACTGCCATGAGCATTGCGCGGTAACGGGTAACGAAATTGCCGTGGTTCGTCAGAAAACCCTGCACTTCCCGATCATGATGATTACCTTTGGACGCCTCTTGGTATTCCACCGAATGCAAAATGTGGTGGTGACGGTGAGGCCGTTCAACGTACCAGATCACACCATCAAGCCAATTAGCAGCCGCGATCGGATATTCGTTACCCTGATCGATCGTATCTTCTACCGCACGCACGATCGGAGTGCCGAAGTTCTTCAGCTGATTGAAGTTCGTCGATCCGAAGATCGAGTTACGCAGCTTCTGCGTGGTCGCCGCATGACTGTCGAGCGGATCGTAGTTGAGGATGGTCACTTGAAGCGACGCCTCGACGACCAACGATGCCGCTGTGGCGGTCTTCAGCCATTTACGAGGACCCGTCACAATCGCCACCACAGGTGTCTTGGACCTCCAGAACACCGCGATGTAGATGACGTCGTACCCGAACAAGTCGCTAGGTACAATAGCATCCCAGGGAGTGCCGTCCATGATAACGAAATCACGACCCTCCATAGTCGGATGCTCGCCCATGAACTGGTTGACGTAAGCCAGTGCCCGATGGCAAAGAGCTTCAGTCGTCTGCGGGTTCAGATCGAACATCGGTCGACTCAGCCCACCTGCACGATACACATGCTTGCAGGCATTGACAAAACGACCGACGAGTTCGTTCACCTTGGGGCCCAGACCTGCACCGCTAATTGCCCAGTGGCCGGCTACACCTGCCGGATAACGATGGTTAGTCTTTCTTACGATCCCGCTCAACAAGCCCGAGTTGTTGTTCGACATGAGGAGTATGCTTCCGGTTGAGTGCTTTACACCATGCGTTGTAAGCTTGCCGTGCTGCCGGGAAAGCAAACAATCCGCTGCGTACCGCTTTTGTTAGGGAGATGTGGCCCTTCATCGCCACTTCGAAATCTGCGAGGTTCTGAGCTTCGTTCGGGTTGTACGGAATGATGCCCAGACGAATCACCATGTCGTGAACGAAATCCACGAACTCAGGATCGGGCCATCCCAAGCCTTTTGCAACTTCGATGAGGATGTCCTGACGCCATTTCCATCCCATCAGATATGCCATGGCGTAATAATTCACTGCCTGTTCGGAGCCGACTTCCTCTTCAACCACCGAACCCGCATTGACCCGAACCGCAGCCGTACAGAGGTTTGCGAATTCGTAAAGAAAGCGTTGCTTGACTTCTTCCGACAATGCCGGATTGAAGGTATTGACTTTGGCTTCTCTGTAAATCACGGTTCGCCTCATTAAAAGAAGCAAAAAAAAATGGTGAGGGAAATTCCCTCACCACTAACACGCCGAACGCTTACGCGCGCAGGAAAGCGTTCATCGCGTAGAACTTCAGGACCGGATCGAAAGCACCCGAAAGCGTGCCGATTTTCCAGCGGTCATGCGCCGGAATGTGAGCGATCGTTTCCGGCGACATGTAGTGCCCGCCGTTCTCGACGTTGGCTTCGGTCATGAAACGACTTTGCACCACGCGCTCGACGGGCTTGCTGACGAACTCGATCGTCTCGTAGAGCGAATCGACGATCGAACGGCTCCAGCATTCCAGACGAGTCGGAAGAGTTTCTTCGTCGTTGTCCAGATACAGGCGTTCGAGATCGGTGAAGCCGACGTCGATGAGCTCTTCTTCGTTCGTGACGATCTCGCAGTTCTCCGGCACTTCGATGGCGATGAACATGCCCAGATGCACCTTCTCGACATCGCCCGACGCGTAGTCGAGGAAGAAGTTGGTGCGCTGATAGAGCCATTGCTCCGGCGACATCATTTCGGCTTGCGCTGCCGACAGAATGATGTCTTCGACCGTGATCTCGTTCTCCGTCGGATACGGATCGCCGCCGTTGGCGCTGAGAATTGCCGAAAGTTTCATGCGAATTTCTTCACGGCCTTCGCGGAACAGGTTGTTCAGGATGCCCGTCCAGAAACCGTCGACGAGCATGCGACCCGTGAAGTTGCTGCACAAAGACATGCCGCTCGGGAGACGTTCGGCGCTGTACTTCGACTGCATCGACAGGAAGTCGTGCGAGTTGATGTGGCCGCCCACGCCGATCGAGCAACCGAGTGCTAGACGTTCTTCACCGACGCCCTTGCCACGCTGGTACACGAAGATCTGGTACTTGCCGTTGACCTTCTTGTAGAAGATGACGTACGGCAGCAACTGCACGAAGCGCGTATCGGTTTCGCACCAGCCGCGCCGAATGAAGTTCAGCGCCAGGTAGACGCATTGGTTCAGTTCGTTCGGACGCACTTCACCTTCGGGTACAGCGAGCATCGCGTTCAGCAGTTCGCGCGCCGGGATCGCGAGGACTTGTTCGACCGGCTTTGCCTGGCCTTCGACCGACTCGCAGTAGTCAGTGTAGTTCGGCAGGCGGCCGAAGTCGTGTTCCTTGAACGGATCGTGTTCGACGGGCGGCTTTTCGTCGATCATCAGCGGGATCTGGCTCGGCATCAGGTTCGTGCCGAACTTCGGTACGGCGATGACGTCGTCGAGGATCTGTTCGCCGAACTGGTTTGCGAAACCGAGACTCACGATGCCGCCCATCGGGGTCATCACGGTTTCTTTGTCGTCGCTCATGGCATGCGCGCGCCGGATCTGTTCCAGATTCACGGGGAACAGGGGTTGGTAGCAGCGGGCCGAGAGCGGGAACGACAGATTGCCGTCGTCCAGATCGTCTTGTTGATTGCAGGCGGGGGTGATCAGAACACGCTGTTCTTGTTCTGCTTCTTGGAATCGTTCTTCGAGCGACATGGAAATCCCTTTCTAAAAAGTACTACCGGTTAGGTCAAACCATCCGGTACTGTGATAAAAAATAATGAGGGCGAAGTGGCTTTCGCCACCCCGCGCTCGTTTTCAAAAGTTACATCTTGGGAAACTCAGCCTTTTCCCCACGTTGCTTCTTGGACAGATACATCCGAAAATCGGTGATCTGTCGCGACATCCGGTCTCGCAGCTGTTGTGTCTGACCGTAATTCAATCCGATGCTCGTCACTGCATTGACCAGCCTCGCGAAATCATTGTCGAAACGCTTGTCGGCAAAAGACGCACGAATGCGTGCTACGCCTTCTTCTTCTACCTGATTATCGATGCCGTAACGCATCTGCATGGTCTTGCCCGTTTCTACAGCCGCCATGTCATATCCGTCACGCCACTGACGCTGAGCCATTTCATGCAGGTCATCAGCACGAATGAGAACGATGAGTTCTTTATTCGCAGGTGGTTTGTTCAACGACTCACGCAAACCAGGATTGTAGACGACGTGCTGGTTATCCATGTAGGCACGCAGCGTTTCGTTATCGATCCACAACTGGTTGTAATAAGCCTCGTTGGCTTCTTTGTCAGCCTTGAAGGCAGCCATCTCTCGTTTGTGGTATAAGTGGACGAGAATGCCTATGATTACTCCTCCGAGGATAACTCCTCCAAGCACCAGTCCATAATTCATCTTTGCATCTCCAGTTATAAAAAGAAAAACATACCCACAGGATGAGGCAATTGCCTCATCCTGAGAGAAGCGTTACTTCTTCTTGACGACTTTTCGCTCCAGCGGGATGACACCGGACACCACACCCGACTTGATTTCGTCAGAGCGCATCTTGATGAGGATGCGATTGCTGCCGGTAACCGGCGGCAGGATGGTAACGTTCGTCCAGCCGTCGGTTTCCAGTACTTCGTGCAGGATGTTCGCGATCAGGCGATCGTCCTTGTCGTCGAGTCGGGCGTACAGGTCGATCTCGTGTTCTTTGCCGATGTACCAGGACAGTTCACCGATCGTCGGATCGTACGAGTATAGACCCAGCTTGAAAGCTTTGCCCAGAAGGTCGAAGAAAACATCCTTGACCTCTTGTTCCGACTTGAAGCGCCGGAAAGGTTTGGAAGAGAACTCCGTGAGTTCTTTCTTCAGATGACGCTTGGCTGCGTCCAGCGAATTCATGTCGACCATTTTAGCTCTTGACGAAATAGTGTTCTGCGAAATCTTCGGAGGGAGGGCAGACATGACCATGCTTTTTCAGAGCATCGCGAGCGGCCGTGATGTACTTGACTTGTTCGTCAGGTCGCAAATCGTCAAGATCGCCGACTGCTCGAATACCCTGCTGCTGGTCGTGGCGGACCATCTGCTGCGCTACCTTTTCCGTCGCTTCTTCGATGGGCAGATAAACGAGCTTGACTGCATGGATTCGTTCGGTTTCCGGATAGTTCGGCACATAGTTCACACCGAATTCCGTCATGACTCGATTCGCTTCCATCTGATACTTGCGCTTGTCCTCAGGCGACAACTCTTCGAGCTTGTCGGTGCTGATGATTCCGAGTCGGTAATCACGCCGCACATTTTGCTCGGCTGCTCGACGAACTGCATCGTCGAGATTGTAATACTTGTTTTTGATCGGCAGGATTTCGCCAGGCATTAAACCTCTCCTCAATTTTAAAAAGTTGGTATTCTGGTACAAAAAAGAAAGCCCCGCTATGAAAAATAACGGGGCACCTTCGACTTCCTAGTTACTGGAAGTTGTGTTGTTCGTGATACCGTTTTTGCTCAGGAGTGGGCAGATTATGCATCGCCACTTCCCAACGCCTACTCCGAACATCCGGTAAGAAGAGCGGGCGTTTCTCGTAATACAGATTCCGCCAATGATCGTGCTTGGCGACATCTTCCCAACCGTACTCGATTTTAGGAGCTTCGAACGTTTTCGGCTCAGATGCAATCGTGCCGTTCGTCCGATCTACTTCGCTAGAGAAAGCGAAGGGGTACCCGCAATGGACGCAAAATAAACCTAAGCGTCCCTGGCCTTCGAAGTTTTTATCGCTGGTTCTTACCGTCCAGTAATGTCCGTTATCGCAGATGTACTCTGTGTAACCTTCGTAAGACATTTCTTAGCTCCTCATCCGGGTAGATATACTACCTAGACTTTCGTTTAGATGAAATTATTACAAGGGTGGTACTCCGATGATCCGACCGTAAAACGATCAGGATAAACTTCAGTACTACTCGTGCCACGAAACCCAGCATAAGCACGAGACTTTAACGCGAAGACTTCTTCCCTGGTCAGGGGATTACCATGCGCGTCCATCTCTGCATGGATTTGGAAACGACGGAATGCCTCGTCAGCTTCTTTCTTGACTTCTTCTGCCGCGATGAGCCCACGACTTTCAGCTGTCAGTTTGTAAAGATATCCAGTCGGCTGTGCAGCCTGCCAACGTTCGCTTTCTTGGGCAAACCGTAGCCGGAAACGATCTCTTGCTTCCAGGCGTTTTTGTTCCTTAGTCTTCATTTTAAAAGGCTTTCCTTTAAAACGTTACAGGATATGACGGATGTCTCCGTCATATCAGCTACTTCACTTTTGCTTCAAGGAGCGAGCGCAAAAGTCTCGTCATGTGCCGCCCACTCCTCTTCGCTGGCGCGTTTGGCATGTTCGAGATTGATCTGCCTCGTGCGCAATTGAGTCTTGCGCTTGCTACCATGATGGGATGCAATTGCAGGCCGCCGATTATACAACCGGTCCAGTCGGCGAATATACTGCAACGCATGCCATTCGCTGATGAAAAATGCTTGCTTGGCCTCCGGGTAGAGAGAGGATGTTGCCGGCTCCGCTTTTGCAAACGGAGTATCGATCCCAACATCCGAGAAGTGATGTGAATGGACATACGAGGTCTTTTTGCGACCATCCATTTCGATCGCTTCGAACCATTCGTACGTATCCGGAAATGCGGCGTCTTCGGTTTCAACCGAACGTTCGTAGCCGCTCGTGACGAAAAGCTTTACGATGTCTCGTGAGAAATTGAAGCCGTTAACAAAATAAAGCTTGGCACCTTTTTTCACGTCTTCGAACTTGGCACGACCAGCTTTAGTTGCCATTGCTGTTGTCCTCCGTGGTACCGTTCGTCTTGTGAACGAACGCGTTGTATTGATCCCGCAGTACTTTGATCGGACCCGGTTTGCCCGACAGACCTTTTTCGTCGAGACTGTCGATCACCACGAGTTCACGAATGAGATGTCCCGGTCCCATCAGGGCGCGAAGCAAATCCCCCAGAGCTTCTGCGTCCACTGACACCATCAAACGTTCTTCTTGTACTGCCGGCGCTTCGTTACTCATTATGTTCTCCTCTACTACATTGTAAAAGGTTAATCGTGGTAGTACAGCAGTTCCGATGCGTTCTTCTCGTCGATCTCTACCTCGATCTTTTCAACTTCATCGAGCGGAGTGAAAACCAGGCGTTGATACTTGCGCAGGAAATCGACAAGCTTTTGCACATCGAAAATCCAGAAATGCATCCAGTCGTCATTCAGAGGACTGAATTGCGAAATCACTCGGCCGAAACCACGCGACTTCATGTAGTCGAAGATCCGATCCGAGTTGATCCACTTGCCGTAATGATCGGGATGAGTGCCGATCACATCGAGGATCACGTGAAGCAAGATGTCGTATTCGCCGAACAGATACTCGCCTTTGCGCAACTTCGGACGTTCGTACTGCGGGTTCTCGTCGTAAAAGGCGTTGAACTGAATAACGTTCTCGGCCAGGAACCCGTCGAGCGTGCGCAGTTTCAGACCGCCGCGATCATTGATCAGGTTCACCTTGCCTGCTCCACGCTTGATGACCCGACGCACATGTGCAAGGTTGTATTCCTCGGGTTCTCCAGCGAACATCTCGCCTTCAGCTTTGACTTCCTTCATGGACAGAAGGTAGTTACGAGCGCCGATCACGTAAATCGAATCGACCGTGAGTTGCTTCGGTTCCTTCATGCCAGGGCCGACAAACACTTCGACCACCGTACCTTCCGGAAAATGCGCCGGTCCGAACTTGATGTCCATCTCGGTTTTACCCGAGCGGCCGTAGCGCTTTTCGTAAGAAAAGAACTCGTAGCCATATTCTCGTTGGAACTCCCAGAACGTTTCTCGGTCCTCGATTTCGTACCCGAGCGGATCACGCATTACCCAGCAGCCGAAAGATGTTTCGTTCTGCTGCCAAGAAATCTGCCAACCGTCTTTACTCACGAACACATCCTGCTTGCGTTCGACGAACACTCGGTGCCATCTCTTATTCAGAGGGACCTTGTAGAAGTATTCCTTCGGATCCAGGATCGCCGACTGTAACCACATGTTCAGGTGAGCTTCGAAAACATGCAGCTTTTCGTACTTGAAATAAACGCTTCTCTGGTCTTTCAGGAAACCACCGGCGCTGTTGAAATCGCCCATGGTGCAACCCATGAGTTTCTTTTGCATGCAGCGGAAAACTTTCAAACCGAGCCGCATCATTTTTGTGTTCATGGTGAACATCTGCTTGCGATTACCGCCTACTTCAGTTGCCCACGGATTGAGCTGCGAAATGTCCAGCAGGTCACGGCGCAAGTTATTCGATTCCATCTTTACCTCATTTTAAAAGGGACTTTCGGAGTGAGACTGCGAGTGGTCTTATTCTTCCTCGGCGTGTGCGATCTGGGATGCACCGTCGGGTTCTCTTTCGAGATCGCATCCTCCACTTTCTTTCTTGCGGAGTCCGTCAACTTCATGGGAATCTTTGAGCTTGCCATCGGCTTCCTCAGATTGCGTTTTTCGAGCGGCCAGATTTGCGAGACGTTCGTCAATCGCACTCTGGAATGTACGTTCGTTACGACGTTCCCAGATGAATACCGTTTTCGCCATCGTCTCGCAGGCCGGACATTTCTCACACGCCACCATCCGGTCATCGACTGATTTCGGCAATTCACAGATCCACAGATCAGGGATGATTTCCAATGGCATTTCTGCCAGGATTCGATCCTTCGTCGTGTACATCAGCGGGAACCTTATCGGGATCGGTTCGTACCTGGCGAAGTTACAGGTATGTCGCCAGGCCGCTTCCATATCGCCGAGATGAACTGCAAACTGGTCTCCCATCACGTATCCCAGGCAAACTTCTGAATGCCGTTGGCCGTCAGCGGCAAATTGCAATCCAAAAGGCCAAACCAACGCCTGCGAAAACGTATGGTCAGGAATGTTATTATTCCATGATTCTTTCCAGCTTCCTGCGTTTGTGCGAGAGGCGACGAACGAATCGCCGAGACTGACGATCGTATCCGAGAGAACTTTACGACCCGTTTTGTCCTCGAAGAACTTGATGATCTTCTCGCGTGCTGCGAGCTCCATCTCGATCTTTTCTTGGCTCTGCGTTGCCTTGATGTAACAGGTATGGACATCGCCCTGTTCCAATTGTTTCCAGAGCATGTACGAGGAGTCCATACCGCCGGAGAAGACCAGAAGAGGATGCTTGGCCATTACTTTCCTTCCTTCTTATTTTCGAATTTGGAAAAAGAATCGAGGTCAGAGAACTTGATCTTCCCTTCCGGCAACTCCAGTTTCAATTTGTCAGATAACCGAGGACCATCATAAGGCTTCGGGTTATTCGGATTCACATCCGGTCCCTTGAACTTACTGGCGTAAGTGCCGACTTCCATCAAAGGCGGGTGATCTGCATCTGGCGGAACAACGCCAAAACTCAGACTGCCGTCCGGATTCATCTGACAGTCAATGGCAATTGCAGGACCGATCTTGCCGAGCAACTCCATACCGGCTTCGGTAATCGTCGGCCGGTAATTTGGTTTTTGTTGTTCCATTGAAATCACGACTACCTGTCCCTTTGGAAATCCGCCGCGAAGTGCCGGCATTCGACCGATCTTCGTCGGACCAGGAGGCACTACCAACACCATATCGCGAGGACCGGCATCTTTCGATGCCTGATCGATGCGCTCCTGGATATCTTTCGGCAATACCGCATGACTGGCTTCCAACAATTCATCGATGATCGGTGGCGTAATGTTTGTCAATTTCTTATCCATCTTTCACCTTCTTTTTAAAAGAGAGCCTTGAGCATCTCGGCGACTTTCTTGTCAGCCGACAATGCCAGACAGGTTGAGTGTAGAGCGTGTACATTGTCAAAATGCATCGCTCGTTGGTCTTCTTCATCCGCTTGATATTGCTTGTATTTCAGCTTCGCACGGATGTTACGGTAATAGGGGAGAATCTCATCCTTACATGCTCGCAGTACAGTAAGGATGCCCCGATTCGGATCGTCTTCATGAAACAACTTCCGGATCAAGGGAATGTTATCGAGAGAAGGCGGCAGCAGAAGCAGTTCTCGACAAACTGCCATGCGAATGTATTCATAGCGCGCATGCACTGCGGCTACGCTGATGCCGTAGTCTTTGCCGACACGGGCGAACCCTTTACCTTCGAACACGATTTCTTCGAAGATTTCGAAATACTTGTTCAGGTTTTCCAATGTCTGCATTATGTTCACCGATTCAGATGCGAAACCAGTGTTTCGGCTTCTTCTTGAGAAAAGACGACTGCGATTTCGTCACCGCCCGGATCCATGATCCTGAATTGGTCGACGGCAATGAGTTGTTCTGCTCCTCCGACGGGATGGCGGTAATAATCTTCACCGCCTTCATCTTCCACGTTGATTTGTTCCCATGTATACATCTTGTTACTCCTCATTTTAAAAGTGGATGGACGGCCGAAGCCGTCCCCTGGTGTTTACTTCTGCTTCGGGTAAAGATAAAACACTGAGATCAGGCGACACTCTTTGTCCAGCGTAATCGCTGATTCGCCCAATAGCAGCCGTGAAGCATTTTCAAAACCACGACTGCAGGCCGAGATGTAGTCGCTAAGCGACATGATCAACGAGCCGAAGCAGTCTTTCGTTCGGACCTTGCTGTCATCAGAGTCTGATGCAAAGTTCAGCGGACAGACCTTTTGATCGATGGGATCCGAATCTGCAATGACTGGGCAGATCCAGTTACTCCCCCGATGATCCTGGATCACTACGAAAGCCGTGAGGTCTCGGATCTTGTTGGTTTCGGTATCCAGATACTCCACATACGTTCCTTCCTCACGGGCCTTGAGGATATCCTCATAGATCGTGCAGAACGTATCGGAGTCCGTGATCAGCTTCCCGAAGTAGATCAGCGGATTCTGAAAAGGCTCCGGATCTTCCTTGGTGAGCAAAGAGTTCTTCCAAGGGATCGCGGAGGCGGTGGTTACGGGTTTATCTTCATTCTTAGGTTTATTGACAACAGGGTTCATGGTTACTCACCTGTAATTATTGTAAAAACAGAACTGCCTATTGGCAGGCTCTTCCCCCCAGGTCTAAGCATTATTGCAGACGAGTTATCAAATTACTCGCTTGTCTACAGAACTTCAGTTGGATGATATATTTCTGATTAAATATACAGCAAACATAATCCCAGGGAACCCTTTCGGGCCCCTGGGATTATTGTCGTATTGCTTCTTACCTACTTACGCAGCAGGTGGCGCCGTACCAGCAGCCGGCTGTGCCGGCGTCTGTGGTGCTGCAGCAACGCTCGGTGCTGCGGCCGATGGTGCTGCGGATGCTGAAGCCTGTGAAGTTACTGCGGAAATAAGGGCTTCAGCGTTGGCGATTGCCTGTGCATCCGTCGCCGATGACGTCAATGTATCGAGACGCTTCTGTTTGATCAGGCGGGAAGCCGCACCGACAAACGAGATGATCGCGATGATGTGCGCCAGCTGCGGAGGAGCACTTGCGCCGGTCAGCAAACCCGACTGGAGAGCCAGGTTGTACAGATCCGGAGCGGCGCCTACGATGGCGAAGAACCACACCGAGTACATCGTGTAGAACTTGCGCCATTCGGAGACGAGTTCGAGACCGATCTTGTTCAGACCAGCTTCGATCTTATCCCCGAGTGTGGAGAAAAAGCTCATGTTTGCCTCACTTATGAAAGAACTACGATACCAACGTCCTTGACACGGAGTTCTCCGTTAGGAGGGTACACCATGACGTGAGGAACATTAGCTGCATACTGACGAACGGTTTCATCCGCATCGTCTCTTTGCCTGGCTTGCTCGTAAAACCACTTGGTCTTGCCGAGATACTTCTTGCACTTGGATTCCATTGCTCCGGGACCCGTGCCAATGAAACCACGAGCACGCATTTCTTTGTAAAAAGCACGCAGCGCCATTTCACGTTGTTGTCTTGTCATGTGGTACCAATCGAAACGATCAGACCACTCATCCATCTCCGGAGTCTCAACGACTTCGAATACCATATCGTGCGGCATGTCAGCCGTATCCACGATATGCATGTAGAGTTTTTGTCCAGACTTCCAGAACTCGTGTTTATGCTCGAAGATTCTGGCAATGTCTTTCTCGGGAATTGGTTCGATGAAAAGCGAAATGTGGTCGTAGTAACCACCCGGCATCCCATAGAGTGCCTGATCGGTCACATCTTTCTTGATTGCTTCAGGAGAAAGATGGTGAGTCAGTCGGCTCGTCTTAAGAGTCGCGTATTTCGCTTTCGAGTAATGATAGAAAAGCATTACTTGATGTCGAACGTCTTGGTTCCGTCGCCTTCTTCCTTGGGCGGCAACACTTCCCACTGAACGAGGATCTCGCGCAGCTTCACCCAGTCAACGCAGGGTTTACCGTTGCTACCCATCTTGAGCGGAATGCCGATACCAGCATCGTCCACATAGATGGAAGCGTAGACTTTCGGAGAATTGGACCACTTCTCCTGTTCCGGGTTTTCATTGATTCCCCAGAAGTCCACATTGTTCTTGTTGCAATAGACGACAGCTTCGTGCAGCTTGTCTTCCGATCGCATGGTCAGAAGAATGAGCTTGATGCCCACCTTCTTCAATTCTTGCAGGACTTCAATAGCCCCTTCATTCGGTTTACCGATGTACGGAAAGTCGTTCTCGACAATCGTTCCATCGAAGTCGATTGCGAAGATGGTCTTTTCGAATTTCTTCTGTGACTCAGCTTCGTCGACTTGCGTCACTTCGTTAGTGTTAAGCCACGGCATATCTGCACCCTGTTATTTGTCACAAGATCAGGCCAAAAAAAAATATAGGACATAGAATGGATGGGCTTTCGCCCATCCATTCTGTACGGCTCGTTAGTCCTGAGTAATCAGGACGTATTCCCACTTATCGGCATTGGGAATGCACCGGTCCTCTGCCTTCTTGTAAGCCGAAGCTTGTTCCCACAGACTCGACTGTTCGATCAGCGTATGAACGATTGTTACCGCCATGCCGATCTTGTCGAGTTCTTCACGAGTGAGGACACGAATCAACTTGTTATTCGAATCCCACGACTTATGAACGATGTCGTGAGCCTCGGCCAGAATCTCTTCAACTCCGACCGATTCGAAACCTTTGAGCAACTCCAGACCCACGAGAATCCGGATCTTGAGCGTGATGCGATCTCCGTTATTGGCGAAACCATCACGATAAGCCAGCAACCGGAAATAGTTGTTCAGCGTCATCGTAATGGAATCGTCCTGGGAGTACTCGAACGTCTTTGCCGAGTATTCAACTGCACCATCTTGCTTGGGACGGAAGCCTTTGCGGATTTGAGTTTTAGCCATCTTATTGTTTACTTAGTTTTGAAAAGTGATACAACGTTTTGGGGTTTCGGACGAACCATGAGATTCGGGATATCGTCCTTCGATGCATTCATGACTTGCAGCGCCCAGAAGAACACTTTGCCGAGTTGGTTATCGACATAAGCTTCTGGAATCGCGACACCAGTTGCCATACTGTACGCCATGGCACATTGACGATAGAACGTCTCGTCCAACATGCCGTAGAACTTTACGAGCTTCTCGGGGTCCTGCCACAGGCCGTGCATCTCAGCCTGATGGATGCTGCCGATCACGCGATCCAGTTCCAGCTTATTGAACATGTTCGACGGGTATGCGACATCACTCTTGACTTCGGTCGTAAACGCAACGCGCTTTCGTTGCAAGATAACCATCGAAACCAGGTAGTCCAATACCTGCAGACCTTCGTACGCCATACGCTGCGGGATATGGGAACCCGTAAACATTGCATTCGCATTGAAGTACGAAATCATGCTCAACTTGACCATGACATTCTTGGTCGTCTCGTTCAGAGCTTTGACGAACTCTGGATCCTGATTCTGGACCTTCTCCATATTCAGGTTATCCAATAAGAGCTTCGTCATGTCGTGACGAGCAATGACCAACTGCTCGACTTCCAGGAGCCAGCCGGGCTGAACCTGGGTCGGATAAATCGGTGCGTCGAAGCCGAGTCTGCGATGAGCGATCGTCCCGTCGGGATCCGCTTTTACCGCTTCGAGAACAGGTGGAAGAGTCTCAAGACTTCCCAACCATTCATATACGCGAATGGCATTAGATGATGAATTGAACTTGCCATCGAAGTCCTTAATGCATCCTTCAATGCTTGGTAGAACATATTCTTGTTGTCCGAGGTTGATTGTCAAAGGGGTTTTCATTAATAACTCCGATTCGATAGGCTCTGGGCCAGTACTACGTTTTTGGGAAAGTCATTGAGGTCGTCAAAATGACTCTCTTGTACGTCCACCCGAAAGGTGAAGTTATTGATCTTCGTCAATTCCGTGACGGCGGTCAGATCACTGGTGTAATACGGATCGTCTTCCTTACCTCGTGCCATCTGATGCGGCATGAAGTAGTATCCTGCACCTTCCAGGCAATCGATGGCTTCTTCACCAGCATCCAGGATGAGATTCCTCAAACGCTCTCTATCCAGATGCGAGAGATGGTAACGCCCGATTCCATATTCGTTCATGATACCGAATGACAGGTCTTCCAGATTCTGTCTGCATGCTGCAAGGGATCTGGGAAACATGGAACAGGCAGTCATCACCTCTTCGATGAATGCATAAAAGCCCATTGCTCTGAGGAACCGATAGTACTCCGGCCATGGTTCCGTTCTGGCACGCTCCATTTCTTTATCGTACGCGACGTAGGAGCGTTTTAGCCTTATGACAAAAGTAAGTGTGCTCATTTCGTAATGGATGTTTCACTACGATTGCAAAATTGGATCGAGAAACAGGAATGACTCTGACTGGTCTAGTCCCGCGCTCGCGCAGATAATCGAAGAGATGGACATCGTCAAACATCTCAACGATCGATTCGCATATTGCAAAAAGAATCCCACAGATCTTTGCGTAAGGCTCGTCCTGTGAGAAGATGTGTTCTTGTACGATTCCTTTATCGTAGAGTTTGCCGATAAAGTATTCGATTTCATTGATCTGCTGGCGTGCTTCTCGCACATTGTCAATGCCTTCAGTTAGAAACTTGACTATTTCCTCCAAGAGATTTCGGCGATCAACATCTTCAAACATCCCGGACGGGTCGTTATGGCGTATGTAGCGATCTATGTTAAAGATCACGCCAAATCTATACTTCGCCATGATACACCTAATTGAAAAAGACCCCACTCCGGACCCCAATGGGTCCAGAGCGGGCGACACTATGACACGAAACGAGATCAACGGCTAAATCGGATCACCTGCCCATGCCATTAGTCCCGAAAGAATAGCTCCGCACAGAGGAGAAAGTGCTGGAGATGGAGCTATTCAATTAGGTAATATATCGGTGAAATGCGTTACACCGCGGCGCGGGGGAACTTGATCGGCGGATGCGATTCGTACCAGACTTGGAGGTTCTTCGCCTCGAAGTCTTCGACGCAATCCAGGCTCGGATCGACAATGATGCGTGCCGGCTTCATCGGGGTACGTTCCAGTTGCTTGTTCACGCCTTCATGCTGGTTGTGGTAGATGTGGTAGTCGCCCATGAAATGGGTGTATTCCCACGGCACCATGCCGGTGACTTCCGCCAGCAGATGCGCGAGCAGCGAGTACATGCCGACGTTGAAGACGGTTCCGAGTGGCACATCCTGCGAGCGCGCGAAGCAGGCGAGCGAGAGCTTGCGACACGGATAGTCGCCACGAACCTTCTCGACTTCCATGAGTCCGGCTTCCGAGAGTTCCAGCGTCGCATCGTTGGACAGGTCATACTGCATTTCCTTGCCACCGATCAGACCACGGCGCAGCAGCAGATCGTTCTGGCGCATCTTCAGATACGATTCCAGCTGTTCGTGCGTGAGACCGCGCATACCGCCGAACACTTCGTCGTACTGCTTCTGGCCTTCGTCGTCCTGATCCAGCATGTAGCGCAGGACCTCGAAATCCGACATCGGGGCCGTATTGACTTGCCACATCGAATGACACGGTGCAAGTGCCATACGACCAGCGTCTGCGTTTGCGGCAGGCGACTTCTTCGTATCGGGCAAGAGACCAGCATGCCACACGTTCACGACGAGACGACGGCTGTCGGGGTTGTTCTTCAGTTCGTTGACGATGTACGCGAGTTGATCGACGCCGCCAGAACCACCCTTCTCGAACGGCTTCGAGCGATCTTCCAGGAATTGTTCGAAGACGATCATCGCTTGTTCGGCCGTGAATTCGTAATGGCGATCCTTGGCATCTTGAACGGCCAGATCTAGCATTACTGCCAGATTCTCTTTGTCCTTGCCGCTGAGATTGGTCAAGCCCGTTGTCCAGTTGCGCCACTGCTCACCATACATCGGTCCGATGGTGCGGCTTTCCGGACCTGCCCACGCCGACCAGATCTTGTTGTCGCGATCTTCGAGCCAGTCCACTGAGATGATGCCCTTGAGCATCCATTCCAGTTCTTCGGCGATCTTCTTGTACGCCACTTCGCGCGTGGTCGGAATCGGCCAGATGCCATGACGAATCGAGAACTTCATCATGCCGCCGAATTTCGATGTCGTGCCCGTGCCGGTACGATCGGTCTTCACATCTCCCGTTGCCAGGATTTCCTTCAGAGTGTCCAGGTATTGTTTCATTTTTTACTCAAAAAAGTCAAAAAAAAATACCACCGGTATATCGGTGGCATGGGTAAAGAATTACTTCTGACTACGTTCGATTTCCCGACGCATGAATTCTTTTACGCCAAAAGGATCAGGGTCGTCCTTATAGAAATCATAAGCTGTCTTAGGCGGTGCGGCTTCGATCTTAAAAAACAGAAAAAAGTACGGAAGGAGATTGGTACTCGTCATACGCGAATCTCCATTACCGAAAGATAAGTGCCCGGTTTAACAATCAGATAATCCGGCAAAGGAATGCAGCTGATTTGTTCCAGATACTTTTTGAAGTACTGCATCGCTTCTTCAACTCGCAGCAAATACGGCATCACGTCAGCTGGGAGTTTACCGAGTCGTTCTTTGATGTCGATTTCCACGTCGTCAAGAAAGTTACATAAGACGTAATCGAAATCATCACCATTGCGAACCATCTCGCCTTGGAGGCGTTCGACCAATTCCTCACAGAGTTCGATATAATCGTACTCTATGAAAATGGGCTGTTCTTCAATCAACAAGCGGCCGATACGTTTCTTCTCGTAACGGTCACCGAGGAGGTAACGGGCTTTTCGCATCGTCTTACCAAAGCAAAAAGTGAAAGGGGTGTAGCATTGTGAAATTCGTACTCTGACAACGAGTCTAAAAGTTCGAACTGTGACAATTGCCGATAAATCTGCTTAGCCAGCTTTTGCAGTTTCTGTATAATCTTGCTGGCCTTTTCAAAAGAATATCCCTGAGCATAAAGATAGCGTCGTGTGCCGTCCAAGTAGTTCCTTAAAATTTTGGACTGCTTGGTAACACCAAACGCCAGAGATACTCGCAGGTGTTCGTAATAACTTTCCAAAAGTTTAAAGAACCGCTTTTTAAAGCGAACGTGTTTCGGATTTGGTCTTTTAAAACCAAAAATCAAAAAAGATGTTTTCATGCAAATGAAAGGTTCGTATGAAACGAACTTACAACAAAGTTGTAATATATGCCTGACCAAAACTGGAATGAAATTGCGGACATAAGGATACCAGGAGGCACGAAGCCTCCTGGTACACTCACTCAGACTACACGAACAGCCACGGGAAACACATCTCCCACCATGCTCGCACGGCAATGCCGTAAGCAAGGCCCATCTGTGCCGGAAGCCACATCTTAGATCTCCTTCGTTGTAGATCCAGCGACAGTTACACCTGCTCCAGCGCCTTGAACTCGCCGGTGATCTTCGCGATCATGTCGTTCGTCAGCTGGAAGATGACGCGAGCGATGTACACCGCATGCGAGATCTTTTCGCCTTCTGCGAACGTGTCGTTCAGGTTCTTGTATTCGGACGCGAGGATGCCCGAGTTCAGAACCTCGTTCACGAACGGCCAGTTCGCCGGATCGGAGATCTTGCGCTCGACGGCGGCCAGGTAGACGCCCTTGTCTTCGGTCGACAGTTCTTCGAAGACTTGAGCGCACAGCACGACTGTGCCGAGTTCAGCCTGACGCTGCACGTCACGAGCATCCGATGCGATCTGCGCTGCTTGCGAAGCGTTCATCGTGATCGGATCGACTTCCTGGGACGCCATTTCGCCGACGAATTGCGCAGCGCCTGCGTCCTGACCGAGTTCGAGTTCTGCTTCGTCGGCCGGTTGTTCTTCCACGACGGGAGCTTCGACCTTCGGTGCGTCGACGTGTTGTCCGCTCTGCTTGGGCGTGTTCTTCGCCTTCTTGCTGTTGCCGTTCTGCTGGCCCTGGAACTTCTCACCCAGTGCTTGCAGGCCGGCGCCGACGTAGTTCTTGAACTGGTCTTCGTCGAACGTGATCTTCGGGTTGAATGCGAGCGTCGGCAGGTTGACCTTGATCTTGTTCAGGATTTCCGCTTGCAGGCGATCCGGGCCGATGAAATCGGCGAGTTCGACCACGGGCGAAACGATCGTGAACGCGAATGCCTGGTCGGCATCGCTGCCTTCCTTGAGCCACAGCTTGCCCTTGATGCCGGCGACCTTCGGAGCCGACTGCACGCCGCGGATCGCGTTGAAGAACACGAGGTTGCCCAGCGGTACCTGGATCGTTTCGACCAGCGGCTTCTTGTTGCCGTGCGAGACCGACGAGTAGTCGACGCGGTTCGTGTTCAGCTGGAGCAGATTGCGGAACAGCGTGACGAGTTGGCTTTCCGACGGCAGGCTCGGCGCTTCGGTGATGCCGTAGTGGTTCTTGAACGAGTCGCTGTTGACGAGGGCTTGCAGGGCCTGCGCCAGGCGCGTCGTCAGTTCCTTGACGTTCTTGCGATGCTTCTTCAGTTCCGCGAGATTGCGGTGCAGACGCCAGTAGGCGACATCGCCGTTCGGCAGCTTGACGGCACCCGAGGGCAGATCGGCCGAGAGCGTGTTGAAGATCTTCGGCAGCGGCAGGAACTGGATGGTCTGGCCTTCGACGGCACGTTGGAGTTTGCTCATGATGTACTCTGAGTGAAAAGTTTTGAAAGTCCCAAAATCGGGCGCAAAAGAAATGCCTGGATACGCTCAGACAGCTTTTCCAGCGAATGGATCGTTTTAAGTCAGCACGTGAAACATATGCGTATCATGCCAAATCATAACAAGCCGACAATAGAAAAAAACTTGACAGGAGGCCGAAGCCCCCTGTCTCTTGTTATAGCGAGTGGTAGATATGCACAGCCCAGTACATGATCTTTCGCTTGATCCATGGGGTACCGAGTACCTTCATGGCCAATTCGAAAATCTTGTCGACTTCGGTTTGCGTGAGTTTCAGATCCGGATTGTCTCCGTTCTTCGTCAGTCGCAGATTTTGACAGAGATAGTCATGCAAAACTGCCGCCTGACCGTACACGCCCCAAGGTGGGAAAAGCCACCACAGCATGCGTGGAACCGTTGCACCGTCGGTAAAGAAACCATCGGGCACGGTCACATATTTTTGTTCCTCGGTTTCGCCGATGTAAAACGTAAAAGCATCATCGGTAAACCAGAGGTCTTTGTCTTTGAGTTTCGACTGGATGGCTGAGTACCGAATGCCAACTTCTTGGTCGAATGACCCCGTCACTACTGCCATAGCTTTTCCTTGGCTGTTAAACCAAATGATCATAGACTAGAGAGGGCGAAAGCCCTCTCTAGTCCACGTTTCGTTGATTAAGCCGGCAAGGTGATTTCAGCCGGGATCGTCGGGAGGTCAGCAGCTGTTGCTGCCTTTGTCACGGCGTCCTTCAATGCCCACCCTGCGCCCAAGAAGCCAAGATACGCTTCGTAGGCTGCATCCGACAACTGAATGATCTGTGCCGGCGTACACATGTGGGTGACGTTCTCCCAGTCACGGAACGGCATGACCGGATCCGTGGTACCTTGGGCGGTCAGAGCATCCGCGCGAATGCGGGCGCTGGCGATATTACCACGATCGCCATCACGCAATTGCACGTGGCCAGCCACGTCGGAGAACGTGAACGAGAAGCCCTTTTCGAGGGCTGCTGCCAGCTTGGTGTTGATGTCGCTCATCAAGGCTGCCTTGGAGGAAGCCAGTTGAGCCGCGGTTTCGTCCGTCGTGAACGCACGTACGTTCCAGCCTTGAGACCAGACGCCATTCGCGAAGACGGGATCGCCTTCGGTCACAACGTCGCCCGCAGGCTGGGTAACTTCCGCCACGACGAAATAGCCGAGCGAATTGAGGTATGCCTCGTCCACTTCGTCCGGAAACGAAGTGTTCGGGTTGTCTTGGCGAACCTGACTCAGAAAAACCGGGTAAGTGTTCGCTTGACCTTCTGCGCCGATCTTGATCAGGCGCGTCGACAGATTGACGGTCGTCATGTTTATTAGCTCCTATTAGTTCGGAACCGAGCCGACCATTTCCGTACCGTCCCACTGGAGGACGATCGTCGTCGTGCTGTTGGTGAAAGGAGGTGCCGAGCCGTCGAACCAACGGATCGAACCAGACGGCAAGTTCCAGGTGAACGCACCGACCTTACCGTACACCTTGATCACGACCGTGGTACCACGGTTGGCCGCAGGCATGTTGGTGATGTTGATGGTGGTAGCCGCCGTATTTTGAATACGGAACACACGGGCAACCGAAAGGTCGACCGTACCCACACCGCCCGTGATGGTCACGTCCACAGCGCTGAGCGTGTACGTATCCATGCGAGACCACGCCCCATTCTTCATGAGGTACTGGCTCGAATCGGTCGGGATGGTATCGAGTACCGGAGCATCGACCCACTCGCCGTTCTTCAACACGTAGATCTTGCCGTCGGTGTTCGACGGAAGCGCGTTGATGACGTCGGGCAGATTTTGCCAACCGGTATCGGTGTAGGCTTGCCACTTGCCCGTTTGCGACGGGGCATTCAGGTTCCCACCGCCGATATGGCCCAACGAGGCCCACGTTACCGTGTCGGTCTTGGTGAAGAATTCCTGCGTATTGCTGTTGAAGAAGTAGTCGCCAACACGACCGTCCAGTGCTTGCGGATTGCGTGCGAACACGATCCACAACGTACCTTGCGGACCGGTAGCACCGGTATCACCCTTCACACCTTGCAGACCACGCAGACCCTGAATACCTTGCGGACCTTGAGCGCCAACCACGTGACCGAGGTTGAACCACTGCGAAGTGGTCGACAACCAGATCCAGCAGTTGTACGTTCCAGGCGTGCTCGAATCCGGAATTGCGTAACCCGTACCCGCCGTACCCGTTGCCGGGAGTTGCGAGGAATCTGTCAGCGTACCGATGATCGAGATTGCAGGACCAGTCTGGCCTTGAGGGCCAGTTGCACCATCAGCACCTGCGGGGCCTTGCGGACCAGTCGTCAGGGTGATGTAGTCGTTGATGGTTGCGCCGGCGGGGAGTCGTCCGGCTGCGATTGCTGCGTCGACCGCAGAAGCGCCGGCAGGACCGACGAGGGTTTGCAGCCAGGCGGCTTGCGTACCCACAAATCCGCCAGCGACGGCTGCTTGGTATGCGCTTTGGCCAGTTGCCCCAGTGTCACCTTTAACACCTTGAATCCCCTGAGGACCTTGGGGACCTTGGGCTACCGGACCCGCGTCCACCCAGGTCGTGCCATTGTTGATGAAGATGTGACCGCCGGAGGTAGCCACTTGCGAGAGCGTACCAGCAGGGATGACACCAGCCGATGCAAAGTCGCCAATGTATGCCAGGCTCGTGCCTTGAGGACCGGTGTTACCCGTGTCGCCCTTGACACCTTGAACGCCCTGAATACCCTGGTCGCCCTTGGGACCAACAAGCGAAGCCAACCACTGTGCCTGAGTGCCTGCGTAGCCTTGGTTGACTGCGACTTGATAAGCCGAGTCACCTTGCAGACCCTTCAGCGAAGTGAGCCATGCCGTGACATCGCCAGAGAAACCGTTGGCTACTGCCACTTCATAAGCCGTTTTACCGTCAGCGCCGACCGGACCTTGCAGACCTTGCGGGCCTTGCACGCCAATCGGACCGTTGTCGACCCAGCCCGACGTCGCGTCCCACAAGTAAATGTGGTTCGTGTCATTGGTGGTCGCAGCAGCGCCGGTGTTCGTACCCGTGGGCAGAGCAGCAGCGTTTGCGAAAGCGCCGATGTACGTGAAGCTCACGCCATCCTTGCCCTTGAGCGAAGCCAGCCATTCCGTGACCGTGCCTGCGAAACCAGCAGCTTGCGCTTGCTGATACGCCGACAGACCATTGGTACCGTTCGTACCGTTGGCGCCACGCCACTGGCCCATGTTCACCCATTGGGCGCTCGTGCTGTTCCACACGTAGATGTAACCACCGACTTCGTAAGCATCGCCATTGGCGTTGCCAGTTGCCGGGAGATTACCTGCCGCGGCAACGGAACCCTTCGCGTTCACCGGTTGACCAACCGGGCCTTGCGGACCCGTTGCACCATCGGCACCCTTGAAGTTGCCTGCATCTTGCCAGGCAGCACCATCCCACGAGTAGAAATGACCCGCCACACCGTACGTATCGCCGACCTGGTTACCCGTAGCCGGCAGCGATGCGACATCCGCTACGTTGCCCTTCGGCGTCATCGGACGACCAGCAGGACCCTGAGCACCGGTTGCACCGGGTGCGCCAGTGTCGCCCTTCGGACCGACGTTACGGCCCAAATTCACGAACTGGGAATTCACCCAGACGTAGAAGTCGTAGCCGTTGGTGTTGTCGCCAACCAGGTAGCCGTGGTTGTTCGTGCCGGTTGCAGGCAGATCGGCCGCCGCTGCAACAGTACCGTCTGCAACGAACGAGATCGCCGTATCACCCTTGACGCCTTGCGGGCCGGTGATGTACTGCACGAACAGATCCAGCGTGTTGACTTCCGGATGTTGGGCACGGATGACGTCCCATGCCGACGGACCTTGGGCGCCGGTCGCACCAGTCGGACCGACAGGACCTTGCAGACCTTCGTTGCCTTGTTCCTGCCAGATCGTGCCCTGCCACACCCACATGGACTTGCCGATGAGCCACGAGTCACCGCTGCGCTGACCCGAAGTCGGCAGATATGCCGTCGACGGAAGCGAACCGAGCACCGTGATACCGGAACCGTCCTTACCAGGCAGACCCTGGAAGTTGCCCATGTCGACCCATTCACCATTCAGGTTCATGAAGACGTGGGTACCGACGAAGAAATAGTCGGATTGCAGGAAGCCCGACGGATCGGGCAGATCTGCGGACGTAGCGACCGAGCCAACCAGATGGCCGAGGACCGAGCTTTGGCCGGCCGGGCCGACCGCGCCTTGATCACCCTTCGGTCCCTTGAGGGACGTCAGCCAGCTGTTCAGATCACCTACGTAACCCTGGTTGACGGCATCTTCGTACGCGGACTTGCCGTGCAGGGAAAGCAGCCACGTCGGTTCATCACCGACGAAACCGTCGGCAACAGCTACTTCGTATGCCGATTTGCCATCGGCGCCGTTCGTACCGTTCGTACCTGCATCGCCCTTGTCGCCTTTGGCGCCTTTGATGCTGGCAAGCCACGTCGGCAGATCGCCGACAAAGCCTTGAGCAACGGCGTCTTGATACGCGGAGTTACCCGTCGCACCAGTGTCACCTTTCTGGCCTTGAGGGCCTTGATTGCCCTGGATGCCTTGGTCACCTTTCGGGCCCTTAAGTGATGCCACCCAGTTGGCTTCCGAGCCAACATAGCCCTGATCAACTGCCGACTGGTATGCGGACTTGCCGTTCGCACCCTGAAGACTTGCCAACCATTGGGCCTGCGTACCTACGTAACCTGCTGCGACTGCGACCTCGTAGGCCGACTTACCGTTGACGGTAACACCACCCAACGGAACCTTCACGCTGGCCGCCTGGCCGACGACATGCACTTCGATATACGAATTCGCAGCGTCGATCTGGCCAGTCAACAAGTCGAGTTCGAGGATGGTTTTACCCACCACTTGAGTACCTGACATGGAGAACTCCCATTTCCTGTAAAAAATTACTTTTCGTTTGCGAAAAAAATCAGACGTAAGTACGTGCGTCACCGCCAACGGTGCCTACACGATAACTGCCGTCTCCGACGAGCCGTACGTTCACGATCGTAGGCTGGTCGTATGTGACTTTGAGGGTGTACGTACCCGGAAGCCAACCGAGAGATGTCGTTTTAAAAGTGATCGGATATTCACTGAGTCCAGGCTGGAATGCCGTGTTCACAATGTCATCTGCGGTCAGGTTCAGACCGAGCGCAGCGTTGATCTCATCGAGTATGCTGTAAACCGTAAACGGTTCGTTGGGTACGAGCACCGTCGGGATATTCCCATCGGTGAACTGGTCATTGATCGTGCTCGGGCTGACGCGAGTGTAGTACAACCACTGATCGACATACCCTTGTTTATGCGCATACACAAAAACTCGGGTATTACGACCGGCAGGAGCGACCGAAACGGTTTCCATGGCACCGAAATCGAAATCGATCATCTCTTGCCAATTCACGTTGCTATCGTGATTGGCGATGCTCGTCAGCTGCGCTTTTTTGTCTGCCTGAATGTCGGTCGCTTTAACGAGACCAAACAACAGGTAATTCGGGAACAGCAGATTTTTCTGACCACCGCCCTGGACGTTGATGTAGCGCCATCCCGTCCAGATTCTGGAAGTCGGTTTTGCGGTGATGACAAAGTCAGCATCCATTGTGGTATACTCGGTATTCTCCAGATCGTTCTGGCTCAATTGCACGCCGAGCTGACGATTGATCTGGTCGAGTATGTCATACGTTTTGAACGGAATTGCGGGAGGGACGATGGTCGTGCCATCCACCACACGCAGTGCTGCGAGAGGAATTCGATGATACAGGAAGCCGGTTACCTTCGGCACCATGCGATAGTCGAATTTCTGTTGAATCTTCGCAGAAATGTAACTGTTGGGATCGTCTTCAATGTCGGGACGCTGATCCAGTGCCTGAGGAGTACCGAATACCACCACGGAGGATGGCAGTTTGTACTTGTTAGTTACATAGATCAGATCGCAGAGGGTTTCTGTCTCCGGACGATTGAAGTCGTATGTCAGAATGAACTGGAAGATCGATGACATATGACTCCGTTCGGTGGTTAAAAAAACAAAAAAATATACTCGGCTCAAACGATTAATGCTGCAGACATACTATCCAGGACTTCAGTCCTGGATAGCAGTCTATGTACTTTTACCGAGCCGGCTTACGGGCCGGTGCGATACCACTGTACGAGTACAGGTGGGTCGCTTCGATGCCTGCCATCTTGGCGTGGAAGAACAGTTCCGTGATCAGTTCCGGTGTCATTTTCGGGGCGATGGTGTGGCCCTTGAAGAAGAACGAAATCGTGATCGGGTTCTTGGCTCCTTCCTTGAGCCAAGTGCCGACGATGGCGCCGTGCTCGCCTTTACCAGCGGCTTCAGGGCCGAAGAAAACTTCATGCTTCAGTTCACGGTTCTTGCCGAAAATTGCGCCCAGGATCTTTTTCATTTGTAAACTCCATTCAACATTTTGAAAGTAGGGGACCGAAGTCCCCCGATTTACGACTGTTTAGTCGTTGTCGTAATACTGCTGCTCACGCTCATAATCTTCCTGATCTTTCTTCAGGCGATTCTGATGCGTAGGCTGCGTCTTACATCCGTTGCAGATGAACAACGGTTTGTCACCTTGTGGTGCGTAGAAGTCATACCACTTCCAGAGTACCCCTTCCTTTTTAGGGAAGGACAGATGACAGTCACGACACTCATGAGGTTCGTTATCTTCCGCCTCCTGAGCTTTCTCGTCGCATGCTTTGCAGCACACGTGAGAACTGACTGGGCCGAAAGAATCCATCTCTCGACGCAGTGCAACTGCTAAGTTGATGTCGGCGTCAACATGCTCGCAGCCGCCATCTTCTTCCAGTCGCGCTTGTTTATACTCGGGCGACGATGCCGAGATGTCTGAGCGAGTGAACCAGTTCATGGTTTTCGCATTCTCCTAAAAAGGTTTTGAGCGAGAGCGATGCTCTCATTTTGGTCCAGCTATTTACATCCCGTACTTGACCAGCAGGTCGTCGAACTTCCGGAAGAACTCTCCGCGGATGTACGTGACGCCGCCGAACTCGCGAGCACTGACGCGATCGTCGGGATTGATGCGGTAAGCGTGAAGCATGACGTCTGCGATCATCGGTTCCAGTTTGCGGACGAACGGAGTATTGTAATCCGCATCGAAACCGAAATGGCTGAGAACCGTCAAGTACGTATTGACGTCGATCGCCGAATGCAGACGAGTCTCGTAAAAGGTACGAGCATCATCGGCCTTGACACGAAAGCTTGCATCCATCAGCCACTTGTCGACTTTGATCAATGCAACTTCGCTTTTCAAATCGTCGTTCGAAACTGCAAACGGCTGAAAACGAAGATCGACCATGCCGCGTGGAGTACCGCCGAAAGTCTGTTCCATCGCTTCCTGCATTTCACCGGCGTAAATAACCTGAACCACTTTGATCGTGCTCATTCCGACTCCATTTTAAAAGGGAACGAAAGCCTTTGTGTGGCTTTATCCTTTTCGTTATATATCAATGAAAAAATCTAAAGAGAGACATAGACGAGGATAGGGCTTTCGCCCTATCCCGTCTTTTCGTTTAATCCAAACCGACAAGACCTGCCTGATTGGGATCGTCCGCTCTCACGAAGATCACCATGGCAATAAACGAACGGTAGCCATTTGCCAGCAAACCTTTACCGTTCATCTTCGTTTGGATATGAGCCTTAAGCAGCACGCCGTTGACTTCCTTCACCTCGCCTTCGTTCAAGAACATGATCTTCACGTTCAAGCCAGGTTTGATGAGTTCCGGATCTGCATTTTCCCATTCGACCGTGTAGAAGTGACCTTGACTACGAGCCAGTCGGGAAGTAGCGAGATATGGATTAGCAGTGATGTTTTCAGCCGACATGCGAACATTGTTCTTTCCGTTAGGAGCTTGCTCACCAACGAATTCACTGTTGTTCTTACTGCGCTGTACAAGCGCTGTGTTATTGCCATCCTTCGAGAAGCCCTGGACGATCTGGTTGGCATCTGCAAACATAACGCCATTACCAGCGTTATCCTGGATCTGACTCTTGTCAGATTGGATCTTCTTGTTACCTGTGGACAGGATGGTCGTAATGCCATTCTGCGTGAGGTAAGTCTTTTCGATTTGAGGATAACGTTTAGCAGGAACCGAGATGACGATCAGTTTCTCTTTCGCATCGTCGAACCCTGCGGTGTCGTAAGGCGGATACACGTACCAGATACGGTCATGGACAAACTGCGCCATGCCGGTCGGGAATACGCCGCCTGTTTTCTTTTGTACGTAATCAGCCAGATCCGACAACATAACACCATGGTCGATGATGACCTGAGGCCACTTATCAGTAGCCGCAGATGGGTGCATGTTCACACCCAGAAGCTTCTCATCGTCATCGAGTTGCAACTCAGCGCAATGCATCGTGATTGCATTCTTGATGACATCGGCATTGGTCGTATTGGTGTAGTTACCACCAACCGATACCTTAGCAATGTCGTCAAGCAGTTTCGGTTTCAGCTGAATGTCGATTTCCACGAAGTCAATCAAATTCTGGACTTCGCGACTCAGGCTTTCTGAGTTATTGTCTTCCGCCATGTAGGGACGGGCTTTCGGGTCGATTGAGACATTGAACGTCTCGACAGTCACGGAACCAGGTTGGTCGGACTTGTCGTAGTTTGTATAATTGAGGAGTTCCGTTTTCAGGATAAACTCCAGATTTCCCTTAGCCGGGTAAATCTGCGTGGTGTAGTCGCCAAGCAACATCACCACTCGCATCATTTTGACTGCACCGTAAGCGAGTTCGTAATCGGCATGCTCATCGATGTCGGTGATCTTGATCACATCGAACGTCTGAGAACCGATCTTGAACTGCCCGGTATAGCTGTAGAAATTGGGAGAAACGCTGGACTGCATGACTCGTTGAATCTCGAAATCCAGCGGTGTGCTATCGACAATCATTGCACGCGATCGTTAATACCGTTGCGATCCATATATGACAGGAAGATGTCACGCATGGACGGACGTTCCGGCAACTTCTTCTCTTCCTGATTCTCGGCAGGCTTTTCGTCGACACGACGAGCAGGAGAGTATTGGTTGTGGACCGTATAGTGGTCGTCTTTTGCCTTGTTGCGGTTCTTGATCCGGTTGTCGACTGCTTCGAACATTTTGTGCAAATCGATGATTTCGCGCTGCACACCTTCGGGAATGAAAGTGCGGGCGAACTCTTCTCCGTACTCATGACCAGCGTACTGATACACGGCTTCGGCGAATTCGTCGATCTGAACCAGATCTTCAAACGGCACATTGTGATTGAACACCGTCGACTGAATGCGCTTGGCCCAATCGAAGGTGTAATCCTGGCAAATCTCGTAGATCGCTTTCGTATCGTCACGACGGATGATCGAGACCATCGTGTGTTCGTGATAATACTCCACCATCTGAGCGATAGTGATGTAACAGGGAGCAGCCTGTTTCATCAGCTCCCGGTCTACGTTTTGGTTACCCGAAGTGGGTAGGCCATAGCGTTCCAGGTACGCCGTACCATAACGAGCGATACGAGGTACCCGACAATACCAGACCCGCCCCCACAACGGATACCGAGGATCATCCATCGGGATGCTACTCGGATTCGGCGCTGGACGTTTCTTCTGTTCTGTCATAACCTTCTCAAGTTGTACTTGATCAGCAACAGCAGCAACGGGAAGTAGTAGAACTTCTCCACATGTCCCCAGTTGTAGCTGTCGTCACACAGTTTCAGAATATCGCTGGCTGCGATAATTTTAAAGTCAATGTAGTCGAGCAGCAGGCTTTCGAGCAGCGACAGGTTCGTGTTGTCACGCGTATAGAACGCCTGAGAAAGCACGTAACCATCAAGCATGTTCACCGGCTTGATGTTCGGCATGACCCCTACGCTACCATCCGTCGGAGGCGGCACGGGCACATACGGCGGCATCGTGGACACGATGTTCACCGGCAGCACAGGTTTCTGGATTTCCTTGGACATCATGAAATCCACATTGGTTTTCGCATCAAGCGGATACACCACTTGAGCAATACCGTTGTAGCGCATGCTGGCAAGCAATGCCGAGCGATGGAAGTTCACACGAGACGTAACGCCCGTCTTCGTGTAAATCATTTTCATGAGCTTCGGATCACGATTGGACAACATCGTCCAGAGACTCAGCGAGCCGATTGCTCCATCGTCACCGATGTTCAGTTCACGGATCGACTGGATATGCACGTCGTCAAACGAGTCCATGATCGACTTGACGAAATCCACGAGACCATGGTCATACGTCGGCACATCTTGCATGGGCACGACGAGCGTCATGTACTCACGGCTGAAATACTGGTTGAAGTACAACTGAATCATGTCGTACCAATAGGCCGCGAGCTTCTTGCCGTTCTCGTAGTCCTCTTCGACCAGCAACGGATTCTGCAAATTCAGCAGGAAATCCTTGACGAAGTAGTACGTGACCTGAGTCTTCTGTTCCAGATCGTTGATACGAACCCGATCGTTGATCGCGACCAGCTGGTATTCGATGGTGTGCGCATGATCGAGGAAGATCTGCATCGCCGTGACTTTCGTCACTTTGAAGATACCCTCGCGACCATCTGCTACACCGGCTCGGAACATGTCGCCTTCCTGAGGAACCAGGAACGGATACACGTTCGACATACCCTGCATCGTGATTTCGTTGGTAGCCGGATCCTGCGAGACTTGAGTCAAGTCCTGCGTGACCTTCAGTTCCATCGACCAGATGCGGCGATACTGTTGTTGAACTGCCGGCAAGGAAATATCCTGACCTTTCAGTTCGCTATTCTGATCGAGGATCTGTGAGTAGTAATCCACCACCCACGGCGAGCCTTCGATATACGCGATCAGATCGCTCTGAGGCGTATAAGTGGTATCGATGACAGCAGTCTTGACACCTGGCTTAAACGGACGAACGATGTCCGGTTTGGGCAGGTTAGGAGACTTGTCGGTATCTTCCCAAAGTGGCATTACGTCCTCTATTTCTTCGTGATTTCATAAACGCCATTGACTGTTGAGAACTGCACAGTCTTCATGGCACGATTGATGACTCGACCACGCATGCATTCTGCAAACTGATCGAAAGTACGAGCGTTCAGGCCCTTGGCGATGTACTGACCGCAAGGACGATCGGAAGTCGTCGGTGCGATGTAATCGACGATCTGATCGAACGCACAGCGTTGGGCTCTCAGACGCGCTTTAGCGTCTTCTGTGAGGTTTGTGAAGTCAGTTGACACCGACACACGGACGTGGTAGTACCGACGCTTATTGAGCGATCTGGTGCTCCACACGTTGAGGTTCTCGTCTACACGGATCCAAGACGGATCCATGAGGTTACGGCCCATGTACAAACTGACGTTTACAGCCGAATTGCGAGGCTGCGTTACGTACTGGGCTTCTGAGGCGATGAACTGCTTCATGCAGTCACTGAACTTGAATCCGTACGAATCTGCTTCGAGATCCGTCAGGTTCAGTAGCAAGTTAGGCTGACCATCTGGTTCGTCTCCCACGAGCACAAGAGTCGTTACCATGCGCATCGTCTTATCGACGACATTGCGAGGCATGAACTCATCGAACGTCGGGAAATAACGACCCGGGAAATCGTTGTACGGAGCACCGACGTTTTGCATCGACTCGAAAGACTTCAGGTGAGCAAGCGACCACGACCGCGAGGTCTGGTGATCTTTCAGGCGTTGAAATCCTTCTTCATTCCGATACTTCTTGTCGAGGATCTGATTGTGAATCACAATCGGATACATGAAGTGGACATCCTTCGGTTTCTCGTAACGCAAGACGTAAGGGATTTCGACTTCCCACACGTCCGTCTCATCCTTGCGTTGGCCGAAGTCCGGTTCAGCACCGATGTCGAAGAAACCGATACAACGACACTGCGTCTCTTTGAAGACGCCCAGCGTATTCTTGCCGGTCTGGTCGGTGAGCACACCCCAACGCGGGTTCACCCATTTCTGGAAGAACTCATCGAATGTGTCGCCATAACCTGCCACGTTTTCCGTCATCTGCCAGATGGCTTTCAAGATAACCATGAAAGATTCAGGCATCGAGAAAGAATACTGGAGTGTGTGGAGCCAAGTATCCTCGCGATTCGGGATCTTCATGATCATGTAATCGTACCAGCGACGGGCGTCCGTCTTGTTCTTGGCACGATAGTGAATCGTAAACTTCATTTCCACCGATGCATAGATCGGTCGCATTTCGACTTCGAGATCTCGATTGAGGAAAAGCGGAATCTGTTCGGCCTGTTTGGTCACCATCGCGGGCAACCAGTCTTGTACGTAGTTCTCCGTGATTTCCACGAAGATCTTGTCGGTGGAAGGAAAGCGCACGCTTTCGTTTTTCTTCGAGATGTAGCCGTGAGGCTGAGCCACCGTATCCGTATAGCCCGGATAATTGATGGTCATATCGGCAGGCAATCCCATCCGGTCGATCAGAATTTCCTGAACCGTTGCAACAGCAATCGCACGGCTTACCGACTGATCGGATTCCAGGATAGGTCGTTGTACTTTGGGCATAAGTGAGTCCCGTATTGGTTCTATGTCAAAAGATCAAACGATATACTACTCCTGGCACCGGCCAGGAGTAGTATCGATCAATCACGCTGCATGTAATCGGGTAAATCAGGAAATGGCTGGATCGTTCCTTTCAATCCATGGGAACAGTCCGAAAGGAAGAATACTTCACCAGGTTTAGCGCCGTTGCACCCTACCCAGGTATGACAGCGCTGACACTCGAAATCGTGTTCGTCTTCCGGATGCTTTTCATTGAACGTACACCAGCAATCATCGCCAGCTTTATGCGAAGAACAGTAGTGGCCTGTTGTCACCAGTACACTCGGACCAAATACGGGGTTGTTCACATCGCCATTCCACGTCCAGTTTTGTCCTGGGCGACCACCTGCCGTTGTGATCTGGTGTGAGGTTTTGCATCCCTGACACCAATACGTCAAACCACTACGTCCCTGGCTGTCTGCCCAGCTACGTAGTTTCTTTGAGAGCAGTCCCATAATCTTCTCAACGAGTATTGTCCAAAAGATCAACGCCTACCAGTAGCCTTTCGGCTACTGGTAGATGTCAATGCTTAATCGTCGTTGCGCGTACGCTCACGGAAGCCGCTATGGCTCTGCATGCGGGTCTTCAGGTCCTTGTTGCGACCATCGATACCGACAGCATGTCCGACTTCCTTGACGGCATTGCCGATTGCTCGGCCGGTGCCTTTCACGAGTTCACCTACGTTCCCTACGTCGTCTTTCAACGACTGAGTGAACGAACTCATCGAGGCTTGTTGTTTGGTGGGACGGTCGTGGCGGGAGAAACCCATGATCAGTGTCCGTGCTTCTTCAGTTCGACCTGGTTGCCGTTCTTCATGTTGAAGGCGAGCACATAGGTCGTGAGGTTGATGAAAGCATTGACGACGCCGTCGACCAGGCCGTAATACATCAAGGCCGGTTGATCCATCGTCTTCTGGAAGAACTTCAGATCGTACATCATCACATCGCGCTCGGTCTTCTTCTCCTTGCTGGAGAACAGATTCGCGCCATGCTTCTTGATCTTCGCTTCCACTGCCTTGATGAACGCTTCCTTGTCGGCCTGATACTGACGCATCTTGTCGGCAAGTTTCTCGCGCTGCTGGTTCAAGAACTGAATGTTCTCGATGAGCTTGTCCGGATTAGCGGCGTCGCCATCCAGCACAGCGTACTTGTTGAGGTTGATCACACCCTCGACTTTCGTCTTGCTCACGCGCAGCTGGTCCACCCAACGCAGGTTTTCCTTCATGGCATCGCGACTTTTCGGATCGTACTTCGGCGGCTCTGCCATCTGGATGGTCACGTAGGTATTGTCGCCGAATTCTTCCGACGCATACACCTTCACGTTGCCATTCTTACCGCGTGTTGCGGCCAGGATCCGACCATCGTGCGTTTCGTGGAAAGCGATGGGCATCGGCTTGGATTCGATCTTCTCACCGATGATGCTTTCCTTGGCGGACTTGTTCAGTTCGCCTTGAGCCGTGAACACCTTGACCATTTCGCTACCGATCTGAGCCAGATAGGTCGCATTCATGATGCCATGATTGGTCGTGATGTTCTTGAGGATCTCGGGCTTGGAGAGGTCGCACTTCTCGAAGTAGCCATGGGGACCAACCGGATAGGGAGCAGACTTCTTCTCCTCGTCCGTACGCTTTTCAGCAGCGTCTTTGACTTCTTCGGCTTTTTGCTTCAGTTCACCGACCTTCTCTTCAGCATCCTTGTTGCGAGTGAAGATCCGCTTGATCAGACCCCACACCCACTGGAACGCTTTCTTGATCGAGTTGATGATCGACATGAAAACGTTCTTGACGCCTTCACCAAAACCCTCCAGAGCAGCATGACTCAGGTCATGCGTCTTGAAGGATTGGAGATCGGGCATCGCTTTGTACGGGGCACCGCCGATGCGTCCCAGTCGCAGGAACGATTCGACCGAGTGTTGGACGAGTTTGTAAGCCGTCTCATCGAGTCCCTTGTCGCCATCTGCCATCAAGTCCTGGGTATAGACCAGCGATTCCAGAGACTGAACAGCGGTTTCGACTTTCTCGTTATCGTGAGCATACGCCTGGAGGTCCATTTCCAGATCGTCGGCATAAGTGAGTGTGCTCATCTTTTTACCTTAAGTAGACGTCATAAGAGATACTCAGGGACCCGAAGGCCCCTGAGTATCCCGTTTGACTAGACCGAAGTCAGTCTACCGCACGAGGCGAAGGATTACTCCTTCGTTTCGTACTGGCGTGCCGACAGCTCAGCGTACTGCAGTGCCGAGCTCATGCCGCGGATCGAGTGCGAAGCGAACGAAGCCGCCGGCTCGTCCATCAGCTTGCGGAACATCGTTGCCGATGCCTTCGCCTTCTTGCCTGCGTCGCCCTTCGAATCGCCAGCTTCACGAGCCGCGCCCGACGCGAACTTTTCCAGCTTCGCGATGAACTTCGACTTGTTGTTGTTGATTTCGGTCAGGTTGCGCTTGTACTCGCTGACTTCGCCCGCGAACTTCTCGATCGCTTCCGCGAAGCCGCGGATTTCGTCGACGCCCAGGACCTTCAGGGTCTTGCCTTCTTCCTTCTTCTCGGAGAGGCTGACCGAGCCGGCCTTGATCTTGTTCGCAGCTTCTGCCGCAGCCTTCGCGTCGTCGCCGCCGCCAGCGCCCGGCACTGCCAGGTAGACGACCGTTTCGCCCGGGAAGCGCGAGGTCACGAAGACCTTGACGTCGCTTTCAGCCGTCACGCGCTTCATCGTGCCGCTGTCGGCCGGCTTGAGGCCGTATTCGCCCGGAGCCGGCATGATCGGCGTGACCGTCGACAGATCGGTCATCTTGCCGAACGCGTCGGTGAACTTCTTCTGCGCTTCGAACAGCTTCTTGCCTTCGCCGGCGAGACCTTGCAGGTCCGAGATGCTGACCGGGTTGCCGTTGATGCGCACCGCGTTGTACAGGCTGTCGTTTTCGAGCGTCGACTCTTCGGCTTGGCCGCTGAGACGGGTCGTCGATTCCTTCAGCTTCTTCGCGCGGGCTTCGAGACGTTCGGCGGCGCCGAAGATCTTGTTGAAGAAGTTGCGCACCCACTCGATCGACTTCTTGATCGCATCGACGATCGATTGCCAGATCTTCTTGGCGGAGACTTCCAGCGCTTCGACCGTCGCACGGCCCAGCGCTGCGCGGTTCGAACGGGTCTTGAACGACTCGCTCGACGGGATGCCGAGTTGCTTGTACGTCACGCCGATGCGGGCGACCTTGAGCAGCGTTTCGACGGACGTTTCGATGATCTCGGCCGTGTTCTCGTCGATGCCTTCGCCTTCGTTCGCTTCCGCGACTTGTTCGGCGATGGTTTCCAGGCCGTCGGCGGCGACAGCTGCCGCGTCGATCTGGTCGTTGCCCGTGTTGATCGCTGCTTCGTCGGCGTTGATTTCGCTGACGGCCGATGCCAGGGTGTTGGTTTCGTCCGGAGCGATTGCGTCAGCGCCGGTCATGGTGTCTGCGGCGTCGAAGTTTTCGTTCGAGTGCAGGATGCCGCTTTGCGGAAGGAAAGACATGTGGATTACTCCATTGCAATGAAGGTTACTAAGAGGCCCTTAGTTTAAAACACCTACTCACGTAGGATCCTGAAAAACGTGCATTCTAAACTATATGCCTAAAACGCCACGCTTTAGTTTCTCACCAGACTATTAAGAGCCGAAAAACACGCGCAGCGAGATGAGCATGTCGCTCAAACCGTCACGCTGACCGAGCCAGGTGCGCAAGAAGTCCCGGATCAACACGGGGTCATTGCGGTAACCATTGACCAGATATTCGCGCGTTGCGACGCCAATCGTCCAGGCGTTATGTTTGCCGATGTCCAAGGTATCCAGGAAGATCATGGGATGATACTTCCGAAAACCCGTATACACGTAGCAGACCGTCTCGTCGACGAAACGATTTTGCATCGTGTCAAAATATGGGTTTTGTTTTTGTTTTTCGATCCATTCGTTGATGGTCAAGGTACCGAAAGCACGCAGAGCTGCCACATACAGGCGTTCGCGGAAAGCGAAGTCCTGCTTGAGCACACTTTCGTGCTTCAGGGTCTCTTTGTAGAGCTCCTCAATCGCCTGATTCGGAGTGAGGTCGTTATCCTCCGACTCCAAGGTAATCCGGCGAGTTGCGGTACCTATAAGATCCACCTGAATGGGTTTGTTGACCTGTGCCTTACGGTACTCGATGGGCGCACCGAGAAAGCCGTTCGGATAGAGCTTCAACCCACCGAAGATTTTCATTACTGCATCTCCTCTTCGGCCTTGTTGATTTTGTAAATCAGTCCTTCCGACTTGTCGCGCAGGATTTTGATCTCCTTCTCGATCTGCGGATTGGACTTGCCTTGTTTTGCTTCTTCCAGCAGCAGGATGCGTTGCTGGATGCGCCGGAGGTCTTCTTGCGCTTCCTTATAACGCCATGCCTGGAATTCAGCGATCCACTTGCCGATGTGGAAGAACGGGTTCAGGCTGACCGGGATGAAGCCCATCTTGAACGGGTCCATTTTCAGTCGGCCAAACAGCGCGTTGTTGTCGTCGCTGTCCGGATCCACCTTGACATTCGGGATGTCGTCGAACTTCTGCTTGAAGTGATCGTCCGACAGTGCTTCAAGGGTTTCCAGGAAGAACGGGAACCGATCCTCGACCCAGGCAGCTTCGCCCTTCGTGAGGTTATCCTTCTGGTAATCCTCGTACATGCCGACCGCTTCCGTTTCGTACACCGTAACTGCTTCGATGAACTTGCGGATGAAACGGTTCATGAACGCAGCATTGTCCACCAGCTGCATCATGACTGCCGAGCGATGATCGATCGACATTTGCGAAACCGTTTCGGGCATCGACTTGCGAATTTCCTGGCCGAGGATGTCCAGGTTCTTCTGCACCTTGTGGAGGCGATCACGCAGGTCTTCGATGACGCTCGCGTTGCGACCCAGACGGAACGCTTGGCGATAACGCTCTTCGTAACCGATGACCACTTCCGACTTCGGCTTGATCGTTTTGAATGCCGCAGCAGCGGTGCCGACGATCGGTACGACCTTGGTGCTCAGATCTTGCTGGACCACGTCCAGCGAGGAGAGTACCTCGTCCTTACCCGTCACACCCTTGAGCGACTTGACGTATGCGTTGATATTCATGTTGGCGGCCTTGCTGTTAGAAGCTCGGGGCGTTGCCGAGCTGGTAAGCTTTCAGAATATCGGTGATCGAGGCACCTTCCTTCTGGTTGGACGCCTTGCACTCGCGGATCGACAGATCCGACACCGACGGGATGCCGGTCGTGTAGAACTGCACACGGTCGTATTCCGTATCCATCACCGCCACGATGAACAGACCCGTTTCGTCGAACAGGCGCTGGCGTGCCTTGAAGTTGCTGAACTTGTCGTTCATCAGCAATTCGACCTTCTTGATGGTTTCCGCGCTGGTCACCACCAGGTTGGTCGCATTTGCCACCGACGGGTTCAGGCTCAGGAAGCCGGCGAACTTGTTGCTGCGACGCTGGTTCGTCAGAGCGGTATAGAGACCGTTCTTGTCGTCCATCAGACGCTTCTTGTGTTCCTTCACCAGATCGCGTGCCGTGAGCAGGTCGATCAGGTTGATCTGACCCGACTGGTACTTGATCCAGCGCGAACCGGCGCTGTTGTCGGCATGACCCGTCGCCAGGAACTCGGCGAGCAGGCCCGGCACCATGGTGTTCGCGTTCAGGCGAATCATGATCGGCAGAGTCTGCTTGTTGGCGCCGCTGGAGATCTGGACTTCGAGCAGCTTGCCCACCGACAGATTCGAAGCTTCCTTGATCACTTCAGTCGAACGCGCCGCGAGGCCGCCCGGTTCCATGATGTCGTTTTCTTCGACGCTGCGCGCTTCGTTCGACGGGTTGCCGAAACGCGGCAGGCGGTGTTTGAAGCCCTCGTTGGAGATGCTCCAGATCGCGCCGGCGGTATCGACCACGCTGTCTTTGACGGAACGGTTGGGGTTGAGTTTGTCCAGATGGCGAGCCACTGCGACATTGTCGATGCTGACCGTGAGCATGTTCCAGGCCAGCAGATAGTATGCCGAAAAAGCCGAATGCAGTGACTGGGTCACTGTGCTCGTATTTTCGTTGAAAAGCACACTGGAGTCGACGATGAGGTTGGGTTCCACACGGGACGGGCGGGTGTAGTCGACGTACGAATCGGCTACGCCGGAACGCCACGCGTCAACTACCTTGCCGACGGTAACGAGGCCGGCTTCTCCGAACTTTTCAAGCATGATTTCATTCCTCGGGATAACAGGACTTTTAAAGTGGATAACAGATTAGATCTAACGATTGACCAGATCTATCAACTCGGCAAAAATGGTTCTGAGGACCTTGCAGCCGGGCTGGAGCGCATTTACAACGCGACTCCGCTCGGACCGCTGCCGAGTAACATGGTCAACACGATTTACGGTATCAACCACCGACAGACTCAGCTGGCTTTGCCTTTCAACCGCGACAATTATGGTTTGACATTTTTTACGCGGCCAAGGATGAACCTGACCACTAACAACATGCGTTTTGTTAGGCAAATGTATCCGTTGTTGAACACGGAGCCAAGGTCTATTCAGCGGATTATTCGCTGCTTGCTGGATCCCTCACTGGCATATCCAGACACGCAGTATACCAACATCCAACCTGTCAAGTCGCCCTACGTGGACGACCTGAATATGTTTATTCCTCTGCTGTCAAATCTTTGCCTGACAGTTTCCGGCTGGCCTGATTTCGTCGTCGATACTCATACGACGCCCGAGGGTCATTACCGGGAATCGCACAGCATGATCGACAGCAGTGTTGAAGTGAAAAACACATACGAATTGTCGGTGTCCTTTCGGAACATACCGAATAATCCGGTCACATTATTGTTTTATTTCTGGATCTTCTACGCATCGAAGGTCTTCGAAGGTGAAATGATTCCGTATGGCTCCTCGCTGTACGAAAATGAGATCGATTACAACACCCGGATCTACCGACTGGTACTTGATCCGACCAAACGATACGTGCAACATATCCTGTCGACGGGTGCTTCGTTCCCGCTGAACGCTCCTGTTGGTGCGCTTGGCAACTTCGATCACGAGCAGCCCTTCAATGAATCAGGGGATAACGTCAACATCCGTTTCCAATGTATCGGGATGGATTACAACGATCCGATTCAGATCCAGGAATTTAACACTGCCGTCTCGATCATGAATCCTGGCATGGATGACGCATTCCGTGACCAGTATTACATCAAGATTCCTTACCAGATCCTTTCGTTCTTCAACATGCGTGGTTATCCGCGCATCGAGAAGAGCACGATGGAACTGGAATGGTACGTGTCCTATGCGATGTTCCAGTCGTATGCCAGCCAGCTGGCTGACTTTGCGAATATCCAGGGTATGCGCAACCAGACGTTCTTGCAATATATTTCCGCCTCTAGTGTCAATGATTATAAGAAAGCGTTGAGTGACATGGATAGCTCCGTGCCTAACGCTACCTATAACGGCGGGCTGGTCAAACGAGCCGTCAATGGCGAATTTAGCCAGGATGAACTCGACCAGATTTCTCAAGCATACTTCGCTTCCAATGGAGCCAATTAATGGGCACGATTCGTGACTTCATGAACGACGCGCTAGCCGCGTCGTATGACCCTAGCGGTCAGTACCGGGCTTCGATGCGAACACTCACAGCGATCATGAACGGGGAGGTGGATGACATCTCCCCTGCCAACCCTGTCGTGTACGCGCTCGAAACTCAAGGCGCCCTGATTGCAGCGTTCACCGAGAACATGCAATCGGAAACGCGGCGTCTGTTGCAAGTGGCGGCGCTGACTCCTCAGGACCTCTACCCGCACATGGCAGATGTCCACTTCACCAACATCTTCAACCTGCCGGCGAAGACGACTTTCACTCTGATTCTGGATAAGAAGGAAATCCTGAATTCGATGAAACCGATTGCCGGCACGATGTCGAGTAAGGTGACGATTCCTCGCGACACGTACTTCACCATCTCGGACTACGTCTTCGGTATTCACTATCCGATCGACATCATCCAACAGGTGCATGGCGGCATTCGCGTGGCGTACGACACGAGCCAGACCACACCGCTGCAAGCACTCACGACGAACATCCTGAAGACCCGGGAAGTCATGCGTGACGGCGTGACGTATCTGGCCATCGACATCGATGTGTTCCAGTTCGTCATTGCGAGCAGCACGCCGACAGTGACGCAGGGCACGACGTTCAGCAAGAACATCGCAATCACGGATCTGTACTACGCCACGCGTGTCTATCGCACGCTTTCGGACGGTACGCAACAAGAGATCCCCGTCACGTACAGCGAGAAGATCTACGATCCGCTCAATCCGTGTGCCGTGGTGAAGCTGCTCGATGGCGTGGTGAACGTATCCATCCCGCAGATCTACATCAACAACCAGCAGGTGTTGGGCGAACTGCGCATCGACATCTACACGACGAAGGGTCCGTTGCAAACGGATTTCAGCAGCTACTCGATTGGCTCGATCGGCTATCGCTTCCGCGACCTCAACAAGAACGCGGATACGACGTATACGGCTCCGATGCAGCAGCTGGATACCTGCACCGTGCTGGGCGAGCAACCGGTCTCTGGTGGCGTTCTGGCGATGACGTTCGACGAACTGCGCACAGCTGTGATTTCTGACGCGATTGGCGATCCGACTCTGCCGATCACGCCTGCGCAGATCCAGAACTACATCACGCGCTTGGGCTACGACGTCATCAAGAACATCGATATCGTGACTGACCGGGTGTTCCTGGGTTCGAGGAACATGCCTGATCCGACGGATCCGTCTTTGCTGACGGCCGCGAATGCATCCATCGAAACGATGAATGCTTCGTTCACCGATCTAATCGGCAATTCGGCTGTGGTCGACAACACCTCGGATTCGAATTCGGTCACCCTCACGCCGTCGGCGATCTACCAGTTGGTGGATGGCACGCTCAAACTGGTGGATGATAGCACGCTGACTGCGATCAAGCAGATGCGTAGCGATCTGAAGGCTACCTACATCACGAACGGGAACTTCCTCTATTCGCCGTTTTACTACGTGCTGGATAAGAGCAACAACCAGTTCCGTCTGGCACCTTACTACCTGGATAACCCCCAGGTTCTGTCTCAGACATTCCTTCAGGACAATGAAGGCACGCTGCTGCAGGTCAATACCAACGGTTACGACTTGCTAAAGACGGCAACGGGTTTCCAACTGAAACTCACGGTCAAATCCAACGACGACTACAAGGCCCTTCAGGACCAAGACGTCCAGTGTATTCTGGGCTTCAAGTCGCCGACTGAAGAAGATCCTTGCTGGTTGGTCGGTACGCTCTTTGGCACCGATCCTCAGAGCAAGGAGCGGATCTTTACGTTCGATCTGAACACCCAGTTTGCCATGGATGTGAACGATCGGATCGATTTCCGCAACTTCAAGATGTACGACACCACGAACAAGACGATCTATGCGGATCTCACGCAGGACTTCACTGTTATCTATGCGACGCAATCGCAAATGGGTAACTTGTTCGTACCGGGTATGATCGACGCATTGCTGCCGCGTTATCTGGTCGGTGCTAACAGCAAGGCGATCTGTGAAGAACGTCTGACGCTGAAGTTCGGTGACGCATTGTCGAACCTCTGGGCTCGTGCGCGTTCGGTCGCATCGACGGTCGAATACGAAACGTATCCGACCGATCAGATCCTGCGCTATTCGTCCGATCAGTGGAAGACCGATCCTGCAACCGGCAACCAGATCTTCATGGTCGATGGTAAACCCACTCGCGTTTTGCTTCATGCGAAAGGGGATCCGATCCTGGACGACAATGGTAATCAACAGATCCAGTTCCCGGCGGGCTCGGTGGTCTATGACTACACGCAGAATCCTCCGGTGCCGGTCGTCAAGAACGTGCGTTATCTGAAACACCGCTTCGAGCTGTTCCTGATCGAAGGCGTGTACGCTTTCAGCAATGACGACATTGCCGTAGCCTATCGCAACACGGTGGCCCAGCAAGTGGCTTCGTGGGTGACGACGGACATGGTGAGCGTTCAGAAGGCTTCGATGGACAAGTCCCGTGTCTATTTCTATCCGAAGACCATCTTCGGTACGATCGAAGTCATGGTGGCTGATGGCATCGTCCAGCAGATCTCGGCGGGTCAACGTTTCGACGTGGCTCTGACGGTGTCCAAGGAAGTCTATCAAAACGAAGTGCTGAAGGCACAGCTGGTGACGCAGACGACGACGACTATCGCCGCTTATCTGACGAACCAGACTCTGGCCAACAGCGACATTGTCGAAAATCTACGCGTTGCGTATGGTGACGACGTCCTGGATGCTCAAGTATCGCTCTTTGGTGATGCTGCAAACATCCCTGTGATGCAGTTGGTCAACGAAGTACATCGTTGCGGTATTCGTAAACGCCTGGTTTCTCGTGATGACGATAAGCTGGTCGTGGAAGAAGACATCAACGTGACCTTCAGTGTCATTTCGTAACAAAAAAAAGATGAACCATACACACCTGGGCTTGCGCCCAGGTGTGTATGTGCTCTTTCGTTTACAGACCAGTGATCTTGCGCAGATCAGCAGCAGATGCAGCCGAGATTTCCATCGAGCCGTGCTCGTCGTCTTCGCCATCGGTCGTGAACGACACACGAACGCGATCAGCACTCACCCATTGCGAAGGCAGCAGGTGTGGACGCACGATGTTCTCATCCATCTCCTTGGTCGTCTCGACCAGTTCTTCAGCCAATTCTTCCAGCGAAGGAGGAATCATTTCACCGAACTTGTTGTAGAAATGAATGATCTCGCCGGCGTTCTTGCGCAGCGTATCGACGATCTGGTAACCGTGCTTGCTGACTTCCGCATAGACGCGGGAGATTTCAGCATAGACGCGCATCAGGCCCACGAAGTTGGTCGACAGAGCACGGTGGATACGCATGATCTGCTGAGCACGCTTATCCTCGTCCTTGCTTCCTTCGTACTTCGTCGTCTTCGACAGATGATTGGCCAACGATTCGAGTTTCTTCAGCGTGGGCTCGCCCTTCTGGAGCAATTCGATAAACGTGATGAGGCGCACGAAACGCACTTCACGCATACGACGCACGCCCAGGTGGTAGCCCACGAGCAGTTCTTCGAGATCGTTGTAGTTCGGTTCTTGCGAACCGTACTCGGCGATGTCGTCCTTCAGTTGCTGGGCCCAGTGAGGGATCGTATCGAACGTGTACCCGCCAAACTTCAGCGTGTTCTTGTCCAACACCATTTCTTCCAGGACCTTGAGCGAGCTGCTGAACTTCATGGCTTCAGAGGTGTTCTCGCTGTTGCCACGATCGTCCGTGTGCTCGAACATATCTTCGAGCAGTTGCAGTTGTTGCGTCACGAGAGACGCTGCTTCAGCAAAGCCGTCGAACGAAGCCATCACCAGATCCACAGCCTTGTTACGCAGGCCGTAAATCAAGCGGGCGTACTTGCTGGGATTGCGCATGTAGCGATAAGCTTCTTCGCCACCTTCCATCGTCGTGAGGATCTCGGCCAGATTCACCGAGATGTGGTGCTTGCGCGACGGTACCGGATCGATGCCCTTGATGAGATCATCGGTGTTTGCGATGAGATCGTTCTTGAGCGCCTGAGGAATACGAGAGTTCTCGATTTCCTTGTGGTCGAGTACCGCCGGCACTTCCATCTCGATGTGCTGGGTCTTCGCTCCCTGGACCGCCTTGATCGTTTTCTCGACCGCGTGATCCTGGTTCTCCAGCTTCTTCTCGGATTCCTTGATGCCTTCCTTCGCCTTGTTCAGATCACCAGAGCCACCGCTTTCCGATTCGCCACCGAAGAGCCAGTTGATGAACTTATAGATCAGAGCGACGAGGAACGCGATCGCTGCTGCAATCACGACCCACATCTTGGCGGAGATCGATTCCAGGCTCGGCTTGTAGCCCACGCCGGACACGTCTTCCGTGAAACCGTTGGGCTTCACGAACGATTCCATGTCCGGAACAAGCTCGATCAGTTCATAAGCCATACCACGACTCATGCCCTTGGCTTGTTTCATGCGACCGTAAAAGTCGCACAAACGGTTGACGTAAGCTTCGGTGGAGACGATGAGATCGATGTCGTCTTTCATCTCCGGGAACTCGTTGGCAAGCTCCGGTTGCTTGAAGATGTCGACGTTCGGAATCTCGAACCCGCTGTTGGGACCGCCGTTCGCAGCCGACTGCATGGCTTGTTTACGGATGTCCTCGTTATCGTTGAACTTGTCCCAGGTGAAAATGGAATCGCCTCGCATCATGGCGGTTCACCTTAGGAAATCGAGATCTTGCCGGTCTCGCGCAGCTTCGAGATCAGCAGGTTGGCCAGTTGCAACACGCGGCCAGCCGACAGACCCGTTTCCTTGATCGCTTCCCAGACTTCGACCGACATGATCGGAGCCAGGCCCATGGCGGTTGCCATGAAGTCGAATTCCGGATTGGCGTTGTAGTCGCACGCGTCACCGTTCAGGATGCGGCTGCGCAGCAAGAACATCATCTTGGCTGCATCGCACGCTGCCATCACGTCGATGAGGAGTTCTTCGTTCAGGAACGAGACCGTACGAGCCACGTTGCCCGCGTGTGCATCTGCGAACACCGTCATCGGGTTCAGTTCGTTACCGATCTTCGGCACGAGATGATTGCCGATCGCCATGCCGACGATAACCGGCAGGATCAAACGACGTTTCACGGTGTCGGGCAGCATGAGGCTGACCTTGCCCGCAAATGCTTGAATTTCGAGATTCTGCATGATGGATGACCTGTTGTTTAGGCGTTACGGAATTTGTTTGCGTAGTAGAACAGCTTGTTGGACGCCATGTCTTCGAGCTGTTGCTGGAATTCGATTTGCTTGCGCTTGTTGACGCCCGTCGGAATCAGGTAGTCGTAGACCAAGCCCACCAGCTGGGTATGGTCTTTCATGTTTTCGTTGACCTTGTCGATCACGTCGATGTCCTGACGAATACGTGCCGAGTCTTCCTTCGGCAGATCCGGACTCTTCAGTTCGTTCACGAGGTCGTTGCGGATACGCTTGAAACGCGCACCGGCCTTGTCGTACCAGTCGTGGTGGCTGTCGGCGAGCAGCAGGCCGGCGAGCAGCGCAAACGTCGTGTAGGCAGACCACAGCTGGCCCGTAGCCACTTCGAAGATACCGAGGCCGAGAACAGTGAGCTTCAGGAATTCGACGAAGAAGTAGCTCACCCAGCCGCGGCGATAGATCGTGCCCTTGTAGAGCTTGTCCAGTGCCGTCACCAGATCGCGGGCTGCGCCATGACGCGTTGCGAACTGATCCGACAGTGCTTCGAAGCTGTTGATGTCGTAGCCTTCCACGCCCGACTGGCTGCGGTTCTTGCGAGCCAGGTTCGTGATGATGACCGTGTAGATCGTCGTGTTGTTTTTCTTGGAAAGCTCTTGCGCGTCGACGGCTTCCAGAGCCATCATTTCGCCAGCTTCCTTGATGATGATTTCGCGTTGGCCGGCATCGGTCGTACCGTCCAGTTCGCGCACCATCGTGATGAGGATCTGGTTGGTCGTACGGAAGCGCACGAGGTGTTCGTAGAACGACCACACGTGACCGACTTCATGCAGGATGATTGCCGAAATTTCGGCGCTCGTGTATTCACGGCCGTCGAAGAGTTTGTAGAGCAGACCCTTGTTGCCGTAGATCATGGGGGCATTGAGCCACATCTTGATCGGCGGCAGATCTGCGAAGTAGCCGTCCACCCAACCTGCGTTCAGGTCGAGCAAACCGCGTACTTCCTTGTCCTTGCTCTTGCGCACGTCTGCCAAGCTCTTCTTCGAGAGCGTGGTGTCTTTCCAGCCGTAGCCTTCGAGCAGCGGGCTGTTTTTGTCGATGTGCGGTGGCTCCGTCATCATCGGCATATCGCCGACCGAGATGTCGAAGCTGATGTTCGTAACGTCCTTGATGACTTTCGCAACTGCGATCTCGAACTCGGTGCGTGCCTTACCGTCGCTATCGGTACGGTACTTGTCGATGATCGCCGTCAACTCGCGATGGAGACGATCGTTCTGGAACGAGATGCTCTCCGGCGAATAGATGGGATTGATTGTGGTAAACATGTTTTGGCCGACCTTTGTCAACGGTAATTAAAAATCAGACGACACAATTCTGTGCCTGAAATTGTCCTACGCCTCATAAAAAAGGTGCGAAACGGGATGAATCCTATTCTGTTACTCAATAAGAGGAACAAAACAGCAGTTTATCCACCGGATCTGCTGATTTTCGACATCGATCGAACCTGTCCGATTCTGGGAAATCCCTATCCGATGGGTGACCAGGATGATGTCGATGAACGAAATCACGTAATCGAAGAGTATCGAAAACACTTCGAAAAAGAGTACGCTCGTAATGGTGCTCTCACGAAAAGAATTCATGAATTTGCAGACTTGATTCGCAGCGGCAGGCGGATCGGTCTTAGATGCTGGTGTCACCCAAAACCGTGTCACGGCAGAATCATCATCTCTAAGATCAAAGAACTCCTGGAAGGAACCATGTCGGAAGCGCCTAATAAACCGAACAAAGAGTTTTTGAATTACCCTTTCAATCCAGAAGACATCGACTACACGGAATGTCGTTTCGCCATTCACATGCCTCGGCGTGGAGAGAATGGTATCGACCTCCATGCAGTCAAGGAAGTGATCCACTTCAAAGACGGAACCTCCAAGCCTTGGGTCCGTTACGTTCCGAACTACAAATGCAAGTTCTGGACAACGCGTCCCCACTTACGTAAAGGGCAGTTTGCCCACAAACAAAAGAAAGAGTGGGAGCATCTCGACAATCTGGTCGAAGGTCAAGCCACTGCTTCGGATCTGCCGTTTGCGGTCGCCCGTGCTCTGGACCAGTTACGTCTCGCGCAGCGTTACTTCGATCTGAAGGATTCGCCTTACGTCTATGGTCTCGATATTCCATCGACGGTACAACTCAAGCACGACTATACCGTGCGCATGCAAGGCAAAGCCGATACGCCGTTCATTACGGCTTACTCCGATACTGAAACGAACATGCTCGGTATCGAAGAAGGCGCCAGCAAACACATCATCATGCAGTCGCTCTTCCACGAAGATGGTCGACTCTATACGGTGATTCTGAAAGACTTCTTGAAGACTTTGCCGGGTAATCCGGAACAGGCTTTGCGCGCGCTCTACGACGAACACATGCCTGAACAAGGTAAGGAGATCGTCAAGGAGTGGGAGATTCTGCTCGTTGATCAACCGATCGATATCGTGAAGGCCATTCTGCTTCGGTGCCATACCTGGCAGCCTGACTTCCTGTCGTTCTGGAACATGATCTTCGACTTGGACAAGATGATCGAATGCGTTGAAGACGCTGGTTATCGTGTCGAGGACATCTTCTGCGATCCGCGCTTGCCGCGTGAGCTGCGTTATGCGTATCTGAAGCGCGCTAACCCGTCCAAGACGTCTGCGTCGGGCCGCCTGATGACCAAGAAGCCTGCTGATCAATGGCATAGCTTCCTGTGTCCTGCATCGTTTTACATCATCGACCAGATGGCGACCTATCGGTTCATCCGTAAGTCGAAGCAGCTGGAAAAGAGTTACGGTCTGGATGACATTCTGGGCAAGGAACTCAAAGGTCTCGGTAAGCTCAAACACAAGCCTGCTGAAGGTCTGACCAAAGCTGAATTTCACATCTTCATGCAACAGAAGTATCCTGGCGAGTATGTGATTTATCACATCTGGGATGCGGTCTGTATGCACCTGCTGACGCTGAAGACGAAGGATCTGTCATTCTCGTTGCCAGGTACGACGGAGTTCTCGGACTTCATGAGCTTCGAGTCTGAACCGAAGCGTTACATCCACAAGTTCCACTTTTACGCATTGGAGAAGCATAACTGCGTAACAGGTGTGTCGAGTAAGGCACTGGTGCAAGAATACGACGACATGACCATTTCCACCAAAGGTCACATCGTCACGCTTGAACCTCATTTGACAGTCGATACTGGGCTTAAGGTCTTCAATGATTATCCCGGGTTACAGACGAACTTCTACGGTCATAATGCTGACTTGGACGTGAAGTCCAGTTATCCTTACGGCCAATGGGGTTTCAACATGTCGCGTATGACGACTGTTCGTGAACTCATCGAGATCGAAGGAGTGCGAGATCATACTCGTCGCATCCAAGGTCTGAACATTTCTGGTGGACGCAGTAATGCAGTTGAATTCTGTACTGAGATCTTCGGCCTTCCGAGCCTCGCTGAACTCGACAAAATCTACGATCAAGCAAATGCTTAAAGCATAGCACTCTACTCCTAGCCGAAAGGCTAGGAGTAGGTCTATGTCTCTTTACAACACGCTATAACCAGCAGGCGTATAGATTGGGTTCTTTACGTAATCAGCAATAGACGCTGTCGTCAAAGCATGCGGACTGGCTGCGATCGGATACACTGTCGTCACACCAGCCGTGTACGACGTCATGTATGAAGCGATCGTAATCGCGCCTTGCGAGACGCCGTTCTTGTAAAATACAGCAACACCATTTGTGAGGTCACATGCGAAACCGATGTTATCGCCTTGTACGAAAGCAGTACCGTAGCCAGTACGCGAGTCGGCACTGCCATACATAAGCTGTGAAGTACTGCCAGTACAATACCAGCAGAGTTTACCGCCAGTCTTCCATGGATCGTTCAGAGAAGCCGTGCTATTAGCCAAGCCAAGAACCGGACTGTACTGGTTATTGCCTTCGAACAACGTGGCAATAATTTCAAAATACCATTTGCCGGTCGATTTTCCGTTTAAGCCAAAGACAGCGCCACCGATATCACTCAGGTTAGCGGTGTAGTTGTTATTGGAAAGCGTAACGGTAGAAGCCTTCATGTTCGGGTTGAAACCCGAACTTAGAGGAGCGGCTACTTTCTTTTTTAACAGCATTGCGGCTAGCATAAATCACCACCGTGAGAAACCGGACGGAATTGGATTGAGTAAACTACCTGTGGAGATGAGATCGACAATACCGTTCGTACCAGTTGCGTAAGGACTACCGCACAACGGATAGAACGTATGTCCGACGTTACTGTACGTCGCCAGACTGAGTGTCGCGTATGGAGTTGTTCCGATATAGAACTGAACTGTGTTGTTGACTAGATCCAGAGCCACACCAACCGTAGCACCGGTCGTGAAGAATGTACCATAGTTAATGGACTTACCAACTCCGTAGAAGACCACGCAGTTGCTAGGTGCGTTCGAATAAACCAGGACTTCATCCGGTCCGTTGTTATACGGATTGGTCAAGTCGGTACGTTCGGAACAGATACCGACGACAGGCGCCGCTCCACCAGACCAACCGCTTTCAACCTGAATGATTTTGAATTCGGTATACCACTTACCGGTGGTCTTTCCGAGAGTCCCACGCACTGATGCATGAGATGAAGAATTAAGGGTTGCTCGAAGGTTTCCATTTGACAAGGTGGCACCCGAGCTTAATGCCGCTGGATCCCATGTCTGAGTCGAATTCGGAATGACCTTTTTCTTCAAGAGCATTGGCTCGAACATAATGATCCTAATTCCGCGTGTTAATTGTCATAGGATCCGGACATAGGTCTCCTACTAGGCTTACGCCTAGTAGGAGTATCGTCAATCGGTGATGTACTGCACGATGTTCACGACGGACTGCTTGACTGAATCCAGATCACGCGTTGCATCGACGGTGAAGAGCGGACCGGCTTCCAGCAACGTACGTTGGCTGAATTGAGTACGGAAGTTCTGGATGAGGTTTTCGAAGAACTCGTCGGGCTTCGATTCGAATGCATCCTTCTCGCCCGATGTCGCGGTCACGCGTTCTTCTACCCGTGCGCGTGAAGTTGCCAGATCGATGTTCAAGAAGATCGTCGCATAGCCCTTGATCTGGTTGTAAAGCCATGCACGCTTGTCAAGCGGATAAGCGGCCAGGATGTTGGGCAGGTTCAGATGGTAGTCAAACATCTGATCACAGAGCTTCTTAGGGATTCCCTGAGTGTAGTGCTGGTACACCCACGTCGTATCGTTCCAACGGTCACTGACGACCACCTGACCAGCCAGAAGGGCAGGAATGATCGACTCGGTCAGTACACGTCGGCGCAGATACAGAATACACGACAGAACTGCCGGCATCGGGATACGTTGATGGATCCATGCATCGCGCATGAACGACGCTTCTTCGTCTTTCGGATACGCTGCTACGAGCGTATTCGGAATCCCTTTCTTCGACAGGTAGTCGCTGATGAATTGGGAAATGCTGCTCTTGCCACTACCATCGATTCCTTCGATGGTCCAGAAACGATTCTGGTTCGCACCGATTTCTTTAGCATCCGGAAAGAAAGCCACGGTCTTCCTCGCAATTTAGTAAAAAGAAAGCAAAAAAAAAATCCCCAGTGTTACCTGGGGATTAAGACATGCGCCATCCGAGGCTTACACGCGGCGCATGTAAAGGCTCAGAGGCACATAGGACGGATTCACGAAGCGGTACATTGCTGCACGCGCTTGTTCTTTACGGCGGATGTTATCGGCATAATCCAGCATCGTCGACAACTGTTCATTCGTTTTGGCAATACCCACGTGGATTGCAGCGCCCCGATCGATCGACCAGTACTGCACGCCCACATTCCCGTTGTCGTAGCAGCGGATCTGCACGCCATCGGGTACGACGAGATCTTCAATCGTCAGCTGGTGATTGCGGTTGTACTTCACCGGATACCAGAGGTTCTTGTTGACTTCGTCTGTGACGAAGCGCAGGTTGTCGAAGTAATAATTGGCTGCTTCCAGAACCATCGACTTGTAGTCGGGGTTATAGAATTCCTTCGACAGTTCCGTACCACTGAAGACACGGATGATCACCTTGCGCGGTCCACGCTGTACTGCCACCATTTTCGACGGCAGGATGAACACGCCATGGCCGGGAATGACCTTGACGCCTTCTTCCTTCTTGTCGAACAACTGCCGCAGTTTCCCGCGGCCGTTGAATGCCTTCGACTGCCCCAGCGCCGTATTGTACATACGGAATGCTTCGGGCGTGATGGCGTCATCGACGACCGGAGTGAACAAGTGGTTCTGGCGAATACTGTTGACGCGCCATGCCTTCTCGTCACCCCAGTTAATCATGACCAGGTCAGAGTCAATGGGAAACTCGTGACCAACGATACGAACAACATTTTTGCCGACAGAGATTTGCTTCATTGTCGATTATTCCTTGCAGATTTTGAAATTGAATACGTCGACGTGTTAAACGTCGATTTCCTCGGGGGTTGCTGCTTCCGGGGTTTCCCCCGTTGCTGCTTTCTGGCGAGCCACAATGATCCGCTTTGCCATCTCGACGGCCACCAGGAAGTGGGCGTGAGAAGTCAGATACGGATTCTTCGGCACCGATACAGTACTCGCCAAGCGCCGCGGATCGCCAGCCTGCTCATAGTTCTCCAGCGGTTCGGTTTTCTGGTAGGCGTCGATCATCTCCTTGACGGCGGCGATGACCGAATCCACCCACACATACTTCATCTTCCATGCGGACTTGTAATACCGCTTGGCGTCTTCTTCGTTGAAGCCGGCGGCCGCGAGGGTCGTCAGGCAGCCTTGCTCGAAGATTTCGCGCGTGCGCACGGACAGCGGAATCGCGACGATGGTTCGTCCGACTTCCTTTTCATCCTGTTTACGGATGTTGACTCGAAGTTCCCACTCACCGAGTCGATGGGGTACGCGGCTCCAGCCGTGGAAGAACTGCACCAGGTCTTTCTGGCGTCCTTCTGCGACGATCCGCTCGATCTCTGCGACGGCAGCTTCGTCAGCCGGCGACACAGAGGGCATGGGGTGCGGTCGCATCGGCGGGCGATGCGCGGTATGGTTATTTCCTCCACGGCTATAAGTTGCCGTATGCGGCCGATGACGCTGGCCTTCATGTGACTGGGGCGTGTTTTTCTTGTTGCCGCCGAATCGATGAGTCATGTTGAGATAAGTCATTTAAGACTCCCTAGACAATTTTGGTAAGCGAGGGATTCGCTTGTTTTAACCAACAGAACTAGAACCCAGCAAAAGTTTTAGCCGGAAATTCATTTTGATTATATATTGTTGATTTTTTCTGCATTATATCTGAATGCTAGAGAAATAAAAACAGACATAGACAAATACCAGATGCCCGAAGGCATCTGGTATCGTCATTTCGCTGGCGGCTTTGTAGGAGTCGTCTGAGACAACTGACGCTCCAGATTCTTGAGGAGGCTGCTTCCTGCCCCGAACAGCTTAGCGGAATGCTTCTTGGCAGAATTAATCACCTTCAAGAAATCCCTTCGAGGATAATGAATCAGTTCATCGAAGGATAGCCCGAAGATCTCATGAACCCGGTTCTCAGCGAACTGGTCGAGCCGGAAGTCTATCGGATCAACAACGGACAAGTCCTCAAGAGGAGAACAGAAGAGCAGAGGCCATGGAACAGCCTCTGTATCCGGCGCATCGTGATTGTAAATACCAAATGCGGTTTCGTACTTCATCCGCATGAACAACTCGGCATCTACCACGTTGGGTAGTCTGGCGGTTGTCATGGCATCCAGAATCACGTTTGCCGGATTGTATTGCTTGTCTTCTGCTCTCACCTTTTCGGGTGCTAGTCCGATGTGCCCTCCAGTGCTCGTGACGTAATCCCAAGCAACTTCTGCTCGACCAGCTGAAAAAAAACCGAAATCGCATCGATTGCGATCAGGCGCGGCCACTTGTCGCCGGACTTGGTGTCCTCGTACTCGTTGACCGAAGTCGTCGCGATGATCGCGACTTGCGTGTTGTTGATGTACTCACTGATCGCCTTGAAGAACTTCGAGGAGATCTCGTCGGATGCCGACAGGGACGAGAGAACCTTGTCCACGTTTTCGCGCGTGGTATAAAGCTCGCCGTCTTCTTCGATCGACTTGACGTAGTGCGAATACTGACGCAGACGCGAAGCCTTAGCCAGCTGGCTAATGTACTGCATGCGCTTCTTTTCGTCTGCTTCGGCGCCCAGTGCTTCATGCACTGCCGCCTGGATCTCGTTGATCCACTTCTCGCCTGAGTCGAAGTACTCACGCAGGCTCGGCGTGTACAGATGCAGCTTCACGCCATCGCCGATGTCGACAACCGTGTTCTGATTGAAGACAAACTGGTCCTTGTACTCCTTGACCATTTTCACGGTCATGGGCTGCTCGATGCGCTTGACCATGTGCGCCAGCTGCTCTTCCTTGAACATCTTGGCGTTCATGAAGAGCGCCTTACGCAGATCGATGATCTGGTTGATTTCCTTGGCCGGCAGCTTGGTGTCTTCCGTAAAGACTGCACGCGACATCGGGAAGCCGTTCGGATAAACCGACGTAGCGACCGATTGCGCGATCAAGGGCAGATCGTTGATCGTGATGTGATCGACGATGTTTTCCTTGGGCAGGTCTTTGACGGTGGTCTCGACCATCGAGGCGAGCCATGCTTCGACGATCGCCTTGGCTGTGAAGACCGAGTTGTTCGCGAACATGAGGCCATGCGTTGCACGACCGAGCTTGACCGGCTCGGCGATGACCGCACGCCACAGGCCGATGATGTCGATTTCTTCGAGCGGTTTGACCGTTGCGTAGAACCCGGAGCCCACCAGCGGAACCTGGACGGGCGAACCCAGGCCCAGACGCGACTTCACCGACAGAACGATACGTTCGGAGCTCATGTTCGAACCACGACCGCGGTTCGAGAACTTCGGACGACCGATGTTGATGTTGCTGCCGTTGTAGGTCAGCGCATTGCGCCATTCGGCGTTCGGGTCTGCCAGTGCATCTTCGAACACGCCATGCGACGGAACCGAACGGAAGCCGTTGAGTAGCGTCTGGTACCAGTTGACGGAGTCTTCGTGAACGTCGACTTCGCCCATCTTGGTTGTCGCCATGTCGTCGTTCACGCGCGTTGCGGTGTCCGGCAGCAGCGGGATCAGAACGCCCTGGAACTTTTCGACTTGTTCGTCGGTCGCGTCGGACATGAGAGCGGTTTTGCTCTCGTAGTTTTTGTCTTGCTTGGGCAGCTGTGCGTTCTGCGGGTCGATATTGACCTGCGTCTCTTCCGGCATGACGAGATCCGTTTCGTCATGCTGGCTGCCCGGGGTATCTTCCGGTGCGATTGCCATGTGGCGTGTTCCTTTAGATGCGGATCAGATCGTGACCCATGCGCGGATCGACGTTGATCGGTTCTTGGGCTTCAGCAGCCGCCGAGAGAGCTTCTGCATCGATGCCGTCCAGACCTTCCTTCGGCTGCTCGACTTCTTCAGCCAGCTGAGGACGGTCGCCTTCTTCCAGCACGACGTCGGTGACGTCCGGCAGCTGGCCGTTCTTCATCATCTCGACGACGAGTGCGTCTTGAGCGTCGAGCAGCTGCTTGAGCGCTTTGTTGTAGATCTGGTTCAGACCGTTGATGATCGGTTGGAACGTGTTGAACAGATCGATGTCGAATGCCTGATAGGCTTCGAAGATGCGGAATGCTTCCGACAGTTCTGCGTAGCTCAGGCAGAGCTTCTTCTTGTCGGCATGGCTGTCCCACAGCGCCTGGAAGTCGCCGGCCAGCTTTTCGGCGAGCGGCGGGATCTGGGCCTGCAATGCGTCGAACGCTTCCTTGTCGCCGTTCTTGGCGATCTTCATCAGCACGACCTTGTGGCGATACTGGCCGAAAAGGATCGCGAGCTTTTCGATGTTGCCTTGGCTGCGCGTATGGACGGCCTTCAGCTCGTACCAGCAGCGCGAGGTCTTCTCGCGATCGAATCGCTTGTTCTTGTCGGTGATGCCGAGGGCAGCACGGCGTTCCGCGTCACGTTGACGACGGCCTGCGGATTTCACAGTCATTTTTCATATCCCCAATAGGAATTTTAGATGGTTCACCAGACGATAACTTCAGGCAAATAAAAAAGTATTTATTTACTCTGTTGTGTAGATCCTCTGATGAATAAGGAGAACACTATGCTCGACCCGAGCTTGGACAACTTTTTGGAAAACGCATTACCCGCAGAGAAGTACAAACTCTACGTCGACATCATCTCCTATCTGGAGAGCATAGAATACGACACGATCGAGAGTGAGCTTCTCAACCTCATTTTCATGTCGATCGGCGACGAGAACGAAAAAGTTCCGAAACCGGAATCGACCTGCGTCGACGAAATCTACGGCCACCTGCGCGAGTGTCTGATCTCTCAGCTTTCGCAAAGCGGCGTGAAAGCCAACGAAGACGTCAAGCTAAAGGATGTGTACGATTTGGCCATCGGCCTTTTCCACATCGGCACCCACGAAGACATCGCAGGTATCGTGGCATGTTGCAGTCTCGACGAATCGCCAATCAATCGTCTGGCTGAAGTTCTCCAGCTGGTGACGACCGTCAGTGCCGATCACTGGCTGATGGTGATCGACGAAATTCAACCCGAAGTCATTCGCCGCATCGTCGAAATGAGCAAACAGACGATCGACTCCGAGTACCAAGAGATGGAGAAGACGGCTGAATATTTACAGAAAATCCGCATCTACTCCGAGTACTGCGTGAAGAACGGCGAAAGCGATCTGGAGATCTTCCGCCTGGTTCAGCGCGTTGTGCTGGGACAAAACTTTGAAGTGTATCTGCATTCCGGCGTGCTGCACGAACTCTTCGAAGGTGATGAGATGGACAAGCTGGCCAAGGAAATGTATGGCATGGCTTTGATCTCCAACGACGCATCGCAGGATCCGGTGGGAGCAATCCGGACCATCATCGAGCAGTACATCGAAGATACACGCCGTATCATCGAACTGAATTCGCAAGTGCAGCTGGTCAATGCCGAATTCGTCAAGTTCTATCAAATCACCAGCCAGGGCCTGAATAATGGATAAGCGCGACTTTTTCATGCTTTGCATGAGAGAGGGCAAGTATCGGGACAAACGTTGGGTGATTCGTGCTTTCGCTTTGGTGCGGGAGAACAAAACACCCGAGACGTCCAAGCCTCTCGACATCATCCAGACTCCCGCCGGACACTTTTACAAGCATCCGGAAAGTGGGGAACTCGAACAGATTCGCGGTGCAGTGAAACCCGGCAAGCCGATGTATGGCTTCAAGGAAAAGCTGACGGTGAAGAAGGGTGAATTGCCCGGACTTCTCAAAGACGAAGAAACCGATTATGGTCGAATCCTCTACCATTGCATCGTCTTCGTACATTCTTTCGGCGGCAAGGTACCGTTCAAAAATGTTCAGTTGAACATGAACGACTTTGAAGACGAACTCGCAAGTAAACTCGAAGATGACGTAATGGTCGTCGATAGTCAGGGTAATGTGGACCCGGACACGAGTAAAAATGAAAAGCCTGATCGTTTCTATCCTCGGGAGTTGGTCAGGTATTATGAAGCAATGGCATATACCCGCGGATTGGCCATGCTTTGTGTACCTGCCGCTTCTCCTAAGTCGATGACTATCGATCCGAAGGTTCTGAAGCGGCGTGACGAGCTTTTCAACGATCCCAATATCGATCTGAGCAATCAGGCGGTAGCGGCATCTGTGGAAAAGGAACTGGTCGACATGGATCGGGATTCGTTCAAGGACGATTCCGCTTCAGGCTTCCTGATCAACAAAAAAGACTTTGCGGTTATCCGCAAGAAGCGTTTCATTTCTTTCGGCTCGGGGGCTGGGCTCACACCTGACTCGAAGACGGCATACGTCAAACGTAGCTTGAACGAAGGTGTGGATGTAAGCAAGTTCAAGGACTACAACGATGAAATGCGTACTGGTTCGTATAAGCGCGGCGTGGAAACGATGTTCGGTGGCGAACTGGACAAGTGGCTGGTTCGCGAATCTTCGAACATTAGAGTTCTGCCGGATGACTGCGGTAGCACTGTCGGTATTCCGACCGAGATCAACGAACTCAACAAACTCAAGTGGCTCGGCTTCAACATCGTCGAAGGCCGCTCCGTAACCAAGTTGTCTGAGGACAACATTGGCACTTATATGGGCAAGACTGTTCTGCGACGGTCCCCGGCTGCATGCTGGGCACCTAAACCGGACTATTGCACGGTGTGCCTGGGCGAAAAGCTCTCGATGAACCCGGATGCGATTTCGATTGCATTCTCGCAATACGGTCACGATTTCATGGGTGAATCCATGTCCGCAATGCACGGCAAATCCCTGTCGATTGCTCGGATGGATCTCGTGGCTGAAGCTTCTTAACTTTCTTTCTGGAGAACATTCACATGGCAACGGAACAACAAGGCGGTACGGACGTCGCTCAGCAAGACGCAACGCAACAACAAGCACCGCAGGGTGATGCAGCACAGCAATCGGGTGCAACGCAGCAAGGCTCGACCGATACGGCTGCGAAAGATGCGCCGCCGGCTGACGGTGCGGGCGCTGCTCCGCAAGGCGACGCGGCAGGCGCCGATGCCACCAAAAGCGACGCTACGCAAGCTCCAGCTCCTTCGCAAGACCAAGCAGCTGCGGCGAGCGACACGAAACAAGCTGCTGTGACTGCCACCGTGCGCAAGACCATCCCGGCGCCGGCTGCTCAACAACAAGCTACGCGCGATGCATCCGTACAGCAAGCTCCCACGGCTGCTGTTCCGCAAAAGACCGTCGCCACTGGCGTGACCGTGCAGAAGACCGACAAGACGGAAGTCATCGACGATCGTCAACTGCCGGAAGTCGTGGCTGCGATGAAGGTCGCCAAGCCGGAGACGCAATCCGCTCTGTACCAGGTCATCCAGTACGCGAGCGACATGAACCCGGCCAAGCGCAACGAACTCAAGCAGATCGAGCAAGCGCAAGCCAACCTGCGCGTGGCACTCTACACGCTGCTGTCGGCGGAAGACACCAACTTCAAGGTCGTCTACCAGGCACTGCTCGCAGTCGTGCGCGCGCACTCGAAGAAGTGCTTCGCCATCACGGCACGCAACCGCGGCCTGAACACGGTCAGCCTGCAAGTGATCGACAACAAGAACATGCGCTTCTTGACGAAGATCGTCGATCTGCTCGTCCTGACGGCCGGCACCAACGAAATCGAGCAAGTCAAGCAGCACTACGACTTCTCGAAAATGGCTGAATGGTGCCCGAACGTGCGCATTCAGCAGAACCTGACGTCGTACTACGCGTAAGCGTAAGACAGACATAGACTACCTACCGCCTCACGGCGGTAGGTAGTCTGCGTTTATGCCGTTTAGGCGTAACCCATCTTTTTTGCCTTGCGATTCTGCTTCTTCACACGTGCAGATCGCTGGCGCCGGTTCTTTTGATGTTCTTGATTGTCACGGCGCGCTTGAGCAGCGTAATTCGTACGCTCGATGTGTTTGACTGCATCTGCGAAATACTCGTCGACAGCTTTGCGGAAGAACTCTTTCGATACGAGTTCCCACTCAGTCATGTCTTCGTCCGTCAGATAGTCGAACGGCTTCGTGGCATAATCCATCGTAGTCTTCGCGATGTTCTGCGTAAAGAACGACAGGATAGCCACCGTCATCGCTTCGCAACGATCGCTGTAATGCAGATGCTGGCGATGACGATAGAAAACGCCTTGAATACCTTTCAGACGGAAGTTGCTTTCGACGAAACGCATCAGTTCCATCCCGATGCCTGACAAGCCTTTTCGCCCAGAATACTCAATGATCGAGTCACATGCGTGCTTCATGACCACATGGAAGTAATTCGGCATGTAGGCGTCGATCAATGCTTTCTTCTTGCAGTTGTTCTCGTATTCCTGCATCGACCTTTCAGTGAGTTCGAGAACCGTCTGCGTGAATAGGAACAAAGACCAGTGATACGTCTTGGCCTGTTCCATCGTTTTGACCAACTTGTCTTTGAATTCCTTGTAGCGGAAACCTTGCAGTGTCCACTCGCGGTCTCGCTCGGCCTCATAAGCCTTTTGTATGTTTTCGATTGCGCGACGATCCTTGCGATTCGGTTTCTTCGACTTGACTTTACGTTGTCGAGTCGAGAACCAGATAAATGCGAGGACGATTGCACCAAGAGTCAGTGCCCCGAAAAAGACGTGGTCGATGTTCATTTTAAAAAGCTCTTCTTAAAGGTTTATTTCATTCCGGAACATAAGAAAGTACAACGTAAGCGATACCAGGTTCGAGTCCGATCTTGTCGCCAAGAATCGGAATCAAGCTGATACCGTCCAATGACGACATATAAAGCGCCGTCAGCCCAGCTTTGTCGTTTTCGAATTCACATTCACACGTGAATGCGCCATCGTCTTCGACAATTTTGCCAGCCTTAATGCACTGGCTAAAATCGGTTTTGGAGGGATTCTTCCCCTGGATGTACTGCTGGAGTGCGTAGGCCAAACGAGCCGGTCTAGCGCCCTCGTTGAAGGCCGCAAAGTGCTTTCTCCACTCATCCAGATCAGTCTCGTACTCAGGCGGTAAGAAAATGTCCACAACCTGATTGGTACGAGACCGGATAGTCTTTTGAACTAACCGGTCCAGGCTCATATTACTCCTCGTTCAAAAGTAAAAGTACTTTGTTGAAAACATCTTGCCAGGTATCGAACGGGCCTTCAATGAGATTGAGTTCCAGTTCGGTTTCCAGTTCAGACAGAATGTCCATGTGATCCAGCGCATCCAGATCCCCGCTCTGGAAAGACAACGCCAGGAATTCACGGAACTCCGCACTGTTCTCGACCGCAGACTTGCGAACCGTTTTCGAATCGTACGACGCTACAACATTGACAAGCACTCGTCGTGCTTTTTGTGCTTTGGCCTCAGCCATTTTAAAACCCCGCCTTGTTATTACTGTTACTGGTTTCGGTCGAAAACCAAATAATCAGTCGCGCTTTATGTTGTATAAATCTTTCAATTCAGGATGGCTGACGCGAAGTTGAATCATCCAGGAACTCGGCACGTCATTGAATTCGAAAAACATCTGAAAAGCCTGCCCTTTCTCGTCCACAACCTGACAGAGAATGTGTTTGTCCTGAGGCAGTTTCTTCATTTGTTCGATAATGTCTGCGGGAGTCATAAGACCTCAAAAAAAATAAGTAGACAGCAAAAAGGGCGGTACAGAGTGGCCGAAGCCACCCCATACCGTGCCTAAGATGAAACAGAACGTGCATCCCAAGGTCGTCGAACCTACCGTCCAGGAATTACAGACGACGACTATGGGCTGCAAGCTACTCAGCGAGTGTCTCCCGACATATCGCATAACTTACAACTGGTCCCGAAAAGACCCCTTACAATCGATGCGGGCGTAACACACACGAAGGCCCAAGATACGCTCCGGCGCCGCGAACGCGCGCGGCGCCGATAAGCTGCCAGGCATCACCAAGCTCTTAAAGGAGATCTCATATCGGCGGCACTAAAAGGCGGCCATGAGATGTGATTGCGATGCGGGATGGAAACCGATTTCGAGACCGATTCCTATCGCGCGTACGACATGTGTGTTTCGCAGGCTTTTCACCTGAGTGAGGGGCTAAGTGGCAACCAAGCGGCCAATCCCAACACATCTGACTTGCACAGATCTTCAGACGCCATCTTGTTAAAGAACGAATCGGCTGAACGATCCCTCACGAGATTGGTCCAGCCGACAGATCACGCTTACGGTTGCAGCGCGTCGGTTTGGTCCGCTGCGGCGGCGTCGACTGCGGGCGCGGCAGCTTGTTCAGCCGTTGCGTCCGCTGCCGGTGCCTGTGCTTGAGCGGCATCGGCTTCCACCGGTGCTGCCGTTTGCGCCGCATCCGCAGCTTGCTCCGCCGGAGCGCCAGCGAGTGCCGCAGCCGTTGCCGGGTCTGCGTTCACTTCCGGCGTTTGCGCCAGAGCTTCCGGCGAGTGGTCGACTTCTTGCGAAGCGTCACCAGCCGGTGCAGCTGCTTGATCCGCAGCGGGGGCTTCAGCTTGAGCAGCGTCCGCTGCCGGGGCTTCTGCCTGTGCTGCTTGCTCACCGACGGCGGGGTCGACTTGCGGGGCAGCTTCTTGAGCCACGCCTGCATCAGCCGCGCCGGCCGGTTGAGCTTGTGCAGCAGCGTCGTTCGTCACGTCAGCAGCTTGGGCCGGTGCTGCGGCTTGTGCATCTGCTGCGGGAGCGTCGACTTGTGCAGCATCTGCGGCCGGAGCCGTTTCTGCTGCTGCATCGCCTGCGACTTGCTCGGGTGCCTGTTCAGCTTGCGCTGCACCTGCGTCCACGCCAGCCGCGGGATCTTGTTGGGCGTCCGCTGCCGGAGCAGCTTGTTCCGCCGTACCGGCATCCGCCGGTTGTTCTGCTTGAGCGGCGTCGGCTGCGGGAGCCGCGTCCGTTGCGCCAGCTTCTTGCGCCGGGGCGTCGCCCGCCGGTTGTGCTGCTGCGCCTGCGTCTTGTGCCTGACCTGCTGCGACCTGGCTGTCCAGTGCAGCTGCTGCTGCGCCGGCTGCTGCCGCTGCGGCCACGCCGTTGTCGCCGAGGCCGAGTGCTTCGTTCGTCTTGTCGCCGAGACCTTCGACGTTGTCCGTCACCACGACCGGATGCTCTTCCTTCTTCTTGTGGAAGAGGTTGACGATGCGGTCGACCACGTGTTCGGGCAGTGCAGCGAGGGCTTCGACGGCCAGCAGTTCGGCTTTCAGTTCGTCGATGACTTTGTGGATGATACTCACGATCTTTCCTTTATGGAAGGTTAAGTTGTACAGCGTTTTACCAGCAAAACGTTACTGGCTCATAGCATCTTGAGTCAGATGCAGAACCCCTGGCGGAGGCGAGTGCAAACGCGATCCGTCGTTCTCCTGAGTCGTCTCGCAGTACTGCGGAAACACCAGGCTGGAATCGTGCCAGAGGCGCCCACTAAAGTGGACGATGTCCTTTCTGCAATGAATGCAGATTGATTTTGTTTTGTTCTTTGCCATGGAGCTTTTTAAAGGCCGATGGGCTGGAACCAGATCACTCCGAGTACGGGGACCGACGCAATCACGAACGCGTAAGCAAGCTTACAGAACGTGTGTAGGAGTTGATCTCCCATTGCGCTAATGCGCTTTTGGACTCGAAGACAATCGATGGTCCAGTGAAGGATGAATTCAGCGAGCGCAAGTCGAAGCGCAAGTCCGGGATAAAACAACCAGACGACTCCGAACGTTCCGGCTGCCTGTATCAGACAGTGGGCACTCAAGCCGAACCACCACGGGAAGACTTCCACCTGCTTGTTCTTGATGTCGGACAGGAATTGCCCTTGACCAGGAAAGTCGAAGTACAGGTGAACAGCCAGCAGTGCAACCACTGCCAAGATAAACGTCTCGAACATGGTCGCTCCTGAATGAAAGAAGGCGCAGCCTAAGCTTAGTCTACAAGGCCGTAAAGGATCTTACGTGCATATCCAGGACGCCAATCATCTCGTCCATAAATTTGCATCAGTTCCTCAAACGACTCGTAGTACTCCGGATCCCATTGATCTTCAAGGCCGTAGCACGAGCAGTGAGACGCGTACACTTCGAAGAATTGCTTCTTCTCGTGATCGTATCCAAACACCACCGAAGATCCTTCATAATCCTGGCACTCATACCCTGCGTACAGGATCTGGTACTTCGGATCATCTACGATTCGAAATTGCTCGAAAACATCTTCGCGCGATTTAAATTCGTCATGGAAAACGGGTTCTTTCGACAACAGCGTAGCTTCGTTCATGATAATTCCAGTATTGAGTTAAGGAAAGCATTTCCTATACGCACTCTTTACTGAACTTCTCACTACCTAACCACGCCTAAGCTGCGCCTTCGAAGAAAAAGCCTGAGATCTATATCGCCGGGGGAGACGCTTTGTTAGAGCCGCATACCGTAGGAGGTTGGAGCATGCGCTCGAACTCGATCTCAGACCAAAAAAAATAGAAGGTGAACTGTGAAAGCTTCACCCCCTTATTAAAGAGGTGCCCAGAACGCATACCCGTCGCCGCGGGCGCATCCTGATTGGGTCTGTGTCATCGCCTGCGTGCGTTCTCGCCGCGTGGCTATGAAATCAAGACGATCGTTCTGGGCAAATGATAAAGACTTTCTGTTATTTTTTTATTTCCTTTTCAACTCATTCTGCCATTGCCAACGGCGGCAACGATAGAAGTATCGAATCATCATCTCCTGAGGACCGGAGTCATCATTCGATGATGGTGCTCGGTTGGCGATCTGCTTCAATGTTTCCGTGCGACGCTTCACGTAATGTTCCGTGATCGATAACGTCATTAACGGATTGACGATTTTCTTACCGCCATCGTCTCCATCATAAACCACGAATTCATCTTTGCCGTCTTCGCCGAGATTCCACCGACAGATCACGACACCTTCTTTCTCGTAATAGGTCCGTATTTGAGTATAGCAATACGGACCCGACTTGTATTCGTTATCGTGGATTACGAGATCGTCGTGTTTGGTCACGAGCTGGAAATGGTTCCGACGCAGTTCAGTGTACGCACTGCGACCGGAGATCCGCTGATACGCCAGTTCTGCCGCCATGATCCGTTCTTCCTTTCTGGCTTCTTGCCAAGGAATGAATTCTTTCGAATTCATTTCATAGAAGACCGTGAGGATGAATTTCAACAACCGGTTCTGACGATGTCCTTGCGGATGGGCTGTCTCAGGAAGAGAGAACAGTCGAAGCAGCCGCTCGTCTACCTTGAACTTGTCTTTATTCGCGATTTCGTGTTCATCATTCTCGCGAATGAAAGCAGCAGGCGCCAGGTACATCTTTCCGGCCAAGTTCCTGTCTGTCGGCTTATCCGAAAGAATCTCGGACAGCATGAAGTAAGGCCCAGCCAGCGTATTGAATTCTTGAATGACTTGCAGTAACATCTTTGCCTCTCCTTTTAGGTAAGTAGGCCAAACTACGTTTTGAAATTAAAGCTCGACAAAGTCGATCTTCGGACCATGTCTGAGTGAGCCACACCACTCGCTGCTATCACGCAGCTTACCATGAATGGTGGAAAGAATGATCCCGGCACGATCAGACTGGCGGTAATACAACTTGGGAATCCACATGTTGCATTCAACCGCGATGTTGTCGACACTGACCAGTGCATTGACCGGCAGCATGTGATCGGTACGGCCCATGTTGTCACTATCGTTCAGCGCTTCTGCCATTTTCAAGAAGGTATTGCGCTGAGTCGTGAGAAAGCCATAGGCCGGATCATACACGCCGCAGTCTTCTGCCAGCTGATTGTTCTCGTTGACGAGTTTGATACACTCGTCGTAGGAAAGGGGGCCGATTCTGTCAAGATACACTGAAAGCACCATTTCGGCGCGGCGCTTCAGTCGTTCACTGCCTGGACCACGATCCTCCATCAGGTCCTTCAATTGTTGTTCACGGCGAAGACGCAGTTGGTCTTCGACTTCTTGTCGAGAAAGCATTTTTCAGCCCTTGTAAAGTTCGAACAACTCGGTGATCAAATCCGATTTGTCGATTTCACCCAGCTCGTATTCGTTGTAGATCGTGCTGGCATCCATGTACAGATCGTGGACATTGCCAGTGACGGGCCAACGCTTACCTTTTACGGTAAGAACGGAATGGTCAGGAACTTCTTCGCCTTGCATCGCCATCAGCAGGCGACCATTCATCGGGTGTTCGTAAATCGACAACGGTTCCAGATGCGACAGCATGTCGATACCCACGACGATCTGGTTCGTACTGTCAGCGGCGCGAGCGCGTTGCACTGCCATGACGCTCAGGCCCAACTGATTGAAGCGAACCCGATTCTCTATCTGGCGCAGATAATCGAAGACGCCTTTCATCAGCACACTCGACGCGGGGTTGCTCGCAACGAATGCCATTGCTTCGAAGCCATCGGTTGAGGGATGGATGAACAGATGCTGCAACGGCACACCGTAAAAGCTCGGTTTCCATTTGCCCTGGTGTTCTTTGACAAACGAATGGCCAAACGGTCCGACGTGCATGAACTCTTGCAGCAGGAAATCGACGACGAAGTTCAGTTCATCGTCTTCGGGAGCATCGGGGTCACGCATGAACCAGAAGTCGGTGGATCGGAAATTGATTTCCTCTTCCATCTGGTCGTAGCGTTCTTTGTGTTCAGAACCTAACAACATAGGCCCTCCATTTAAGTAGCCAACTGATTAGTGCTGGCATTAGAAAAAAAGATCCCGTCGTACTGACCGGGATCGGATATTAAGTGCCTACCCATTATCTCGCGAACGAGATTGGGAGCCGCCATACTACTTGTTCAGCATTTCCTGCTTCTTGGAGTAACGCTGAGTGGCGTTGAAGAAGAACGACTGCATCGACACGAAGAAGTTTTGCTTGCGCTCACGCGGCATATAAACTTCGTTCTTGCTGCGGTCGTATTCGAAACCGAACAGCCGACAGGCCATGACGAAGTCATACTGACAGCCTTCCGACCAGACCGGTTCCATGCCGATGAATTCGCGTGCGCCGGAAACATCCGACGTGCAGGCCAAAACTCCCGCGAAGCCGTTTTCCGTAAAACTGTAGCGATCGTGAATGATCACGTTCATACCAGGAACAACAACGATGATGTACAGCCGCCGATGAGTCCTTTCGTCCAGGAAACGAACCGTCTTGCCTGCCACCACGGTCTCGCCATCATGGCAAACAAAGGTAGCCGACGCCAGCGGATCGAAGTATCCGGTACTGTTGCTGACTTCTTCTGTCGGCAATTTAGCGGTGATCTCGTAATCCGCATGCATGCAGCCGACGGCGAAGAGATTGTTCAGACCCGCAATCTTGTCGCGACCCTGATCGTAGTTGCTCTTCATCGAAGCCTCGACATCGCTGTCGTGTACGCGTACAACAAGGATCGAGTCGGCATTCGAATCGGCGAGAACGGCGGCATTTTGGTTTTGGCTCATGTTATTTCTCCAGGTAAATTATGGCAGGGAAATATCCCCATTAGGTTTTGCTTCTACTGTCAGACAGCAGCTTGGAACGTCAGAGTGTCGATCTTACCGACGCGGTAAAGGGCGCGTTCAATACGCAGCAAGCGGTGATCGATTTTCTTGCTAACGGCCATAAAACCACCAAGGCTAATGCCTGAGGTGCGAGCTGCTTCCTTAGCTGCTTTCAGTTCTGCATACTTCGCGAACAGCTTGTTAACGCGAGTAGCGAAGGTGATCTTTTTCAGAATGTTCTTAAACATGTTGTTCTCCGAATGACTACATTTTGGAAGGTATCTCTGCTTTCTTTTGCAGAAGGTCACCGGAGTTATATATAGTTGAAAATCTTTATAATGAGATTTTAAAGACAAAAAAATAAGCACACTACCAGGGCGTGAGCCCTGGTAGTGTATGCTTTAAACGCCGAGTGTTGACGTGTGATGCATCGTCGTGGAGATCAATGCTCGTTCTTTCATCAGTTCCCGTTTGGACCGATGATAGGTCATGTGCTTCGCAATGTTCATGCACACAAAGTACACAAACGTCGGAACACGATCCGAACCGTAAAGTCTCTTGAGATCGCGTAAGCGGCCAAGACTTTGGAGGTTGGACTGAATCGAATCGATAGCAACCGTCAAGATCACCGTCGTCAGATTCGGGATGTCGATAGCAGTGCCAGCCTTTTGCAAGGTAGCGATGATCACATCCGCCTGCAGAGCTTTCTCTAAAGAGTCTCCCTGGTTGTATTTCGCGAACGTCAAGTCAGGCATCATCTGCTTGTAGTAAAACATCGCGTCTTCGCACATCTTTCGAGTTGCAAAGTAGATGAGACACTTTTCGCCTGGCTTTCTTTCGAAGAAGTACGTCTTGCGCATTACATCGTACACCATCAACAAATACTGCTTGAACAGTTTCGTTGATCGCTGCAAAGACTTCTCAAATTCCACATGGGAATATGATGTTCTTCCACGGGCCGTAGTCTTAAGACGACGAGGCTCATGGATGTCATACAACCACGCGATAGATCTGATATACTTCTTGTACTCAGGAACGACCATCCGGTTTTTATTCGGATAAGCCATCTGGTACATGTCCATCATGAACTGATTGCGGCTAATCAGCGTAGCGGACAAAGAAAGTGACTGCTCGATGTGGCAATACAAATCGAACAGGAAGTTCGCATGAAAGTCCTGATGCGTTTCGTCAATGATTCGAAAACCAAAGCCGCATGCCTGCATGAACTCCCAGGGATAAATTCTGAACCCAGGAACATATTCGCCAGGAGGCAATTTCTCATGTTCCGTGATCCAGTTACGCATCGTGGCGTTTGAGATCAATACGATCGTTGGTTCCAGCCAACCATCCATGAGACCATTAATCAGCCACTGCAACCTCGCAGATCCACCATCGTTCTTTTCTCCACCAATGGTGATGACCTGAGTGGGTGCGATATCGCACTGTTTACTGATGTCCTCGACCCACTTATCCAGGTAACCTGGCTTCATGAAGCCGACTGTTCTCAGACCCCAGAATGCAGCCGCGAACAGCGACAAAGCGGATTTACCGCCACCGGTCTGGAGACCTAACAGTTTTGAAACGATGTCAGGATTCTTCAACTGCTCAAGGATCGGTACTTGATCGTCGAACGGTTTAAAGTGATCCTTAATCTTGATTTCTACTTTTGCCGATTCGTAGACCGGCTCAATTGTGTAAGTTACATCCTCGGGTTTCGCGCCTGCTCGCTCCAGGATTTTCTTGAAGTCGGGCAAGCTGTTAATGTGAAAACGGTACTCCAGATCGGGATGCCCCCAATCGTATTCGAGCGGAGGTTCGTTTATACTTGTTCTTGTCGGCGGAGAAGAGTAGGAATCTTTGAAGTCGAGATACTTCTCGCCTCCTGCTTCATCCCAGTCCCAATACTCGAACCAGGAAGCAAATTTTCCCACGATCTTCCGCGCCGCCGGAGAGGGTTCGCCAAACTTCACCGTGTAGTGATGGCTAAACACTCTGACGATTAGCTTACTCATCGTGCAAAAAACCCCATAGGCATAGCTCAAAGGATTGAGCCACTGTATGTTTTATCGAGGTTCGATTAGAAAAATTAATGGGAGAGCCGAAGCTCTCCCATCCCTATTTATGCTGCTGCGAACGGACGCTGTCCGCGCTTACCGTAGCCGTTCAAATAGAACTGCCTGATGAAGTCGTGCAATTGAGGATCTTTCTCCATTGCTTCGCGCAGAGAGACCCAGCCCTCGTTCTGATAAACCTTTTGAATCTTCAACTGGAACGGTTGGGACTTGATGTACTCGTCCGATTTTTTCAGTGGATCGTCATAACGAACGATATCCATCGGCGTTCCACCAACTGTCCACGACACTCGAACGGTTCGGATGTTCGGGTAGTAGTTCAGTGTTCGAGGTGTGTTGTAAACAACGCCAGGCAGGTCTTCCGGCATCCTGGTATAAACACCCTGACGTTCGTACTGGAAATCATTCTGCTCCAATACAGCCTGCAAGGAATCTTTACCGAAATGATGATAGGCTGCGGCGATCAGCATCAAAGTACGATCCGCAAAAATAACTTCCGGATTGAACTCTTTCGTTTCACCGGCAAACGGGCGCCAAAGCAACCGAGTGTACAGATGCAGCAGATACGTACGGCGCAGACCTGGTTCGAGACCGGACAAGCTTGCAACGCCGACCTCAACCATGTGGGTTGGAATATTGACACGGCGAACCTGATTGGGCTGTCTACCCAGCACGACAGCAATAGGAACGTCGAGGAAACGCGTGTCCGTACCAACACGGTAATTATCAAGATCTTTCTTATACGAAACGTAGAATGTCTTCACACCGGAACTTTGTGATTCCAGAATGACTCCTGTTTCTTCTTTGTCAGCAGCGACAAAGTTGAACATGTCGATGATCTTACATTCCATTACTTCATTGTGCGTTGACATCTTTTAAAAGCTCCATTACGGATTTACGCCCCCTAAAGCGGGAGCAAGGGAATAGCCGTTTTGACCCACGGCTGAGGGTTACTACACTTACACCTTCGGCAACAACTCCGGATGGAGAATCGCATCCATCGGATGATCAGGACGGTTTTTGTTGATGAACGACTCAACCGAACTGAAAATGATGGTGTGCTTTTCGAAAGCCATCGTAGCAGCGAGCGAGCGCATCGCCATGGCGCGAGACATAACGCCAATGCCTTTCTTACTCCACGGCTTAGGCAGTGCATACTGACCAGCAGCAGCCGAACGAACCATGATCCCATAAACTGCAACTTCGACCTGCGCCATGTTAATGGACAGTTCCTTGTTGAGCAGTTCGTAGGTATCGATGAGGAATGCATCCACGTCGGTAAACTGATCGCGAACTTCTTCCCGTTTCACTTCCGACTCGATATGGGATTTGAATCCCAGCGAGAAGTCAATGAGCGAATCGTTCTTCATGGGAACATAAGCGAACGGTTTGGTGACATCCCATTTACTCATGTCGATCACGAAATTGTTCTTCGCGTCGATTTCCCAATACTGCTCCTTCACGTACTTGAGCATCTCGTGAGAGAAGCTTGCCATACGTTTGCCGGTGCCGAGGATGAACGGACGACGGTCAATGTACATGCCGTAATCCACTTCCAGCGCCATCGAGCCGATTTCCGTAATCCGATTGATCGAGACACGATCGATATCGGTCAAGTACATCACGTCCGTCAACGACTTTCCTTCGTCGTGGCCGATGATCATCTTGTACGGCTTACCTTCCAGATGGTCTGTGAAGTAATACGAGATTCCGTCCTTACCAACAGACAGGAACTTCGCATCTTCATCGACGACGCGCAGCTTTTGCACCACGCTATTTGCCAGGTAATGCTTTTTCGACAACTGACGCTGAATGATGAATGCGTACAGGTCGGTGGTCATCAGCTGACCGAGGTTGGTGCGTTTCGGGATCGTGAGACTGATCGCACCCAGACAGCACTCACACACGCCATTCGGATCTGGGTGAGCGCAGTGCAGGATGCTACGCATGTGGATGATTTGTCCGATCAGATGCTCGTCGGTACTCTTCAGTTCCATCAGCGTCTGGGACGGATCCCTCGGGTCGTAGTAATACTTCCCGTCGAGCAGGTCCAGATCCGAACCAGTCAGATCGTTGTGCTCGCGAATCTTGAACGGGATGAAGCCCGTCGTCCCACAATCACCCGGATGCACATTCATCAGGATCTCGTTCAAGATCTCCTGACGCCGAGACTGATACACTGCATCTTCCAACTCGGCTTTGGTGGCTTCGATGGCCTGGGATGCCTTACGCGATTCGACCATGTTGTCATACAACGAGCGATGGCCGTCGGTATAATTCGACATCAGCGGATACTTGAAAATCTCTCCGCCCAGATCCTCGATATAACCAGTCGGTGCAATTGCTTGAACCAGCTGGTTTGTCTTGATGACGCCTGCACGAGCCATGCGGACCGCACGGTTGTTCTTGATTTCGGGAATTTCCGATTTCGCGATTAACTTGGTGATGCCTTGAGTCGTTCCCAACACCGACTCTTCCGTGGGCCGCATCTTTTCGAGAAGCTCTGCGATCTCGGGCACCCTGAACAACTTGATAACGTCTTTGATGGACACGGTCGAAACCGACGTACCCATCTTGACTGCCAGCAAATTGTACATGACATTCCCATACTCGTAAAACTCTTTGGTGAGTTCTTCGAGCAGGTCGTAGTCACCGAAGCGGCCGGTCTTCTTGTACGCTTCGTAGATGTCCCAGTGCATGATGTTCAACAAGTCCATATGCATGTTCTTGTGGAACGTCTTCTTCTTCATCGAATGCGAGATGTGATGTCGCATCTTCAGCGGGATCGGACGCTTGCGAATCCAATCCCACATCGGCATCGTGAAGTTGGTTTCACGATCGTTGGTGAGCAGCTGGCCGTCCTCGAACTCCAGATAAAATTCACCCGTCAACACCTCGCTCAATTCACGAGATGAATATTGCAAGAGTTCCTGCGCTGGAAAGATAATGTCCGTCATACGACTTAACCTTCCTTGTTAAAGAGTTTTCGAATGAAGCCGCTTGCGCGTTTGATTGCGCTCGTGGCCGTACGCGCCATGCGCTGGAACGTACTGGTCGACTCGAACAGGTGTTCCCGATTCTTGTCGATATAGGAGTCGCGGTTGCCGATATCCGGATCCTTGTATTTTTGGAAGACGAACTTGTAGCCGTTGCAGTCGAGAATGTGTTTGAAAAGTTTGAGGGCCCGGTTGTTGCCAAGCGGGACATGATTGCGATCGACGCCCCGATCGATGTTGGTCGGCGTATCCGAATCGAGAACCGAATACACATACTCGCGGTGAGTTGCGAGCGAGTTGTTTCGATCCAGCAGGTCTGCTGCAACTTGACCACCACAATACGACATGATGATCCGCAGTTCTGCTTCGGAGATTGCCTTGACTGCTTGAGTCTTTGCCGGGTTCGAATACTTGTCCGAACTCGTGACCTGACCGAGAACACCCAGATGCTGAACCTTGGCCGTATTGGTTGCGATCCAGTCGTCGGAGATCTTCTCCAGCAGCATGAAGTACTTGTGACCCATCTCGATGTCTTCTTCGGTCCATACCCACTGACCGGAATAATCGCGATACTCCACAGGCCCAACACGAGGCGGGAATTCTTCTTCACATGCTTCAACCGCTTGACGCCACGCGGTCATGTTGTGCGTCGGACTGAGGATGTGGATGCATGGGAACTTCAGCAACCACGACAGATGCAATGCACGCTGTTCGTCGGAATCGAACTGCATGCTGGTATAATGCTCGTGCATCGTCGGGCTGAGAATCTCATACAGCCGCATCAGATCCGACCAGACCTTGTCATATGCCTGTTGTTGCTTGGGCATATCTTCCACAACCTGCTTTTGGCTAGGCCGATCCTCAGGTCCGAGATTGATCGTGTCACGAACCGTCACCAGGAACTCACGAGTCACCTGATTGAAATACGGCTCATACAGACCGCCGAAGTTTTGCCGGTTAAACGGCGACTCCGGAGACATGACCACTTCGGCACGAACACCCCACTGGTTACGCGGCATTTCGTCGTCAGGCAGAACGTGACACACAACGCCCTTGTCGCCTGCACAGCCGGTTGCCTTGTTGCCGATGTTGGGCAGGATCTGGTACTGGATCTTGAACTCGACACGCCAATCGTCGATCGGTGCTTTGTGATACAACTTCTGCACCACGTCACCGATGTCGTAATCGGTCATCGCGCATGCTTCCAGAACGAGACGATGGAATTCGTCCGTCAGATACATTTCGCCTCGACGAGCCTTGTACTGAATGTTGTACTCTTCGAGGATTTCGCGATAGAAGCGGTCGGTCAGTTCCTTGTAATACTCGACCTGGTCGTTCATGCCGTTGGGCAGGGAACGGTTATCGTGATAGACCATGATGTCGATGATCTGCCCTTCGCCTGCGCGAGTATAGAGCTTGTCATCATACGTCATGTCGAGCATCATGGTGTCATAGATACCCATGCTCGTCACTGCGAGTCGATCGTCGAACTCGCGAGTGGCCATCAGCAGACCGTCAGGACGAATCCATTCGCCAACGTCTTTGAAGATTTTGTAACGCTTTCTCGGATCCTCTGCCTTCGGATCGCCGAACATGTTCAGGCCATAACGGTTTTGGCCCCAGCTAGCGGTACGAGTCTCAATCATGTTGAAACTCATCTTCTTCAGAGCGGATTCGGAAATCAGAATACCATCTTCAGACACTGCCGGGTGACTCATGTTGGCGAACATGAGATTCAGGCCATAACCATAACCGCCGCCGGATTTGATCGACGGCGATGTGAGGAATTCGGTCCCCTCCTCAAAACTTGCCCCTTTCGCAATGCGAGCCCAATCGCTCGTCTTGTTATACTGGAAGCCGAAGTACTGATGCTCCAGCGAATAGTCACGCAGGTCCAGGCAGCCGATTTGACGCGTTTTCAAATCAACATAAATTGCGATCCTTTGAGGATTCTTGATCGTGCTGCCAATGGTACGCGAACGCGGAAAGCGATCGACGACTCGAAGGATTTCGATATCGCTCGGCGCTTTGACGGAAAAACAATACTCCCCGAATCGTGCTTCGGTCCCGGTCTGCCAGTAGCGTTCTTCGGAACCTGAGATGACAAGTGCTTGCGGCAAGTGGCCAGCGAACATCACCTTCCGAGGACCGCTATTTACATCGACCCATGGGTCCATCGAATTGTTTGATAGAAACTCCGCATAGAGTTCGCTTGGATGACGCGCTAATGTTGTCATTTGACCATCCATTTCTGTTTTGAAAGTGAGCACTGTCTGAGACTTCTTGACAGTATCCAATTGATGATATATTTCTCTAATATTTTATATAGGACTCAAAGATAACCATGCCAGCCCTCATCGATAACATCGACAACTCCGGTCCGGCGATCTATTACACGGACACATTCCGACAGATGATCGAAGACCACCTGCTGGTGATCTCTTCGATGTCAACGACGCAAACCAGAACGATCACGGATGACGACTGGGCGACGTTGTACAGATTTGAAGGAGACTTTTATGGTCTTCTTAATGCGTTGGGTTATGACCGACGCTATCATTGGACGATTTTGCGAATGAATGGCTATCGTAGCCGTTTTGAAGCAACCGACCAGATCACAACACTGCTGTTGCCTGACTGGGCCTACATCGACAAGTTGGCTCAGCTGAGTAAAGAAAAGAAGTAAGCAACAAAAGAAAATGATACTGACTCCCGTTAGGGAGTCAGTATCATGCTTATGCCGTCTTAACGACGGTAGTAACGGTCACGCCGATCATAGCGATCGTCACGATCGTAATCGCGATCTCGCGAACCACGATCACGCAGATCACGAATACCACGACGACGACCATCGCGGTCATAGTCTCGATCATCACGGTCATAACGGCTACCACGACGACCACGATACTCGCGATCTTCTTCATCGCGCAATGCCGAACGCAGAGCCGGATTGTCTTCGAAGACATCACCGGATCTTTCGCGACGACGATCATCCCGATCGTAGTCACGGTCGCGTCGATCATAATCACGATCCCGTTCGCGATCCCGACGATCGTAGTCACGATCACGGGCACGACGGTCATCGTAATCACGCTCACGACGACGCTCACGCAATTCGCGCTCTTCTTCTTCGCGACGCTCACGTTCGAGTCGTTCTTCACGTTCACGCAATTCACGCTCACGCCGTTCGAGTTCACGACGTTCACGGTCTGCAATGCTGCGGGCTTCACGTTCGCTCGTTACTGCCCGATCAGTACCTGAAGCCTCGTGGGTTCTGTCGGGCAGTGCTTTTCCCAGGCTTTCGCCGGTCGACTTCGGGGCCGGAGCGCCGAGAATCATGCGACCACGAGGAGCCGGAGGTTGGCTAGGGCGCTCTTCACGAGCTGCGCCGAGGCGACCGCGTTCACGGACTTCTTCGGCACGACCCATGTCGCGTTCTTCACGACGACGATCGTCTTCTTTCTCGCGATCCATCTCTTCGCCATGTTCATTGGCGTTGAGTGCAGGAATCGTGCGAGCCAGCTTTTCGACCATGTCCTTGCTGTCGAAGATTTCCTTCCAGATCCCGATCTCTTCCGGGAACTGCAAGATCTCCGGCAGATCGACCTTGTCCATATAGGGCTGGGCCGATTCCACCAGAGCGTCGACGACGTTCAGGGTTGCACGTACGAGCGACTCGATGAACGGAGCCGAACGCGAGTTGATGCCGACGTTGAAGAATTCCGGATCGGATGCCAGATTCGGGAAGATGAACTCGAACAGCTTGATGAGCATCTCGCGATTCTTGTTCGACAGCTTGACGCCGTTGATCGGTTCCTTTTCCGGCTTCTTCAGAGCTTCGTAGATCGGGAAGGTCACGATACCGGCACGACCATAAGTCGTGCCCTTGACCACCCCGCCGCGCTTGATGAAGATGTTGATAAACATGTCCGCGTTGTTGCGGGACTTCGTGTTCTTCTGAATCGACTCGAAGTCTTTCACCAGCGTATGATCGCACTTCGACAGCGCGTTCAGAACCTGAGCCTGCTCGGTCGTCAGGTTCTTCTGGTTGTCTTGGTCGTACGCGATTGCGATCAACTCCTTCATGAAATACGCAATCGACGCGTTCAGACGTTGCACGTACTGGTCGCGCAAGCTGGCCACCATGTCACTGATGCCCAGATTGAACGATTCGCGCAGCGGATGGAAGCCCACGCGATTGTCCCAGTTCTTGTTCTTCATCTGCTCGCGAGTGGGCAGAAACACACGCTTGCCGTTGATCGTGGCAGGCATGAGTTGGTCGCCGAGCTTCACCGAGACGTAGCCGTCCTCGTCAGCCACCATCCAGCCCAGGTCCAGCAGAATCTTGTAATAATCGATGATCTTGTCACGCATTTTTTAGGTTACCTCAATAGTTGAAGCCGCGACCTTGGTTCGAGCCCATGCCAGTTGTAGAAAGGATTTCGTCGAACAGATTGTTGAAATCGCGCGACGTATCACGGATGTCTTGCCGATCGTTGGTCAGGATCGGAGACGTGAGCGAATTGCAGAAACACGGGAACACATAACGGCCGAGATCCTGCCCGTCGTAATACATCGTAAAGTCCACTTCCCCGAATACGCGGCACTTCACTTGCAGACCGATATCGAACCGGTCATCGGCGGTCATCGGATACATCAGCTCGTCGATCAGGCGTTCCTCGAACTGATCCACAAACCAGGACAGATCCATGTCCTTCACGAACGACTTGGCATCGGTCGGAACGAACTCGAAACCGCCGTTGAGCGTCTGGTTGTGAACCTGGAAGCTGATCGCGTGCAGGCCGGTTTCCATCATCAGGGCCGGGACTGCAATCTGAACCAACGCCGCCAGCTTGTCTTCTTCTTCCTGACCATCCAGCGGATTGGTCTCGCGATGATACATCGTCATGTCGCGAGTCAGGTCGTCGAACAGCTTCGTTTCGGTCCGGCGCTCAGCTTCCGGATCCAGACGCAGCAGATCGTCGAACGTGAAGTTGTCGGTCGTCGTGGACAGGCCGCGAATGTTCGACATCGCACGCAGGAACACGTCGTCGGAGGTATAGGACTCTTGCACATAGCCCTGAGCCGTAGCATTCACGTCCAGGACCGAATTCCCATACTCCATGTTGTCGACAGCCTTGCGGCGAGCATCGAGAACCTTGGACATATAACGCGAACCGATTCGATTCGAGTTACTGGACTTCACCGCGTTCTTCGACAGCGTCGTTCGCAGATCGGTCACATCGTCGACCAGTTCCAGCGTCTGCTCGGCATCAAGCGCCGAATAGACATCTTCCGGACGCATCGTGAAGAGCTTGTCGCTACGACGACGCAGGCCGGCATTTTCACGATCGGACAGAACATCGTTCGCATTGCAGGGCATGAACACGGAACGATAGCCACCGCGACCATTCGGGACCTGACGCTCTTGCAGCAAGAACGTATTGTTGACATAGAACTCCATGTCATGATCCACGTGACGCGTGGTGAAGCCGACCGAATTGGTATAACCCATCAGGACCTGCTTCATCTTGTCGCCGGTGCCGATGTGGATTTCCAACGTCAGAATGAACCGGCCGCGACGCTCGGACCAGCCATTCGGTACTTCGATGACGCCGCGCGGATGCATGTCCGGCACCATGAACTGATTTGCGATCGAAGCCAGGATCGACGGAGTGAAACGTTTGGACTTCTGGAAGCGCTCGTCGATGCGATCCAGCAGATCGCCACGAATTTCCGTTTTGTACGGCCGAAGAACCTGATCCTGATACGTAGCCGACTCGGCGATGATAAGTTCTTCAACGAAAATTTTGATGTCTTGACGACCAGTACGCATTGCTTAGCCCCTATTTTAAAAAGTGTACAGCGAAATGAACTGCGCATTCCGCAGCTGCATGTAGATGGCATAGTCAGCCAACCGATTCCGAATGTCGTAACCCACTCGGTGAGTTTTGTTTGCAGCGCTGCCACGCAGCTCCGCGATTTGCTCCTCAGCCATGTTCAGAAACCACGTATGGTCAGACAACTGCTGAGCCAAATCCATGATTTCATTGACAGCGTCGTTGTTGGGCTTCACCGCCTTTTTCGTCGGATGACGACGGTAGTACGGATAAAGCTCATTGAGTTTATCGATTTTGTCCTTCGTGATGTGAGCACGCGACTCGGAACTATACGAGCCATAGCCTTCTGCATTCATGCTTCGTGCAGTCGGAATGCCCGCCAGATCCTTGAAGTCCGTATTCCACAGAACGAATTGAGCAATGCCAGCCAGGCGCAAGATGCTGGACTTGTTGATGTCCCACATCGAGCGAGCACTGACGATCGGACTGACGACCCACTGGATGATTCGGATCTGACATTCTTCCAGTGTGTGGCTGCTCATTGCATCAGCAGCTTCCATCGCACGATCAAGCTCGGCGATTTCTTCTTCCGACAATTCGTTCTTCAGCAACAGCCGCGCTGCGATCTCCCGATAATACTCGGTCCACTTCTCGATTGCGGTGAACTCACCCGGCGGAACCAAAGGCTTGTTCTTGTACTTCTCCGCACGCGACGAAGAGTCTTCGCTCGAATCGTCCTCGTTCGGATTGATCTTTTCAAGAATCGCGTTCTGATGGCTTTCGTTTTGCGAGAGCCGATTGCGAAGCGTCTTGTGGATGATCTGCACGAGATGCGTGTCCGACGGTTGACGCGTGAAGCTTGCGATCACCAGGAAGCGCACGAGGATGTTCGCTACCAGGTTCGTCTGGAACACATCGGAACCAATGCCGTCGATGGATGCTCGAATGTTGATGTCGTCTTGTTTGACGTTCTTCGCCACATAGTGGTTCAGACGCTGCATTGCCGGCGACTCAGCAATCGAACTCTTCGAGATCGTGAAGTACGCATTCAGATCTCGGAATGTCGGACCAGATTCCTTTTTCGTGATTTCTGCGAACTCACCCCAGATCGGAGCGATCGAGCGCAGCTTAATCACCATGTACACGAGTTCCCAATAGTCCGTGATCAAATACGTCTGCTCACGGCTGCCGGGTTTCTCGTGCGAAAACTTGTACTCTGCATCCAGATCTTCAGGAATCCAAATGCCTGCATGATAACGAGTCCAACGCTCGAAATCTTCCGTGTCGTGGAGATCGATGATCTCGTTGACGATCGGACGCAACTGGAGAATCAACGGGTTGACGTTGAATGTCTCGTTGAAGACGATCTTTGCCTGGCGATACAGATCGAAGATTTTGTCCTGAAGTTCGATGTCGATCCGCGACCAGTACTTATTGATTTGTTGAAACGGTTCGTATGTTCCTTTCTTGAATGCTTGTCCATAAACCGATCCGCTGAACTCCAGGGTTTCCCCACGGTGTTCGATCAGGATCATACCGTTACCAGCGACGCCTGCGTGTTGGAATTTCGCTTGCATCGACACTCCTTTTAAAAATTTCCTAGCTAATACCAGGGAATGATATATCGTTGAATTTCGTTTAAAAGAGAGTTTTCACATGGGTGCCCGAAGGCACCCATGTGTCTGATTAGTGGTTCCGTTGGGCTACTGCTTAGAACGAGATGTCGTCGAAATCGGAACTGCCTCCGGAGAAGCCGCCACCCGATGCATCGGAATCGCTTTCGTTGTCGCCGCCCCAACCACCACCGCCGCCACCGCGATTGCTGTTGTTGCCACCCTTGTTCCAGTTGCCGCCGCCACCACCGCCGCGGTTACCGCCGCCGCCGAAGTTGCCGCCTTGTTTGGGTTCCGGATGCTTGTACGTATTGACCGAAACCATGATCATCGCGTCGGACACGAACTTGTAGATCGCGCGTGCCACGAGAATCGAGACTTCTGCTTCTTGCATCGGCTCGCCGTTGCGGGCCAGATGGTGCCAGTACGTCGGTGCGAACTTGAAATGGATCTTCGGCCGCGACTGGTTTTCCAGGTCTTCGACCAGGATGTACACGATGCCTGCGGGGTTCTTGCCCACTTCGACACGTGCGACGTCGACACGCTTCTTGTCCTGGCCGCGCATCGATTGGCAGAACATTTCGAGCTTGATCGGCTCTTTCGACTCGGTCACCTGCCGCAGTTGTTCCAGGTGGATCTGCATGTCGAGCACGCCCATCTTCGCCTGGATACGACCGAAGTTGTTGTCCTTGTCGTTCGGGTCACGGGTGAACACCGTGATGCCGGGGTTGTCGTTGTTCGCGTAGTAGTGCAGTTCCGAGAAACCCTTTACGCCCTTCACGGGACAAGGGGTGGACAGCACAACTCGCTTCGAGTCGAGAAGGTTCTTGTCACGAGCCTTCGGTTTGAAATCGCCTGCCATGGCTACCTCTTGAATGGTTGGTTGTCGGACTCCAGATCATAGATAGACCTGGTAAAAGATTACATCATGTCTTTCACGGTAGCCGTGAAATACGGATTTTTCAGCTGATCCAGGTTCATCCGGATTCGAGCGTCGGTAGTCAATGCGCTCCAGCCGTATTTCGTTGCAAGATCGACGATAGCTTTGCGAAGCTTGGAATCCATCGGCGAGAAGAATTCCTTTTCACCAAATATCCGTGCGAAGTATTGGGTGAACGGAATCATCGAGAGTTCTTTACCGTTGTTCAGTTTCGTGTACCATAACGAACGGTTCTTGATTGCTCCCGTATGCGATTCGATCAGGTCCAGTTCCTCGAAGGACTTATAGGACAACAGATCCCACGCAATGTGTGTTTGGATCAGAAAGTTTCCATCCTTCTTATCCGGCGCGATATCGGTATCGAACGACTTGACGTAGTCCTTACCCACATCGTCCAGGAATTGCTGAATGGAGTCTTCCATACGCTTACGTTCTTCCACCTGTTTCGGCGTGATATCCGATTTAAAGATGGAGTGATGCTTGTATCGCGTATAGATGGCTTTATAATTGCAGAGGTACAAGCTCGGGTCGATCTTGGTATCTGCGAGAACGCGTTTCACCGCTTCCCATTCGTCGTGCATGAGTTCTGCAATGACGCCGGGTTTAAGCAGAATATTGATGTCAGCCGTAAACGAGCCGACGATGTTTCGATAGAGCGTACGGGCATTGAGCCAGTAGTGATCGTATTTCAGATGAGGCGCTTCATCCCACTTACGTTCCGGATGAATATTCATCAAGGATTCGAGAGCGAGAGAAGTCGGCACATTCACCGGAAACTGACCACGCGCCATCTTCTCAGTGAATGTGAAGACGTTCATTGTGTCCAAATTCCCAGATGAATAGCTGCAATCAACCCAACCTCACGCTTAGTGGGATGATTATAAATGGTCGAATTATTCAGAGCCAGCAGAGGCCAATCATTCTGAGTGAAAGGGTAAGTCCTCTTCTTAAAATGCCTCAGAGGCTGACCATTCATCATTTCAATCATGATATCCTTACGAAGCTATCGATCCACTTCTCCAAGAACTCACGTTCCGTCGGACGAACAATCATTCCACCGAAAACAAGATGGCCGGAATACCGGATCGAGGGATTCCCATATGGCGTCGTCTCACCTATACCGCGAGGAATCGTAGCCTTTTCCATGAAACGTGAGGGGCTGGCTGGCGGTCGAGGATACTTACGGATCATATCCGCCAATGTACTCAACTGCCAGTACTTGGTAAAGAATTCCGTCATATCGGAAAAATCGATCGGCGACGACTTTCCGACATTGCTCGCTTTATGAACAACCATTTCGACACCAGCGATGCTATCGATACCGTTGTTCGGATAACCGATGTAAGGACCATTCGAGATCCATTCGGTTTCATTTTCCGGTTGGCTTTTCGGCAACGGTGCATGACCGTTGCGCTTAAACTGGTTGATATACGAAAAATTCGGACCGCTCATGATTCCTCACATAACGGATGTCATCAGTTCGTCAAAGTACTCACGCTCAGCATCATTGTTAAGCGTAATTCCCAGACGTTCCAGAATGATCGATTTAATGTTCGACGAGTCGATGGTGAAAGGCACGTAATCAGCCTCGTCAGTAGTTTCTAACACAGTCGACGTGTCAACCTCATCCTCGTCAAGAATCTTCTTCGAGAAGTGAATGAATGGGTACATCGACTGATAAGACTCTATGCCAGCCAGAACCGGATGTCCACGGCGAGCAGCAAGCCTAAGATGAGAATGAGGACGCAGATTATCGCAGGTGTCCATGACCTGCTTGTGCGCAGCGTCAAGATCCTCAGCAACCTCCAGCGTCTTAAAATCCATTGCATGTTCGTTAACCTGGAACGTAGCTTTAAAGTTCCCGTCGCGATTAACTACTGCATGAACGAACCCTTTCGGAGTCTCCATGCCGTGTCGCTGACGGTCTGGTGAACCTTGGATTATGATTCTTCCTTCTCTCCGGAATTCGTGGTCGTGACCAACGAAGGTCAAGTAACGCACCAATTTCAGATATTCTTCCGAACTATGGAAGCGTGAGTGTCGGCCAACCGGTACTTGGAATTCGAAGAAGCCATGAATGAGAGCAAAGTCCACTTTGTCAAGCGCACGAGCTTCCATCATGTCTTTTACCTGACGAAGCGTAACTTCGTCAGAAGTATTCTTTTCGTCCGGAATCACGAGCAGGTGAATATCCCAATTCTCCAGATACTCGATCGAAACTTCCTTGACGTAACGCAGTCTGCATTTATCTGCTTCCTCGGCCGCATCATTAATAGCGACAAAGAGGTGAGATTGCAAACGATCGTGAGAGGGCGTGCCTTCAATCACGACGACATCGACGTCTGCTCTCGCACAACGAGCTAACAGACGCCGTATCCATGAAACAATGAACGGAACATCCCGATGGTTAACCGGGAGACCTCGATCAAACACATCGCCGACAATAAAGAGGATGTTGATTCCCTTCAGAAAGTCGAACGACAACATGTGATCGAGGCCCTTGACCATGAACTCGGCCGGATTGGATGCGCATCCCAGATGAATGTCCGAGATGCTGGCAACCTTAATCTGTGTCCAGTTCGTAGTCGCCGACGTCTGCAGCGTTGCGACCGCCTGCGCTACTGAGGCCGACAGCTTTGTCTTTGTTGGGGTCATTTTGAAGGTTGATCAGATTCAGGATCTTGTCATGCTTGCCATAGCGCTCGAAGATCGCGTTCCAGATACGGATGTTCTCGTACACCTGCTCGGTCGGCTTGTCCTTGATGTGCAGGCCCGAGAGCTTACGGTTCAGGAAGACCTGCGAACCGGCTGCGTCGAATTCCTTCAGGCGGGAGTAATGCCGCTCGATCAGCGTCATCGATTCGCCACCCGGCTTCGCCTGTTCGAGGATCGACGTATCGAACAGTGGCGGTACCGTGAAGAGAACATTGCCTTGCGTGTCGACGATGTCGACGGAGACTTTTTCGCCGCCTGCGACTTTTTCGAGCCAGGTCTGGTAGTTCACGTGAGCGGTCGGTGCAACTTCGCCGGCGAACAGAGGCAGGAAATGCTCGACGAACAGTTCTTCCGGGAATTGCGAATTCTGCTCGACCAACGTCAGTTGATTCGAAATGCCGCGGATGTCGATGCCGATACCCATGCGACGGTTCTTTTGCAGAGCTTCGAATACTTCCATCGCCTGCTTTTGGCGCGGATGAGGTTGGGCGACGTCGGTCGGCGGCTCAGCTTGACGCGGAGCGGTGTTGTCGAGTTTGTTGTCGAGTTCTTCTTGGGTTTTCGGTTTCATGTCGGGCTTCCGGTTGCATCGAGTTTATAGATGCGCTGGACTTGAGTGCCCAGCAGGTCAATTGCTCGTGCGAGGGTGTACGGAACACCATTCGCTACGAAACTACATCCTATTTGGATGGTCTGTTTCGAATTATCTTCCGAATCCGTGTAGATTCGACAGTCCATCTGGATATTCGTGAACTGAGTCGCGAAGTAATCGTTCAGATAGGAATTCAGTTGCGACGTAAGTTCGCCGTCCGAGGCTGCATCTGCGATCAGTGACTGATAAGAAGTCACTTTCGACTTGTCTTTGTAGAAATGCGTCTGAGACTTCTGCGTCGTGAAGAAATGGGCGAGCATGAAGTCTGCTTTTTCAAGCGGATTCTCCACCCAACCACTGGGAGAAAAGGTCGGTAATACGGCCATGTTAGCACCCGAAAGCAAAAAAAAAATATGGTCAGGGGTTTATCCCCCGACCATATCCGAACATTACATGTTCTCGTTCAACACCGAAGTCGGATCTTTCTTTTTCGCCGCATAATGCGCTTCGAGCACATCCCACGTCGTCAAGATGTCGCCTTGTTCGATCACATCCAGAGGACGTTCGTCGTCTTCCGGCAAGAACAGATCGTGATAGGCGACCCATGCGTCGTCGCCGAAGCGATCGAAGTTGTTCGTGATGCCATGACGATCTTCCGTCCAGATGACACCATCGATCACACGCATGAAGTCCGGATCGTCGAACCCGCGACGACCAGGGTGATAGTTGCGATACGAATCCGAATAGCCGTCGATTTCCTGATTGGCTTCCAGGATTCTCGACATGATGTTCGCCATGAGATAGCGCTGCATCGTCGGCTTGGCACGTTGCAGATCGTCGATTGTCCTGAGCGGACGCACGATATCCTTACGCATCGGATCGGCAGTATCGCGAACCCGGGCACGAATACGCCGCAGTGCTCGTTCGCCATTATAGCGTTCGAACACTTCGCGCGAGTCCTCAAAGAACCCATTGAAGAGTTCCGTGATTCTCGGCGCATAGCGTTCTACCCGGTCTCTCAGATAACCGAGAGTTCCCTGATGGGGTTCTCCAAACAATTCGGCGTCGATATCGTCTTCGCTGATATAACCGCCTCTGATTCCCATTAGTGCAGTGTCCTTACGCTAAACATTTTGTACATCCGATCCAACTTCTGGGGATCGGGTCTGCGCGCTGCTTCGCTGTAGTTGTACAGATGGTTCACCACAGACGAGACGATCGGCTTGGGCAACGGCATGTTGTCGCCGATCTTGCGCGGGCCGGACAGTTTCCACGCACCGAAATGCGGGGCCAGATAACGGAGTTCGTCCGTCGTCCAGTTGTCCATAGTCAGGAAGCCAAACATCTGATCGCCATCGAAGTCCGCGTTCGGGCCAGCAACCGAGATGATCGGATAGCTGATCGACATGATCTTCGGATTGGTCTTGATCTTCGTGATGAACATCCGCTGAATCGAAGTACGATACATAGACGGATTGCGGCCGAAGATACACGGGATACCGCGCTTGGGCGGATACTTACGTGCGTCATAGGCGCCTTCACCAATCGGCTGACCAATCAGTTTGCCATCCTGGATCGACGCTTCGATCGTCGGAGACAATTCATACGGCGATTCATCCAGCAACTCGTCGAAGAGCTCTTCGAGAAGCGGATGATGAACGTGCGTATGCGCATTCAGGAAATACGCTGCGTCATTGTGACCGAAGCCACGTTTGAACAGCTTACCCATCAGGTGCAGACGGAACGTCGTGACTGCCAGAGCCCACGGCAGATGAATCTCATCGTGATGATGCGGCTCCGTGAGCGAGTTGATAACCGCCCGGAAGCTGAACCAACAGCGAGTCGCATATACGTGTTTTCGAACGAGGCCCGGTTTGCCGGCGATGAAGTTCTTTTCATAGTCACGTCCGAACTCGGACAGTGCTTCGGAAAGCTTGGACGCACGATTTTCCTTTTGGGCAATCGAGAAGTCCTTGATCTCGCTGTCGATGCCGGAGATGTTCCGCACCGCATCGATAATCGTCTTCAGCGTCGTATCCATGTACGTACCGAACTTGGTGTTTTCAATCACCAAGATGGTCTTGTTGTGGATCGGCACATACCGGGAGAAGATGCGATCGCGATACATTGCGATGAAGATCTGCATCTCCTTGAGTTTTTCTTTTTTGTCCTTTGTTGAACTGAATTGTGGAAACTCACAAAGCTGACCGATGATCCAGTCAAAATTGTGATAGAAGAAGTTCAGCCCCCGACGAATGCCGCGATTTTCGAGTTCGTCCATCCATCGACCATGATGCTGGCGATTCGGACGATAGTCCGTATTCGTCAGATACTTGATGATGTTGAACTTCTGATTGCTGTTGTTCGAGAGGCTGAAGAAGTCCGACAGAAGCCGCCATGCCTGAGGATTGATCAGGGCATCGACGCCTTCAGGCCGCTCAACCCAGATGATGGGCTCAAGCGGTTTGTCGAGCATCGGCTGGACCGCAGTCTTGCATTTTCGACAGATGGTCCCCTTTCCCTTTCTGTCGATGTGATGCTGGCCGATGGTTGCTCCGCACGAACACTTCGGAATAGTGTCGAGCAGATCGGTGTCGTTATACGTCACGAAGAAATTCTCGTCGAACGTCGATTTTTCCGTTTCGAGCGTATCGAGGACCTTGTTGACGATGATCGGGTCTGTTGTTATTTGCGAGAATAGCTCGTCATAGTTCTGCATTTCCAAATGTGTGCCCATCCAACCTCCTTCTAAGCACGATTGTAAAAAGACTTACAGCCAGTATCCAATAGATGATATATCGTTGTACTTTTTTACATATAGAGAACTGTGTATAAAAAAACACAACGATAAACCAAAAGAAAAATCCCAAGACTACTTGGATTTTTCTCATTGTCCTGCGCAGACATCAACGCGCGGACAAACGATTGCTACGTGCCAATGACTTGGCATTCATCGCACGAAACATCACATCTTTGGCGGCATGCTCGAAACTCGACATGCGACGATCATAGTCGCATTCGATAATGTTCAGAGCAACGCTAAGCTCCACGAGAGGGAGTTCAGGAAATTTAGAGACAACTTCCTTAAAAGCTTCTTGCGATGTTGCGCCTTTCTCACGCGCATCGTTGTAAGTATCACGAATGTCAGCGAAGGCAATCAGGGTAGCATTTATGGTCTTATTCATTATGTTTCACTGGTTGACGGCAAAAGAAAAATAGAGAGATCCCCGAAGGGATCTCTCTATTCATGGAGGTACTACAGGCTTACGCCGGCAGCTTACCAGCGGTTGTCGTTGCGATCGCTGCGATCGTAGTAACGATCGTCGTAGCGGTCACGCGACTGACGCTGATTGCGATACAGACCACCGCTACCCGGACGGGACAGGATCGTATCGATGTTGCCGTACGTGGTGCGATAGCGATCGCTGCCATCGCGGCTGGACGACGTCGGGTTGAGCGACAGCTTGCAGCGGTTGATCGCCTCGATCAGCGCTTCGTCGAAACGGACGTCCCAGTTGTAACGCTGGTGGAAGCCCGTGATCACAGCGGTCGGCACGAAGTCACGGATGATCTCGTAGCGTTCCGACTGCGACAGCGTGCTGTCGTCGTTCGTCGATGCAGCCATGCCCCACTTCTGGATGAGAAGCAGGTCGTCTTCTTTTTCCGGACGCAGCATGTTGAGCAGCGCCAGATAGTCGAAGTCGCGCAGGTCCAGACGGACGCCGCGGTCACCTTCCGTGTAGTAGCCAGCGTGGATACGCTCGACATGGCTGTCGAGGATCGGTTCCGTACGACCGTACAGATCCTCGAAGTGGCCGTCGGTCAGAACGCAGGCCGCATCGTAGATGCGATCCATTGCCTTCTGGCTGCCTTGGGCCGCTGCCATGAGGTCCACGTGCTGCCACGTGGAGGCGCCGCATTCCGGTACGTCGATCGAGTGGATCACGCCGGGACGCACGGTGGTGCGCAGCAGAGCTTGACGCTTCGCAGCGGTGAAGCTCGCGTTCTTCGTTTCGAGGCGCTCGCCGAAACCGCGCTCCATGTCCTGGAGGTTGGGCTCGATGGCCAGCGCGCCGATGTTGCGCATGTCGTCTTCGCCGGTCGACAGGTTCGGTTCGAACGCACGCATCACTTCAGCGGACTCGCCCACCGCATGAGCCGTGGCGTGAGCCAGGAGCATGGTCGTCGGCGAGAAGTCGACGGTGTCGGTGAACGTGTTGATGAAGCGCAGCGCGTACAGCTGGCATTCTTCGTTGCGACGATCGCTACGGCGAGCGTAGAGGTCGTTGCGAGCCGATGCACCTTCAGCCGGCGCATAGACGAAGTCGAAGTAGCCGCCGACACGCGAGATGCGGGTGCCGGTAACCAGCTGGTCGATCGGATCGCGGCTGTTGCGGCCGCGGTTTTCGCGCGAGATGAGATCGATGATCACGTCGGCACGGACCGGCAGATGGCCACGATCGTAGATGTGGTTCTGGCGGTGCTGGATGTGGATCGCGTTGTAGCTGTCGTCTTCCGAGGTCAGACGCAGTTGCGGCGCGTCCGGATCGTTGCGGTCGATGGCCGTCTTGATCGCGGCGAACGAGTTCTTCACGCAATCGGCGATCGCTTGCGGATCGTCCTTCGCGCTCGGGAAGCCGTCGTAGATCACTTCGGCATCGGCCGTGAACAGGTTCTTGCCCGGATAGGCACGACCCAGCACTTCCTTGACGACGTCGCGAACCTTCGAGTCGTAGCCGTCGCCCGGCACTTGCACGATGGTCACGCGATTGCCGCGGAAGGTTTCTTCACGCGGACGCAGCGGTTCTGCCGAACCCGCGAGCAGGAACGTGTGGTAGCCGACGCCGAGGCTTTCCTTGGCGCGCTTCGTACCCGCCACGACGATGCACGAGAACGGGATACCGGCGACGCTGGCGTCGATCGGGAACACCTGGCAGTTCAACATGTTGTTGTCGTCCTTCGCCGGCATTGCTTCGACGAAGTCGCGACGGAACTGCTCCAGTGCTTCTGCAGTACCCGACATCGCGATGGGAGTCGGGTTCATGCGGCCGATGCTGGACAGCGATGCGAAACGCGCACCGCTGCTTTCGCGACGGCTGTCTTCACGACGGCTTTGACGCTCGTCTTGTGCTTGTTGCGAACCCCGGCGCTGTTCGCTGTCGTCTTGCGCACGACGCATTGCTTCACGAACTTGGGAGGGTTGGTCCTTGCCTTCGATGCTCATCTTGATGTTTTCCTGTTTTGGAAGAAATGAAAAGTAGGTACGCATACCAGGATTAGTCACGTACGAGAAAGAATTGATCCGATTCCAATGGCAGATCAACTTTGTAATATATCAATGAAATTTGTTTAAATCGCACGATATACCACTGCACGCGAACATAGGTGCTGCAACACGCAGATGGTTTCATCTGCACAGTATAGGGGAAAAACAATAAGTTTTTATATCCCTAGACATTTCCCGGTCGCGCGTTCATGCTATGACTACGATTGCTAGAAAATTATCTTACATGGATGTGCTCGAATGCTCAGCATCTTCAATGACCTTCACCCCCGGATGAAGGGTGTCATCAAATTCCCTGAGTGGACATTCATCCGCGATGGGATCATGATGAACCTGGATCACACGAACAAGTACTACCGCAGTAGTGCTTATGCGGTTGGGTCGGATCACGAACTGATCAAATTGCTGTTCGGTTTGACCACGAGTACTGAACTCGATCTGGCTACCTATTACAAACGAGTCGATGCGAAAGCTTTGACTGTTGCACAACAACTGGGCTTTACGACTTCTATCAGCAAAGGACATGTTTTCAACAATGTGTTCTTTGGCGGCAAGAGTCGCGAGGTCATCATCGTTCATAACGAGACATTCGATCCGGAAGACGTAACGGCGCATTGGCAAGATGCACAGCCGATTCGGATCCTGCGTCATGGCTTTGACTTCATCGATTGCTTTCCTCTGCAAGGTCAGATCGAGAGCAATGGCGTGAGTGTCTTTGCCATCAATCTGTCTATGCTCGGGGTTCAATACCGAGCGTTTCGTCAGTGGCAGAAACAATTCAATGCAGGAGAAGTGGGTCGCAGTTCGATCTATCACTTCTGCTATTCGTATCCGCTGAACAACATGATTTATGATGCGTTGGACCACTCGATGTTCAATCGACTGATCCGACTGCGTCAGAATCTTCCCACGAGCGACAACCAGTATCGTCATCCGTTTCACGTGACGAACTTTACGGTTCGTGCAGACAGAATCCTTCAGAAGGTTCTGGAAGTACTGGTTGCAAATCCACTCGATTTGTACAACATGTGTGCTACGATTCCTCTCGTGAATCAAGGCAGCTTGCTGAACCTGCTTCGGCTTCCGGACATCTACGAATCTCGGCAAGTGAACTGGGCCATTTACATGGCTCGGATCGAAATGCTGATGTTCCTGATGAGTTTCGATCAGAATCTGAAGATGATGAACCAAAGCGAACTGAGTAAGATCAAGTATGAACTGAATCTGTATCTGCGAGACGGTACGATTCAGTCTGCTGTTCCTCACGAAATGTTCGTCCGGCAAAAAGCAGTGATTGAACAAATCGTTGCCAAAATGTGAATCATACAC